ATATAGGAATTTATCAATTATGAATTTATTAAACAAATATGCAACAGATGTTTCTGTTGAAGGTGTAAACCCATTTGAACATGCAGCTTTAGAAACCATTGCTTTAGCTATTGAAGAAATGGAAGAAGTGTTAGAAGTTGCTGAACAAGCTCAAGATGAAATTGAAGATGCTAACCAAGAAGCAGAGCGTTTAGAACGTGCTCGTGATTCTGAAGAATTAAACAACCAGGTCATCGAAGGTATCGTTGCTGAACGTGAAGATGGTAAACTCACTGAACAAGAACAAGCGCTTGCTCAAGTAAACCGTGCAGCTGTTGTTTCTTCTTTAGGTATCGATCCAGAATCTGAAGAAGGTCAAGAATATATTGAAGAAGTTACCGACGAACCAATCTCTAACGAAGCAATGAACGATAAAGATAGCTTTATCGGTAAATTGATTGATGGTGCGAAAAAAGCATTACAATTCATCGTTAAGAAAGTAAAAGACTTCTTTGGTTCTGCTATTGCCTTCTTAGCCAAATTAGGTAATGGTGCAAAAGCGAAATATACTCGTTTACTTAAAGCATTAGAAAATGCTGACCCTAACGGTGAAGAAGACTTCAAGAAAAGTCAACTTGAAGGGACTAAAGAAATGTTCTCTAATAAAGCATTGGCTTTAAATTTCTGTACTAAAGATGGTAAGTTAACCAGCCTTAATGTTATTCAGAAAACTACTATGCAATATTTCAAAGATCAATCTGTTGCGATCGATCAATATACTAATGTAGTAAGTGGTATCACTTATCCAAATGAAGAAAAATTGAAAGAATTAAAAGCAGCCGTTGATCGTATCGAAGCAATTGGTAGAGAATCTGATGCTGATGTCTTTAGTAGAGCATTAACTAAAGGTATCGGTTATGAAGAAGCACGTAAAGTTGCTGAAGAATCTTTACGTTACGTCGATGCATATACTAGCGGCGTTGAAAAATTACTTAAAGAATTCAAAGGTAAAATCGATAAAGCGACTGATGCTTCCGATAAACTTTACAAACACTTAGAAAATGTAGAAGGCGACGACATCAAAAATGCTTCAGCCATGATTAAAGATACTTCTAAAGGTTTGCGTGTATCTTCAATGCTTTATACTGTAATTTCTGGTGGTTTATTGAAAACTGGTGCTTTTGTAGCAGATGTTTTATATAAATCTGTTCGCCAATTAGAACCAGCTAAATAATCTTTTATAAAAAGAAAACAGCATAAATGGGAGATAGGGTTTAACCCTATCTCCCTATGCTTTAAAATACTTTGATCAAATTATTTTAAATGAGTTTATTCAATTTAACTACTTGATATTATTTGGTACCAATCATATCTTTCGCTTTACGAATCAAACTCGATACAAGACTCTTCGGTGGTTCTACTTCCACTTTAGATTCTTGTAACACTAACGGAGGTCTTTCAAGCTTCGTTTGTAATCCCTCTACAATCTTCGCTTTACTTAAATCCTCGTTCTTAGCAGGATCTTCCGGTAAGTTCGGTACGTAGATACTGTGCTCTGTTGTCACGAATTCACCTGTCCGCTTATTCCGACGTCTTAATCTCACGACAAACTCCACATCAATCGCTCCAAAGACTTTTAACGCCTTCATGAAGAGATTGAATGTCATACTGTTCCCACCAAGTTCCTTAATTAAATTTCCTCGATGATTATAACGATCCTTTGGTTTATCCCCAATTCCATTATGAGGATTATCTAAGTAATCGTTAATTAACACAGTAAACACTTTCGGTCCAATCGAAAGTTCAAGTAAGATCTTACGAAATAGAAACGTAAGTAGGTTCTCCGATTTGTCAATTAACTTATCTTCGGCTTCCACCACATCCATTACGGTCTGTGTTGTATTTTGTCGTTTCATAAGTCTATTGCTTCCTTTTTATTGTTTATCAGTTTCATGAAGCATATTCATCTAAATAAGATAAACACAGGGATATCCCACAAATGAATAACTCCTTTAACTGAATATAATAATAGTCTCGGCTATTGATCTCCACAGCCTCGACCTCCTGATATAATCGATTTAATTGTCTTCCTAAGGTTTCCATCGTACTCCCGTAGATAGCAGGACGCCCATCTACTGAAATCAAGAAGTCTCTCAACTTTCTCTCCACGATATTAAACTTAGGCTGATTCATTAATCGACGGTGTTTCGTATCATTAATCACTTGATCTAATTTACGGCTAAATAACTCAACATTCATATGACAAGTCTTTATCCATCGATCAGGTACCATTAATGAAGACGAATCGGGTGTAGGAATCGCAGTAAAGAGTTTATACAAACTTTTAAAGTACTCCACATTTTGATAAATCTCAGCAATCGGATAATCTCCCCATTTCCGTATAAAACGATGGTAACGATATAACCAAATCAATCTTGTTATCATGTTAATTTATCCTTCTGATTACTTTAATTTATTTAAACATATTTGTGAGGTTATATGTAACAGCTCATGAAATATTACAGTATTTTACAAACTTAATATCACCTCTATTAGAAAGACTTCATCTATAGAAAAGTCCTTCTAAATAGGTAATATAAGTTTGATTAGATTATCCATTATTTTTTGATATTTTCATGATAGAATAGAATAACAATAAAAGAAGATTATAATAGACACCGCTACATGCATCGTCTATTATAATCGGATAAATAGAATATAACCCATGTAATTATGCAACGATTACTTTTTAGAGATGATTAACTATGACAGAAACAACGACACCTAAAGAACCTGTAGAAACATCTGAATATTCTACTGGGTTGTCTGCTCTTGATTATAAAGAGTTTGCTCAACAACGTCGGATGAACTTTATTCAGAAGATTGAAGAAGGATCTGATGGACAACTTCATCAACTAGAGCCTGATGTTCAAGGGCATTATCTTGCTGCTTTACGTGATATTGAAAAACAAGTCTTAGTGATTGATAAGATGAAACAAGATAAACATCTTGCTGAATTGAGATTGAAAGCAGAACAACAAAATACTGAAGCAATTAATCAGAATATTGCTGTTCTACTTAATGAAGCTGCACGTAAACGTGGTAGAGGATTAGAAGAAACCAGTAATACCGATATCGTAATGGATATCAGTTTAGTTCCTCAGAAAGCATTAATTCCAGGTGAAACTACACTTGGGGATCAAATAGAGACTTATCAACAATTCCAGTCTCGGACGGGTCTTGTCGAGAATCCAGATCCTTAATCTCACTGGATTTATGAATCGGTGGGAATAATGCCACACTAAAATCAGAAGCTGCTATATGCGTGACTTGTATCTTCATGGACATAGCAGCTTCGGTTAATTTAAAGATATCTAATTCGATAATCTTTTTCCCTTCAGGGGTATTCATCACTTCTTGATATTCTTCATCCGTAGGTACTTGATAGAATAATCGAGGAACTCTTAATGTAATCCCTGTCAACATCATATCTCTTAACACCTTTCCATGGATATCCATCCAACGATGATATTCGTATAGATAACATTCATCGTATTCTTTTAATACATTAGCCGTTAATTGGTGTAAAGTATAACTTACGTATTCCACATCTTTCAATACGGGAATATGTTCTAAGATCACTTCTTTTAAGGTATCTAGTTCATCTTCATTTAATTGATACGGATAGAGGTTTAACGTTAAAGTAACCTTTTTAGAAGATAACGCTTCTTCACGATCGTTATAATACGTCATGATGCTATCTGCAATCACACTGATGATGTGGGTACGTAAACTATTGCGTAACACATTCACATTGCGCTGATCCCAATAACGATACCATTCTTCTTCTGTAATATTTAAACATTTCCAGAAATACTCATCATGCATGCGATAGAGATACTCTTCACCTTGTGTCTCAAAGATCTTTTGTGCTACCTCAGGTTTAATTAAACTAATCAACCCTAATCTAGTATCAAACAGTTCATCTAATCCACAGAAATACTTTTTCATTTATAACTACCCATTAATGTAATTAATGCAATGACAACCAACCAACCATTTCGATTAAATAATTCAATGATATTTTCTCTCGTAGGTAAACTGACTAATAGGTCTTGGTCGATCTCACAATTCTGTGCATTTGTCCATGCTGGTTTCTTTTGATAGTTATACATGAGATCAAATGCACTAGCCGTATCTTCAATGACATTACCCCAACGTTCACCATAGATCAATTTCATTCGAATAGTTAAATGTGTGATAAATGAAAAGACATTAATCATTCGATCATCTCGTAATGTTGTCCATAATGCTCTAGTACTATTCGGTTGTAATACCATAAAGAAGTTAGAGGATAGACTATAACTCACTAAGAAGGCTTCCACATCATCAATGATTTGAATCGCTTTCTGATGCGCTGTATCATTCTTAGGATCTGGTATATTCACGGTTAGATTCTTGAGATAATCTCTCACCAACTGTTTTAATACATCCGTATAGAGATAGCTATTATAATCAAAGTCATTGGTTGGATTCATAATGGGGTTTCCTTGTTATTCGTAATATTGAGGTAAGACCGTATCTAATTCATAGAGACGTTTTAAATAATATCTTCGACCACGATAACGATAAACGTATTCATCTTTAAACTTCGTTAAGAGATGTATTGGTCGAAAGGATTCTATTTCAGCTCTTTTTAAGAACTCATCAAACCACTCTGGATGTTGAACTAATAAACGATAGAATAGTTGCTTTAAACATTTATGTACTTCGGTATATTTACGTTCATGCTCATTAAAGCTCACTACGTTAGCATAGATGCATTCATTCAGATCACCTAATAGATTATTCAAGTATAGCTCTTTAAGGTCTTCTTCGATGATCTGCTTCGTTTTAGGATGCATATTTTCAATCAGGGTAATTTGATGAGAAAGTCTTCTAAAAGAAGGTAAGTGTGAGGTATCCATAGTTATTGACAAGCGTAATATTGTGATAAATCAAATCGAAGAATCATACGGGGTAATTCTAAATAGAAAACACCACCATCGATATCCTCAGGATAATTTACTCGATCCATTTCATCTACTTCATCACAACCTAAGTTCTGATAGAGTGTTTCAAATTCATAAGACTCACAATTTCGATACACTTCTTTAAGTTTCTTTTGAAGTTGATTTTTTAATCGCTTCATATTGTTTTCATCGTATTCACCACTATCGTATTGATCAACGATTTCACGAATTTCATTAAGGGCAGTATCGATATCGATAAAAATATAATGAGACATTTTTATATATCCTTATTACATTGATTTTACTTGTTGTTATAAAAAAAAATAAATTAAACATGGAGGAGAAATAAATGACGATCGATTTGAAAGTAAAGTCTTCTCTCGAGAAGATCTCTGGTTGAATCGAGTTTTCGTATCTTATTTGCTTCGATACATCCCATCGAAGTGTAAAGCTTTCTAAATGCTTCATCACCATGACGACGATAGTAGTCTATGAATATTTGATAAAGTTTACACTTTACATTCCAGAACGTACGAAGTTCATGAGGTCTTCCAATCATATCTTCGATGACCTTTTGAATTTCGATTAATGGGTTTTCATCAAATGTCTTTTCAGTATAGAAATTTATCTCGAGTGCCATTTATATCACCACCTTCACTCATTATTCAACTAGGTTATTACCAATATGCATGCCTTTAAATAAGATTGATAACGCTTTATTCACTTTAGCCACACTATCTAATCCATTTAGCTCTTCTTGACTAAAGGTACCGGTTTCCATTAATTGACGTGTCGAGATACGTAACGCTTCTTCATCCCCACCACGAATCTTCATCAGTTCGTATAATGTTGCTTTCAAGTTTTGTGCATCTAACATCTGTAACTCAGGATAACTAATAGAAGATCCTTTAGAATCCCCTGTTACCTGACCTGTTAAGTCATCCACATGTTTATTATCTGCCGCTAAACTGATCTTCGCATCTAGTGTTTGTGCTTGTCGACGTATAGGAAGATACATAGTGAGATAACGACGATTAGTTAAACTACATTGACCCGTAACAGGATTGGTTAACCAACACCGTTCAAAGAAACTGTATCCCATCTTTTCTGCTAACTTCAAATTACGCTCAATATTAAGATCATTTCTTTTATCTAAGTTAGGTGCAATAATCGTCACTAATGTTGCGGGTTTACTTAAATCTGGTTGATCTAATACCCCATTCTCTAAACTCTGTATCCAAGCTTCTAATTTTGCATCTGACATTTCGTTAATCAGTTTAGTATACACCTTAACCATATCGGTATTCGGAATGATATCATTTAAACGACTTGCAAGATGCTGGATGATTTTCTCTCTAACTGCCATTGCCTTTTACCTTTACTATCCGTAATGTAACATTTAACTCTTCACAGATACTGATCATATTACGCGTACCAGGTGATTCCCCATCCCAGAAGAGAATTGCATGAGTGGCTTTCTCTCCCATTTGACGATTTCGAATCATTCCAGCTGCTTTACCATTGGTATCCCAATCAGCTTCCATCGTGATATATTGAATATTATTTTCAATAGCATACTCACGTGCCATACGATCCGTACCTTTAGCACCACCTTCAATGATGGTAATTTCTTTTTTATCTAATCCCTGAATAAACTTATTCACGTAGACTTTAAATCGCTCATAGTCAGTAAAACTCCGACTACCAGCAATTAATAATTTAATTGACATGATGATTCCTAAAAATAGAGAGGTAGGATATCCTACCTCTCTACTCCTTGTATAGTAACTTAATGATAACGTATATGCTGTATAAAGACAGGTAATGCCTGTTGTTCAAATTCCGTTAACCACGTATCCATATTGAGTTTCATGGAAGTATTCATAAGAACGTTTAGTACCTTGGCTTTATCCGTAATCTCAACATCTTCTAACGTATAAAACAGTGATAACCAAAATTGAGATTGACTTTCGATACTCTTTCTTGGATTGATATCACTGATGATATACGGTGTAGGACGATATTGTCTTTGATACAAACAAGCTAAATCTTGATCGTACTCAGCAATCAAGTGATATACTCGTTCTTTTAATTGTATCATGGTGCCATATCCTTACGTTTCTCTTTTAACCAAGCTTCTTGTTTCCAATACGGTGTATATACACCAGCACGGATATTTAACAAGTCATAAATGGTTAAAGTAGGTTTCTCTTGGCATTCTTCACGGAACTTCCATTCACCAATGGTATTCTCTAAGATATCATCCCAATCATATCCTAATGCTTTAATATCGTTATATAGCGTTTTGATATCACAAATACGTTCACGATACTCAGCAGGGATTTTCTTTTGATCGATATGATGTAACATGAGTAAATCACAGGTGATTTGTAATGCTCTTCTTAATTTCGCATCACTATCGATTTTACCCCTTACCGTAGTACGACTTAATTTACATTCAGGATAAATGATTAAAGAATAATTTTGAAGATTACCCTCTAATCCCCAACCTGGTGACTTACTGTCTTCTTTCCAACATTTCAAATACCAGAACTGAGATAACTCCGCTAAGATACCCTCTGCTTGAGAAGAAATCAATGGAAAGGTCATCCCTGAACCACCCCCTTTACCACGTACGATGGTAATGGTCATTTCTACTAAATCCGTATCACCGGCAACATCATCACCTTGATGTCTTGGAAACTCAGGGGCTTTTGTAGTATTATTAATCAATGGACGAGCATCAATAATATCGTAATAGTTATTAATCAAATAGTCGAATTGTTCTGGAACGTATTTAAGAGTACGATTACCTTTTTGGAATTGATGTCGTTTCATGGAAGGGTTATAAGGGTCTAAATCAAATTTTTTACCCACATGAGCTGTCATGATAAGATAAAGACCACTACGGTTACACACCACAGGCATATCACGAACGATTTTGGTCTTGGCTTTCATACTCGCCATATCTTCCATATTTCGTTTGGTATCACCAGCAGATAAATCAAGATATTTATCTTCAACAGATTTGATATTTAAAGAAGATAAACTATCGCATTCTGCTACGGTTGGAATAAACCCTTTAATATAGTTACCATCTTTATCTACCATTGGGGTAGTCCATTCTGTCTCTTTACGAGCTTCCACTTTCGCATCACAATAATCTTTTACTGAAGACCACCACTCATCTCCATACATCTCAACGTTGGTAGTATACGTCCAACGATCAGTGTTCTCAAAGTCAATTTGAGAAGCATGTTCAAATCGTTCAGCTAATTGATTATAACGATAATAAGAAGTACCTGATACCTCAGTGTCAAAACTAATCCCTGTAGTCGCTTTACAACGATCAAATACTGCTAATAAGAAATACTTAGATAAAGTGGACTTACCACTATTATTAGGACCACTTACTCCAGTAGAAGGCCATAATCCACCATTAACAATCACATTACCCCATTTACCTTTTACCGGGTTATGATTAGGAATATCAAAGATTCCTCCGACATTGATTACAGGTTTCACTGGACTGGCTTCTTTCATCACACCCGTCACCGATAATGCTTTTGGTAACATAAACGCCATAGAACTCTTTCTCCTCAAAATTCATTAGATTAAATTCATTGATAAAGGTTTTCTCACTTATCAAACATACAAAACAAATTCGCATTTTCTTAGAAATTCTATGCTTTTTAGCAATGTTAACATTAAAAAATATTTAAATAAATTTCCATTTAGGTAACCTAAAATGACAAATAAACAATACACCTTAAAGGATGTTCAACTTCAACTAAGCTTTATTAGTGTTGAACAAGTGAATGCATTCCATAGTAGCTCTAAAACCATTTTAAAATTTGGTCATATGGTAGATACCACGAAACGTTTTGTTTCTCATTTATTATCTCCTATTTCTATTTCATTTGGTCGTAACCCAATGGATAAAGTATTTTATCCACAAATCTATAAATTTACAGAAGTGGCTAAATATCCCGAATTAAACCGATTTGATATTCCTGTACCAGAAGGATTTCAAGGTAACTATTTAGATTACGTTGAGACATTAACGAAATATACTGAGATTACCAATAACTTAGTTAGTGATGTCATTAAACCATTCTCTATTTACGTTGGACAGTTGGTAAACAACCCAACTTTATTAAATAGTATTTCTTATACGCACAAAGTCACACCAAAAGATATCAGTCAAGCTAAGAAAGAATTAGGTCAGTTCTTTAAACCGAATGGTAAGAATGTCGAATGGAATATGCATAAATGTTTTAACCGTATGACGGATGTTAAAACCTTTAATGATAAAGTGAATCAATTACGTAAATTACAAAATACGGATTTAGTTCAAGAAGTGAAAAGAGAAGTAACTAACTTAGCAGATAGTTTAGATCATTTAACTAAGTACCTTACCTCAAATCAAAATAACCAATGGGTAAAAGGTAAGACCATGGAAACTCTTGCTAATTTGACTTATACGTTAGCAGAACAAGTTGAATTCTTTGCGATCATGAATAACATGGTTCAATCTTTATTTGGCGCGGTAGAACGCTTTAATGATAAAGTCACTAATTATCAAAGTTAAAATAGATAAGGAGTGAAATATGAAAAACTTTTCACAATTTAGTTTATCGTTAGAAAAAGAAAAAATAAAAGTAGAGAGTGCTTTATCATTAATTGATCTATCATATTCAACGGAGTCTTATATTCTTCCAAATATTGAGAAATACGAAGCATTCCATGATAATGAATATCTAGCAACAATTTCAACAGAAGATAATTCCGTTAAAGATTCGATTATCTCTTTCTTTAATAAACTCTTTGAACTCATGAAAAAGATTTGGAATAACTTTACCAGTTATCTTAAATCATTTGGTAAAATGTTAAAAGCATTTGCTATGAAAATTAGAGATCATGCTAAAATGATCTTTAGTAAAAAGAAAGTAATAACTAAATTAAAAGATGAGTTAGTTGAAGAAGCGACGAAGTTACAAGAAAACAAAGTTAAGAAAGATGAGGATCTTAAAAACAAAGCTACTGTATTAGCAGAGATGGTAGATAAGAAAACCTATTTCGAAGATGTGGAAGATGTGTCTGATGTGAAACGTCGTTTAAATACGTTATTAGATGATAAAGTCGAATATGAGAACGTTGATTTAACTCAATTAAAATATAGTATTCCGAAAGAAGATTTTCACTACTTTGGTTATAATCATGCTTTTGGGTTATTAGATGATAATCTTTTGAGATATCATACTACGGTAGCAAATCATAGTTTACAAATTGCTTTAGAGATGAGACGTATCTTTGATCCTAAACGATTAATTGATAGTATCATGGGTATTGGTAAACAATATAATAAAATCGATGTAGACTTATTTAGAACGAAGTTATTAGAAGACTATCTTGAAGAAGTGAAACCACTATACCAACATCCTAAACTCCAAGGTAACTTATCCAATACACTATCGATTCGATTTAAATCATCTTCTCAAAGTAATGATAAAAATAAATTAATTGAATTTAGAGAGGATGTGCGTAAAACCATTCCAGTGATTACTGAAGCAGATCAATCTGAATTCATGAAATATCAAGAGAAATACTTTGAGTATAAGCATATTGAAAACTATCTCAAACTACTTGAACAAACCGTTAAAGAGATTGAACGTAACCGTCAACATCTTGAAAACGATAATCATGAAATCATTACTCAAGGAGTAATGATGAATAAAATGCAATTAAATAAATTACTGAGAGATTCTGATATCGAACGTAAAACCATCAATCCTAAACGCACAGGTAAAGATATTCTTAACTTTACCAAAGACATGTCTACTACGGCATTAAATGCTTCACAAGTGGCTGTACAGATTTATGCTAAACAATGTAGTTTATTTAATAAGCAGCTCTCATCATTACTTAAATTAGTTCCAGAACTAAAATTAAATTAATCAAGGAGAATAAAAAGTGTTAGGTTCGTTACGTAATCTATTTGATATTACGGTAACGGAAAACGAAGAAACCATTATTGTCTCTGGTTTCAATGCCAGAGATATAGGATCTTTTATTAATCGTTATTGGAATACTTCCGTACTAGAGAAATACATGTTTAAATCACTCACTGTCAATAAAATGGAGTTTTATAAATTCTTTTTGATTGATGTGATTTACATGTTTGAAACCTTGATTAAGAATCCAGGTAAATTAAGATATCTCCCTATTCGTACTTTAAAAGATGTGGTAGATAAATTAAAGAGTAATACCTGGTACAAAGATGTAGATGGTGGTGAGAATTATTATACCAATCGATTAGATTTCAATCGATTAAATTTATTTAACTATCCGCCAAAACCATTCCAACAAGGATTCTTAGACTATTATAATAAAACACCTGATCGTTATAAATTAAATGGTGCGCTATTAAATGGAAGTGCTGGTTCTGGAAAAACGGTCACTAACCTTTATACGATGACATTAGCCAATATAGAGCGTATCATCGTCGTGTGCCCAAAGAATGCCTTACAACGAGTATGGTTTGATGATGCAATGAAACACTTCAAGAATCCTCCTAAGATTTGGCACAGTGGGATGTTAACTGAACCTGATAAAGATACGTATCTCTTTATCTATCATTACGAAGCATTAGAGAAAGCATTCTTACATCATGCTAATGATTGGAGTAATTATCGTTATGGATTAATCCTAGATGAATCTCATAATCTTAATGATGTCAAAGCACAACGTACTCAATTATGGTTACGTTTAGTAAAAGAATCTCAAAGTCGTAATATCATCCATGCATCAGGTACACCTTTTAAAGCTATGGGAAGTGAATCCATTCCATTATTAAGAGCTATCGATCCGATGTTTACACCAAAAGCAGAAGAAGCTTTTAAGAAGATCTTTGGTCATAGTGCTCAAAAAGGTATGGATATCTTAAAGAATAGATTAGGGTTGATCTCATACATCATTAAGAAAGAAGAACTTGGGTTAGAGAAACCTGAGATGATTCTAACAGGTGTGAAGATTCCTGATGGGAAGAAATATACGTTAGCCACTATTAAAGTAGAAATGCAAAAGTTTATTTCTGAACGATTAGAGTATTACAATAGTCGTCAAGAAGAAGATATGGCATTTTGGATGAGTTGTTTAGAACGACATGAGTTATCGTTAACTTCTAAAGAGATGGATGCGTATAAAGAGTATCTAAGATGTCTAAAAGTGATTCAACGACAAAATGGAGATATTCGTTATATTCCAGATGAAGTATCTTATTGTAAGAAATATGAGCGTGAGCGTATCGAACCCACTTTGTTAGATATGCGAATGATTAAACAATTCAGAGAGATTGCTCCGATTATTAAATATCTCACATTAAAGATACAAGGTGAGTGTTTGGGTAGAGTAGTCGGTAAGGCAAGAATTGATGCACACGTTGCCATGTGTCGTTATATTCCATTTCGTGAGATATGCCAATCAACTTTGAAAAAGACCGTGGTATTTACGTCATTTGTAGATGTGTTAGAAACCGCCTATAATACTTGTCGTGAACAAGATTTAAATCCAATCTTAGTTTACGGTAAGACGAATAAAGATTTAGCGAGTTTAGTTTCTCGATTTGATAAAGAGAAAGAGTTAAATCCATTAATAGCAACGTATGATAGTTTAAGTACAGCTGTACCATTAACCATGGCAGATACCATGATTTTAATCAATAGCCCTTATCGTACGTATATTTTGGAACAAGCGATTTCACGTATCCATCGATTGAATCAAGATAGTCAAACCCGTATACATCAGTTATATTTAGATACAGGTAGTGAAAAGAATATATCTGAACGAAGTCTTGATATCATGAAATGGAGTCAAGAACAAGTAGAGGCAATCACTGGGGTGAAGTCCCCTTATGAAATCAAAGATGAAGTAGATAGTAAGATTACGATAGGGGTAGAAAACCTAGATGAATTAGATCACATCTTTTTATCTATGGAATCACCTACAGTAGTCGAATTATTAAATGAGAAGGATAAACCATCTAGATCAAGATGGTAGAGGAGATAAATCAAAATGGGCGATAAAGTATTACATTGTAAAAATAGATGGGGTGGATACGATAAAACATTTTTCACAGATAAATTTTTTCCAGTAGCTATTGTAGTTTATGATAAGAATACACGTACTACAAAATTTGTAGAAAAAGTTTTATATAAAAATCAAGCTGTATGGCCTTATCCAGCTAGAAACGAAGAAACCCCATGGTTTATGAAAATGTTAAACCCATGGTTCACATCATGGCAGAATGATCATAAAAGATATATTTATAATCCTGCCACCGGATTTGGGGTTACTCGTCACTTAGGTAATATGATCATCGATAAGATCAATAATGCAACAGATTCTAGAAAATTTCCACGTAGTGTAGATTTAGATAAGTATAAAATAATAAGAACATTACCGATGTCTTTACCTGGAGTCTTTAAACAAAGAAAATTAATGATAGGTAATGTATATTGGGAAAATGATGCAAGTACTGAGGAACAGTTATATATTGAATATAAAATAGATAGATCTTTAATGAATGAAATTCAAAATAAAGAAGTAACTCTTTCATTTGGAATAAAATATGATGATAACACCACCCTTGATTCGAGAAATGAGGGCTTGAATAATTATGATAATGTATATCTTAATCAAATACATAAACCAGGTAATGTTTATCATCTGTTGTATTTTAAAGACCAAAGTAACCCAGCTAATAAACACATAATTCCGAATCATTATAAACCACAAGGTAGTATTGAAATGAGCTTAGATCGACGTAGTGGGGATCGTTATTATAGTAAATATTCGAATAATTTTTATTATACGCGTTATTCTAATGGTTTATACGATTGTTGTGATCCTAGCTTAAAGTTTGTGACAAGGATTCCATCAGAGTTTATATTAAATCATTTTAATAATAGTGCAGGTAATCGAAATGTTTTTATCGATATTTGGTTAGGTGTTAGTAATACTCCAGGTGTTGTATACGCTAGAGCATCTTTAGCAATAAGTAACTTTAAATGGACTAGACGTTATTTATAGAAAAAAATAACAAACACATATACCGGTGAGGATATCCTCACCGGTATATGTCAGATAAAATATTAAAAGATTAATCTAAATAGAATCCGTAAGCTACACAACCAAAACGAATATCTATATTGATATCTTTTAATTTCTTACTAGATCCATCAATGGATATTACAGTCATTTCAGGATCGAGTAAAGGCATTAAGCGCAATGGAATTAGTCTTATTGGATCATGCTCTGACCAAAGATTAAACCCTAATTGCTGTAAACGAAGATGCGTCAGACATTTTAACTCATCTAATGTTACTATACCGAGTTTTTCCTTTAATTCACGGTAACGTTCTTCGGTATTTGGTTTTGTGTTATAATAATGTATCTCTGCATACTCTTGAGCAATATATCGATCGAATTTCTTAAATACAACAAGAGTACGCTTTACGATGAGTTCTTTGATTTTCTTTAAAATTTTTTTCACGTAGTTATTATTTTTAATAATAAACCATGCGTTAATAGATTTTTCATTTACCAGTTTAACTGTCATGTAAATCATATTGTGCTCTGCAGCAAGTTTATTAAATGTACTTTGAGGATCAGCAGCTTGTTTAGCTACGTAATTATAAATATCGATTAATCCTTCTTTACTATATTCTTCAATAACCTTTGACCGTTTATCATCAGCTCGAGAGAATTTAAATTCAACAGATACTGCTTTTGGATGAGTTATTAAACAAGATGCTCCCATAATCATTTATCCTTTTGTTTTACGTTTTAATTGATTCTCTACCCATTGATTTTCACCATATGGATAAAACCCAGGGATGGTTAACAAGATATAATTTTGTACATCTTGTAACGTGTATTTCACCTTTTCTACCAACGTAAATACTTCAGGTAATTTTCTAATGGCATGAGTACTGGATACCGTAATATATCGTTCATCCTTTTCTTTTACAGAAGATAAAAAAGGAATGATATCTTTTGATATAATGAACGGATGTACCTTACGAGTACTCATGTCTACGTAGATAGAGAATTCATGAATCTTTACCGTGTTATGAAAACACTGAATATCAATTTTGAAATACTTGTTAAATAAGAAATCCTCCACCTTGAGTGGAGCGATAGTCACAACTTTCTTCATGCTTGATATCCAATCTTTTCATATTGACAACAATAAAGTTGATCAATATAGCCACTAATAAACTGACATAATCCTTTTTCAGTAGTTGTATCATAGTCCACGGACTCCACTTCTTCAGAGATAATACTAGATCTTTCTCTTGTAACGTGATCATCATCTATATTTATAACGCAACGACAATAAATTTCTTCTAATCTGTCTCCATTTTTAATATTTTTTCGAATATATTTGAATAGTTTTTCTTTATCACCTAACGTGATATAACCGTTATCGTGATCTAACTTAAAGTCTTTAACAATATCTTTGTTATTAAAGAATTTCAAAGTAAGTACGGCTTTATCATCTACTTTAATGGTTTTAATCCAACGATTAATATCACGTTCGACATCGATACTCAATGTTAAATGATCATTCTTATCCTTGATATCATACCTGAATGTTTCATTAATACCACACCACAGATTCACTTTGAAGATAACTCTTCTTGTTTTACTCAAGATATTTTCAGCGAGTAATCTTTTGGTATCGTAATCGAATACATCGAAAACATTATTAACGAAGTGATTGTAGATAGAATCTTTAATTGATGGGATATCAAACTTGCCAGTATAGTTTTTAAAACCAAGATCGAATGTAATCGCAGTAGATTCATATCCAAATCGATGAGCAATAACTGTCATGCTAATGGATTTGATTAAATGTAAATGTTTTGGATACATGGGTTATTCCTCCCTTACAAATAAGAAATCATGTTCTTCAACATATTTGAAGAACGCTTCAATCACTTCTTCCTCAGATTCGTATAAATCATTTGGAAAATTAAATTCAATCACTAATCGACTTTCTTTACGTGTTCCATTTTCGTATAAACGAGAATCTAATATGATTGTATCAAGATCGTTAAAATTATCTGGAAATAGTTTCACTAAGTAAGATTTCACTCTTTCCTTATTTAGAATCTGAACCTTACCTTGATTATTCTTAATTCGAATATATTTATCTAAATAATCCAACGTACCATAGATCCCTCCGTTCTTACCACAGAAAGTTACTTCACTAATGGTGGTATAAGAATAATCTTTAAGAAACCGAGCTAATCTATCTTCCATTTCAGTAAGATCAGGATCATCCCAATCTTCCTTACAATAAGCCAGAGAGTATCGTTCACCGGTAACTAAGTTAACAACGATAAATGCTTCGCTACCTTTACCAAATGGTCTAACAAAAGTATCCACAGTGTCGAATTGACTCATTGTTTCTTTTAAGTCTTTGATATCCAATTTACGATGAATAAAATCAACACTATGGATTAATTCGTAATCTTTCTTTTTTAGTTTCACTTAATGTTTCCTTATGATCTTCTAGATAAATCTAAAACACTTTTTACTGTATCCACAATTTGATGCATAATTTCACCAGCCGTCATACGACCATAAACTGTACTGATGTATAATGGTGTTTCACCACAGTATACACCGATTAAAATAGGTGACGGATAACTACTATAATGTTCAACGAATAAATCCATCTTATTTTGTTTTATATCATCGATAAGATCTTCGATTTCATTATAATGATTGATTTCACGATATTCACTACCATCTTTATTTTCCCATCGAATAAGAAGATGAAACTTTATTGATTCTTCTTCTTTCTTATTCTTTTCGTATTCTGCTCGTAGAGCTTTGATATCGTAAACTTTAGCCATAATCTTTTTCTCCTTAGATATTAGGTTAATCAATAGAACTATTCGGAATATACTTCCATCACTTCATGAATCGTTTTTAACAATTCCTCACATTTAGTGCGGATGAAAGGCTCATCCGCATCTGCGCAATCTTTAACCGGATAGAATCTTACCTTAAGTAAATTATCATCTGTTTTAAGTATTTGCATCAATAAACAAAGTTGTGAGTACTCTTCATCCTTCTGTAATCGATACAGATACTCATTGATAAAACCTGAAGCATAATCTTCAATCGTTACCAAGAATTCTGTATCGTACGTTTGAAAATAAGATTTGATAATTGATAAAGCAGATTTTGCTGTTTCAATTTTATACTCATGTAGAATCATCTTAATTCCTTTTACCTGATGAATTAATTAGGATACTGTTCTTTGAGGAGATGAATCGCTTTATGCAAAACTCCACATTGATAACAAATTCCTAATTCATTCGCACTAATATCATCTTTACTTGGAAATAATCTAATGATAAGTTTATTACTATCTGTTTCCATAAGTTGCATCAGCATGACAATTAGAGGGTAGTAATAATCTCCTTCTTGTAACTCTGAGGAATATTCCTTCAAGAAATTACTGATATGGTCCTTAATTTCAACTTTCAGAGACTTACCTCTTGTTTTCAAATAAGAGCTTACTACCGCTAAAGCTTCTTCTTCATTGTTAACTCTATACTCTAATAAATTCATTTTATTTACTATCCTTAAATAAGGTTAATAAATCATTGATGTTGTTACGCCAACTAAAACCGGAAGCTTGTGCGTGCCCGCCACCACCAAAGTGAGCCGCTAATCGGCTAACATCTACGCCTGCTCTAGAACGTAATCCACATTTCCAATACTCACCGTTATAACTAAATGTTAATGCAAAATTATTTCCTTCCTTATGGGCAATTTGATTACCAATATCCGAAGTAAAATAGTCATTAACATTAACCGCTTCACCAATATACTCTACGCCATCTAAGTCGTAACTGATTTTAAATGTATTGTTCATGAGTTCATTTACTTGAGATTTTAAAATCTCTAAAGCAACAGTACCTGATTGAACAAACGAGTTTGTTAATTCTTCCATTCTCGATATCGTCGTAAATGGATATTTTTCAAAATCTTCTAGATAACGAATTCGATTCATGAATATGTAACAAAATGGTTCTGAACGAGATTTATAGACCCATTTCCAAAGATCACGATCTTGGATATAAAGTAACCAGGATGGAATATACCGACTAAGATAGAGATCAAGTTCGTCATCTTTCATTCCATCGAATTGATGAATAAGTATATCCCAATGCAAATAAATAAATGTTAATACCGCACCTGACATGCGTTGATCTAGATAACGATCGTATCGATTTAATTTGGTTAACTGACGGATAATAATCTTGGTTTCTTGATCACGTTCAAACGCCGTCTTATGGTGATCGATTTCAATCACTTTCAGGTTTGGATAATCATTCAAAATCTTAAATAATACTTCTTTATTTAAACTAAAGTCTAATACGTAAAGTTTTCGTGCATCTTTAAGATTTTCAAAGAACCCTTGACTTTCAAGATCTTGATAAAGCTGTCCACTATGATTCATGAGATAGACATCTTTATTTGGAAGATCATCATGCGTATTGGACATCTTACAATATTGTTGTAATACTTTAGCGGCAGCTAATCCATCATTACATTTAGCGTGACTAATTGCGATAACTTTCATTTGATATACTCCTTAGTAATTGGTTTAAATTGATAATTAAATAGAAAACTTTTATCTAATTAGGTAATATAGGTCTATGATATTGAAGAATTTATACTATCGATAAACATAAGTCGGAGGATATCCTCCGACTTATGTATTTTAGTTTAGGAATGAAATAATCATCATATACGTATCGATTCAAACTTTCGATTAAATCCTTTTTAAATTGTTCCTCATTAATCTTAAATCTTTCTTGTTGACCGATATAAAAATATCGAAACACTAAAGTATTAGGAAGACGAAAACTTAAATCAAATTCACGCATTAAAGGTTTAGCTAAGAAAGGTTTTATTGTATCTTTTGATTCATATACTTTCAACCATTGACGAGTGTTTAATCTAGGAAGTACTAGTCCTAACCACTCTTCCTCTTTACCGAGTTTGATTCCTTTATAGTGTTTAGAATAATCGTTTAATTCGTCTAAGTGAATTAAAATTTCTTCTTCTTTTAATCCATCATAATCCAATGTTTCAAATTCATTTAGAATAAACCAACCTAGCACATCTTGATTTGAACTATCTAAATATTCTGATAAACGGATATAAAATGAATAAGTCTTTTTAAAATAATCTATGATCTTTTGATCACTTGCATATACTCCAACTTGTTTATAAGTATCTCGCACGAATACTTCTACCCAAGCCATTGCATTAGTTATTGATCGATTAAATGATCTGACGTCTTGTTCTAATCTATCAATAAAACGATCTGTTCGATCGTGTGTTAATCCTCGATTACTCATTGGATAGTTTAGATTCATTGTAAAGATCAGGTGTTTATGGGAAGAATCATCTTTATTATTGCCGCCGTTATTGTAATACGGTGGTGCTGGTTCGCTCTCTTCTTTCTTATCTGGTTTCTTAAATTTACGATTCTTACCAAAGAAGAATTCGTAAGCATCAATATCTCCTAATAGCCCCATTATTCTTTCTTCTCGAATGCTTGTAATCGTTCAGAAGGATCCAAATCATCCCAATTAATCTTTCTAGCATCAACTCTTTGGATAGTTGGTTTCATCTCGAATTGAATATAACTTCGACCTTGCTGTTTATCCACTTTTTGATGTTTCTGAAAGACTTCTAATAATTCTTCATCACTCATTAAGAATCTAGCTAATACCTCAGGATCATAGTCGTACAACAAATTTGTGATCTTACAGAACGATCTTGTCATGAGATCAATATCATCTTTCATTCGTTTAATAAGCTCTTTATTCTTACCATTTTCATGGCTTAAATTATTGACTTGAGATTGAAGGTAATCTTTATCATCACCCCAGTCACTTTGACATGGCATAGTTCATTTCTCCTATTAAATTGGTTGTTAATACATCATTATAGTATACTCTTCTAACAATCTATAAATTATCATTTCTTTTCTATGTTAACTATTCAAATGTTTTACTTATTTTTAAGTAGAATAATATATTAAGGAATTATGCATGATTTTATTTTTAGAAGACTGGAGTAAACCAATCAATCGAGGACCTGAAGGATTAGGTCCTATTGTAGACTATCAAACAACCAATAAAACCTTTTTAGACTATGCTTCTTTACTTTATCAAATGGGGATTAAAAACTGGGCATGGCCATTAGCTTTACATGATCCTAAACTCCAAGGTGTAGATCCAATGGATCCTAATCTCTCTGAAGAACTTAAGATAAGAGTGGGTTTAGAACTACAAGAGAACCCATGGTATTACTTACGTGAAGTGGCATTAGTTCCACCAGTAGCAGGTAGTGATCCAGTAAGATTTAGAGCACATCGTGCGAATGTAGGGATGTTCTGGTTATTCATGAATAACGTTTCATTCTTCTTACTTCAACCACGACAAACAGGTAAATCTGTAGTAGCAGATATGATTAATAACTATTTATTACATTATCGTTGTTGGAATAACGCCACTATCTTGGTGACTTTAACACACACGCTATTACAATCAAACTTAGAGCGGATTAAGTTCATGCGTGACTTACTTCCTCAATATACCTTAGAACGAACAGCTAACGATTCTAAAGCAAAAGAGATCTATGAATATAAAGCACGTAATAATAAACTTATTACCAAGATCTCTCAGAATAGTTTAGCGAATGCTAACAAACTAGGACGTGGTAACACTACACCTATCCAGCAATACGATGAAGGCGCATTTATCGAATATATGGATGTTGTTTGGCCTGCAGCAACTGCTGCAACAGGTGCTGCTCGTGACTTAGCCAAAGAACGTGGTGAACCCTATGGTACCATTATTACAACTACTGCTGGAGATAAGATGTCAAGAAGTGGTCGTTTCATGTACGACATGTATATGAATACTGCTGATTGGACTGAACATTATTTTGATTGTCAAGATCAAGAAGATCTCCATAAAGTCATCAGAATGAATTCAAAAGACCATGACTTGATGGTAGGAGCAACCTTTAATCATCTTCAATTAGGTTATACCGACGAGTGGTTACGTGGTAAGATTCAAGCACTTAAAACCAATGACCAAGATGCGATCAACCGCGACTACTTTAATATCTGGACATCAGGTGGTCGTTTATCACCATTATCTCCTGAACTCAATGAAGCAATCCAACGCTCTGAACGTGATCCAGATTATATTCAGATTACTAAAAATGGTTATATCGTAAAATGGTATATCCCACAAGAGAATATCCAAACGTATATGGTACAAAACCATTGTGTGATTGGTGCTGATACTTCTGAAGCGGTTAACCGAGATGCCACTTCATTTGCTGTTATTAATGTCACTACGTTAGAAACAGTAGCTATGGTATCAGTGTCTGAAGCAGATGTAATTAAGTTAGCTGACTTCTTAGCTGACTTCATGAGTGCGTTTGAAAACACGACCCTCATTATTGAACGTAAATCGACCGCTGTCACATTTATTGAAACAATCTACACTAAGTTCAGTGCGATTGGGTTAGACCCGTTTAAACGCTTATATAACGTTATAGTGCAAGAAAGAGAGAAATGGGTAGAACAATTCAAATGTATTGCTGATCCTCGCTTTAAACGAAGTGCTCAATTCTATACGCAGAATAAGAATAAGATGGGATTTAACCAAACAGGTAATACACGTCATATGCTCTTTAAAGAAGTATTACAATTAGCGGCTAAATACTGTCGTAATATCGTGTATGATAAAACACTATCTAATGAAATACGTGGATTAGAGGTAGACTTAGATACTGGTCGTATTGACCACACTGCACAGAACCATGACGATAACTGTATGGCGTGGTTATTAGCCATGTGGTTTATCTTCTATGGTAAGAACTTAGCGTGGTATGGTATCCATTCATCTAAAGTCATGAAGTTAGTTACTGATGATGGTACTATCAAAACAGATAGTAGTGTAAGAGAACAACAACTTATTGAACAATACCAACGTGAGTTAGATGAGATCGTAGAAAAGATTGCGAAGAATGACAATAGTATCTATCGTCCGGTATTAGAGAAAGAAGCAAGACGGATTAATAATAAGTTATCTTTCTTTGGTATTGAGACAAGAAACATCGACTCCATGTTACAAGAGATTAAAGAAAAGAAACGTGAGAAACAATTAACGCGTGTGTACTCTCCAATTGAACGTAATATCGGAAGTACGATGAGTTATTAGGTAAAACTTTACAGATATCTTTATATTAATTTGTAAAGAAACGGTTAAACAAGAATACCGGACCTCTTTACGGTAATAAGAAAGAGATGACGATAGCTAGCGCAGGCATCGTCTCAAGGAGGGTAAGACGCTTCCTTACTCGTTTATTATTTGATTCTTTAAGAGCTAGATTAATATCGGAGTTAAGTGAAAAGGCTTAGTTACCGTTAATTCAGGTAGAAGAATAGCCACTCTAGTAGGTGAAGACACTACATCTAGTTGTTCTGAGTACGTATAGGAACAAAAAAATAATAAACCTTATCCCAGGGGATAATTTCCCCTGGGATATGTCCGATCTTATTCCTTATTCTGATTAATTAAATTACGATAGAAGTATTTATCCGTATAAAGTGATTTCACATTATGAGTAATCATATCCATTAATCGCTGATCCCATTCTTCAATTGCATTACGAATGATATATTTACCACATTCGATCTCAACCTCAATGATTGTTGTGCTCTTGAATTGAACCATGATAGAAGGATATTCGAGTTTTTCAATACCATCGATATCTTTTCTAATTAATCCTTTTAATTCTTCAAGATAACTTCGTTGAAGATCTTGATTAAAATAAAGGTTTTTATCGAAGTCATTAAAATCGAGTTCAAATTTGAATTCGTGTCTATCACCAGCAATATCTATAGATCTTTTCTGCTCCATCCAGGTAACAAGACGATGACGTACCATGAAACCGATTTCAAGGTTTCTATCTAAACGACGATATTTCACCCAATAATCAAAAGTATCCTTACCATTTTCTTTAATAAGTTGTTGATTAAATGCAATAAAGATATATACATGATGTCCAAGATAATATTGCTTCTTAATTTCAACATCGTTAAAATAACGCGTATATTGTTCTTTAGGAATATCACGGGTTAAGATTAATTCGTATTGGTATTCTACACCTAGTTCGAGATGTTTAAAGAGTTCTTTGATTTGTTGGTGAACATATTTAATCTCAGGACTTTTTTGCCTATAACTAGAACAAACACCATAATAATGCATGCAATAATAGTCATCGAATCCTTGTGATTCGTATTCTTGTCGAATATCGGGTTCACGTTTGAAATCAAATACCAAGGGTTCAGGTTCACTTCCAGTAAGTTTATTAAAGGTTCGAGTAAACCATTTTGATAGTTTCTTAAACATTATTCCTCCAAACATACTGCTGGGTACAACATTGTACCCAGCAACAATACTAGTTAATGTTACGAATGGTTTTCAAATATTTTTGATAAAGACGATAAATCTCTACAACACTATTAATATTTGGTTTATAACCTAACGTAGGTTCAAATTTAGGTAGTGTCTTTTCTAATACCTCATCCCTTAATCCAGTTACGAATTTCATGAATTGAATATCTTCTTCATCTTTACATAATTGCCATTTAAACGTATTCGTTCCGTTACGATGGCTAATGTAATAATGAACTAATCCACGTCGACGTTTCCAATCGGAATACCATTTTCCTTTTAATTTAAAACAGAATCCCGTTTGATCTACGATGACATAACCCTCAATTTGTTCTTCTTTATTTGTTTCTTCAATAAATTCCAATAATTGATAATGAGTATTAATGGTATCTTTACACATTTCTTAACATCTTCGATAGGGTTAAAAGGTACCATATCTCGAGTACTAATTAATCTTGAAGATAATGCTAATCTTTCTTTCTTGATTTGTTCAACCAATTCAGGATGCTTTTTATTATCAACGAATAAAATAACATCACTATCCGATAATCGTCTAAAATAAACTCCATCATTATTAACGTCATGTAACTCAAATTTACAATTATAAGATAGTTTATGATATAATCGTAAACTCTCAGAATATAAGTTACAATAATAGATCTCTTTATTTACTTCACCATCGTGAGTAAATTGGTATTCGTATTGGAATTTACGAATACCTAAGAGTTTATTTTCCCATCCAAGATCAACTAAATCAAAATGAGAAAGTTGTGTTTCATCAGATAAGAATTTTAATGCTTTAGGTCGAACAACATTTTGAATGAGTTCAATAGCCTCTTTCTCATTATCAAATTTCATATATCCTCCTTTATTGTTTAAAGGTTTTAAGATAGATCAAAAGTTTTAGGTTCACCAAGAGATACACCACGACCTTTCGTTCTGGAATCTAAATATTGATTACCATCACCTCTTGCTATCCTATTACGATCTTCAATAATCGAATCCGCAATATAATTACCATAACTACGTGCTTCTAATAATACGTAAAACTCAGAACTAAACAAACGTTTAGCAAATTCGATAAATAATTGATACTCTTCAATATCATCCACAAAACGAACATCCGCTGGATAGTAATTAAATTTCATTTTAAGATAAACTTTATTAAATTTATCTCTTGCTGATCTTATTTCATTACATTCACTAGATACATTCGTTGCAAATGTGGTACATGAACTTGCAATATATTTACGCCATGCCAACTCAATCACATCATAACCCAATTGTTCTGATTTTTGTTCATCACGACTGATATTTTGTAATGAAAGAAAAGATGGGTGTGGTTTATCATTACTCCATCTTATTCTCATTTCTTTTAAGATATCTTTATATTTTTCTTTTTCCTCATCAGTGAGTTGGAGATTGTAATCAAATCGAACTTTCGCTTTATGAACAGAATATTCAGTTAGTTGAATATTCATGGTTTGAATTAATTCAAATGGTGATTTATCTTTATATAAATTACATTCATTAACCATTTCAAATAAAACATCATACGTTGGTCTATGAACATGATCTGTAAATAAAGCAATTAATTCTTCCTTATAATCATCTACAAGAGGAAGATAATGTCTATCGACAATCTCTTCTACGATTTTAGTTGGAATTGTTTTGAATTCAAAATGATAACGGATACGAGATGGTCGATTCATGAGATACTCATTCATGTCACTCTTTTCATTAATAGTGATCAAGAATAAGTGTTTTTCTAATTCCATCCCATCTAAGATAGATAAGAATTTATTTTGATCTTTATCTTTTCCACCAGTGAAACTTCGACCATCTGCGTGTGGATAAATCTTTTCAAATTCATCAAAGATAAATACGACTGGAGTGGTTAAACTCTCTAATATGAGATAGATATATTCAGCATTCTTTTCTGTTATAAAGATCACTGGCATTTTTAATACACTAATGCATTCATTAGCAATACGTTTACAGAGTAACGTTTTACCTGTACCACCTACACCTGAGAATAAAGCGCCCATAGATTTATTCATGCTACTATACGTGTTTAATACACGATTTAATTCTTCATTCTGATAAACCACATTAGAAGGAATGGTGAATTGATCGCTGATACGAACAAATCCATAATCAGGGCCATTCATGGATTCAGAATAATAGAATTCATAAACCCCAGCAGGTAATTGATCTAAATAACGATCTGAAGGTGGCACCATAATTGGTTTGAATTTCTTACCATCGAAAATAACTTTAAGATATTGATTGTTTTTCATTTGATATACTCCTTGGTATTAAATATAGATAGGACAAACATAATTGAGAGAGGTATGCTCTCTCAATCTACTTAATTTAGATAATCTCTTTTTCAGGTTTTAAACCCGCTTTCAATTTCAAGAATAACACGCGTTGATCGAGTTTTAAAGCCTCTATTAATCGATGTAAATTAGTACTTTCATTATAGCAGGTTATTTTATATTGATTAGGAACTCCTTCTACTTCTTGAACATGAATCCCATAGTTTAGATAACTCTTCGGATCCATCTGTTTAAGGTATTCGCCTACGCAATAGAATGGATCTTTATCGCCTACATCTAAATCAAGATAGAATTGACATCGACTCACTTTCTCAATTAATTTACTTTTTGAAGTAAACTTCCATCGTCTTAAGATACGTTTCAATGTTCTCTCAATTTGTTCTTGACCAATATATTGATTATTCACTAATCCAACTAACCATGAATGAAGTAAATCCAATTCTTCAATGATACCTGGTAATCCATCGAAATTCTTAGAATAAGATAGTCTAAAGATCAAAACTCTAGGAAGATGACTCGTTGTTTCTTCAAGCGTCAATGAAGGTTCTTTTTTAGTCCAACGATCAAGAATCTGGTTAAAAGCACAAATATAGATTTTATTTAAATCTTCACTTAAAACATAAGCCATGACTGGTTTTTCAATATTGATACTGATCGTCTTATGGGTACGTGTCTCATAAAGTTTTCTTGGATAAATATAATAATATTCCATAAATGATTCTCCTTAGATAGATTAAACATAGGTGAGCATGGAAGTTATTCCCATGCTCACGAATATGATTTATTCACGTGTTTGACGAGATTGACGACGTTCTTCGATTTGAGTACGACGTTCTTCCGTGACATTAGCTAATACTTTACGTAATTGACTAACAACACCTTTTGCACCTAATAACCCAAATGCACTTCCGGTTAAAGTTAAGAACTTATTCGCATAATCTTCAATCTTGTTGTCAGCATTAACACAAGCTTGACGATACAATAACGTTAAGTTAGCCACATCTTGTGCTAATGATAAGTTCAGTAAATAATGTTCATTGATTTCACCTGGAATCTCATTAAAGAAACTATTCCATTCTACTTGATCATCTGCATTATTGTTGTCTAAATTGATAGGGGCTTCTAACCCTACCACATAACCCAATAGACAAGATTGGATTTCTTTATTCGTTTCACCTGCTTGTTGTAGGATAGAAACGATTTGTTTAACTTGATTTACATGCATGTAAAAATCCTTATTTTTAAATCATCTAGATATACGTAACCATTACGCACATAGAGTTATTCCTTGACAAACCACTCAGGATGTTCGACCAAGATTAATAATTTATTCAGGCATTTGTTCAAAATTGATATCTTCATCAATAGGTTCCTTTCTTTTCACTACTGGGATAAAATAATCATCACACACATGACGATTCAAGATATCTTTAAAGAATTCTCTAAAATCTTCAATGCAGTAATTAAACCCGTATTTATAATTAGGGATAATTAGACTTGCTACTTTGACTCCTTCTACATCACAAGTTAATTCAATTCCACCGTAATACATTTTCGTGTTTTCAGTATCATGGTTAGCATAAAACCCTTTATCATTAAGGATATCTATAAGCACGTTATTTAACTTACGTAGTGTTTCACGACGAACGATCTTATAACATCCTTTAAAATCAGGTAAATCTTTGAACTTAAACCAGATTTCAAGTTTTTGTGAGTAATTAAATGAATCGATTAATGGGAAATGAGCATAACCATTAACCACATTACGGTGTTTGTATAAGAAATCCTTACAACGATTAAAAAGCAAATTTACCTCACTCTTAATAATCTCTCTATCTGGTCTTTTAAAATAAAGATAGACATAGTCATTATCAAAACTACAATACATTACCTTAACTTCAGTTTGTAAGATATGATTTAATTCAAGATTAAAGATATTTTTAGATACGTATAAATCATGATTATCTAAATCTTTTCTTTCTAATTTAAAGAGATAATATTCTGGATTATTACTATAACCCTCTACAAATGTTTTCTCAGTATTTGTTATAACTTCTTCAAGTTCATTTGAATATCCGAACCAGTTCTTGATTTTATTCATTAATTTCATTTTTAATTATCCTCCGTAGTATAATGCATGCGAATATAAAGTAAGATAGAATTTACAATAACTTCCCTTCCCTTATCGTCTAAGTTTTTATCAATATTATAAATCCCAGATATTCTAAGATAGAGTTCATTTGACTTTTGATCAAAATAAACTAATCGAAAACTTGGATTTATAAATCGATGCCAAAATGCAAAGAAACCTGTTGCATTGGCTAAATAACAAATCACGTATTTATTTAAACCATAGATAAACTCTCTGATCGAAATAGGTTTACTAGACATGATTAATGGATCATAGGTGATCTTTACTACTCGATCACCTACAAAATTAACGGTATAGTTATTTAATTTCATTATCCGATTTCCTTATATTCTTTCTTTTCCGTACCATTATACCGATTATAATAATCAAGTAATCGATTATAATGTTCGATAATGTAAGAAGGGTTTTCAATCTTAGCTTCAATATTATCTAATACTTGATCTAACTCTTCTTTGGTAGTTAATTTAAATGGTTTACGATCTTCAAATTTGATTTCTAATCCATAAGCAATTAAGATATCATTGTGAGTTACTTGACTATTTTCATAAACCACATTATGGTCAGGATGAATTAATTTAAAGAACCCATTAATTACAGTGAAGTCTAATCGATATTTCTCAACTAAGAATTGAATATAATTACTGATATCTTTCAATTGAATATTCGGATGCTCTTCTCTTCCGTCTGGATGGATAATAGTAACTGTAGGTTTCACAATCTTCCAATCGAAAATCTTTTCAGAGAGTTCTTGATAGATTGTATTACTGACTTCGTATAATACCCACTGATCCCCTTTGATAAATTGTTTAGGGTCAAGATCCGTATCGGTTTCAAGTACGACTGTGTTTTCTTTTAGATCTTGTTCATGTTGACGATCTAATCGTAAGAAATAAATACGGGTAGGTTCACTTGACTTCTTATCGATATAACGAATGATGCTTCGTCTACCATCAATATCAGTCGTAATCTTAATAATTTCATTCTCTTTCTTTTCAGGTAATTCTTCTACCTTACAACGATTTAATCGTCCAAATACGGAGAATAAATTGAATTGTTGAATGATTGCTAAATTGTAAGATAATTCATCTCTGATACGATTTATCATGACTAATGAATTATTAATCGTTCCAATCATTGTTTTATCAATAGTGATAGGTAATTTAAATAAACTCATCATTCTTCTCCTTAATTGTGGTTAATCAGTAGAGTTAATAATAACTCCTCAAATAGGTAATATAGGTTTAGCAATTCTATCTAAACCTCATCAAACATATACCACGGGATATCCCGTGGTATATTACTTAATAACGGAGTTCTTTAATTTCTTGGTAAGGTGCTTTATGACCTAGATCATAGAGTAAATTACCTTTCTGAATCGTACCCACATCATTATTTAAATAACGGTTACTGATTACTTTTTTATTCCGAATAAATGGTTTAACATTATCTGGTATACCTTGACTATTAACCACAAAAGAAAGTCTTTCTTCCGTTGCATATTCTTGCGTACTTCGATCTTCGATTGTTGTTAATATAGAACTTCCTAATTGAAGTCCAGATGGAACATTCAAAGAAAGATCTCGATTTGTAAACTTAAATCGAGGATCTACTGATAACTCATCTAAATCAATAGGTAGCTCTACACCAACACATTCACTTGGATTAACTAACTCTATAGTTACCTTTAATCCATGATTATAAATGGTAAACGCATCTTTAATCACAGCCACTTTACCAAATCGTTTTTCGATCATGATAGGTCGATGACGATTATTCATATCGGTAATATATTCAATCTTATCTACCATCGTTGTAAAGAGATCTTCAACTTCAATGGTAAATAAGTCAAATCGATATAAACTACTATCGTAACGAATAAATCGATTATCTGGTGTACGACTCCGTAATGGAATACAATAGCGTTTTAATCGATCAATTTGTCGACCAACCAAATTGGTAAAGGACGGTTGCGTTGGTGTAATCACTTGTTCAAGACGACCATATTTGGTTAATGAGGTTACCTTATCTTCTTGACCATCCAATTTAAACGCTAATACTTTTCCGTGATACCCTTCCTGTTCAATCTCATCAAATCGAAACCCTTCATTCACAATAAATAACGTGCCTTCATTACGATTTAATGGATCTAAGCTAAATCCAACCAATACCTTACTATTCTTCGTGACTACTAATTTTTCAATAGAAGAACTTACCGAAGCGTTCCCATTCGGTTTAGATAATGGAATAATGAATAACGGTATTTTTGCTTCATGTTGAAAAGCATAGTTACGAGTATTATTAACATCATGATATTGTTGGTGATATTGACGATGGCGTAATTGCCAATATTTATTTCCAATACGTTCATGTTCATGGAAATTACCACGAGTTGGATAAGGGAGTAAAGCATTAAAATGATTAGATAATACAGTTTCATTATAAATCATATCACCTTTATAGAACTCAATAGAATTTCCCATTAACTGAACAGTGGTATCAAATCGAATTTCCTTAGCACCATAACGCCAATCGTTATTAGACTCAACAATGAGTCTAACTGTTTCTAATAATGGTTTCTCACGATAGTTAGACCAATGTAGTGTACGGTTATCAATATAGTTCTGTGGTAATCCAATGGCATTAGTATAGTCTTGATTGGTTTCCATTTCGAAACAATAACAATTTCGACGAATACTTTCATCATAGTTTGGATTAAAACTCTCTTTATTGATAACAACAGGTCTCGTGATATAACGATTATTCAAAACATTTAAATCATTTTGATGTCCTTCGGGTAACCAGAATGAATGACTTTGTTTTGGATTAACATTAAATTCATTTACAATACCAGCAAAAGGATGTTTAATAATCGTTAAACTATCTTGAGAGGTAATGTTATTATACACAGTAGCATTATCTAATAAACTATTTGGCAAATCGTTAATATACTCGTAACAAAGGGTATTATTCGGAATACCATAGTTAGTGGTATTTACCTTATAGTTATCTACAGAATATCGAGGAGGATTCCCTCGTGTAGAAGGAATCACTACAGATTGACGAGATAGTACTGGTGTAATCTTCACCACATTAGAATGATTAACTTCTAATGGTAATCCTTGAATAAAATCATTACTGTTATCATCTTTAGGTTTAACACTATTCGCTAATAACCCCCATACTTCCTTATCCCAAATTGACCAATGATAAAGATTACTTAGTGAATACGTTTCCATATCGATTAATCCTGTTCTAAATAAGGATCGATCTTCACGATTAACTTTGATATAAGGTAACAGTGTATCGATTTCAAAACTATGCCATTTATCAAATCGCATGATACAAGAATGGAAATCAACATGATTTCGATTCATGTTGATGTTCAATACTTTACCATCTTTAATCGTATAAGTCGTTTCTTTATCTACTAGTCGTTTTGTACTTGGATTCACTAATGGAGGTGTAAACGTATAAGGATTAATAATCTTAACACTATATCGGTCGTAATGATAAGGACTATCTTCAAATGGCTTATAAAGATAACCTTTTCTTACTCTTCCCGCATTATCAATATAATCCAGACAAGTATTCATTTGAGGAGAGGCTGATACTGGAAGTAAATTAGGATGATGAGTAAAATACTCCGTTAAATTTAATCCCGTGTATTTAATCGAAACAGGTTCTTCATGATCCTCTCCATCAACTGTCCATGGTGTCGGTAATCCATTGATCATGTTTAGACTATAAGGCGCTAATAATTGAACTCGTTCAATAGATACATCTTCAGTTGTTGCAGGTAATTTATAATTGTTGTATAATCCCAGGATTTCTTTTAGATAAACTGGGTTATTTAAAATTCCAACGTATAGACCATTTGTTTCAACAGTCGCTTGTTGATTAATCTCAAGTGTAGAGGTTTGTCGATAATCTGAGTAACACCACATCCCAGTTAGATTATTAACGAGTTTACGCCAATGTGATTGTATTGGAGAGGTATTCTCAAGTAATACCTCTGGATAAGTTCCATCTGGATATTTACCAGGTTTAATCGGAACGTATTGATAATTTAATTTATACATTATATTGTTTACCTTATTATCAATTAAACTTGTGAATATGGCGTAAATCTAAAGGATTCAATTGGGAAATAACCATGTGAGAATAACTGAGCAAATTTCTGTTTGATAGCTTCAGAAGTTCCTTTCTTCCAAACAGGAATTAATCCTTGATGCATTACATCATCCTTATTACGATCTTGATCTGAAACAACCATAATGTCGTTGTTAGCGACATAATCCGATACCGGCATTGGTGTATAATCATTCTTACCTTTTGAGTTAGCAGCACGATCATAGAAACGACAATACCAGTGACCATCTCCTTCCTGATAACTTATCGTAACCTTATAAATATAATAGTACTTATTAGATTTACCCGTATAGTCGTCATATGTAACTTTGTATTCAGGATCATCCGCTAAACTAAGTTTGTATCTGTCGGCAACGTACGTGACAGATTCAATTTGTTTTAAGAGATCGGGATGTTCGGGTAAGTTAATCGCAATTTCAACGACGTTAGAACTACTAGATTCCCAAAATACCCAACGACCAGGATCACCTTGCTGTATAACTTCAACAGGTTCATAATCACGAAGTTCAAATTCATTGATCCATGGTTTAAAGGTTTCTAACTTACGATCTTTATATTCCCCTTCTTTACCAATCGCATACGTATTAATCACAAAACGAAGTCGATCTGCTAAATCAGATCGTATACCTCGAGTAGATCCCGGTAATGTCTCTTTATATAACCAACCATGTTCTTCACGATATTTCTCTGGTTCATAACTCGCCATAATTTCATAATTTTCATTACGTTCCATTTGATAGAACACAGGGAAAGGTAACATGACATCCCAGAATTCACCCATGGCTTTCTTATGCATTAAGCGAGTGTGATATTTAACAGGTTCATGGCGGTTCGTTTTACTTGAAATCGTATCGAAGTTAAATTTCTTAGTATAACTAATACCATTATAATTTTCTACCTGAACGTAAGATTTAAAGAATGGATGATTTAATAATTTAACTAAATCATATTGTTGCAATAACACCCAGTTACCTTGACCATCAGATTGCTCTACTTTAACTTCCATTCCCCATTGTTTTAGTTTATCTTTATAAAGATGCTGTAACCCTAAGATAAATGATCTATCGCTATATACATTACGAATAAATCTCAATGTGGTTTCATTTGTGGTATCTCGAGGAATAGTATCTTTATCGTAACCTAATGATCCATAATAACCATTGCGTTGATTAACAGCAAATTGATACACAAATGGGCTCGTACACCATTCATTAATTCCTGCTCGATAACGAGAGAAATAACTTACTCCATAGTTCTCAAGGAATTTAGGTTGATAACGATATTTCTCAGGTAAAACAAATTTAAATCCATATTGACCTTCAGTGAATTCATTGTTCTTCACTTTGATATTATAAGATTCATCTGTTGGTAACGGGTATCCTTTATGGTTACTAATTTCAAAAGTAAAAGGAATGGATTCAAAAACTATGGCATCACGCATCCATTTATCTTTATTCTTATTCCCACCATTGTGTAAAAATTCATTATCGTAAACAAGGTTTTCACAACGATATTCTACTTCCACCCACTTACCATTATCCCGACGTTTATGTCGACCTACCATATAGAATTCCACTTCATCTGGGTTAATCAATGCTGGGAATTTATAAATCTGTCCATATGCTTGAATTTTTTGATAAGGTTTTTGATAAATGTTATTTGACCATGGGGTGTGACGATCAGAGTACCATACGCGAGTTAAAAAGAGTTGTCCTAACTCTTTAACATTATTCGTTCCTTTCAAAGTAAAATTGAAACTTTGTTTATCTTCTTCTGCTTTACTTAACGTTGGTACACGATAATAAAAACGATTTCCTTTAACCCGTTTGATTTCGTAACGAATACGACCTGTTAAATTACCACCCGTATGATCAAAGAAAGGAATCCACTCACCATAGTTTAATGCAACTTCTAACTCAGTCGATCCTTCTTTAGGTGGCATAAATACCCAAGTACGAATGGATTTATCTAAGTGTTGATATATCTCACTATCTAACGTATGACGATATAAACGTATTGTTAATGATTTATTCGAAGCATTAACATTCAAAAGATCAATCTCATTACTGGTAGCAATATTTCGTAGACTAAAATCGTATTTCTTCGTAATCTTACCTTTGGAATGATTTAATTCCACTGTAGTTTGAATAATCAAATCTTTAACATCTTCTTGAATGATGCCAGTAAAATCTAAATAAACAGAACGCCAATCGTACATTCCTGCTCTACCTTCCGTAGAAGGTCTTACTGTTAACGACACGTTATTACGAATCGTATAGACTTCCATTGAAGCAATATAAGGTTGATGGTTAATTCGTAGATAGATAAGTTGATTACTATCTAACCAATGTTGACCAGTTGATTTGAATACTAAGGCATATTTGACTTTACGATATTTTGGATTATATTGATGAATACGATACTCATCTCTACCTACTTTTACAAATAGTGGAAACCCTTCAATATAGTTAATCAATATTTCTGCGTCTTTTAGATATTCTCTTCCATTCGCATCTTTAACAATCTTATTCTTAAACGATAACATGGAACCTAAGTCTTTTTCAAAGATCACAGGTTGTTCATCTTCAGGATTCCATTTCTCATTATCTCCTACGATATACGTTGGATTCTTTTCAGCTTCGATTCTAAGATAAAGATGAATCTTATCTAATGGGTAATTCTCAAACCAACCATCGGTAGTCACTCTAATCTTACGAGTCCCTTTTAAATAGTTTAAATCTTCTTTATAAACTTCAGGATCATCCTTTGGATATTTCGCTTTATTATCACGATCAATCAATTGAACTCTACCATCTGAAATAAAGAAACTATCTCCAGGTAATCCAGAAAATTGAAAATCACCTTCACCAACGTTATAGATGGGGTAGCCATTCACTGAAGAAAAATAACTCCCCTGGAGTACATCAACTCCAGGGTGTTTTTTCTCTAACTGTTGGATATCTTCAGATTTGGAAAGATCGTATTGCTCTGCATGATGTGCAGTATATATTCTCTTCATCTGTTTATATTCACTCCATGTTAAAGGGTTAATAATGGTTTTTCATTATTTAATTGATAATAGATAGCCGTATCACTTTCTTCCATTCTTGGCATGATCAACCACGGATCATCTTTATACTTCGCTAAGAATGGATGTTGACGACTTAATCCTCTCACCAATAGAACAATGGTTTTTGTACCTGGATCATTTTTCTCAATAGTAACACTAGGATCATTGATATTAATCGTATACGTATATTTATTGGCATCACCAATATAAGATTTATTCCCATCCACGATATGAGATAAACGACCATCTCGTTCAATATAACCTCTACCCGATAAGATCGTAAATTCATATTTACCAATCTCTTCGAGTTTCACATTCTTAAATGTATAACGATAATCTGCTTTACTGTAAAGTTTATTATCGTAGCTATTTGGATTAGGTTGTTCGATTGAAACAATAACGTTACTCCCATTATATTCCACACGACCATGTAAATCAATCACGTGAGTATGGTTACCTACGTTTAATTTCAATACATGATGAATGGTTTTATTCACGTAAGATGCAATCTCTTTAATGTGGGAGAACTGATAAACGATTTCTGGACTATTGGATAAATAACCATCCGTATTCGCTAATGGAGTATATTGACCCACTTGACCAAGATGCCATCTAAATTTAACTAAGTCATTATTGATACGTTCTACATGACTGGTTACAGCAGTACTTCTTAAATACTCCCAAGTCTTTGTAAATAATGGGTGTTCATCATCATTATCAAGATACATTTCATATACGACACTCATATTTAAATCATTAGTTCTTTCATCGTTATCGAAGAATTCTACTGGGACTTCTTCAATATCTACTGACATTTCTCTTCGATGATTAAATACCTCAACATTTTTTGGTTTAGTATCTAAATCTTCAATGATCCATTTATTGATTGATCCATGACCACTTGGTAAATGATAGAAATGATAGTAATCTGCCATACCGGATAATCTAATCTTATCATAACCAGGTATAACTAATTCAATATAATGCTCAGCCGTTTGATACGTTGGGTTATTTGTCCATACTTTACCCCCATCAGTTAAACGACGTCGAGGTAATGGATAGTTGGTGTTTCCGTTAGCAACGATTCTCGCTTTGATGGTCGCTGTCCAGTTTTCATCAATTTCAATACTAAAGAATTCATCTTTATTAATCAATGTATCGTGAACAATCCCTTCTGCTTCACTAAAATGAATATAGTTATAATACACGCTATGGAGATTATAGTTAATCAGATCCTTATTAATAATACGAGGAAACTCTTTAATTACGAATTTAATATCACGCCATCCGTATGGATAATTTGGATGACGAGGATTATTATCGCCTTCAATCTTATTGGAATCTAAGATTTCAAAATGACCTTCGATATTATTCGTACCAAATACTCTCTCTAAATTTTTACCATTACCATTAAAGGATCCAGTAATAAATGTAAATGAATATTCGTTACTTGAATAAAGTTCATTACGAGTAAAAATACGATGTCTTAGATCTTCTGGTGTATTTTCTCGATTCACTGTATATAAGAAATTCAATCGATATAACTCACCAATTAATGGCATATCCCCATATTGTTCGTTTAGGTTATAATACATCTCTCTAATTAGATGCATTGGAGGAACAATTAACCATGGATCGTTCTTCTTATCTCCCCAAACATTATCACGTAGACTAAATCGATTGATTCTCACTAAAGCACGATCAGGTTCATTGAGTAATAGTTCAGCATTAGCATTATTCAAATCAATCTTAAATGGGTATTTATGAACCTTAACAATATCTCTCAACGGCGAAGCTGGATCATTTGGTCTTATTCTTTCATGACTATTCCATTTATACGTGACTTGAAGTTCTAATTGAATTTTCGCTAAGTCAATTAAACTCCCACCCACTATCTCTACTAAGAAAGTTCTCGGTTCATACATGTTAGAACCTGAGATTTCTCCTTTTGGATCGGCAATATAACTTTCATATCCATCGATCATCTCATTGAATTTGATCTTAATTGGTTTCACCATATGGAATTGATTCTTGATAATAAAGGAATCAATAACATGCGGTTCAGATGAACTATCTTGAGTAGTTAAGGTAATACTTGTAGTTAACGTATTATCTTCTAAACTACTTCTATCTTCATCAGAAACCCCTAATTCAAAATAACGATCAATGTTTTCACTACTATGGTTATATTCACCATGAACCGGTACTGTACGTTGATTATTAGGAATTGTTCTAATAATTAGTGTTTTAGTATCGTCATCAAAGACTGTATTAACTGGAGCATGGATATCAACAAATCCATCTTGATTAAAGGTGATAGTTTCACGCCATGGTTTAATATAAAGACTTTCCTTAGTCGCAGATACTGATAAGTTAATTTTAAAGTTTCTTTTAAAGATACTACTATCTACATTCCCTATTTCAATTTCAAGATATTGATTTTCATTTGTTACCCAATCCCAATCTTGGTTCGCTGAATCAGAATGTAAACTACTGACTTTTAGAATACGAGGTTCAAGTTGTTCGGGTAATAATTCTCGATCACGTATTTCACCTTGGTAACAATCTCGACCATAAACAATACCACTAATCAAGATCTCATCATTATCCGTTAAACGCACTAAACCTTTATCCTCATGGGGTAAATAAGCATTTGGACAACTACTAATGAATTGAATTTCACTTTTATCATGGATATTTAATTGATCAATATTCTTCGTATATCGACCACCTATCTTCGTACGACCATAATGATTAATGGTTTTACCATTCTTATGGAATTCTACTCGTGTACCTTTGGTTTTAAGATAGTCAAATACAAACATGTTTGGATCAAATCCTTTATCAATCCAATGTTGTTTGACACTATCCTTCATCGGTGTTTCCATTTCATTATAGTTCTTATTCAAGGTATATGCATAACTCTCAAGATAGTGAATCAAATAAGGTTCACTATGGTAATCACTATAAGAAACAATCTTATCCCAATTATGAATATGATATAACGTCATGCTATACGTATCTTTAAATTGAGTTGGCACTACCCACTCATTCGCTTCAAAGGTATAAGCACGATCTTCTACAGAAGAAGCTATGGCTTTAACTTTCCAATTTAATGGATGAGTATAACTCTGATGATCAGGTAACTTACGTAGATAAATCACAGGATCAGTAACCCCTTCTGGTTGACCAATCTTATTTGGTAATAACCACCATGGTGTTACCAGATGTTGATTCTGATCTAACAATAAGGTTTGATAGAATTCTAGTACATTATAGCCATCTTTGCGATAACCAAAGTACTCATTATTTACTTGTGCTGTAGGAGCACGTTGAACAAAATACAATTGATCATGCATGGTTGTTTCAAATCGAAGATATTCATCAAATACGATTCTATTTTGGAATCGAGTAATACTGCCTTCCTTACGAACCGTTTTCATCAATGTTACGATATCTCTTGCACCAAACCAGTTAATGAGTAACTGCATGTATGGAAGATCTCTCTTATCTGCATGAGTAGATAAGTTATTCCATTCGGTTAACCAACTTCTTGGATAGATCCAAGATTCATCTTGACCTACTTCTACCATGGTGTTTGGTAATTTGATTGGATCATTTTTAGATCCTTTATACGTAGTTCCTATACGATAAACATTCGGTTCAGTTGGATGTACTCTAGTATATTGAATCACTTTACTGGTCACGTAATCTTGCGTAATCATCTTACTCGTATAAGCCTGTGGTTTATGACCAATATCATACGTTCCTTCTGGGTAAATGGTATTTCCATCCATACTCAGAATAACACCATGAATCGTATACGTTTGATTCATTGGATTAATGGTTAATGCACTATCAATATGGTTCGGCACGTTATCTTGATTATCTTTGTGACGAATATTATACGGAATCATATACATCGGATCACCGAATAATTGAAGAGGAGTAATAAACTCTCCGTTCTTCCAAAGATGTTTCTTCACAATCGCTTCAGCAGATTGAGATGGGAAATCTTCTTTTGATTCTGTCGCTGTAATAACAGCACCGATAGGTACTTGACTTAGATCACAATCCCAACTCCAATTCCCTTCAGGATCAACGGGTAGAGTAACACCTTGATCAACTAAATTAATAGAGATGGTTACTGTTGCTTCTGGATCTGCTTTACCCGTAATACGAGTAGTTAACTGATCGATATTCTCTGAATCATTAATAGTGATCTCTTCTAACACGTTTTGATTACGTAGATCAATAAAATAGTAAGAAGTATCGTAAATCCCTAGCTTATCTACCCCAAACGGATCATCTAACCATACTTCAATGTATCCTCGTTTAACCGTTAATTCAGGTGCTGGAATACTAAAGTCTCCATTTTCATCTGAAGTCACACTCCCACTAATTAATTTGGTATCATTAAAATAACGATATAAGATTAAGGTATTTCGAGTGGTTGAATGACCAGGAATAGTTAAACCTCTTTCTTCCGTTGCCCAGTTCTTAGGTAAGGTTAATAATGTTCTATTTAAATAAGCTAATTGTTGTACGGGATAGTTGTTATCTTCATTAATCGCTACTTGAGATTTATTATCTAAGTAGATAACTTTATCTTTATAAGTCAATGTATCAATATTTGCTTTAACAGTCGTACCATCATTTACGATACGTTGCATCACGTAATCTTTAATATGGTAATGATGAGATAGTGTATAAGCTTGATTTGGTTGTAAGGTTATTTTATATTTTGGTTTATGCTCAAAATTATTTGGGGCTAAATATAATTGAATTGGTCGATAAGGAACCAATTGATGTTTACCACGTTCAAAAGAGAGATTACGATTATTCCCAATATCGCTATAGTTATCAATAGTAAAATAAGATGGGTTAAACCAATTTGGTAAAACATCATTAAATCGAATCGCTTGATAATCTAAGATCAATCCTGTTTGTTCAGCTGTATAAGGAATATTTAGATAGTAATTATGATACTCTTCAATCTTAACTTCATTCTCATCAATCTTAAAGCTACGATACTGTCCATGAATATTATTAATTAATGTCTTTTCGTAATTAGTTAAGTAATACGTGATATCACGTTCAACTAATTGAAATAATCCTTCCTCTTGGCGTTTCCAAGTACGGATAGAAGTTAATTCGTTCCCAATACTATTTTTACCTAATCTGTGTTTAGATCTGATAAACACCGGTTCATCCGTAAAGTAACCATTTACGGTAAATAAAGAAACGATGTTTCCTTTCTCATCTTCAACGATATCAGGCCAACTATCATCGTATATACACGTATAAACTTTATTTAAATTCTTCTTATTTGCAAAGTCTTCTAACCCAATACGATAGTAACGTTCACCACGTTGCCATATCACACTACCCTGTACATGTACCATGATTTGATTTTGATCATTTTTAGTAAACCAAATCTTACCACCATTATACGGAATGAATTTATTTTTATTCTTCGTATTTAATGGAAATAAGTATTCTACGTTTTGATATTTTGGATAAGTGAGATAATTTGGTTGTTCATCCGCTAATTCTAATTCATTACCTTCAATATCTTCATGGGTGAAATAGTTTACATGATATTCAACATTTGTAATATCGTTAAAATGCCATTGTAATGGATAATGATCAATGGAAACGTAACTATCAATCTTACCTTCTGGATTATAGCGAACAAATGGATACCGGTATACTCCACCAACAGTGATTCTAAATTCATTTACCCATGGATAATAAGTAAAATCAACTGTACTGTTTTCAAGATAGCTTTCAATTTGTTCTTTTAAGAAAGCTAATGATCCTTTTACTGGAGTAGCTGTAGTAAAGGTATCCCATCCAGGCATCGCACGATAGATCAACTGAGTATCGTTTTCTAGCTTATTAACTGTATAACTTTCAGGATAATAATGATAACGATAGGTATCAATTATATCATCGTTACTGACAATATCTAATACCACTGATTGAAATTTATCTTGATGTAGACTATATCCTACCGGGTTATAAACAGCGCTTTTATCTACCCATTGTTCATTTAAGCTATTTGCTTTAAAATCTTTTGCTTTAAAATGACGTTGTGTAATACGATGACCATATTTAGTAATCACTAATCCACTCAATTCTACTTCACCATCACTAGTGATACTCACTACCCCATCATTAACCGGAATGATTCCTTCCGGTAAAGGTATCCATCTTGATCGCTTGATGTTTTCATTACTTTCAATTGGACCATAAGTGATACTTCCATCACTATTCTCAGAAATGATCTTATAAACATTTTTAGGATTAAGATCATCTTTCGTAATCCCATCGTAATAACTTTCAATTGTACTATAATTATCATAGTCAGCTAAATAACCATAATCATCAATATAACGATTTTCCTTGCTTTCTACAACGATTCCTTGGGTTTTAAACGTTCCATCAGGATAAATCGTTAATCGTCCATTTAAGATAGGGATAGGATAAACCTTATCACCTGTACTAGATATGATTTGATCATCAAATGAAACAAAGTGGTATTGTAATACTTCATTACTATTAAAGACTTCTTTCGTTAAGAAAGGATTAGCTGGAATTGTAAACTTATCGTAAGAGGCATGATGAAATTGAACGCTATTCTCATCTCGATTTAAAATGATTTCATTTCCAGCAAGATAGCGTAATTTCTCAAAAGGACTATAGATACCCGGTTTAACTAATTTATTCCAACAATAAACTTTACCAATGACTTCAATGGTACCTTGTGGATAAATAAAGACAGCAGATTGTTCATCCGCTACACCTACTGGAATAGCGGACTTATGTTGATCTAAGTCTTCAATTAATGGATGTTTATAATCACTTAAATCAGTTCTTGGTTTATAGTTACCCGGTTTTAACGCACGCCAACTTCTATCTAACGTTAGATCAGAAGGTTGGAGCGGTTGGGAAGGTGGATTTGTATTTTCAGGCACCATTGTAATAACTCCTATAGTTAAGGTAGTATGAAAATCGGTGGAAGATCAATTCTGGTAAATATTTACCAGAAATATGTTAACATACGAGAAGATATCGTATGACTGTCTTTTTACCGATTAAAAAGATAAGTTTATTTGCAAATAAATTTTTAAAAAGAATAATAAAAAGGATACGGTAAACATGTTAAAACGTTACCCTTATGATCCGACCGGACGGTCTACGGATAACTTAGTCAGTACTGAAAGACATGTCTTATCTGGTAATGGAGGTGATATCCTCTTTCCAAGATATGGGGCTTTCTTTAATGATTCGTTAGTCGTAAAACAAGGTGAGAAGAAGCTCATCTTTAACCAAGATTATCAACTCTCTTTCTTTTGGCAAGATGCTACTGTGAAGGTAGGTGCACCTATCTCCATGGCATTTCAGATATTGAATGATCGATTGATTGGTGAGATTCAGATTGATTACCAAGTGGTAGGTGGTGAGTACCAAGGAACTATTGAAGCAATAGAACAATTGAAGAAAACATTACCTAAGATGCATCGTAATGTATTTTGGGATGATGTGATTAATAAACCAGAAGCTTGGGTACCTACAAGACATTTACATCAGATCGATGACATCTTTGGATTAACACCATTAGCGTTGGCCTTAGAAGAGTTAAGACGTTCTTTAGAACATCAGTCTGTACTGAAATTAAAAACCGTATACGATCGTTTCTTAAAACTAAAACAATACGTAGAGAATACGTTAAATCAAGCTCGATCTAACGATGACCTTAATCAAATCTTAACTAAAGTTAATGAAAAGGTACAAGAAGCCATTCGTAACATTGATTTAACAGAAAAGATGAATCAATTAGAGACGAAGATATTAAGTAATGTCGATACTAAATATAATGGAAGTATCAAAAGTCATGAAAATATGATTCGAAATCTCATGAGAGAATCCTTGGAACGTTTAGATCAAATCACGACTCAACGAGATGAACTTGGTGCATTAGCGAAGAAATATCGTACCTTTAATAGTTCAGTTCAAACTTTCATGACGAACGCGAATGGAAAGTTCACTGAGATTGATAATAAGTTTAATCAGATCAATACAAAATTTAATGAAGTCGATCTTTCTGTTACTTCTAAAGTTCATGATGCCGAAACATCATTAAATACGGTAATTAATAATGCGATTACTAATCTTGAAAATAAATTAAATAAAAAGATTTCAACTTTATCTAATACTTCAAGTAGTAGTCCATCTACCCCAAGTATATCTCAACAAGAGTTAGATGATCTTAAAACGAAATTAGATCAAGAAATCCAAAATCGTACTTCAGAAGATGCAAGTATCAAAAGTGGATTAGAACAGTATAAAACGTTCTTAACTCAGAAACGCGATGAACAATCTGTTCGTATTGGTGCTCTTGAACAAAAACACAATCAGTTAGAAACGCGAGTCAATGATTTAGATGCACTTGTAAATGCCAATAATCAAACTCATACGACTAACTTTAATAATCTTTCTAGTAGAGTCGATGGAATTAATAATCGCTTAACTGAGGTTGAGAAGAAGGTAAAACAACCTGCATCAGCAGCAGCGATAGATACCTCTAACTTTGTAACGAATACACAATTCAATTTCTTTAAAAATCAATATCGAAAGAAATTAACTGAACTTGATGATAACTACGCTGACTTTAAGAAATGGTTACCTGCTATTGAAACGTTAGTTCAGAATAAAAGTCAAAGTACAGGTTCCGGTAGTGATAATCAACGTATTGAAGACTATATTCGTCGAGTAGAAGAGATAGCTCTTCAATCTGCCGCAAAAGACGATGAACACGATAGACTCATTAAAAATCTTCTTAGCCGTGCTTATATCATGGATGGAGGAATGACACCAACTACTGACAGTGTTGGTGCTGAACAGTTTAATCGAATGGAACAATCCGTTAACGATACGATTGAACGTCATCGTCGTGAATTCGAGAAGGTTACTAATAAACTTCAAGCAGATTTAAACAAGAAAAGTTCCGTTGATCCAGATGAATTAAATCGTACAATTAAGAAAATCCTTGATCAAAAAATTGCTGAAGAAAGAATTGCTTCACCTGAGTTTAATCTAACTAGACTAAATATTACACCAGATATTCCTACGGAACAAACTATCTCTGGTGGTAAATATATTACATCAAATATTATCTACATGGCAGATGATGTTGATAAAACAGAAGTAATCGCATTTGCCCCTACTACAACATTTGAATGGACTGCTTCATCTACTTGGGTGATTCCTGATAAATATAATGACATGATTGCTCAGGTACATTTAACTACACCGTTAAAATGGCAACAGCAACCAACTCGATTTGAGCCTAATGGCACAGCATTAACACCAAGTACGAAAGTTGCTTATATTCGTCTAAAAAGTGGTATTCCAATCGATTTAACCATTGGTGATGTCGTTTCATTTGGTACGATCTTTAGTAATGATGGTGTAAGTGATCACCGTATGGTTACTCCAGGTATACTGATGAATAGCAATGCTATCCCAACAAATACGATTGGTAGTTACGGTAAGATTACCGTCATTGTCTAAATAACAATATTAATGAAGTTAAGGAAAAATAAATTATGGCGAAGTTTGCACAAATTATCAATAATAAAGTCGTTAATATTGTTAACGAGGATCCTACAGGGAAATACCATGAGAGTTTAATCTGGTTACCTTGTCCAGATGAGACTACGATTGGTGATACGTATAACGTCATTGATGACGTATTCACAAAACCAATTACCTCGATTGATGCTGAGAAACGTAATCTACTACAACGATTAAATCAAGTCTATCAATCAAGAATGAATATCCTTTGTATCGATTTCCCTGAAGAAGAACGTGTTACTTGGAGTATCCAAATCGAAGAAGCAAGAGAATGGATGAAAGATAATAATGCAGAGTGTTTATTCTTACGTAATCAAGCAGAAGCTCGTAAAACGAGTATCCAACAATTAGTACCAAAAGTATTAATGGCGAATGCTTATTTTAGAAAGTATGCTGGTATCCTAACAGGTCGTCGTCAACTCCTTGAGGACTTTATTCAAGGAATCAATGATTCCCAACAATTGACTGAAGCGATTCGTAAGATTGAACTCTGGGAACAAGAGGAGTGGAAGTAATGATTTTAGAACCTTTAAAGATACGTCGTCCTTTTGACCCTACTGGTGAAAGTAAAGATAACTACGTACATGGTGAAGTGCATAAACTTCCTGTACAAGCAAGACGTATCATCGTCCCTCGTATGGGTGCCTTTTACGCAAGATCATTAGTGGTTCGTAAAGGTACGGATACGTTACAATTAGGAAGAGATTATGAGTTAGCCGCATTATATCATGATGCTACTGTAACGGTAGGTCAAGATGTTAATGTACTAATCGTATTTACTAATGACCATATTGTTGATGAGATAGAAATCGATTACCAAGTAGTCGGTGGCGAATACACCGGTACATTTGAAATGATTCAACAATACGTAAATACGTTATTAGTTGATCCACGTAAAGTGAGATGGGATGATATCTTAGCGAAACCTGACTTCTATGCACCACGTGAACACTTCCATGATATCAATGATGTCTATGGTGTGAACGATCTTGTTCCCGTATTAGAAGAAATCAGAAATGCGTTAATCCATATTCGTAGTACGGAGTTTAGACAAGTCTATGATCGATTGATAGCGTTGAAAGGTCGGTATGAAGTAGATATCGCTAACGTATTAGCGAAGTTAAAAGAGATGGAAGGTATCACAGGTGGTGCTTCTTCTAACTTTGAATCTATTCGTGCTAGTATTCGTGAACTCTTTGCGCAGATTGCATTAAAAGCGAGTAATACAGATTTAACGGATAAATACAATGAGTTATTAGCGGCTGTTCGTTTGAAAGCTAATCAGACTGAGTTAAATACAAAGTATGGTGAATTGACGAATAAACAAGGTGAACTTCAAAATAAAGTCAATGAAAAAGCGAATCAATCAGATCTACAATCTAAATATGATGACCTATTAGCTCAATTAGCTACTAAAGCTAATCAAACTGATTTGATGGCGAAGTATAATGAGTTATTAACCAATATTAATAATTTCTTTACTGCAGATAAAAAATTAAAGAACCTTCATATTCCAATTAGTGGTACCGCTGGTAATCAGGTTGAATTAAAGAATGATGGGTTATTTGTTAAACCAATTACGATTGAGAATGACTTAAATAACTTAGTTCATGTTCACAATAATGGGCTATACGTTGGACCTTATCCACCTCCACATTTAGTGGAAACTTTTGTCGATGCAGTAAATGGTAGTGATACGACTGGTAATGGTACTAAAGCAAACCCTTATCAAACCATTAATAAAGCGATAGCGATTGCCCATGGTTATCGTCGTACGATTAAAATCATGGAAGGTCAAGATCATTTGATTCAAGATGCATTAGATTTAAATAATGATCGATTAATTATTGAACCTTACGGTCCTCGTTTTGATGCATTACCTGAAAACATATGGGATAGAAAAGCAGCAACAGAAGATGTTTATCATTTGGGAACTTCTATCTCATTTCGATCAAGAATAACATGGTCTATCCATTTATTTAACTCACTCTTTAATGGTGCGGGTGAAAACACTGTCATTATCCATGGTGTTAAATTAAAGAAATATGATCATGCATTAACAGGTCAACCAGGTAAACAAATGGCGAGTTATGTCGGTATTGATGATTATCATGCCAATGTTGATTTTGAATTCCGTTATTGTGGGATTGAATTCATGGGAAATAATCCTAATAACGTTATGTTTACTGGTACTGGTGGTTTTGTTAAATCAAGAATGATTAACTTAGTTAACATGATCGAAATTAGTGGTACTGGTCGATTATTTGATCATTTTAACTGCCCTAACTTTATGGTGACTATGTATGGGTTAGTATGGGATCGAGAAGGCGGTAAGTATCTTCGTCAATATATGCCTAACTTGACTCGAATAGGAGATACGATTGTTGGTGTTAATTTAATTAGTGCATCAAATAATATTTGGTTTCCTATGACCGCAAATCAAACTACAGGTAATCATTTTTCCTTGTACTGTAACCCACAAGATAATGCAAGAGGGTTATATGCTGATGCGCCTGGGTTGAATAGTGCAACATTCTCATTTACACCTAATGATATTGAATTTGTTCGACTTGATAAGAAGTTTAAAGCAACTGAAGTAGTTCAAACCTCTGATATTCGATTAAAAGAAGATATTCATTTAATCAATAATCCTATTGAGAAGATCAAACAACTTCATGGATATACCTTTAGATTTAAGAACAATGAGAAAACCTCAGGTGGGGTGATTGCTCAAGAAGTAGAACAAGTCCTTCCTGAAGTTGTTGATACGGATATCAATACAGGTATGAAATCAGTTTCTTATAATGGTATCGTTGGATTACTTATCGAAACGGTTAATCAACAACAAAAACAAATTGACATATTGACTAATACAGTAAAGCATCTACAAAAAAATAAATAACTGCATAGTGGTGAGTATAGGGATATCCCTATACTCACCTATGTTTTATTCAGGTAAAGGATATCTTTTATGGATAGCTAATTTATCCATCATTAGAACAACTTCTGTTCTATCTTTCAGTAAATTCTCTCCTTTATAATGATGATAAAATGCTTTATCTAAAACACTTTTGATTTGGTTAAATCGAGTTGGATTTAAATACTTCTGATAGATAGGTAAAACGACTGTATAAATTAAAGGAATATGAAGAAATTCAAATATCCCAATATACGATTCCATTGTAGTTTGGAATAACGCTTTCATCTTTTCGTCTTTGATCCTATTATATTCTTCATAGATTGCTTTTTGAAGAGCGGATAAGAGTAATAGGTTATCTGTTTTAACAGTTGTATCAAATAAAACATCAGTAAGTTCTTCATAGATTCTTCGATCTAAATGATCTGGGAATCCTTTATATTGACGAATAAAAGAGACTAACATCTGACAGAGTACACCATTAGATAAACTTCCTTTATTATAAGAGATCTCGATGTAATCAACACTTTGACAGCGTATATGAAAAACATTATCTCCCCATTTATAAAAGAAAGGACCCTCTGTTCTTAAAAATTTATAGACTCCAGGTAATCCAATATATTTTATACCTTGAAAATGAAATGAATAAGGTACATTACCGTAATGAAAATACTCACCTTCTTTCATACGTGAAAAACGATATCTTAGTTGAAGTTCTTCCTTAACTAACTTCACCCCTTCGATTAAACTCATTTGATTCTTACTCCTTATAGTAACTACTGAAACATAATCGGTATCAGGATCATATCTTTACAATAGATCCTGATATCTTTTTATAATAAAATATTAATTTACGTTTTGAACAAGAGTTCGTTTAGCTTCCTCTATCACCGTATCTTTTCTAACGGATACCCAAGTAACTTGATCTTTATCAATCACCTGATAGATTTCATAGATGACAGAAGTATCGTGTTGTACGACTACAAAATTGACGCCATGACAAAAGAATTCAAAATACTTTCGACCATTATATTCAAACGATGGTGAAGTGATAGGTTGTTTAAATTCATTTAACCAGAAACTACTAATAAATACGAGTTCATCTTGTTCAAAGTTCATAATACAATTACCTTATTTATTAAAAAGGAATATCTTCATCGGTAATATTAGAAGGTCCTATTCTTTCTTGTTTACCAATATGCTTACATGTGAAAGTAGGATTACGTTTCAGAATACGATCAACAATAGCATCAAGTTGTTCTAATTCTTCGTAAGACTTACATTTACCTACAACACCAATTAGCTCACCATTCACTACAAGATTGTTAATATAAGGTAATTCAACATTCAAATCAAAAACAAATCGTTTTATGATTTCATCTGTTAATTGATTTGGGTTGCATCTAAAGTCTAATTCAAAAGATGGATTAGGAAGAGTAATGTTGATCTTTTCTTTCGTATAGAGTTTATAGAAAGTATCGTAATCCACACATTCTGACATCATAAAGATATCATAAGCTTCACGAATATCTTGCCCTTCCACTTCAATAGATACTTCAGAAGATAATTCGGCTAACTTACTAAATAAATGATCGAAATGTTTACATGTTACGAATAAGGGTTTAGTAAACGTTCTGACTTGAGGTAATGATCGTCTACATTTATGATTGATAATAAACAGATCTTGTTCATTTAAATCAGAAACTTCAATCTCTGATTTAAGTTGACTATTGATGAGTGATTCTAAGATACCTACATGGTGTACGGAATATGTTGGAGTATCAGTATTATCAATAACTCGATAAATGAAATACTCACATTTCATCCAACTAAAGGTATCAATCTTTGGATAGCAGATCAAATATGGAATATCATCGATAGTCATCAATTTAACCATAAAAAGATCATCGTATTCGTATTCAAATAAATGAACAAGATCATCATTCTCTAAGATAGATCCCATCTCATCGAAATCCATGTCATTTAAATCAACACCTTTGATATACTTACACAACCATTTATCAATATAACCACTACCATGCTCTAATAGGGTTTTACCTTTAAGTTGATTAAGTAATTCAGTTCTTTCCATTTTAGTTTTCTCCTTAATAGTTTAGATAGGGTTCTAATTAGGTAATATAGGTTTATTCAGTTTAAGCGTTTAATACGGTATGTGATACTATACTTAAAATTAAGTATAATCACTAAAATATATATTTTACATTTAGTTAACTAAAAAGGAATCTTTATAATGTCCTTAAATAATGAATATAATTTAAGTAAAGTAAAGTCTATCGTAGATGTGATTAAGAATACTTTAATCTTAACAGACGAGACTTTACAAAAGGTAGACTTTGATCAATTTATCTTGATTCAATTACCTGTTAAACATGATGATACACAAGTTCAATTTAAATTTGATACGAAAGCCTCTTTAAATGTGCCGTATAAACTTGAATCAAATCAAACCTTTTCATTAAATCGTTTAGATGCTTCTGCGGTATTAGAATTAGCAGGATTAACCAAACGTGAATTCGATAAATCTGAATATGAATCTATTCGTCAACAGTTATCGGACTATGGTGTATTAACGGTTACTTCAGGAAGTATTAATGATGAAGAAGGTGATGCGAATTGTGTATTTAGTATTACTGAATTAGGTGATAAGAAGATTAAAGCTAATTTTATTGATTGTGCTAAAAATGAGAAGTTAGCTAATTTATTTGATATCTTATTCTCAGGTAGTGTAGATCTTACTTTCAAAGGTAAAGAGATTGAGAATAAAGTGCCATTCGATCCAAATAATCCACCCACTCGTCCAAATGATCCAATGGAACCAAGATTAGAAACGGATATTTCACCTTTCTTTAAGAACCGTAATTTAGGCAATATTAACTTAGCTAATTCAACTGTACATTCTTAATAATTATTAGGTATTATCTTACGTAATAGATATGTGACTAAATAACTAGTTAAACGAAAAGTCACACGGATATAAATACTTTAAAAATAAAAAAGGATAAACACATGTCTGATGCAAATTTTGTCGATCCAGCCGTACCTGCCAAGAAATCTTTCGTTACGCTTAAAGACTACTTCAAGGCACGTGTCATCGAATTAAACTCTGATGCTTCCTCATTAGACTTTACTGACTTTGATGCCACTGTTGATGGTAGTGCGAAGAAAATTTCTTTAGCGCTGAAATCGAATCACAAAAATCGCTATGTGTTAGCAAACCCAGTTGACTTCACTTATGGTGAAATCGACTTTAATGGCTTGATGACCACTGTACTTGAGTTTGCTCAAACTTACTCAAGACATCAACGTGATGACGTGATGAACGCATTACCAGATGGTTTAGTTAGCTCATGGGATGATGAACATCAAAAAATAAAAGTGACTGTAGCAAGTACTGCAAACACTTTTGGTTTTGAAAGCGATGATGCCACTTTAGTTACTGCATTATTCCAAGATGCAGAATTTGAAATCTCTTTCGTTGAAGATGCAATCAACGTAGGTGACAAATTAAATAATACTACAATCAATGTAACATTATCTGAATTCGTTGCCGGCTAATAAATCGTTAGTATAATGGTGAGGTAGGGAGTTCCCTACCTCACCTATGTTTGATGGGATTAATGATATCCTTCTTTTCCAGTATAGAGTCGATGAAGATATTTGATTAATGTAATATAATGGATTAATTGATCATGGAAATACATCCAGTCTTCTTTAATATCAACAAAGTCTCTTGTTTTATCATGTGAGTCAATATATAGATTGGTATTGGTACCATTCGTTGCAATTTTTACATTATATCGATCTTCCAGTAAAAGCTGTTTCATTGTAAAAGAAATTAAGAAAAATAATTGCTCTTCACTCATAGGTGAAATATATAATTCATTATATATTATAGACCCATCTTCAAGATGATAAATATAGGTCAATTGAGGTCTTTCAAATGATCGAGTTATCAGATTATAAAAAGCATCATCTTGAATCAAATCTAAGATCACTTCTAATGAACTAAGATCTTCATCACCTTCATGAATCAATCGTTGTAAATCGGTAAGATAAACTTCTTTATTTTCTTCGATAGTAGATATTGGAATGATATCATCACTTAAAAACAATGATTTGATTGTGTGTTCCATTTAGAATTCCTCCTCATGTAATTTAATTGTATTAGTAAAACTGATTAACCATTCTTTAGTAGGAACGATGTTATCAATTGTACAAAGATCAATATAGTAAACCGATTTACCTTCTTCTTTACTGATAGTAAAGTTATCAGCATCAAGACGAAATTGATTTTGATAGAATAATTTTCTATTTTGACCCAATACCGTAGTCTGATGCATGCTAATTAATATATTGAGAAGTAATATGGTATCTTTAATATTCTTTAGATCCGTAGTTTCATCATAGTGTTTAGAAACTAACGGAAATGAACACAAACGCCAAATAAATAATGAGGATCCTTCTATTACTAATGATTCTAAATCAACGAGATTCTGTTTCATGTTTCTTACGTGCCTCTTCTAATTTCTTCTTAATAAATGATAAAAACGATTTACGTTCTTCTTCTGTGCAATATCCTTTCTTCTTTTCCATTCTTAAATAAAGAGTATTGATAATTCGTAATTGATTACGATGACCAAAATCATATTTCTCAAAATGAAACTCTGGATGTTTAACTCTTAACTCAACAAGTATCTTATTTAACTCTTTATTAAATTGTTTAAAGCTACCATGATCCTTTACCCAGTAATCATTCACTTTAAAATGATCTTTCTCATCCATACTCGACCATAAATAAACATGAAGTGATTTATTTAAAACCACTTTGGTATTCTCAAGAAAACGATTCTTAAGGTCCACGTATTTCTTAATATCATAAGTGGCTTTTTCATCTTTTGAAATAAAGTATACTAATGAAAAATGATAGTTGGTTAAGGTACGGATAATATTCGTAATAATCCCAACATGATCTTTGATACTGTATAATCCATAGTGTTTAAAATACAGTTTTTCAGAATCCTTCAGATTACGCTCTAATCGCTTAATTTCGCGATAATAAACATCTTTAAGACTCTTCATCAACTCTGGTCTATAATCTTCTCTAATGCGCTCTAATCGCGCTAAAATACTCATCTTTATCTCCTTTACTTAATAGACATATATCCTCTGTACACGCAATAGTACAGAGGATATATTTAGTGTATAATTTATTACTTATCTACCACATCATCTTCAAGATAACGTAAGATACGAATCAATTCATTCTCTTTAACTTCATCAGATTTGAATTTAATAGGATGAATAATACCATAACCATTATACACGGTTTTTGTATCTGTACTGTGCTGATGTAAATCAACTACTTGAAGATCAATAATTTTCTCAGTTAACTTGTTGATATCGCTATATCGTATTTTACTTCCATCGATATAGAAGTATTGGATTTCATCGTCATTATTACTATCTGTTTTCACTACGTAGTAAGGTAATTGATGATGTAGGATAGAGTGTTCAATTAAACGAATCGCATGTGGATCATTTGGTTTAAATTTAAAGATCTTATTGATTTTCACAAACTGATCTTTATCGGTGGTTTCAGGATTATTCTGATCTACGTAAGGTACATTTAATAATCGTTTTACGGTATCAAGTTCATACTTAAATAGATTATATAAACTATAAAGGATATCAACACGATCTACTTGTAAGAAACTATAAGTTGATGCACGATATAATTGATCTTCTAAATGAATACCAGTATCAACCGTTTTTTCAAAATGTTGAAGATAAGGACCATCAATGACCTCAATATGATCCATCTTTAATCGTAATGGTTTAGTTGAATGATAAATTAATACCGTGTTCGTATCAGGATGTTCAAAGATATACGTACTAACGATATTTTCAATTAATCGGTGTTCAGCATTAATTTGTTGATAAATCTCATGATGACTAGAATCTCTACTAATCACGGAATATAGATAAACCTGATTTCCTTTATTAATATCTGATTCAAATAAAGAGGGTTGAATCTCTTCATTAATCATATTGAGTAATTTGGAATTCTTTTCTTCATCTAATAGATGATACTTATCGACAAAATAAATTGAGATATACGATTGAACAGGATCATGATGATTAATATTAAATCCCACCGTATAATCAATATTTCCAATAAGTCTCAAGATCTTCGAAATGATCTTAGTAAATTCATCATTAAACCAAGTAATCGGTTGATTGATCAAATACGTATCTGTATCCCGTTGTAAACGTGTTGAAATATGTAGTGTAAACATATGCAAGGATATCCTTTTTTATATAAAAAATAATAGTACTATTGATGTCTAGGAGAGATATCTCTCCTAGACATACTTTTTGTTAACGACTAATCGTATAGGTAGCACTTTGATCTTTTAAACACTCTTCAACATCATCCATCGTATATCCGAAGTATTCAATGACTGCTTCAGTCATATCGAGTTTTTCAAGATAAGGAATGATTTCACGTAAACTGAGTTCACGTTTATTGAAAAGAATCTCATCATCAATCAAATACTCGGTAGTGTAATGATGATCACCTTCTAATACCCTGGCTTTAACAGAAGTATCTTGAGTTAACTCAAACACCATTTCAGCAATCCCACCTACCTTAGTCGGATAACCAATCAATAACATGTTTTCAGAAACACGATCATACGCGTAGTAGTTATCGAAGAGTTCTTCGGTAGTACCGTATAAACGACATCCTAAATAATAGATATAGTTATCCACTGATAACCATTGAGTAGGATCATTATTCTTCCGAATATACTCATGTAAGATACCACGATCATAACCAGATATCTCAGGTGGTGTATAGAGTAGTTGCTCTAAGAAATCTTTACCATCTTTGGGTTCCAATCGACGACTATCACCTGCTTGTTGGTATTCGTTATTAATACGTTGGATTTCACGTTGTAACCATTCGATACTATCAAGTTTTAATCGATCATCCACATTTAGGTCTAAACTATTCATTGCTGTCTTGAGGTCTTCAATAAAAGCAATAGTAGATTGTCTAACCGTATCTGAGGATGGAGTATAGGTTTTATAGAAATCTAAGATTTCACAATAGCCTGGAAACATCCATCCTTCATCAGTTAAATCTTTTTGAATATGATCTAACTCTAATGGATCATCGGATTCTAAGATAACGATGTTATACGTACCAGCATAATGACTAATTTGATTTGGATTTAATGGATTGGCTAACATGTTTATTCACCTTCTGCGGAGGATTTAGGAATGGAATTTAGATATTCAACGATATCTTCTTTTAATTTATTTGGATAAGGTAAGGTATAGGTTTCTTTTGATCTATCCGCCCAATAGAATACTTGAGTATAGTTTAAAACCATTAAATAATTTCCATCACCATAATCAATTAAAAGTAGAGGATAGGTACTAGATGATGATTTATTCTTTCTCAGGAATGCATACATTGGTTCATCGTAGATACCATGTGGACCTTCAATAACAAATGAATAATGGTGATGTTTTTTACCATCGTAGAAACTAAAAATACTATCAATATCCAACTTGAATGGATAATGGGTATCAATTAATGTATTGAGTTTATTGATAGTTTCCATTTTGTCTAATAATTTCATAATCTTTACTCCTTATAATAGATGAAACATAATGGCGTGAGATATCTTTAACATCTCACGCATTCTAATAGATAATATAAATTTAGTAATTAGATCAATCTTCTGAATCTTCTTCATCTTCCGTACTTAATGATTTCTTTAACATGTTAAAATAAAAATCACTAATACTAGAACTCACATTAAGTATTGGATAATTTAGCGTATCATAACACTCCATTTCACTCTGTGATGATTGCTTATACTCTTCAAAGGATTCAAATTCGACAATTTCAAATACAATTACCTTGACACTCTCATCTTTATTTTCCATTCGAATATAAAGATGATCTTCTAATTCAACGATATACAGCCAAGATGGATAATCTCGTTCTAATCGTTGTTGTTGAATCTTTTTAAGACTATTTGCTAAATGGGTGTCTTTAAGGTTAATTTCAGCGTTATATCCTTTATAGACGTGTTTAGGTAACTTCTCCCATATTTCTAATGGAACATCAATCTTAGTAATTGGATTTAATACCGTCATGAAATAGGGTTTAAGATGTTTAAACATAATTTACTCCTTTTGTTCTTTTAAAAATCTTTTTAATTTTTCACGATAATAAATCGTAGTCATTTTATTTTGATCATTAAATAGATAATTTAATGTATTGTATCGATTCTTTACACTATCAGGTATCTTTTGATAATATTTTCGTGACTCGATCTCAATAATTTCAAATACTGACACATCAAGATCATCATTTTCTTTGTTTTCTTTGTTTTCTTGATCAAGTTGAATATATAGACATTCATCTAATTCAATAACCTCTAACTTAGATAAATAATCAATCTTCAATCGTTGTTCTTGTAGTCCTATGATTTCTATAAGAGCTTCTACCAAGCTTTTATCTCTAATATCTTTAAAAGGATCATATCCCTGATAAACATTCTTAGGTGCATTATCCCAAAGTGTTCTAGGAACACTAAATGATGTAATTGGATTCAATACTGTTTTATAATTAGGAGTTAGATATCTCTTAGCCATGATATATTCCTCTTAGTAATATTAAGTATTTTATCACTAAATTTAGTTATGTATACTCATCGGTATACGTTAATTAAAATTAGGATAAAAGAAAATGAGTTTAAATAATTTTAATTTCGAACGCAGTGTAGAACGTGTATTAAAAACCGAAGCAGGTTACGTTAACCATAAGGACGATACTGGTGGTGAAACGAACTTAGGGATTACTAAAGCTACTGCATTAGAAAATAAAGACATCTGGGCAAAACATAATTGGAACGGAGATATGAAAACCTTACCACGTAGTTTTGCTAAAGAAGTCTATAAACGTAAATATTGGGATCGTATCCGTGGAGATCAACTCCATGAGATCTACCCATTATTAGCAGACCACATGTTTGATTTTGCTATCAATGCTGGTACAGGTGCTGCGGTTAAGCACTTACAACGTGCATTGAATGTATTAAATCGTAAACAAGTGGATTATGCGGATGTAGGTGTCGATGGTGCATTAGGTCAAGGAACCATTAACAGTCTCTTAGCCTATGCGCGTAAACGTGGTCAACGTGGTGTAGAAAACTTAGTATTAGCCTTAGTAGCAATGCAATGGAACTTCTACCTCTCTATTACTGAAAATCGTGAAGCAAATGAATCTTTCACGAATGGTTGGTTAGAACGTGCTTCAGATAAACTAGTTACGTACGCAAGAGAAATGTAACATAACTCCCTCATCTAGATGATCCTAGATGAGGGATATGTCTGACGGATATTATTTAATATCCTTAATTAATTTCATAGCACGGTTATGGAAGCTTTGAATATACGGAAGCGTAATATACGTAGGATCATCAGGTGTTGATGCTTCTGGTTCCTGATACTTGAGACTATGATCTAATGGAGACATCTTACCAGAGAATAATCGATATCCTGCCATTTTACCTTCAGTATGAATTTCTAAGTCGATTCGAATATTTTCTTTAAACCCGGCTTTAAAAAGTTGAATGAGTAATTCATAATTGACTCTTCTTTCCAAGAAACGATAAACAATTTTAATCTCTTTCACTTTATCCGTAAAATCCGTGAGCTCAGATTGTTTAATAAAGCTGACTTCGTAGTCAATATCCTCAAGGTACTGAGTTTGTTTATCACCCGTTAAGACTTCGAAGTTATAATAAATACCAACATTCTTAGCTAAGAATACACCGACTAATCGAGTATTTTCACCTTGATTTAAAAAGATAAAATTCGCATTAATATCACGGCTATAATCCATGTAAACGTACGTAATCGTATCTTCTTGACGAAGATTATTTTGTTTATACCAATCTTCAATCTTTAAAGATTTTAGAATAGGGTAATTAAATTCTTTATGGATTAATTTTGCTAATGCAAGTCGATTAACAAGATTTGTCATTTTATTTGGATATTCATTAATCCAATTTGTAACAAATTTCACATTTGCTTTTAAATCTTGATTTGACATAGTTTAAATCTCTCCTCTCATACGTTGCACTCGTATCTCAATGTTTTCACGTTGGATACCTTTAATTTCACGAATATCTGAAACTAAGAGATGAAAGTATTTTCCTAATTCATATCCAATATTTGAATAATTGATTGGTTTACCACTCCAATTATGATGGCTCTCTTTATTTGATTTAATTCTAAAAAGATAATTCAATCTATCTTCCATTAAATCAAATGAGTAAAACGCTTCTTGATGTTCAAAAGGGTAAAACATCGGAAGCAATGTTTTGATGTTACCGAGTAACATGTCACTTGGTAATTTCGAGTCTTCTAATAAGATGAATCGGGAATCTAATACACCATATCCACCTGATCTGGTAATATCAAATAATTTAAGATATGAAGCAAAGATAACGTAGGTCTTAACGTTACCATAGGTTAGTTGAGGACAAAAATTAATATAAGCACGAATTAATTTACCATCATCCTTATTAAATTGATATTGAATAGAATCCCCGTTACTTCCTTTTAATACGATAGATTTTTCATCATTCCGTTTAGGAATAACTTCATATCCATCCCCTTTAAGTAAGATAGGTTTATGCTTCTTAGCAAACTCAATTCGTTGATCAATAATTTCTTGAAAATTATCTTTTGGATACTCACCATTTAGATGGGTTGAAATATAATGATAGATATCAAAATCAGTCGCCATAGTCATCGCCTCCTAATCTACGATAATAAACTCTTCTAAGTTCATCAATTAATGAGAACAAATCTTGTTGTTTCTCACAAACTTCCACACTGCCGTCTTCTTCGTTTGAAAAATAAACATCAACATGTACTGTTAGTATATTTCCTGGAATATAATCAACAATTAATTTAATATCAATTAATTGATTACCATTATCAGGAACTTCTTCTAACATCATCAGATTCCAGTAACGAGTAAAATAATCAAATGAAATGGCTGTAAATGTAGTAGCATTATCAGTATTATAATGTTTACCAATATTTATACCAGCCATCTCAACACGATCATCATTATTTTCAATATATCGATAGATCTCTGCTAATGCATCTGGATAATACTTAGAGGTTAACATTATAGATCTCCTTTCTTGAATAGAGCTCATTAATCTTATATTGAATTTGATTAAACATCTCATCAATACGTGACATGTGAATAGGATCACGATTATAGATATCTCCTACAACACAACTCGTAGGATAAATATCTAAACTAATATAATACTCCGTTTGATTATCATTGCGTGATACTAGATAAAGTCGATATTTACACAACCCATATTTTGCGAATTCTTCTTTAACTGCTTGTTGACATTCTTCAAAGCTATCGTAAAAATGACCTGACTCTAAATAATTCACAGAGATCTCTGATGAGATCTCAATGGGTTCACGTGTGTTAATAATCTCAATTAAATCAAAGAGCGTTTCTTGAACGATAGAATAAGGTTTATCATTCAACCACACGATTGCTATTGCAACATGGTTACTCTTTGTATAATAAAGATCTAATGAAGTGATGTAATCTAATGCAAATTTCTGAACACGGTATCGTTTATCTAAATCAAGTAGATAAGCTGGATGTACCTCCGTGATATCCAAATCTAAACAATCATGAAATAGATAGAATAGTCTTGCAATGGATTCAGCACGAGTGAGGATTAACTCAGTGAGTTCAATACTGGTTTTCATTCAAAATCCCCATTTAACAAATGTATTAAATTTGCATTAGTGTTTTCACATTTTTCTAAGAAATCACCCATCTTAGATTGAATATGACTACCATCTGTCATTTCTGAATGATAATGAATATCGAGTACGATATTTAAATGGTAATCCACTAAGTAGGTATTTTTGTAGTGTTCACTACTACGATACCATACTCCTAATTTTGGACTTGATTCAAAATGTGAAATATATGGGGTTGCGATCAAATTCATAAGACTAGCTAGATTGATTTGACCATAATTGATTACAGTGCTAACCGTATTTGTTTCATCGTTAAGACGATGAAAATGTTGTTTAACGGTTAGTTTATAATCCTTGAACTGAATATGGTTATTATCCAATAAAAGTACTAAGAACGGACCAATACGATACGTACCAGTAGGTGTAACGTAGTATGCTTCTGTTGCTTTGTGATTATCAGGATTGCGTAAACATTTGATATACTCAGGATAATCCGGTACTTGAATGATTTCGAAACCATCTTCAACAGGTAAGTCACGTGGTTCGAATTCAGCATATCCTAAGATGCTGAATAAATGAGCCATAGTTTCAATAATGATGTGGTTGTGTAACATGGTGTATACTCCTTAACGAATTTAATAAAATAAATGAAAATTTAGAATTGGATCGATTAATAATTAACTATCAATCTTCATCTTGATCTTCATCCTCATCTTCCCATTCTTCGTACTCATCTTCTTCATAATCGGTATCAAGAAGAATATTTTCTTGGATACATTCTTCCACGATATTGATTAAATCAATTGGGTAATAAGTCACATTACCGTGATCGACTTCTTTGTAATACGATGCAACGATCATATCTCCTTGAAGTAATACAACAATCATATTTTCACTATCGATATCATCTTCATGAATATTGTATTGAGTGGTTTCAATATCATCGTCAGCATTCCATTCCTCAATGATATCTTGCCAACTACATGTGTTTGCACAATGATAATCACGAATATGATTGAATAAATCAATATTGTTCTTATTGATTAGATTTAATAATTCAACGGTTAATAATGACATGGGTTTTATTCCTCTTTTGTTTCTTTATCTGATAATGATTCTAATAATCCGGTTAAAAGTAAATACAAGTCAACCATTTTTAGTTGTTCATCCATGTATTCTTTATATTTCTTCGTATCTGTAAAATGTACAGTATCTTCTGATATTAAACCATCGCCAACGATATTAAATTTTATCATTCGATAGAAATAACCATCAACCCAGATATCTTCAATGAAAATATAATGATCTTTAAAAATAATATCGTAAGGATCAGATTCAGGATATTGTTCTTTGATCTCATTAATCTTCGAAACTAAATCATGGCTTACCATAATTTGTTTCTGAGGAAGATATGAATCACTATTTAGAATACCATATGCTTCTCTTGGAATAAGATAAACACACTTATCTTCTTCATTAGTAAAACAAAGATCAATAATTATATCGGTCTTTTTATCAAAGATAATCGTATATTCATCTAATTGAATATAATCCATACGATCATCGGGTAATGTTTTAAGAACAATATCTAAACACTTTATTCGTTTAAGTTGATCGTCTTTAATAAGATACTTGATTTTTGTATATACGGTAATAAAATCATTAGATTTAAGAATATCAACTAATTCATCCTTTTTCATAATTGAGAACTCCTGATATATTTGGTTAAGTATAAAATACTGTTAGTTATTAGAAATTAAAACTATTTCTAATTAGGTAATATAAGTTTTAAATATTCTTTCATTTATTGATTGAGCAGACATAGGTGAGGATAGGGATAACCCATCCTCACGATAAAATAGATTAAGCAAATTCGAAAGTAAAGCTTTCTCTGAATATCGTATTCAGGTTGGTTGCTTGACGTGTAACATTTAAATCATTGCGCAGGCTATTTAATTCACTACGTAAGGTGTTCACTTCGTTTCTTAGACTACTGATAGTTTGATTAATTGGATTAATTTGACTATTCACCCATTGTTGATAAGCCACATCTTGACTACCTGAAGTCACTAATGGGAAGAAAATATGACTATTTCCAATAGAACGATAGAGTTTAAATCGACCATTATCACCAGGTTCTACTTCAAATCCCCAACGATTACTACCGCGATATAAATCAAAACCAGCATAGTCATTATGATTTGGTGTTGCGATAGATACCCAGTTACGATTATTGTGTATAAGGGTACTTGGAATATTTCTTAAATTAGTATTCCAGTCAGCGCCTTGTGCGTCACGTATTTCGGTTACAGTAGCTAATTTATTATTCTGATAATAAAGACCATCACTCGCTAAATTTAAATTACCATTTGTTGCTTTATTTAATATTTGCAATTCATTATTCTGATTAATAACAAATCCGGCTCTATAATTACCGTTCTCATCAGCCATCGTAATTCGTTGTGTAAATTTTTTCTCACCATGAATTACTTGATCACCTGTTGTTCTAACAAGATTAGAGGAATTACCAAATTCATTAATCTTAGCTTCTAATTGATTCATTCGTTGATCTTGTCGTAATTGATCTCGATTAAAATCACTTCTTAATTCAGCTAATTTACGTTCTAAGTCATCTTTAGCCGTATTGATAAATAATTGTAACTCAGTTTTATTATTCGTAATTTGAGTAGATAATTCGCCTAAGCGTTGATTAACCAGAGCTTTAAACGCTTCAAAGTCTTGCATTAACTTATCAGTTAATTCTTTTAACTTACCATTCACTAACGCAGTTAACTCTTGTAGGCGTCGATCAATATCTTCCGTCTTCTGACGCATTAAAGCATTAATTTCATTAATCGCTGTTTCAATCTTACCTGTTAGTTCTCTCTTAACTTTATCTAGATCACCTAGTACTTCAGTCTTAAAAGTATTAAAGGAAACATTAATAACTCTTAACGCTTCCGATAATCTAAAGTATTCATTTACTAAAGTATCATATCCTGGATGACTATCTCTATCTTCTCTCGCTAATGCAATAATTGCTTCACGAATCGATTCTAATACCGCTTTAATGTGATCAAACCCAATAAAGTCTTTAATCGAATGAACGTGCTCTAATGGTGGAAAAACTAAGGGTTTTCCGATGATATCATCGTAGTTCGTCACTAATGGATCATTCGCTTGATTCGCTAACGCTTGTGCAATCTCAGTACTACCAATCGTGAATTGACCACCAATCGTTTGATACGTAATTAAAAACGTTCCAGTGATCTCACTATCAATAAATTGAATTCCACCATAAATCGGTCTTAGATTCTCTGTCTTCTCTTGAGCTGCTACCACTCTCCATTCGCAGGTAAAATCAATACTCTCAATTAAACGTTGTCCAGTTTGTTGATTAACAATTTCTAAACTATTTCTAAAGAAAGGTGCGTAACTCGGAATAATGACATTAAATCGACTACGATTCTCTGGTGTGATCGTGTGTGCTTCATTCACGATACGATTGTGTACACTCTTTCCTGTCGGATCATAGTCATACGCAAAGGTTTTTAATCTTGGCGGTAATGGAATAGGGTGTGTAAGGTTATTATCAGGCATTGATAAACTCCATAATGTTGATATATGCATACATCATTGACACACACGAATTGCTTTCTTAAAAGCTTACCGGTATTTCGGTATGTCAATACTAAAACATAGCAATGCTAGCTTGAGTATTGATCATTTTCTAGAAAATAAAACCTTTTATAAGAGTATTTAACCCATGTACACGTTATTAAAAACTGTGGGTAGACGACTTGATGAAAATGGATTAGTGGATGAGATTGATGCTTCTCAAGTGAGTTTGATGACATTATCTCAATACTATCATGATCTCTTTTTCATCATCAAAGTAGATGTCTATCCAAAACCCAAAGTACTTTGGTATAAAGATATTCCGTTAGAATATCAAATCAGTCATCTAACGATTATTGAATACCTACAACAACTTAACAATAAAACCATTGAACTACAAGATACTATCCCTGAGTATACCAGAGGAGAAGTCTATAGTTACGATGTAGGAAGTTATCCTTTTGAATATTACGGATCTCAACTTGGTGCACACAAGGAGGCTCGTTTAGAAGAAGAGGATAAAGAAGACTTAGTGTTATCCTTACCCGGTAAAGATCACACGGTATTAGGTCAATATAGTTTAATTGCAATCAATGGATTATTTCATTTCTTTGATTACAATAAAGATGGGTGGTATATTTTAGAAGGGAATAAGACAAGAAACAAACAACGTGATAAAACCCACATCAACGTATTAGACTTTACTCAAGTAGGTAAAGTGAAAATGATCCCTATTACCGATAAGATGATTAAACAACCTGGTAACGTTTCATTAAAAGATAACGTTTATATCGATTGTGAAGAAAGCTTTGTAGGTAAGACTGTAGGGATCTGTATTGGTGGGTATCTTCATTTGATGGATCACACTTATAAACAAATCAGTGATCATAGTCTAAAGATTGATTTCAATAATATTCGTTGGGAGACTCTCTATTACAAGATGAAAGAAATTCTTAACGTAGATAAGAAATTCCCTATTACTGAGTTATCTGATGATCGTGTGATTGGTTTTGAACTCTATCACGATAAAACAATTCGTAATCTCTTTAAGTTAACACAATCCTTCATCGTAGTGATTGATAACCCTTACGTGAAAATCATTGAAGAAGCCATTGGTCATATTGGTGTTCCAAAACGATATGAATCAGGTATACCTCCACTCTATCCTATACGTCTCGCAGAAGGCCGTTATCCGGCGTATAAAGCGATTAAAAACTTAGATGCATGGGTTATATCCATTGAGGACAATATCGTGCCTCTACAAGTGCGCTATCAACGAGAAGATGATGATTTCCATATCAGACACAATCAACCTTATGCGGTCAATGGAGAAGTCTATGGAACAGCTCACTACGTGAGATTCATCTCTGATCAATTAAAATCAGATAAACCTATTAAACCATTCATTGAGAGAGATATAAACGATGTTTATTACCGTACAACTGATAAGCTCTATTCTTTCTTATCTCAAGAGTAAAAAGTTCTTAGGTCATTTATTGATTATTGGTTCTATTCTATTATCCGTTTATTTAATCTATCGATACGGTTATGATAAAGCAACGATGAAAATCACTGCTGAGTTTGAACGTAAGATAGAGAAGATGATAGAAGAGGCTAATAAGAAATATGATCTATTAAATACGGAAGCAATAGCCTTACGTAAAGATCTTGAACAAAAGAATATAGAAAATCAATTAGCCTATGAGAAAGGAAAAGAAGATGCAGAAGATCATGCTAAACGGGTGCTTGCTCAGCATCGTGCTGACATTAAGCGCTTGTCAATCGAAGTCAATACCCTCAAATCTTCCAAAACTGGAAGTACCCGAAATACCGTATCAACTTCAAACACCACAAGTCGAGCCACACTATCAGAAAGATCTGCTGAATTTCTTGTCGGATTAGCGACACAGGCAGATCATACTCAACGTGAGTTAAACTTGTGTAAAGCAACGTTAGTGAGTTATACGGCAGCCATTAAAGCGTATAACAAGAAGATAGATGAAATCTATCAAAAATAAAAGATAAAACATCGTGAGGGGGTATAAATACCCCCTCACGTATGTCTGATGATTAGATTTCCCAATCTTGAAGATCCAGTTTATGATCGATGTTATATTTGATCGCATTCACAAAGATTTCTAACTCATCTAGATTCTGTTTACAAGATAAGAACTTCGATATCAATTTGATTACTTGTTGTATTAGAATAGGATAGTTCTTTTCACCATGTTCGGTTAAATGGCCATAGGGTTGTCTGAATATCTTTTCTTGATTATCAGAAGATGCATGGGTTATATTGGTAGTAGAATCAAATACTGAGGTGATCGTGGTATATTCAGAAAGTGTAACCGTAATTTCATTGTCTAAAACTTTAACTAATAGACTCACATGTTCTCTTCCAGATTCATTACGATGAATGGATTGTTTAAATCTTAAATCATACTCCGTAAAAAGTTGATTATAGAGTGTATCGAAATATTCCTCATTAGATTCATTACGTCTTGGATATACCCAATATTTTTTATTTTCATTTAACAATAATTCGAATACAGTTAAATCATTTGGAAATGAAAGTTGTGGAAGTAAGATAGTATTCTTAAAGAATTTAAAGTTCTCTCTAACGGTATCTGGATCTACTAAACTTACGTAAGAGAAATTCACTTTATCAGCAATGGTTGAAATATTAGTAACGGTACCTCCTTCAAACCAAGTAGAACAGCTATAAACATCAATCTGGTTCTTATCTACTTGTAGAACGGCTAATCCATTAAATGCTAATAGATACTCAATATTTTGATCTTTATAGTGTTTATCAATAAAATCAAGAATTACTTGATTAGGTTGAATATTTAGGATAGTAAAGTTTCTTTCACTTAAGATAGGTTTGATTGGTTTAGTTGTCATGGGTATACTCCTTGATAAATGATTCATATCTGATGGTTAGGGAGTATTAGTTCACTTGAGTAAGAAGAGTATTTTACTTCTTAAGATAAATTTTATTCTCTTACTTTTTAAATAGAATTTTTTGGTAAAATGTTACGTGGGGGAGAAACCCTTATGGGAAGAGGGGGGGAGATATGTGTGTATAGGATGTGTGTGTATGAGTGTAACGAATACACACACATCCTATACACTTCATACCTACTAGTAGTATACTACTAGTAGAGAGAGTAAGAGAGAAGAGAAGATGAATGAGATGAATAAAGTAATCATGAAAGATAAGATAAGAATGAAGAGAGATAAGAAGAGTAAAGAGAAGAGATAAGAGATCGAGTAGTGATGAAGAAGTGATCGTACTATACATTGAGGAAAGAAATAGAATGAGAAGAAGAGTAAGAGAGATAGGATAGAGAGAAGAATAACAAGAAAAATAGAAATGAGTAGAAAATAGAGAAGAGAGAAGAAATACCCTCTTATTTTTAGAAGAGAGTAGTAAAGGGTAGAATAGGATAGAAAAGAGTAAAGTAAGAGTAAAAAGATATAAACTATAAAAAAGTAAAAAGAATGAAAAAGATTAAAAAAAAAAGAGTAGTAGGGAAGGAAACCTACTACTCCGAATATCGTAAGAAGAGAGACTATAACTCTTCTACGATGAATGTATCTTGATCGATACGTTTTAAGTTCATCCAATAACCACCATGGAAGTAATCCGTGATATAGATAGCTTTTGATTGATTGATAAATGGGATATCATTTACAGTAGATGAAGTATCATCGTCATGGAAAGTCCATCCATAACGGATAGTTTGATCTTCATCGTAATCTACCTCATGCTCATTGAGTTTAGAGATGAGGTGATTGAAGGTAACAATATCACCTTGTTTTAAACAGTGGAATAATTTAGCCATGAGAGTATCCTCCTTAGGACTTGAATAAATTGAATAGGATAAAAATAAAATAGGGAGAGTTATCTCTCCCTAGAGTTTACCGATGAGTAGTTTATTCACTCATCACTGGATCGTAAGGAACCAAGTCTTGTAGTTCACGATCACAAAGTTCACATCTTAATTGATGTGATGGTACACCACGTACCTTTTCCCAATACTTACGATCAGTATCCACATGACGTAATGGATAGTCATGTAGATGAGATTGCCATTTAGGCTGTATCTCCTTCATCTCGAGGATGAATTTAGAAAGAGGATATCTTTCCATAGGTGTTCTCCTTAGAACATGGGTTTACAGGATAAAGAAATCAATAAGATAGATATCATTGCCAATATCCTTTCCTACTGATTTCAATTAGGTTATATAAGTTTAGAATTTGGATGCATTTGAGTAAAACTGAGATAGATCTTTTGTTTAGTAAGAAGAATCGTTACTTTATTATACGTATCTTATCTTTTTTGATGATCATGATCAGAAAAAACTATTGAAAAGATCTCTTAACTTAACAACACCCATTGTTTGCCTATCATGAGACATGTGCTAACGATGATCAGTATTCATAGGAGAGTAATCTAATATGAAGAGAATCTTAGGAACCCTTGTATCCTTGCTATGGCTAGTGACTTACAGTCAGTTAGGTTTAGCTAAAAATACAACAGAGGTAGTGAGTGGTATTGCGAGCTACTACGCAGAACAACACCATGGTAAGAAAACTGCGAATGGTGAGAATTTTAATATGCATGAGCTTACCGCAGCTCATCGAACGTTACCCTTTGGGAGTAAAATCAAGGTAACGAATTTAACAAATGGAAAGAGTGTGGTGCTACGAGTGAATGATCGTGGGCCCTATGTAAAAGGTCGTATCCTCGATGTATCCAAAGGTGCGGCGATCGAACTTGGGATGATCCAGCATGGTACGGCATCGATCCGTATCGAGAAATACTAGATCATCCTTGACAGTAAAAACTGAATACTTGGTTGTTGGATAGAGAAGACTAAGATCAAGAGATAGTGAAGATAGAATAGAAAAGATAAGATACAATTATGATATAATATATATGTCATTAAGATAATGCACCCATCATCTAGCGGTTAGGATACATCACTTTCTATGATGTCACCGGGGTTCGAATCCCCGTGGGTGTGCCATCTTACCAGTAATAAGAAAAAAGAAGAGTTTATCAGTAGGTGAGTATAGGATAGTCCTATACTCACCTATGTTTGATCAATTAGTGTTACCTAACTATTGGCGATAATCGTTATATTGAATATCATTGATAAAATTAACATTTGATAGTTTTAGATATCGAGCTAATTCCAAATCATTCACTTGAAATTGACGACCATGTAGTTTTGACCGTTCTTTCGAAGCATCATCAAGATGTTTAACCGATGAACAATAATATACGGAACAATCAAATTTACTAATAGTATACCCTTGATCAATTAGATCTTTGATCATCGGGAATTGTTCTTGAAGACATTGTTCAACAATGTCTTTATCGTAATTATGGTTATCTGGTAAGACAAGTAGATAAGGTAAGGATCTGAATTTATAGAATTCTTTTACGTTACCATCACTTTCTTCTTCAGTTGCATGATAGCAGGGATAGTCAATAACCAATGGTTTCATCTTTAGTTACTCCATGTATTTATAAAAGTTAGCGTAGATTAGATTGTAATACAAACTGAATTCTTTCTTTTCTGCATCCGTAATATCCATACGATGGATATAGGATGGTCGAAAATGTTGTTCTAATCGATATCCATCTAATTGATAGCCTTCTTCTTTTAGGGTATTTAGTTCAGGATACGTCTTGAAAAGAATATCACAGAATTGTTCTTTGGTTAATTCATCTACGATAGGTAAACGAATCGGACCAGATAAATCCGATAATGATTTAACACTAACGGATCGATTATTAACCGTTGTACTACTATCAACAAGTTTATAATCAGGACAACAACGTAATTCAGTTAAACCAATTTCCACACTGATACCATATCCTTCTGGTTTAATAAAATAAAGAATATTCCAGTCAGATGTATCATTAAGATATTCATTTAACTCTTTGAAATGAATAGTCGACTTATCATAACCGAACCATTCCTTCATGAATACCGGTAGAGTTAAATGATGTTCATCGAAACAAGTTATCACTTGAATATTGCCACGAGACATGTACGTCTTACTCACTTTAAGGTGAATAAAATTATTATTCCGACTAACTGTTCTATCGATGATTAACATCAAAGCTTCTAATGGTGTCATTTTTACACCATTACGACTAAAATCAACATTATAATTACCCATAATTTACTCCTTATATTAAGATTCGAAACTATTTAATAATTTAGACCATAAAGTAGAAATTATTGATGGTTATCTACTTCTTCATTAAGTAGATTAATAATTTTAACTAGATGGTCGATATTCTTGAACCATTGTGATGCGAAACGAGTAATCTTTTTATCGTGATCACGAATATCAACGATATAGTAACAACCATCTTTAAACCACGGCCAGTGTTTTACTTCAGTAAGATCAAAGCTATCGCCAGCCTCTGCTTGAATAATGATAACTTTAGCTTCACTACTAAAGTATGGGTTAGGATAATTTTGGTTTAATTGAATTTTTAATTCTTTCATGGTTTACTTCTTATAGTAATAAAAATAAAAAGATTAATAATAGAATATATTCCTATAGATTATAGATGGGATCAATGACATCTACTCTCTATAGGCGAGGATTACTCTTAATTATCCTCCTTTTTTCTTTGATGATACCTAGTTTTGTGCTCCTCAAAACTTTAAACTTGGACGATAGCCAAATCATTGTGAGTTGACGCCTATCACTCACCGATTACCGTAGGGACGCTGATGGTTTACGGATTTTATATCTAGACTGCTCACCTATATAGGCTTCTTCGTATCAACGTTTACGGTATCGATAAACGCTCTTCCATCCCTAGATCGACTTCAGACTTGCTAAATGCTTGTGATGATATCAGATACTTTCTAATTGACTAATATCTTGTTTTAAGAGATTAATCAATTGTTCATATCCTTGAGCAAGATGACGATGATTTACTACCACGTCAGTATTTTCATAAATCTCTACACTCCAAGCGTAGGATTTAGATTTTAATCGAGCACCAATCCATTGACGGAGTTCGACTAATGTTAAGAACGATCTCAATTGAGCTAATGAAACAGCTTCAAATGAGATATTCGATTGAGATCGCTTACCATCATGAGTGATGATAATCATGTAGGGTTTAGGAAACATAAATCCTCCAACTGTTTATAGAATGCGTCAGAAGGCATCTAAATCGCTCTCTGACGCATTATTATTACTTACGAAGAGATTCACCAATGGTATCGGCGATCTCTTCGACCACACCATCGCCACGACCGAATTTGAACAGTGCATATGCACCGGCAGCTAAGATACCGATACCAAGTACGGTAACAGTTGGTTTAACCCAACTACGTGATGATTTACTTTCAACTACCGGTGTAGCTGCTTGTGGTTGTTGTTGAGTTTCAGTTGCTTGGTTTTGAGTTTGTTGGTTTTGAGTAGTCATAATTTAACTCCTATAGTTAATGATTAGTTAGTTGAGTGAATATTTTATTTAGTAGATAACTATTAATAGTTATCTACTGTTTCGTTAAGTTGGTTGACAATACTAACCATATGGTCAATGTTGTCAATGCTTTGAGATGCTGAACGAACAATATCTTTATCGTGATCGGTAATAGAAATCGTGTACCATCCAGCATCTTTAAACCACGGCCAGTGTTTTACTTCAGTAAGATCAAAGCTATCGCCAGCCTCTGCTTGAGCCGAAATTATTTTAGATTCACTTCCTACGTATAGGTTGTGATTCAATTGAATTCGTAGTTCTTTCATTTTACCCTCCTTAGGATTATTATTAATAATAAAGGAATATGGTGGGATATCTATCCCACCATGATTTAATTAGCCGATTTGTTTCATGTAAACATCAGCTTGTTCTTGTGAAATGTGTCCAGCTTTTAATTGCTTCTGAACCACGTTGACGACTTCCTCTTCGGCACGACGTACACCGATATAGCCTTTAACGCCATTAGCAGCATTTAAGAATGCTAAACCACCACAGATGGTGGCTCCTGTATTAGAGCCCATTTTCTTACAGATGGCTGCGCCACCTAAACAGAATAATGTAGCAACTGTAGAAGATAAAACGACTTTAGTAGATTGTTTCATAATGTCCTCCTTTGGACTTGGTTAATATATGGAATGAGAAAGAAGACCATTCTACTTTCTCACTTAGATTATATAAGTTTACTTTTCCGATGCATTTTTCGTTTTACGAATAAAACGAAAAAAAAAAGAAGAGCATAGATGGAGGTATGGATATCCATACCTCCATCTAATGGTTACTTAATTTCTTGTAATGCGTAATATTCTGCTAAAATAAGATTGATATTTCTTATCATTTGATCCATGAGATCCATCGTATAGAAGAGTGTATTACGAAGTTTTTCATCATTAAAGCAAACTACCACGTTTTTACATTCATCGTATTTGATTTTGATGTGTTTATCTTTAAATCCTTTACTTATAGTAAATTGACATTTGATGCTATTTTCATCATCGATTGGAATTTCAATCACTTTTGTGTGTCTAATCACCTTATTAATCTCTAATAGATCATAAACAAATTGAACGAATTCTGTATCAGTGATCAGAAAATATCTTTCTTCATCATCAATTTCCATTCTGAATACAAGTACGACGTCATTAGTCAAAATATTTGCGTATAGGTCTAAACAAGATGTGGATGCAGATACATTCAGTGTGACTTTATGGAATAATTGATCATATTGTTCTAAAATAGACGTATAATCAGTGATATCCAGAATTCGATCATCTAACCCAAAACGAAATGTACTTACCATCTGTTCTAGGATAGCTAACACAGTGGGATTCACTGAATTAGATACGATTTGTTTTAGTTTCTCCTTAGTCATTATTTGATTAACGTATTCTTGAAGATTTTCTTTAATATACTTACTTAATGAAAATTTCCCATATTGGTAATTTAAATTAAATACCGCTTCTTTTTGACGCTTGGTTAATTCTTCAGCACTGCATTCAGCTTGGTGTGACTTCATACGTTGTCCTGATAATCTTTTTTGTATTATATCAAATTGATTATTATTTTCCATTACGTTCCTCCATTAGTCTATTGATAGTACGAATGGTATCTTCCATTTGATAGTATTTATCAAAGAATCCAACAATCGATGTTGTTCTTAATAATTTATCAGAAAGATAATCTTCTGATAATATCGTATCAAAATAGAATACCGGAACAATGTGAAGAAATCCAAATTTATCAAATTCTATTTCAAACTCTAAACGAGTTTCAAAACTTCCACTTAATTTCTTGTAGACCAATTCTACTAAATCATATTTGATTTTATCTGATTCGTCTAATCTCTCAATAGGTGACGGATCATACAACTTTTTAACACAGTAACGAATACTTTTTGTAATCAATCGAATGTCTTTAGACTGATCAAATAATTCCCAGAATAAAGAAGGAATTCGATAGATAACGTCAAGATCATCATGTGAGATAAATATCGCTCTAACCTTATTTTGTTTACGATCTGTAATAACGTAGATCGCTGTTCCATTATCCTCAAACCAAAGATCCTCTGATTCATATTTATCATCAGGATAATTTAGATCAAGATATTCATCGAATTTTTGTTTATCGATGTTATCAATACTTACATTTTTATTCTTGAGACTAACCGGATATTTAAGCACAGTTAATAATGTTTCAATGACAAATGGATAGTGTTTGTCATCACAAAAAACTTTATCTAAATTTAATTTTTCTCTTTCCATTTTAGCATACTCCTTATTTAATAAGTTAAAAATAAAAGAGTTATAGAGATATCTCTATAACTCTAAACTATTTAGTTAATTAATAAAATTCTTCTTTATCGAACCAATCTTCTACATCAGTATCAGATTCGATATAATTATGAATTATATTATAGAAATCATCATGGTTTTTATAGTATTCCACAATAACCTTTTCAAATAAACGTAAATACCATACCTGTGTATCCAACTCTTCTTGTTGAATCGCATATTTGAATCCTAATTCAGATAATCGATTCTTTATACGATAAACTAGATTACTACGATCAAACAACGGTCTATATCCGTATTCACGAGTAAATGCTTCGAAAACACGTTCACTAATAAATCTAAATTCTAATGATTTATTAACAAGACGATTTGATATAAATACAAAATCAAATGATTTAGCAAGTAACCGATGTAAGTTTAGTTTGTTGTTTAACTTTACATCACCGAAAGAAGTTTTATATTGTGTTTCCTTCATATTACACATCATAACTGGTGTAATTTCAAATTTATTTTTATCGTTATTAAACGAATCATTAAAACTAAAATATGGGAAACCATACCGGATACTAAAATATGGAACCATGATGGAGTTCTTAAATAACATGATGATATTCTTAAGATCTCTCATTTGATTAAAAATCATCGTTGCCAATGGTTCATCGTTTTCGTTAAGATCACGATAAGAAGAATCTGATTTATTCTCATCTATTACTTTTACATCAGAATAAATTAATACCTTGTCAATATCATAATCAAATATAGCAAATGCTGGGGATACACTGAAATCGGTTAATACCCAGAGATATTGATTTGGTTGATATTTATTTTTAATCCATTGTGGGATAGGTTGTAATTCTTCAAAGTTATGGATATTAAAATGTCTTGAATGTAAGATAGCTGTAGCCATGATTATACTCCTTTGATAAATTTATTGACATTGATACCATGTTTGATGTGTTTATACACTTCTTTATTTAAAATAACAAGCAATTAACGGCATTCCGTATTCATCACAACTATCTTCAAGAAGATATTGCAATTTGAGAATACTACTCTGAAGACTCGTTACAGTACTTTGACTGAATAAATAATGCGTGTTACTAGTATCTCTAAAAATAACACCTTGAATGATATTATCTTTATCAATATAGAAATCAAGATCATTAAAGAATTCATGTTCTGGGTATTCTTTATAATACCGATATTCTTCAGTAACGTTGATATTGATATTAAATAGGGCTAATGATTTATCAGAAATGAGTTGTTTGATCTTTTCAGGTATTACCGTATCTTCCTGAGGATCATATTCTTCAACCGCAGTTTCCTCACCATGTTCAATATAACCCATCATTTCATCAAAATAATCATTATTGCTAATATCTCGTAACATTCGATTAAAGTCGTAACGTTGATCTAAACGAAATAAAATCTTAAATTCCATAGCTTGTTGCCTCTTTCTTGATTAATCCCCATGTAGTTGTTTTACGTGAGTGATATTGTTTCTTCTTAGTCAATACTTTAATTGATTTAATAGATTTCTTGAAATAACATGCTGTGAGATGAACTTGATTAACATCCATTTTCACTGGTTGATTATGATTTACTGTGGTATAATTTACATCATATCCAACAAAATCCAATCCTCGTTTAAGATAATTGATTATCTCCTTATATACTTTTTTACCTCTAACATGATTAAGTATCTCTATTAACGCAGTTTCATTGATTTGTATAATACCACTATTTCTGTCAAGGTATTTACTATCTATTAACGGATATACTACACTAGCGATTTTAACCTGTCTACTCATACACACCTCACTATTCGATTGATTTTGTTAATATACCAAGGATGTGTAATACATCATCAACAACTTTATTCATGGTATAAAAAACACTACCATGATCTCTTTCAAATTTCATCGTAAGTACTCCATCATGATATTTATAGTATACGCAATGGTGTTCATTATAATCCCTAATCTCTCTTAAGAACTCTTTTGCCTTACGAGAAAAGTTTTTCAAGGTTAACCCTTCACCACCAAAGGTATATACCTTAACAGCATCTATCTTACGTTTAGTAATGAATTGTTCCGTTTTACGAATGATGTCATCATGTGAAATCACTTGAGTAGATAACAAATCTATTTGTTGTTGGATATCTTCCTTATTAGTATAAATATCTTGAATCTCATCAGTATCAAACGTATCAGTAAACACTTTAGCTAAGACTACAGTTTTATCCCAATCATCAACCTTTAATTCTGCTAAGGTATATCCTAATATTGCATGATACTGATGTAATTTATTTAAGAACTCTTCTTTTGTTTTAAACCCAATGAGATCCTTATTGTAATGAAATTTATCCAGTATTCGAATAACGTATTTCGATTGATCATCATATTTACCTGAATTAAACCATACATCTTGTAAATGATATCGGTTAGGTACTCCATTTAATGCTGGACGAAAATAAATAGGTACAGTGCTTTCATTAAAGTTTATATACTCAGCTGTTACTTTATCTGTTTTATCAATCATGTCAACGATCTCAGACATTAATGCTGAGCTATACGTATATACACTAAGACCATTATTGCCATCCATACCTGGACAATGAATATAAAATAATTTTACTGGTTTCATCATGCCTCTCCTCTCCTATCTAAATTAATTTTTACACTTGAACAAACATATTCCTAGGGTTATACCCTAGGAATAAACGAATTTAGATTTAAAGTTCAAAATCTTTAAGTTCTTTCGTATCTACCGTAGAATCAATTTGACCTACGAGATAACTACTGACTTCCACTTCTTGTGGTGCCACTTGTACATTATCTGATACTAACCAAGCATTAATCCAAGGAATAGGGTTGGATAATGCGTTTTTGAATTCAATTTCCATATCTAAAGATTTCATACGTTGATTTGCAATATATTCAACGTATTGACAAAGGATCTCTTCATTCAAACCAATCATTGAACCGTCTTTGAATAGGTAGCGACACCATTCTTTTTCTTGTTCAACAACACGTAAGAATAATTGACGAGATTCTTCTGCACACTCTTTTGCAATTTCAATGAACTCAGGATCATCTTTACCCGTACGCATTAGAGATAACATGTATTGCGTAGAGGTAAGGTGCGTTGCCTCATCCGAGATGTTCAATTTCGTTCGTTAGACGAAATCCGTTCTATACTAGAACTGCTCTATATCACTATAGAAGACCAGACTATATCACGTACTCTTAAACAAGAGTACCCCTGCTTTTGGGAGTCACTTGACCCCTACTCTACTCACTTTAATTTATCTAATCAGATAAACTACCTAGTTATTACGTATAGGTATCACTCTTTATTCTATCTCACGACAGTATACGCAGTTTTCGATAGTCGTTGCATTAGTAAACATAGCGGATAAATATAACTAATATTGTTTACTAACTCAGAATTGTCTCAATTGAGATATCCTCTGAACAACAGGGTTTTTCGACTAGGGTCACCCCTAGAAGCCGCCATAAGTTAACGGGCAATAAATTTAATGATCTTAGCGTTACCTTCCATAACGCCACGTTCGGCAAATGCGAAGCTACCGTAATATTCAATAGGGGACGCAACTCCCCTACCAGTTCTCTTATGAACTTCCCTATCTTTCGATAGGATACTAGACTATATCACACTCTCCAACATTACTTGGTAAGACTCCCACTTAAATACTTAAGTAGAAGGATTCATGAAGACCTTAGTCAATGAATCGTTCTCCCATTTCGACTACCATACGCTTGTAGCCTACGTCTTTCGACTAGTCGTTGAACATTTCTTTATTTGCAAAAAGACTTCGTTGCTGATTGTCTTATTTACTCTTAATAAAGTAAACTTAGAATTCCCAGCAGTTAAGGAGATTTACAATACATTATTTCTAATGTACGGCGCCTTTTGACGCAAAGCTTACGTAAAACCGAATGGCCTCTAATGCATTGATCGATTGTAAACAAAGATAAAGCTTTTTCTTTAGTTCACGTAAAGTGATTTCTTTCCAATCATCACTAGAAAGTAAATCATCACGTTTTCTTGTTGTTTCTACGGTACCATCATCTAATTTACGATACCAAACACCTACACCATGAGTTTGATAAAGTTGAGACTCTAAGATCAAATCATCGTAATAAGATGCCATATCTGCAGCACGTTTCTGAATTTCTGGATTAGATACTACATCATCAAAGATGATAGAAGGATCATTCACGATATTACGGATAATGTGGGTATAACTTCGAGAGTGAATTGTTTCGAAATGGTCCCAGGTAACGATCCAGTTTTCTAATTCAGGGATAGAACAAATAGGTAATAATGCTATACAAGGTCCTCTACCCTGTAAGCTATCTAATAGAGTCTGATATTTCAGATTACTAATGAAAATATGTTTTTCATGTTCAGGTAAATTACTGTAATCAATACGGTCTTGAGATACATCGATCTCTTCTGGTCGCCAGAAGAATGAGAGTTCTTTCTCAGTGAGTTTCTCAAAGATCTCGTATTTTTGTTGATCATATCGAGCCACATTCACATTTTGTCCAAAGAACATCGGTTCGATTAATTGATCGTTTTGATTACGAGAAAACACAGTGTAAGCCATTCTATTTACTCCTTTATAAATGGATGGGTGATGAAATATAAATTTAGTAAATAACGTTAGAGTGAATAAAAATAAGATGAACGCTTATTCTTTATAAATCCATATGGAAGTATAACCTTTATCTTCCTCATCGTTTTTAAGATCAAAATCTTTGAAGATAGGAAGATTAGGTAAGTCTTCATTTTCCATAAGATCATAATTTTCTTTTAGAGCAAACTTACCGCTATTGATTGCAAAGATGGTATCAAAGATAAGTAAGAAACGATCATCGTATAAATAATTGTTACGATTACGACAAACGCTATTAGATCGTTTGATGTAATCCGTTCCAGTGAATCGACAATATGTTACTTGATATTCAATTTTATCACTATTGATGATAAATAATAGGGATTCATATCCCTGATTGCGATCATCTAATCGCATCTCAATATGGTAGTCGAAGAAAAGGATGTTCTTTAAGAACTCTTGTTGGTTTTTCGCATTATATAAATAATGAAACCACTTCCCTAAGAACTCAGGGTTCTTTTCTTCAACTGGTCGAAAATCAATATCTGTTGCAGTGATAGGATTTCGTTCAAACGATGTTGTATAAATCGTAACTATCGATCTAAAGAGCGTATTTACCAACATGGTGACTGCTTGATAACATTTCTCACGTTGTTGTGGGTGAATATGGATAGTTTTCTTGATATCTTCAAGAATAACATCGACGTAACGATAAACATCCACCGTATGATTTTTAGTATCAAAAACATATATTCGACGAATACCATCAAATCCATCAACACCTGCGAGAATTTGTTTATCCGGAAACTTCTCCTTACAATGTTCAATTGCTTTTAAATCATAATCACTTAGAAAATCATTTGCTTGAAATTTTGATTTTAACATGATTTATATCCTCTACTCATCACTATCTTAGTCATCATCATTTCTACTAGGTGCCTGAAAGATCGGTAATTGAGGTAACTTGCCTGAAAGAATATTTGAATGATCTGCCGGATAATCAAAACGTCCATCTTTAAACGATAAGATCGTTTCTTTCAATGTTTCTACCACGACATTACTATCTATTGACCAGAAATAATGACTAAATTCAACTTTATTTGAATGTTTTGCATTAATATTAGGTTGGTAAACAAATCCTGGTATTAATTTGATAAGTTGAATACCATAAGTAATGAAATAACTATCCTTAACAAAAGTGATAACATCATAATCATTTGGATGCAATGTAAAATCGATTGTATTCTGAATATAGAAGAAATTTTCTAAATCTTTAACACTATCGCCTTTATAGAGTAGTTTATACCAATCACCGATGATCTCAGGTTCATTGAAGAATTCATCACATCTTGGCGTAAATTCGATATAGTCATCTAAGACATTAATATTAAGGCAAATGTTTGTTTGGTTTAGTAAAGAAACAATGCGTTTTACGATAATCGAGAAAACCGCATTTAATTCAAATACTTGTTCATCGGATTGGATAATTTCCTGATTGGTGAGATGATAAGTTTTTACTTGAAGTTGTTCAAAATCAAAACAATAGAGTTTATGAACATCTTGATAAAAATCATTTCCAACGATAATATTAGGGTTATTGAATAACTCCTGATATTTTTTAACTGCTGATAACTGATCACTTGATAGAAAAGCATCTAATCCAAATGAAATAGGATCACTCATTTTAATATACTCCTTATATTTAATTTAGCGATAGGAATGTTCTAGAAATGCTTTTAGAATAGGAATCTCTAAGATTCTATTTTCATCTGCATCAACGTCGTCAATGTAATAGTTGATCGTCTTTGTTTTAAATAAGAGAATCGTTTCTTTTAAAGCGTTATATAACGTTTCTTTAGAGATGTTTAATTTATGACCAGTATAACGAATAATGTTACCTTGATGATAATCTAACGAATATCCTTTTACTCAATGAGAATCTTCTTTAGATATAACGAAGCTAATATCTTCATCATCGATAACTAACTGAATCAGAGTTAATCCACATCTGATTCGAAGATCCATATCTAAGTCTAAATAGAATTGTTCAAATTCTTCAACCGTTTCACTATGATTTAATTTTTCGTACCAAATATCCATGCAATCTGGATCACGATAGAAAGTATACGTTGTTGGAACAAAGTCAATAAAATTAGGTCGGATATCAATTGTAGGTTTAACCATTGATTGACTTAATAAATTAATAATATATCTAGTTTGATAAACAAGAGAAGGATTCATGCTTAACGAGTGAATTTCTGATTCATCAATATCTTTTCCATTTACCCTATATACATTAACTCTATTTGTTGTAAAGTTAAAGAGATAGAGTTGAGTTCGTTGATTTTCTGCATCAAAAGCAATTACTGCGTATTCATCATCTTTTTGTTTATGATACTTAGAACGGATTGCTTTTTCATCTTCTGATAGAAAACAATCCAATGTACATTTTTCAAAATAACGACTCATTTCATTCTATTCCTCAAAAGGTTTACATATTTCGTGAACATGCTTATAAAGTTTATCTAATGTTAAAAAACCATTCTCTTTACCTCGAATAAGTCTGATTATAATAAAACCCACATCTTCATCGTATTCGTAGTTAACACATTCACGAAAACCATTCTTACAATATTCTTGATATAAATCTTCCAAGAATTGTTGTCTTTTCTCTCTGACATTTTCTTTTGTTAAACCAATACCAAAGAAATAGATTCGCATAATGGAATCATCTTCTTTATTTAAACGATTAACAAAAGATAACGCTTCAATGATGTTGTTGAGATATTCTTCATGCTTTTTATAAATTGTCGTAACATCATCTCCTTCACACTTCGCTTTGATATAAACGGTGATAGTAGTACCATCTTTCCCATGTTCAATGCTTAAATCGTTTATTAAACAATTAAGACCATTGTAATAACCAATAACATCCAAAAATTCTTTTTGATCATTTGTTCCGTAGTGATGATCAAAAAGAATATGGTAACGATACTTACGACTATCGTCTTTATTAGCAAAATGTAATTCGTGTAGTAATTTCCGACGAAGATTTGATGGCATACTAGGAACATGCTCAATATCCACAATATTACGATGACCTGCACTATAAACTTCAGTAACCGCATATCCTCCCATAGTTAACAACTCTAATCGCTGTTTGAATTCATCAAAATCGATATAATAATCTGTTGTTGCTTCACCATGGATAGATGCACATCGATGAATTTGATAAATAGGTAATTTTTTCATTTTATTTATCTCCTCCTAGATCTAAATAAAACCAGATTTAGTTTGTTCTGTTTGTTTAGACTGGATTTGTTGAGGTGGGGTATTTGAGTTAGATGATTGGAGTTTACAATTTAAGTAAGTTAATCCCGCAATTAAAAGGATTGAAAGTAGGAACGGTATAATTGTCCATTTAAGTGACGAATCTCCGATATAAATACCATCGTGTCGACGATGAATTAATGGTTTACTTTTTCTTTTCATAAATCTTCCTTTTTATCCTTTAGACAGAATTTAGGGATTACTTCTAAACGAATGATATTAGTGTTTTCAGCTTCCTTATAAATATCAAGATATCTAACTAATGAACTACAAGTGTTTTCTTTATCTTGCTGATAAAAATACTCAATGATAGAGGTTTCTTTCCCATTCTTTATTCGAAAAGCTTCATTCATTACTTTACTTGAAAAACTTGATTCAGTCAGAATTGATACGAAACCGGTAATGGCTTTATACGTAATAAATGCAGCAAAGATGGTTAAACCAACTTTAAATAACTCACTGATTGATTTCTCTAATTTCAATTTCTTTAAATCTAGAATAAAACGGATGATACTCATCTCTTTCCTCCAGATTTATAATCTAACATTTAAACAATGTCTTGGGAAAATCTCATATTGAACAAAATGATTATTTTCGTGTTGTTCATCTAAATACTTACGAATAGCACGGCAAGTATTATAAGAATCCAATTCAACATTATAATCAATGATAATTAGATCTTCGACATGATTGACTTTAGGTAACTGTTTCATCGTTTCTTTATAAATATCTGGTGAAAAAAGATATATGAAAATGAAAGCTAACGCAATCGCAATTGAAACGAAGAAATAGATCATTGTAACTGGGGTCATCTCTTCTAATGATGGTAAGAAATCTTTTAGGTTTATATTCATGTTGAATACCTCTCTATTTAAATAAAAAATAAATGCACTTGAGAATATCTTCTCTAATAGGTAATATAAGTTTTATTTATTGTTCAAATAGTTCACGACCCACTAAGGCTTTGATAAATTTAAATTTACCCTCATTATCAGCAATATCGTATTGTTTCAATACCTCAATATAAACAATAAGACAATGGTTATTTCTAACAATAGAAGTGATATACGTATCAGATTGTTTAATCAGATTTCTAACATCATCAAGGAACCAAAACGCACTTTCGTATTCTTTATCAGAAACAACTTTCATTCCAGTTACATCTACCATTCTATCTCGATGAATAATCCGAAATGAATCATACGGGATATGTTGGATAAAACGAAGTTCGATGTCATCATCCTTTATTACATCAACCTCACCTTGATATCGTTTCTCAATTAACTTTTGTTTCTTGAGTAATAGTTCTTCGATTAATGCATCAATATCATTCTCGGTTAATGGATAACACACGTCATTACCCGCAACATGAAGATTTAAACCTACTAATGGTTGTTCTCTTGAGATTAATTGCTCAAAACTCAAATTAATACATGAGCTTTCATTATAATAATTTAAACGAGATAAAGGGAACATTTCACCTGGTTCATATTTACTATCAAATTCATCTTTAATCATAGATCAGATACTCCCATTTTTACACTTTCAATAAGTTCAGGATCATATTCCCAAAACTCTTCACCAATTTCTTGATAAAATTTATATAAATAATCCATTTGTTTCTTCTTCCGTTTCATCATTTCAGTCGCATGAATAATATAAAGTTTCTTTAATTCATGTAAACTTTGATCGGCTTTACCTTCACCTGGTTGAATATCAATAGTAACAACATCGTTCTCTACTTTTACTTTTCGAATATAACTATAATCCAATCCAACCATTTGAATTACAATACCATACATCTTATTATAACTCGTAGTTTTCTGTTCATAAACATCGCCGTTATACGTAGTTTGAATAATTTTATATTCCATTTTTAACCTCTATTTTCTGATTTAGATGATGTTAATAATAATTTAGTAATATCTGAAAAAACTTCAAAAATATCTAAACAACCATTACCGATAAATTCATTAAATATAACCTCAATATAGTTATCAGTTGCTATATAACGACCGCATTTTCTGCCTTCATGTAGTTGGAGTTCAAGATAAAGAATATCCAAGAAGCTTTTGATTTCCTGTTGGGTCATTTGTCTATCGGTAGGTTTACTTAAACGATATATACGTGGACTTCTTACTTTAGGTGGTTCTTCATTAAAAGCCATTTTCATACTCCTTTTATTAAAAAAAAAAACGATACAAACATATACCGCGAGAGAAATCTCGCGGTACACTCATTTAGATTTAAAGTTTACAAGCTCCACCAGCACATCCATCGTCAAGATCATCTTGTTTATCATCTGCACCATCTCGAGTGTTTTGATAATACAATGTCTTCACCCCTAACTTATACGCATAGAGTAAATCTTGTAATAAGACTTTCATTGGTACCTTACCATCAGGGAATTTCTTCGGATCATAGTTAGTATTCGTACTAATGGCTTGATCAATGAATTTCTGCATCACTGCGACATTTTCTAAATACCCTTTATTATCCGGCATTTCCCACAATAGCTCATATTCCATCGCATACTTACTAAACTCAGGTACCACTTGTTTTAAGATACCATCTTTAGAGGCTTTTACGGATACATAGCCGCGAGGCGGCTCAATACCATTAGTGGCATTACTAATTTGTGAAGATGTTTCTGATGGGAATTGTGATGTTAAACATGAGTTACGTAACCCATATTTAGCAATCTCTTCACGTAATACTTCCCAATCAAATTGATACGGTGAATCACAGATTTGATCTAAATCTCGTTTATACGTATCGATAGGGAGTAATCCCTGAGCATAATTGGTTTCATGGAAGAGTTCACATGGACCGTATTCTTTAGCTAGTTGTACAGAAGCTTTTAAGCAATAGTATTGTAATGCTTCAAAGTACTTATGGGTTAACTCACGACTATTTTCTTTACTATAGCGAGTATGATGTTTCGCTAAGAAATAAGCATAGTTAATAACACCGATACCCAACATACGTCGTTTAGTACAACTGTATTCTGCTGCTTTAACAGGATATTCTTGATAATCAATAATCGCATCTAATACACGAACTAGTAATTCACAAGGTTCTTCCATATCTTCAATAGAATGAATTTCACCCATATTAACACCAGATAGGATACAAAGAGCTATTTCACCATCTGTACAATCTAACTTAGTCATTGGTTTAGTAGGTAATGTAATTTCCATGCAGTTATGAGTCATAATACCATTAAAGATAGCTTTTTGAGCTTTTGGTTCATGTACACAATAAGTATCATGTAAACCCTCTACTTCCTTGATATCGGTAATATATACAAACTGAGTAGCATCTCGTTGAGGAGAATTATCTTTAAATTCTAATCTTCTTAATTTAATTCCTAATCTTAATAATTTTAAAGAATTTGAACTATTAAGTAAAATTCGATAAGAAGGTTGACAATAAAACTCACCATATTCACCTTTACCATTATTCAATGGAAGTTTTCTTAATCCACCGTCACAAGCTTTTCTTACTTTAGAATGAATACCTAATGTAAGTAACATTAATGATAATTTATCTAAAAAATCTTTATTCACAGAACTAGCTGCTAATGATTCATTAGAACCATTTCGATGTACTGTACCATCTCCTGCTAAAAATCCGGCAAGCCATTCTAAGCGAGATTCAATAGTATAAGTTTCATCGGGAATAAAATATTTTTCTTTTAAATTTTTTGCTCGAATTACAATACGATCTTGATCTGGTTGGTCAACAATATTCGCAATTTCACATTTAAAATTATCAATAAGTTTTTTCTTACTACCGTATAGATAAATGACGTTAGTATTCTTTACCTGGCAACCGTCAGCCGTAAAGAAACCGTTCTCAAAAGCATTATCTAGAGTCTTAGATCCTTGAATAACTGGAGCTTCCCATTTTTCTAAACGCATTCCAATTTCTAATTCGTTAGTACGTTTAATTACTGGTAACGTATAATAATTATTCATAACCGACCATCTGTGATATTCGGTAGCTTTTAATTTTCGACCATCTGATAAAGTTACTTCAAATAATTTTTGATTCGTATTAGTTTTGACAATTTCTACATCTTCAGACCATTCGGTACCATTCCAAATTGTAAATTTCTTACCGACATTTTTATCCATGCGTTTATAACCTTCAGACGTTAAAATTAACGTCTCCCCATGCACACACAAATTACTTTGAGTCACAGGTGCATATACTGGATTAAATGCACTATGGGTATTACAGTGGTCTACGTTCTGAACATAAATACGTCCAGTAGAAGCGCGTTCTTGCATCAAGATACTAAAGAGATCTACTGCTTTTACGGTTACACGTTCGATAGATTCATCTGCTTCGTATTTCGTATATAAACGTTCAAATTCATCTTGATCACGATAGAAAGCTTCTAATAATCCAGGGACTTCATTTGGACTAAATAAGGAAATGTTCCCACCTTTGATTAAACGAGTATAAAGGGTTTTATTAATTTGTACACCGTAGTCCATGTGTCTAGCACGGTTATCTTCTACCCCACGGTTATTCTTAAGCACTAGTAAAGCTTCTGCTTCACGATGCCATAATGGATAGAATACAGTAGCAGCCCCACCACGTACGCCTTTGTATTGAAACGTGGATATGGTCACTATTGATCGTTACTCAATAGCCGTGATCAATTTTGAGGTCTTTCGATCACTGCTTTATATTACTATAAAGAACAGACTATCTCTTTCTCTTCAGCATTACCTGGTCAGACTCCAATAAGGAGGAAGTATAGAGGTATCGTAATACCACTACTTCGATCTTCCTGTTTCGAGTTCACTTGAACCCTACGTCTTTCGACTAGTCGTTGAATCACTCATCGTCTAATTAATTAGACAATATTCTCGATAACGGATTGTCCTTATATTAAGGAGTTCCCCGTTTTAAGGAAGATGTTTACTTTATCATTTCTGATAAAGGGGGCAGCTTATGTTTACCCTGACTACAGCTTTTTACAGCTGCTTGAAATAATTTATAAAAAGGAATATTCCCAGTATGGACGGTTTGACCATCACGAATCTTAGATCCTACCGCACGTATCGCACCCGCATTTATTCCAATACCTGCTTTTTGACTGATGTATTTAATCGTAGCGGTAGTAGCCGCACAGATACTGTCTAAACTATCTCCTACGTTCACTAATACACAAGAAGCGAATTGTCTTACTTTAGTACGAAGACCTGCCATCAATGGAGTTGGTAGACTTACTTTAAACGTTGATACCGCATCGTAGAAGCGTTTTACGAAATTGATACGGGTATCCTTAGGGTAGTTAATAAAGGCTGCCATAGCGACGCCTATATACAAGAATTGAGGGGTTTCATGAAGTTGTTGAGTACTACGGTCCTGTAAGAGATATTTACCCTCTAATTGTTTTACACCAGCGTAAGCAAATAAGTAGTCACGATCATGATCAATATATTCATTTAATTCATTAATTTCTTCTTCTGTATATTTCTCAAGTAAGAGAGGATCGTAACGATCTTCATTTACCATCTTAGTAATGTAATCAAAAAGAGGAGGTGGGGTATATTCACCAAAGACTTTCTTACGAATATCGAAGATGGCTAAACGAGCAGCGACGTATTGATAATTAGGGGTACGTTCAGAAATTAAATCAGCTGCGGCTTTGACCATGATTTGATGAATATCGGATGTTTTGATATTATCACAAAATTGAATCTTAGATTTAAGCTCAACTTCTGAAACAGAAACACGATTTAATCCTTCGCAAGCCCAATTGATGACTTTATGGATTTTATTTAGATCTAAGGGTTCGGATGTCCCATCTCGTTTAATTACATTGATATTTGTCATACGTTACGTATCCTTACAATATTTTTAAAAATAATGATATAAAACCTGTTATCGTATATAAAAAGTTTTCAGGTATAAAATATAAGTAGGTTGTTGGAATAAGACGTTATAAGAAACGAATTTATACTGAAAAGATTTGATATCTGGATGAACAGATGAACATAACTACGAAGAGGGATTTTAGAGAGGATGAACATATATGAGAGAAGGTATCTGACCTTCTCTCATATGGATGAAATGTAAGTGAATTAATGACTATTACCATTACCTGAATCATAACGATTTGACTCGAAATTACCTCCACCAATAAAACCTTCATCAAAATCACCTTCTACATCATCATCTGGCGAAATACCATTAGTGATATGACTACTTCCGCTTATATAAATTCGATTTCTTTGACCATCACTATTATATCTGAAGAAATCAAGATGGTTAATTGTTAATCCGTGACTACCGTCTAATTCTGATGGTGTGGAGTTACGTTGAACTTTAACGGTTACCTGACTTTGATCGACTGTATCAATTACTTTAAATTCAAAATCATAGTTAGGTAATTGATCTGATCTTCCAGCATAAAAGACATGACCATTTGGTCCAGATTTCCTGAAGAATTCAGAAACTTTTGTTTGATATCTTCTAGATCGTATAAAAACTGAAACTTCTGGTCCAACTATTTTATATAAATGATTAGGTTTCGGCATTTTAATAATAAACCCAATATCTTTATTATCTGGATAGTATCTGGAACTATGAATGCTTTGACCATTATTACTAAGATAACTCATCTCTATATCCTTTAATACTGCTATTGACCCATATTTAGCAATTAGCTGCTGTTTGTTTAACCCTTGTGGTCTCCATAATCGAAATACTTTACCACCATAAATATAACTACCTTTATCGTTTACTTGTTTACCGTTTTTCTTATAAACACCTTCCATTTCATCATAACTCGTGCCTGAAGGTAATAATCTTTGAAATTCATAATTCTCTGAAGTTCTTGCTGGCATTTTCCATACCTTACCTAAACCACGATAGTTTACTGCTCTTACTGTTCTTCCATTATATCTAATATTTAATGGGTATTGTCTATTCACATGTAATATTTGCATCCCTCTATTTTCTCCTTGATCAAACTGATTAAAGGTTATTCTATTTAAGTACATACTTAAATAGAATAAAAAAGAATGCAAACATAAGCAGGTAGGGATATCCCTACCTGCTACTATGCTAATACTATTTCAAGATAGACCAATCTTTAAACGGAATATCTTGTTCAATTTCTTGAGCCATAACTTCAGCATATTTACTCCATTCATCTTTTGATGTACTTAATAATTGTTTCATCATAGATTCAACGTATTTTAAATATTCGTTTGTGACATCTTGATTAGTGCTAAATAAAGTGAAGTTTTTTACACGATTCGTTAATAGATAAGAACTCTCAGTAAAAATTGTATCTTTCACATTCCCATTAGATTTACTATATCTATTATACGCACCTACAGTGATTTTAAAACTGAATCCTGTTTTCGATATAATGATATTTCTATCATTTTTAATTCCGTCACTATCATATTCAAATGAATACTCAAAATTAAAATGGTTAAAGATAAATTTCCAGAGATCATTTTTCCCTAAATCAATTTCTTCTTTATAACCATCATCCATAGAACAAATTACCCGGTTATTTTTCAAATCGAAATTAATCCCAAAGGTTGTGATACAATTATTTATCGTAGTGACTTGTTTTCCTAAGCTATAGAAATAAAAATCATGACGTATAATGTTATATCCAGGAATGATATTTGAATCTTTGAATAGTTTTTCGATATTACGATAAAAACTAAAATAACGTTCAACATTATTTACAAGATAAATAACGTCTTCAGTCAATGGGTGATATACTGTTAGACGTTTTGTTTTATCGTCATAAACGCAAAGATTTGGTTGAGTAATAGAGTTTGTGTATACCCAAAAATAACATTGGCGATTTGGATCTGTGATGATCTTTTCACGAAATGTTTTATAGCTTGGATTTTCAGCTTCAACATTACGGAAATGTGTGAAAAAGATTTTTGGATTTGGATTGTTCATAATGTTTTTACCTCTTCAGTAAATTTAAATGAATGAAAGAGAAACAGACTTGGTGTTATTCACTGGTCATGTTTCTCCGTGGTGTTTTAAATCTTAAGTTATAGTTTAAAATTTAAAATAGGTTGAAAACCAAGTAAATTAGTTTTTACTTGATCATAAATCGGAAAATTATCTTCACCAAGTTTCGTATTCAATGAGTCGATAAGTTCACGTATTTTATTAAAGTTCTCATGATACTTTTCTTTATTACTTAAATGATATATTGCCTCTACGTTATCTGTTGAACGATAAAGGGTAATATAACAATCATCAAGTTGTTCGTGCTGAGATCGTTTATCGCCTATGAATTCTACCTTAAACACAAGTTGATGTTCAATCTTATATACCTTAAATCGTAAGTATTCATCCATAAGCAGATATTGTTTTTCACTTCTAAAAAACCGCTTATTAAATTTAAAATAACTTAATACTTCTAACCATAAGTCTGTCTGAGTGATTTCTTTTTGAGAAGCATCTAAAATAATATAATCCCCTTCATTAATCCCATCACTGTCTTCTACGTATTGTAGTTTATATACTTTTTCATTACAAGGATACTGATGACTAAAACTAATATCAAAAGTATCTAAATTAAAGTTAGGATAAAGTTCAGAATCTTTAAATAATTGACAGATTCTTTCTACCATCTTTTGATCTAAATAAAAAGGAATCGATAGTGGTAAACAAGCGATCTGTTTACCATTCAAGAAAACACGTAGTTCTTTTTCTTTAAAATCAAATACGTGTAACGTAGATGCTAAATTATAAATAGAATATCCCCATAAGAAAGAACATCCTCTCGCACATTTCTTTTCAATCTTCTTACGCTCATCGTCTGGTATAGCAAAAATATGTTTACTATTTAATTCATGTTCCATTTAATTCTACTCCCTATCTAATCAAAAAATAAAAGGAGTGGAAGAAATGTTTCTTCCACTCCTATACATCTAGTTTAACTAATTAAACCAATATGGTAATCTTACTTGACCATCAATATAACGCTCAATCTTTTTCAAGAGTTTATCTTGATTATCTTGATCGTTAATTAATTTAATTAATAAACGACCGATCCCATCAACGTGTTCGTTAATTTTTGGTTTGTTATCAGGATAAACATTGAAATAGTTTCCTTTAGAAGACTCTTCACTTTTTACCGGTGTAATACCCGATTTAGCAGTAGATTTCTTAGAAGTATTTTCATTCAATAGTTTATAATCACAGATTTTGATTTCAAAATTACCCTTAATAGGATCGGATAAGATATCTAAAGATTTACCGATTACTTCAAACATGCTTAATTTCACTTTATCTTTAACCTTAATTGGAATTCTGATTTCAAATGGTTCAGTATGGAGCGGTAAGTCCAAAAACTCAGGATAGAATTTAGTAACACCATTTTCAATAATATAATAACCACTCTCTACAGCACTGATAGAAATTTGAAATGCAAATAAGAAAGGTTTTGTTCTTACTATATCGATATTTAAAGCAAGTCTATCGTAATATTGTTGACGAGCAGCTTCATTATAAATCTCAGGAAGATAGTGTACTGTATTTAAAAACGGTTTACGACGTTGTTCATCTTCTGATTCTAAATCAAGTGGTAAACGCCAATAAGATAAACTCATAGGCTCTTTATCTAGCACGAGTACCATAGGACGAGTATCACCCTCGTCTAGGCTAGTAGTTAATGTCCAAGGTTTATCTTCACCTTTTAAGATTTCTTTTTCAACAAAATCTTTTACTTTATCTACAGTGTGTCCGTAAACGGCAGAAAAGTGTCTTGGGTCAAGTTTTCTTGTAAGGCTCATGGTTTTAATTCTCCATTACTAAGTTTAATATAAAAAGGTAAAGTAAGTTTATGGTTTACAATGACTTACCTTACCTGGTGGTTTCCTTTAGAGTGTTTATTTAAACCACTCTAAGAAAGGAATCTTTTTATCAAAATATTGTTTAATCATTAACTCTCGATCATTATTGTCGTCCAATAAAACTGCAATAATGACGCGATATAATTGTTTGATGTATATATCCGTATAAAACTGATTATCACGATAAATCTGTAATACTAGTTTATTAATATTTTCATTATAATAAGAATGTTCAATATCATTAGTTTCTCTATCACTCGGTAAATAATTATTCGATCGTTCTATATATTCTATAACAATATTATCAGGATCAACGTAGTTGATTGTCATTTTACTAAAATCAACTTCAATACCATAGTTCAAAACCAAATGTTGAAAGAAAGCGATACGGTCTTTATAGTAGAAAGATTTACCATTGAAAATAATGTTGTAATACATTTGTTCTTTATCATGTTCAACAATATCAATGACTTTATCATGATATTCCATTGTGGTTTTATTAATCAATGAAATATAAAAATTGAGTTGACCAATATAAAGACGAATTACCGGAATAATTGGAAGATTCTTAAACATCTGAATAATATACCGATATTTATAGAAATCTTCATTCTTTAATTGGTAAGTAATGACCGGATGAATGTCATCATTGTTACTTTCCTTTCTTTTTGAATTCTGATAAAGATGATCGTAAATCTTCTTCTCATCGAAATCAAATACCACTAACGAAATACGATCCTTATCGCTTAAATAAGCAAAGATATATTCGTATCGTTCACCTTGATATTGTTCAAGGACTTTCTCCACTTCCCATCGATGGGAAGGATATAATTGATGACCATCGAGATTATTACCATAGACGGTAAAATGATCTAATTTATATTGTTTATCTAGCATACTAGACTCCTCTATAAAGTTAAGTTAAGAAATAAGATTATCTCACTTGGTTATCCTAATAACTGGTCAGATAATCTTGGTTATAAAAACTATGATGATATTCTAGAATTACTTAAACCAATTTAAAAACGGAGTTCTATTCTCGAGATAGGTTTTGATGGCTTCTTCACCATCATCCAGTCCCTTTAATATCATTGATTTAATGACATGGTAAAGTTGATTTAAGTAAAGAATCGTTTTCTCTTGATTTTCTTCAGGTAAATGAATAATAAGATACGTTCCATAATTGATATTATAATCACATGGAACATTTCCATTTTCTTCATTCTTATCGATTTGTTCAAGATCTTTATTTTTATACGATACTCGAATATTATTAAATTGATCAAATTTTATAATACTGTAAGCGGTTTCGTATATAACACCTTTTGTTGTTGCGATAAATCGAAAGAAGGAAAGATGATCCTCAAGTTGAAAATGATGTCCATCAAAGAAAATTTGATCATCATCCATGACAACCGGATGATCTAAATAATCAACTAATTTAGTTTTTGAATTATTAAGTGTAATATTGAAATAAAATTTAGATTGGTAAGTATCGATAAATGGAACAATTGGTAGCTCTTTGAAAAACTTAATTAATTTTCGATAATCTTCAAAATTATCATTTCTTAACTGATAAGTGATCACAATATCTTCAAATTTACCTTCTTTATTTTTACGTACTAATTCATTACAATAATATTCATAAACTTTACATTCTTTAAAATCAAAGATCACTAAAGAAACGTTATTACGTTGATTGAAATAAGCAAATAAATGCGCATAACGATCACCCTGGTATTTTTCAAGAATATTATTTATAACCGATCTAACACCATCCCAAATACTACAATATCCTGTAATATTAGAACCACGTAAACTATAATTATCCATGACGTAATCTTCACTAATCATGTTAATCCTCCTTAATTATCAAATGTACCGTGTTGTGGAACCACATGGATAGCACCAATACCATGTTTATAGAACAGATCTAAGAAATCCGCTACACGACGATACCATGTATTTTGCATGGTATTAACACTCATCACTTCAATTTCTAATAAGATACTATTCCCTTTCACCGTGTAACTAAAATTATAAACATCTTCATTCTTAATTAGTAAATCTTTGGCTAATTGATTCAATACATTAAGAAATATTTGTTTACCTCTGATTTTAAATCGATAAAGCATTTTAGCCGCATGTAAGAAACAGTAATCGTAATTATTATTAATCTTTTCAATGACATCACCCATTTCTCTTGCGGTAATCACTTTTTGACCATTAATTGTAAAGTACTCTTCGTAAAACTTATAGAACTGATGAACATCATCAAAGTAATTAGAATCTTTACTAAAAGTTTTAATTAATTGATGATAACCTTTCTGTAATTGTTCAGTTTGTTTCGATTCTTCTTTCACTTCTTGAAAAGATTTAATCATCTCTTTAAACTCGAAGATCTTTTCTTCATTTATATTTGAAATAAATACAGGATCTTTCTCGAATTCTGATCGAATATCTTGAATCAATAAATCAAATAGATATTTTGGATTCATTGCATCTTTAGTAGAGTATTTCTTAAAGTACCCGGTCATTCTAGATTCATTATCGATACAACGATTAATTACAACGTAGATATCAGGTGAACCACGATAATCTAATAGTGATAATAAATTCTTATTATTCGTAACGACTTTTTCATAATCATTATCTAATGCGGTTAATACCACAACGTTATTGCGTACAAAGTTTTCAAACACGATGATACTCCTTATTAAATAAGATGATTATTCTTTAATTTCATCTTTTTTCTTTGATCTTGATTTAGGGGCTTTCGTTTCTTTGAGTTCTTCTTTCTTAGATCCGTCATCCTTTGTAAATAACTGATCAATGATTGCATGAAAATCTGTTTCAATCGGGTACTTCTTATACGTATCCCAGAAAGATCCAACCAAATGATTTTCGACCTCTTTCTTCATTTCAATGATTTGTTGCTTTAACTCAGCTTTCTCTCTAAGTTTATTTGAATAAGCTCTTAATCGTTTACCCACTTCTTTTGGTTCAATATAAAGTTCCTTTCCATTTAAGATTTGTTGAATCTCATCTTCAGTAAGAATATCTGTATAAGAACTTCTGATAACACGTTCTTCGTATCTAATGAGATTTTGAAAATGATCTTTTATTTCTGGTGTGCGACCAGAAACCCCAGCTCGCATTGGATGGAATAAGAATTCAGACAGATCACTAATGTATACTTGTGATACGGAGGATTTAACCAACGAACACAAGAGTAATGTTGCTGCAGAATAACACATCCCAACTACACTTACTACGATACGACCCTCATTTAAATCCAATGATTCAAATAACTGTGCTGCCGCAAATACTTCGCCACCAGGACTATTAATTTCTAGATAAATCTTACTTTTCTTTGCGTGTGCTTGACGAGAAGCAATCAATGCTGGATAAAACCAATCTGCTTTTCTTGAAATGGTTCCAGTAATATAAATTGTTACGGTATTATTATCGTGGTCCCACACTACACCATTTAAATTATTTTCTTCATTATTCTTTTTCTTAGCTTCAATAGCGGGTGTGTTTTCAAATGTATTCATCATAGTTTACTCCTTATAGTGATGTTAATAATAAAACCTTATCTAATAGGTAATATAGGTTTGTTAAATAGATCAAACATATACCGATAGGGATATCCCTATCGGTATACTCATTTAATTACCAAACTTACTTAATAAGCGTTTATTAACATTTTGAATAATCGCATTTAGTTTATTTTTCTCTTTATGATAATTCAAGTAATTAGATTCAGTATTCTGAACATTACCTTGACGTACCTTCTCTAAGTTACTTGCTTCCTTCACCGTTAATGCTTCTTTTACAGGAGCTGCATGGAAGTTTACCTTAGGTTCTACACCAAGTACCTTACTTACTAACTCACTGATATCGTTCTTTAATGCGTCTAAGTTTAGGTTTTTATTTATTGCACCTAAGGATACACTTAATACAACATGTTGATAGTTAGCTAATGCACTTTCAGGATAACTTAAGATATACGTATCAGGAACATGAATTACCCCTTCTTCACCTAACAGAGAAATGATAGCGGCTTTTAATCCAATATCCTGTTTATAATCAGAATCACTGATATTGTAAGGTTTATAGAAGGTTTCATACACATCTATCCCTTCTGCCCAGAGATCATCTAATTCACGTATCGCAACCACTTCATAAACACGTTTTGTTCTTAAACGAAATGGTGGAGAGACTTCAAAGATCCCTTTAGAAGACATTAGAGGTGTAATACGTTGTCTACTCATATCTTCCCTCTACTTAATTATCATGAACCTGTGTTGTCATCACGTTATATTGACTTACCACAAATTCTTTCGTTTGGATCTTACCTTTAGAATCGTATAACACTACTTTTAACTCACCATTAATGAAACGTGTTACACCACGTCTATCGGTATAAGGACCTTTAAATCCATCTACGTAAGGTAATGGTCTACCAGTAATAGCATCACTGGTTGCTCTTAAGTTAGTACTAATCGTGATACGATCTTCTGTACGGCTATCAGTTGTCCAAGTAGATAATCCTTCATCTTTAAGTACTTCTTCCTTAACTAAGTTATTCGGAAGATGGTGTACCATCATAATCTTAGCATTGATACGATCTTTTAACGTTAATGGTAAATCGGTAATCGTTAAATTAATTAATCGTTCAGCAAACATGTCAGTATTGGCTACATCACTACCTACCATTTGCGCAGTATATTTCATATTGTGCGCATCTAATGGGATAGTTTCAGTTCCTTTAGGAATAGGAGTTAACACACCGGTATTCGGTGATGTAGGTGGGGTCATGGTACTACCTGTATTTGGAACTACTGGTGCTGGTTTGGTTGGTACTACACCTTTTGCTGTAGAAGATGGAATTTGATTAATCAAATCTTCAATCAACTTATCTAAAGCCGCATCATTATTACCTTGTGGATTCACTGTAGGTGGGGTTACTGCACTATCTTGAGATAACGCAATTTCGCCTAAGAAGTTATATCGTAAAGGAACCACGTATTGTACTTTATTAAAGGTAGTGGTAATATAATACATCTCACCACGTTTAACCCGTGTAAATCCACGTGGAATATCAGATTCAGGTGTCATGACTTCAGCATGAACTAACATCTCAGATAACCGAATAATAAAGTCTTGAGTTAATGGTGAAATACGATTAAAGTCTCTTGATGTAGTATAGATATTAGTATACTCTGGCCATACTTTCTCAAATTGGATTGGTGATAATCGATTGAGTTCATGACCACAAGCTACCACCGCTAATGATTTAAAGATCGTTCCAAATACCACGCAGTTCTTAGCAATATGACGTAATCCATATCCATACATGGTTTTACCGGCAAAGGGTAATACTTCTCTGAACGGAATTACTGGACTATGTAACCCACCCATCAATTGAAGATTAGGTGTACTGAATTTCGTCCAGAATGGACAGATATAAAATTCCGTTGGAATGAATAAATCTGGTAAAATCTTTTCCCATTCACTTCTTGGATGGTTAGAGTGTTTTAAAACATAATCCGCTAACTCATCTTTAATCAAGTCAGCATTATTTGCAGCTTTACCATAGAGTAGAATTGTCCAAGTCGTTGCCATCTTATCATTTTCAACTTCAGGATTAATCCAATCGTAAACATTTGAAATCAATAAAGTATAAGGATGATCATCAGCGATTCTATTCACTTCTTCATGAAGTTTACTGATCCCCTCTGCTGACATATTCTCTGTTAATGCTGCTTTTATTTTATCTGGGGTTTTATAAAAATCATCAACGACTCTAAACGGTGGAATGATCTTTAATTCGAATTTATCGTATTGTGCTTGAAAGGCTTCATCTGCGAACCAAACCTTATATCGATTTTCTCGAGTATCGGAAAGCAAACGGAATGTGATAAATTCAGGTAAATAATAACGACCATTCGTTACCATCGCACCTGTCTTTTCAATCACCATACTAGATTTAAATTCAACACGTAACTTTTGTTCAAACGCACTATGATCAGCATCAAAATGATTTGCCATCGCTTCAGTTGCTAACCAATTTCCTAATTGGAGAACTTCTTGTGCTTGTGCTGCTTGAATTGGAGTATGTGTGTTTCCTTCTTTTGAATAAAAGGTAAGTAATCGTACATCAGGTAATTGATCTTCGGAATAGATTCCGATCTCACTACTAAAGGTACGAGAGATAGGACTGAGTTCACCTATCTTAGACACCTTATCTAACGCGTTATCGATAAGGCTGTTAATGACTACAAAGCCATAGAGTTGATACATGTGGATATCTCCTCAAAAAGAAATAAAAATAATTGTTAACAATATGAAATAGTAGCTTGACAATAACATCATTTTAAAGTAGACTATTTCTAATCAATGATATCGGTTGATCATAATCTCAATAATGATAGGTTAAGGTCAAACATATCAAACCTTCTTTCCATTAAATAAAATAATTAATTTAGAATGGAGTATAAACCATGTGGGGTTTAATTTGGAGTTTATTTAAGGCAGGGCGTTATCTCATACCTTTTATACATGAGTCTATTCGAGTAAGAGATAAAGATGATCCAGAAGATAATCGTGCGAGTTATAACTTACGTAAACTCGTTATCGATGGTATCATGCGATTTCTTGTCTTAGTCGGAATTGTATTCCTAATATTTTATAAGATACTTCCAATGTATAGTGATAATATCTATTTACGTAGTGAGATCGAAGAAAGAAATCGAATCATTCAACAAAATAAAGAAGATATGGAAAGACTTCGTGATCGTTTAGATGCAGCGAACGAGAATGCTAAGAAAGCACAATCTAATCTAGACATGTCCATCAGTCGTAATGCAGCAAAAGATGAAGAAACTAAACGATTATCAAAAGCACTTATTGAATGCCAACATGAGTTAACTGAATTACGTGCTTTAGAAGTGGCTAGTCGAAACTTCAAGAATAATTTAGAGGCGAATAACGTGGAAAATAAACATGAGAATAATAATAGTAAATCTACTGTTCAAAATAAACCTGTGAAGCCTTCTAATAACACGAAGTCTAAAACCTATGATAATCGTTGGGATAGTCTAGAATAATTTAGAATAATTTATAATGAGTAGAATAACATGCACACTTATCGTGGGTTATTAATTCTCTTACTCGTTTACTTTCTTACTGGATGTCAACTAAATACTAAACCAGAATATCGATATCCAGATAGTACTAAGATACAAGTAACCTTACCTTACGAAGTACTCAATAAGAAATTATCGATTAATGAGATTAATGAACGTCAAAAGGAATTAGCAAATTACATTAACTATCTTCATCAGTATTATATTGCGGTAGATTTACTTTATCAAAGAGATCAACAATATACTAAAAATAATGACTTACCCCAATTTAAATACGCACAATGTAAAGTAGTGCAAGATCTTTTTAGAACAGTGGATTTACCTCCACCTCCAAAAAGAAAGATTGGGATGAGTAATGAGGAAGCAGTGAGTGTACTATTTGATCATATCGAGGCTTTACGTCAAGGGATACGGTCAAATAATCAGAGGATGAAGGAATTGAAAAACCTTTATCGTCATTGTCTACAGTAAAATGTAGATTACTAAGTTTAGATGGATTGTTCTACACGAATTTGTTATTTAGATATGCGATTTTTAATCTAAACGAATTATTTTAAGAGGAAAAAGAGTCATGGCGAAAAAGGCAAAAGAAGTAGAACCAAAAGAAACGGGATGTGTGCTTTACGTAGATGGTGGATGTCGACCAGGTTATCCAAATGATGCACTTTCCCAGTATGGTGGATGGGGTATCCATGGCTATAAGTATCATATCGGTGTTTCACCAACTAAACCTAGAACCAAGAAAGATATACCAACGATCTTTGGTTATCAAGATGGAACAAAAGTAGAATTAAATAATCAAGTGATTCCTACTGGGTATATTGATGGATGGGGTAGTCTATCTAATAAAGAAACCAATAATAGTGCGGAACTTCATGGTTTTATCAATAGCATGGGGATTATCAAAAATCTCATTGATAAAGAACAATTGAAGAAAGCACAACTTTTATTAGATAGTCAATACGTGATTAAAGGAATTAATGAATTTTATCCAAGATGGGAAGCACGGAATTGGATGAAGTCTGATAACAGTGAACCTATTGCTAATGCAACACTTTGGCAAAGAGCTGTGAACGAATATAAACAAGTCAGTGCTAATGTCGATATATGTGTGAATTGGGTAAAAGGTCATAGTGGTGATTTAGGCAATACCCGTGCAGATAACCTAGCGACTACTGGTGTCTTTGTTGGACGTAATGGTGTGTTAGATAAAACAAAAATCAAATACTCACCTATTGCGAAATATGGAAGTCCTGAGGTATCGATTAATCGATTATTCCAAAAGAATCGATTATACTTCAATACACAAGAACAACCTTTAAAAAGCAAAGATGGTCGTTTTGTTTATCATTGCGGTGCTCATGGTGACGATGATACTTTAGTCGGTATGCGTATGCATGATAGTTGTGCTTACGTAGTCTATACTAAAGAACAAGAAGTGGTATTAGAAGCCATTCGTCAACAACACCGTAAATTAATTCCAAATCCATTAAATGAACTCTGTATGATGAAATTGGATATTGCATTACTTCCTCGTATTTATCAACAAATACAAGAAGATACTGCTGATGTTCTCTCTCAGGTAACAAGAGGTTATCGTGGTATTTGTACAACTAATGGTCAGATGGTCACAAGAGTTGTTGAACCCTCTGGCTTAACATTTAAGTTAATAGACGTGCATAACTTACTGTGCAATCAATTAGACGATTATCTTGAAGGAAAAGGCACATTTACGGATGTTACCTCTATCTTCTATACCGATGAAAAAATCAAAGTGAAGAAAGAGATGATAGATATTCGTAAATCGAAATTAAATTCAACAGATAAAGTGATACGTGCTGATGTTTGGATTCGAAAAGGAACTAATGAAAAAGAAGATTTTCAATATCCGATTCGAGCTAAAATCGGTATCGATACTCCATCTAAAGAATTGATTGCAAGCATTGGGAGTCGTAATCCTAAGGTGACTTGTATCACACAAAAGATCAGTGATCATTTCTTTACGTATGGATTCGTCTTTGATTGCGGGGATGATGTCATGTATTGGGTAGGTAAAGATACTGCCACTCAACTCATATGGGATCATGGTAAGAAGTGCAAATAAAGGATTATCGTTTATGGGGAACTGGTTAAAACGATTTATTATTGAATTTATTGCGAGATGTATACCTAAACATGGTAAGCGAATCATTTACATTACCCTCTGTTATTTACTTTGGTCGAATCAACAAGATAAAGATACGATCATTAGTGAGATGATTGAAATAAATAATCATCTTCACTTAAGTAAAAATGATGCACCTTTAAGATTTGTATTAGAGTTACGTGAATTACTTCTAACGACAGATGATTTCCGATACGTTAGAGAACTCCCACGTGAAAAGATCCGTACTTCAATCATTCGGTATATGCCAAGTTGGTTAAAGTATGATACCGATACCAATATTATTAAAGAGCTCACAGAGGTGTGTCAAGATCGTTACGTCACGGTTCGATAGTAAAAAGCCTTTCTTTAGACTAATTAACATATGTCCGTCTTAGCTCTATGGGTTAGGACGGACATATGTCTAGTCCCATGACCAGGGACTAGACTATGCCTTTCGTATTAACGAAAAATGATTTAACTCATAGTCATCACTCCATGGGTTAAATCTTATTGCACCATTTAAATAGATGTGAGCTTACTTGTATATAACTCATGGTAACATCTATCGATCGCATTCACCTAAGTTATTGCTTATGAAAGGAACAAATAACTACGAATTTTGATTTCGGCCTATTAGGTAACGCACAAGTAAAAACGTATTATACACTAATAGAGGGTAAGGAGGACCCCTGCAATTTAATAGAAATTTCTGGCAACAACCAAATCAACATTAGCTCTGTTCAACCAATATCGACATATATTTATATAAATAATTACGAACGACGATAACCAGCCACGTTATTACCACCATTAGGGAAGCTAACTGGACTAGATGAAGATAATGTACCACTAACAGAGAGAGAGCCTTGTACAGCACCACCACCACCTAATTGAGTTGAACCTTTGACGGATAACCCTTTAGCAATATTTACACTACCTGTAAATTCAGTAGTAGGACAATCAAACTTATTACTGGCTGATTTATGATTATAGGTACCACCAGTTTTTACTGTGTAACTTCCACCGATTTCCATTTGTTGATTACCACCGACATTAATTGTCTTGTTCCCACTAACCTTAGAAGCATCATTTCCACCAATCTCAGTTGTACTATTTCCTTTAATTTTTAAACTATAGTTACCACCTACTTCGATGGTCATATTCTGACCGACTTTAGCATCATAGTTACCATGACAGAATACTTCAATATTATTCTTATCCATCTTATACATGGTACCACAAGCATTCTTCATCCAAACAATAGTATCTTTACTATTGATCTCAAAGAAGTTATTAAACCCATCTTTAATAAAGAGACTTCCTTTACCTGCATTGATTTGGATCATATACGTAGTCACTTCACCATTCTTATTTGAGGTACTGATGGTAAAGGTTTTATTGTGAGAAGAGTTTTCGATATAGTAAGTATTGGTTTCATCAAACTCTTTACTATCCTTACCAGTAGGTTTATCTGCGTTTACTGCTTGTACGACAGTTTCTAATCGACGTGATGAAATAGAGTCTTGGTTAAAGGGTTCCCAATACCATACTTTCTTATCCCCATTTTGCCATACCCAAACATGTTCACCACGTTGTACATCGGGTGGTGTTTTACGATAGGTATCTGCTGAATAATACGTTGCGATGACATTATTATTGTGAGTACCTTTCGATGCAATGGTACGATTTAACGCATCTGTATATATCTTCTTCATGGGTAGAGGGTTATTAACAAGATGACCTCTCATTAATGGGGTAATAGTTGATAGAGAGACTCGAATCTTATTCCCATCACTTTGGAATTTATTTTCAGTAACAATACCTCTAAACTTTTTGATATAACGATATTCTGAATCAGCAAAAGGATTCTGTACCTGACTCGATACGGCACTTGCGAATTGAGATGGACTTTGGTTGATCATAATTAAAGGACCTTATTAAATTTATGAAAATTATTAAATTAACTTTACATTTATACAAACGTTTTGATTTATTAGGTGCTGATACGCTCACCTACACACCTGAATCACCTTATCAATTAATCTTAGGTAAAAATGGGATTGGTAAAAGTAGTTTATTGAATGAATTATCCCCATTACCTTGTGAGACCACAGATTTAAAAGAAAATGGATATAAAGAAATAGAAATTGAACATCGTGGTCATAAATACATATTACGAAACACATTACAGAAGAAACTGAATAACAGTTTCATTAGAGATGGGGTTGAATTAAATCAAGGTGGGACTACCAGAGCACAAAAAGACTTAGTCGAAGAACATTTTAACTATAGTTCTCAACTTCACGATATCTTGATGGATATTACTTTATTCAGTAACATGACTCCTCAAATTAGACGTGAATGGTTTATTAAAATGAGTCATAGCGATATGACCTATGCGATTAGTTTATTTAATCGTATTAAATCTGCTGAACGAGATATCAAAGGTGCAATTAAGATTAATAACAATCGTATCGTCCAAGAACAAGCTAAGTTACCACCCTCTGAGACCATTGTTTATCTTAAAGAACAAAATCAAGATTACATTAATGAATTAAATCAAATCTTACCTCACCTTGATAAAGAGGCTCAGAACGTTTCTAATCGACTTTTAGAAACAAGCCAACAGTTAATCAAAGTATCTGAAAACATCGCTGATTGCGGATTTGAGATGGTTTTTGAGGGGATTTCTAAATACCCTGTATTAGTAGAGTTAAGACAGACTTTAGATTTTGAATATAATCGTAATCGACAAGATTATGAAAAGGTAATACAAGAACTCTCTGAAGTACAAGATATCATCCATAAAGCGAATACGGAGAATAAACGACCAATAGCAGAGATTGATAGAGATATCAATTATTTAGATAATGAATTACAATCTGCTAATCAAATCATTGCTGAATCTGGAATTAAAGTCAGTCAAGATAATTATCAAGAAAAGTTACATTTTGCTGAGATGAAACAAGACTTGATCAATATCTTATCTCATCTTCCAAGTAATCCAATGGTAGATGGTGAACGTAAGTATACTCGCACGAAATACGATAGGATTCGTTTAGAGGTAGATCAACATAAGTCTGAACTTATCAAGAACACCAATGAGGTAAGTTATCTTAAACGTGAACTTGAACAGATGAAAAGTGTTCATGATATTGATTGTCCGAATTGTCATCATCGATTTAAACCTGGGATTGATTGTACTCGTATTGAGCGATATGAGAATAAGATTAATCATTTCAATAAACTTATTGAAGAACAGATAAAGACCTTAGATGAACTTCAAGTTCTTCAAGATGAATTTGTTGAATGGGGTAAATGGGTAAGAGCACTTCGTCAACTCCCTGAACGTTATCCGGTATCGGTTTCATTATTAGATTATCTTTATAAATTAGATTTATTAAACGATAATCCTAAGTTAGTGATTCAGAAGATTAATGAATATGAACGTATCGTCGACATGACTCAGAAGAAGATAGAGATTGAATCTTATTTAGTTAAGTTAGATCAAGAACGGACTAAGACATTAGCTTCTGAGGGTAACGATATGGAGTTCGTGTATGCTACATTAAAGAAACTGGAAACAGAATCTGAGGTATTACAAAAACAACTTCATGAGTTAGAAGATAAACTTAAGAAGATACGTGTCATTATTTCGAATCATGAGCAGATTCAAGGATGGGAACAACAAGTAAGATTCTTTATTGAGCAAATGCGTAACGATACGTTAATGCAAGTGAGATATAAGAATAATCTCTATCTTGAAAATATCGTGAGCGAATTACAACAATCCTTAGCGGATAATCAACAATATCTTAATACGATTAATCAATCTGAAACCATCATTGAACAACTTGAGATTACTCAACAGCAATTGAAAGAAGAACAAGAATCGTTAGCGATATTGACTACGATTCTTTCACCTCAGGATGGATTGATTGCTGAATCTCTATTAGGGTTTATGAATCAGTATTTAGATGACATGTGTAATATCTTAGACCAAATCTGGACGTATAGCATGCGACCATATTTAGATTTAGGAGAAGATGGGATTGAGTTAGATTATCGTTTTCCAGTAGATGTGAATGAAGGGGATATTTATGTTAAAGATGTGTATTATCTTTCACGTGGTCAAAAAGAGATTGTTAACTTTACCTTTAAACTCTTATTGATGCAATATCTAGATTTATCGGATTATCCATTAATCATGGATGAAATAGGTGGGTCATTTGATAACTTACACCGAGATCGTTTATATCGTTATATTAAACTCTTGGTAGAAAGTAATCAAGTACAACAGGTATTTATTATCAGTCATATTGCAAGCAGTCATGATGCTTTATCTAATGCGGATAGATGTATATTAGATATCGATGCTACGATGATTGATAAGAATGTCAATAAGGTACTTCAATTTAATTAAAAAAAATAAGTAAGGTGATACAGTGTAGGTCTCTACCCCTACACTGTATCTATATGAGAAAGATCACGTTATTTATTTTGTTCTAAAACTTATTGTGTTTTAGAACGTTGCGCATCTTCATACACTTTAATATTTCTATTTAGCGTAATGAGGATACTGATAACCGGAACGATAATATATCTTATGATGCGATATATTAGTTCTAGTATTGTTAGAATGATAATAATATCTATCATCACTAACCTCCCTTTATGTAAAAAAGAGATTTATTAAGGTTTATCTAGGGTAGGTAGAGCTATCCTAGAGTGAATCCTCCTTAATTAAAATAAATGAGATATGATCTCTCTCAATTCGTGATCCACCGGTACTCATCACACCGGTGGATTATGTCTGTTCGTAAAAAAAAAAAGACGGTACCCCCTTGGAGGAGTAGGGTACCGTTGACCATAGGTCAGTTTAATGTAAGGTTTCCTAATATAAACTCATTAGGAGGGAGTATAGGCTACACTGAAGGAACCTATCTTAATCTAACTATGGTTAATTAAATTAAGATAAATCCCATCTATGGTAGTTAGGATTATCTTGGGACTTCTCCGACCCTGCTTAGTCTTACCTCGCTGTAATAAGATCAAACATAAGTCAGGATAGATAACCTCTATCCTGACTTGTTTATACACTATTGATTAAATCAAGCTATTACCCAAATACTCTAAGGTAAATGAAGTAATATCAAAGTCGTCTTCTTTTTCCTGAACTAATTGAAGTGCAGGCCAGATACGATATTTTTCACCTGCAGCAAAGGTTAAGTAACTTGCTGTGATAGGTGCATATGGACGATCTTTTTCCTTATCTTCTTCATTGTAATCAGAAGATAGTGCTTGTAATTGATAACGATCACGTACGATATTAAAGATCTCAGGATGAGAAGATGCATTGATTGTGGTATCTGCAGTTTCTAATCCTAATTGATACGCCGTTACCGGAATAGACGTGTTTTGGAAACAGTTCATTCTGACGATAGCACGTTGTGCAATTAAATCGATATCAGATTCTTTCAAACTGATATCTGGTGTATCAGTTAAGCTGTGTAATACGTAACGAAGATTTAATTCTAAGAACGCAATACAATATGCTTTATTGATTAACTTATTGTTATTACGTACCCAATCCATGAATTCACCATAGTCTTGAGCAAAGTTATCAATCGTCGCATCTGCACCAAAGATATATTTAATCCCTTTATTCACTGCATTGGTTGCGTAAAGGTTGAACCGTTCATAAAGCTCAGAAGGCACTTTACCTTCAAGTTGTTTCATGAATTGTTCCGGATCGAATTTCTTGAGTTCTTCAAAATAATCTTTATCCGGTTCAGTTGACCAGTATAACGGTTTTAATACCTCAACGATTTTACGACGTTCTTCAGGTGTATTAAACACATGGATGATTTCATTTGGTTCGAAAACATCATGGATCACACTATCCTGAATCAATGGTGCATTTTCAGTTAAGGTGTCTTGATTACGACGATTAGTTGTATCAAAAACATTCGTCAAAGTAATGATCTCACCAGTATTGATTTCAGCATATTGTTCTAAACGATTTTTCATACGCTCCTCTCTTTCTTCAGTAGGAAGTTCAATTTCAGTTGGAAGGACTTCTTCTTCAGAATCTTCAGGTGTATTATTCGCAATGAATTGTGCTACACCGTTATAATCCTGTTCTAATTCACGCTCAAAGGTTTTCTTAAACTTATCAAACGCTTCATCGATGACTTTTTGTTTAGCCTCACCTTCTAGCTTTTCTTCAAGAATACGACGACTCGCTTCTTTTAGAGCTTCAGGTAGTACGATACGAGAAGTCTTAAAGCGGTCATAAACCACACCACCAGAAGTTGTCGTCATGAAACGACGATGTTTACCTTCCTTAATGATTTGTTTCATTCTGGAACTGTTTCTGATTGGTGCAAGGATATCATCGTGTACTGATCTTTCCATTTGAACTCCGTTTTCATCAAGACGAGTAATCACTTGACGAATCTTGTTGTCTTTAGTCAATACAAAGTGTAGCGCATTAATCAATGGATCTGCTGAGATCAAAATCATTGGATGATATTCTTCACAACGTAATCCTTGTTTAATTAATGCTCTAGCTTCATTCTTCGTAAGGTATCTGACCTCATCTTCTTTTAATCCTAACTTACGTGGATCAATCTTATTTTGTTCAGCATATTCACTTTGTTGAACTTCTGCCCAAAATGTTGGAGATGAAATATCTACCCGTTGAATGTTATTCCGAATCTCTTCCATGGTAGGAAGTAAAGTTTCTTGTTCACTTCCTTGGGATAAAGGTTGAGGTGTTAACATTTGTTGTCCATAGACAATATTGTCATCATTTTTCAACGTTTGATTCGGTAACACCGGCATATTTCTAACAGGTTGGCTACCTGCAGGAACAGTCGGTGTAAAGTTATTAGAAGTATTGTTAGCCTGATTAGCTTGGTAAGTTGAAGTTGGTTGTTGAGTGACTCCACCACCACCATATTTACTTCCTTTTAACGCTTTCGCTAAATCACTGGTATTGACAGTTCGTAATGTGTGTGCATCTGAGACATCATCATCACGGTTATTGTAATAAGACGTTTGGTTATATTGTGGTCCGGTAGGTTGGTACATCGGTGATGGCGAAGTTGCACCTACGGTTGGCGCACGATTATATTGACCATATTGAGCATAACCATTATTGTATCCGTTATTCATCTGCCATGGTTGAACAGGTTGTACTGGACGTTGTGCTAACATTCCAGATTGTTGGAATAATTGTTTACGTTGGTTACCTAATTGGATCATTTGATTACAATACTGAACTAATTGTGCATTATTAGGATCATTTGCAATCTGTGGCATATTTTGGATACGTGCTGCCCAAGCAATATCATACACTTCTCTAATCGCATTACTATACAACTGTTGTAATGGTGCATTTGGATTTGTACGTGCATCATAGTCTACAGTTAATGCAACTGCTGTGACTAGTTTATCTAATGCACCACTTTGGAAGTTATTAAACGAAGTATCATTATACAATGCTTGCGCTAAAGCATCACGACTTCCATTTTGTAAGATCATATTCGCTAAGTCTTGACGAATTTGATCAAATGGAATACCGGTTTGCGTTACATTTGCGGGTTGATTCGCTAATGGCGCATTATTCCATTGTGGTTGCATTGGTTGACCCATAGGTTGCATAAGCTGCATGGGTTGTTGATATTGTACCGTTGGTTGATACTGAGGCATCATGGGATTCGGTACAGAAGTTTGTTGATATCCTTGAGTGTATTGTGAATACATACTCCCCTCCTTACATTAATTTAGATTTTGACAAGACCTTATTCCTTAACCACGCACGATATGTTTTTCAATCAACTTAATCAATGGTTTGAGTTCAGCCGATTGTTTAATCTTATACGTTTTATCAAGAACAAGATACGGGTTTAACACCGTGTGTCCTGTCGGTTCAGCTTTAGGTAGGTCTAAGATAGACCCTGCTTCAGCAATAGAAGCATCCAAGAGTTTACTTGGGTCCTTAAAGGATGTACCAGATTTACCTGCAGTTAATCCAGTAGCTTTTTCTTGTAGGATAATTCGTGATGTGTGTTTAAACATCATGTTATCATCACTACATTGCTCACTAGTAATCTCATTGTGTTTAGCTAGATTATTAAAGATCAATTCTGGTTTCAAATACTTCGCAGTGTATTTATTAATATCCGCTTCGGTTAATTCACGATTTTTAATCGAAATTAATTTATATTTGAAAATGGAAATCGCTTTCACAATTTCGGCTAACACGTATCGATTCACTGCAAGTTGTTTACCATACATGGAAGCAACATTAGTTTCCATGTAGATCTGATTATAATCCGATACTAAGATTGCCATCAGATCGTAAAGGTCTTCTACCTGATAACCCTGTGCTTCTAAACCTTCGCGAGTAGTGTCATCAACGTATTGATCTAATGAATCGAAATGGTCTCTGATTTTAAGTTCTAAGCTACCATCACTATTTTTATTGGTGAAGATAACATGACCTAAAACAATACGCCATAATCGAATCTCAGATTCTACGTTGAATGCCTGCATTTCTGGATCTGGATCAATCTCAAATACACTCCCATCAAAACGATGAGTATAGTGGTCTAAGACGTAAAAGAATCCAGTCACCATTCCTAAGAATGAATTTGAAATCTTATTCTTCGGTGCAACGATTTTAATCGTCGGTGAACGGTATTCTTTATTCCGTACATTTCTTGGACGGATACCAGAACTACTACAGACCACCCAATCACTTTCAGGATATTGATGTCGATCTACCTGACCATCAACAATAATCAAGTTATCGATACCGCAAAAACGTCTAAATACCTCACGTACCCCATATTTACAGAATAAATAATGAGGCATAGTACTATTCGCTCGAATACTTAAATCCGCACGAGTACTGCGTCTTGGTTGTTTAGATGGATCTTGGTTATAGATTTTACTCCAAATTAAATCATGATTCTTTTGCTCACCATTTAATTTAAACCAATAACTCATCTTCTTAAACGTAATCTTGGCAGATAAGAAAGGTACGAAGATCCCTTCCTTTGCCACTGAAAGCGTTTGGTCTGCTAATACAGGCATAATGACAAACTGTTTTCCACGAAATGTAATCGTACCTCCTTTATCAACAAAAGGAAGATAGATCGGTCGTGGAATGAGTGGTTTACCATGAAATTCAAAGAAGTATTTCACTAAGTAAAGTGAAGAGGGAGCTAATTCAAGATTATGCGTCTGATTCTTCTTCTCTGCAATAAAATCAAATTCTTCTTCAACTGTACATCGTTCATACCCTTTATAAACTAACCCAGGTGGAAAGGATTGCGCTGATAGCTTAAAGATATTATCAATATAAGCTTCAACTTGTTCCATCTGTGATACCGCTACACCTTCGGCAACGATAGGGTTAAATTTAGGTAACTGATCATGAATAGCATCAATTAGTTTAGACATGGTTTACCTTCTATTGTTAAGTCTTTTGTTTGAGTAGGTATTGAAACATGGAGCCAATAGCTGCTAATGCAACTGGTGCTACTGCCATGGCATACTTGATCCATTCGATACGATCTTTCTGGTCAAGTTGTTTTACCGAAGACTCATGTTTGAGTCGAAGGAGTTCTTCTTCTTGTTTCAATTGCTTTTGTTTCATAAGGGCTTCTGGGGTACCGAGTTCCATCGCTTCCTTATAAGTATAATAGAAACGACATGGACAATTCGTATCTCCAAAAGTATAAAAGCGTTCTTCGTTATCTAGTCGAGATTCAGTGAAATCACCTGCTACATGATTATTGTAACCGATATAAATCCCATCCATTCGACTTGGATCTCTGACTTCAGGTACTTGGAAAATAGTACCTGCTGCATAGACGTAACGTGGAACGCGTATTCTACCATTATTCACTATACGCACCGATAAAACAAAATCATTTGCTGGATCGGAATCCACTAATTTTTTGAATTTTTCTATCATGTTATTTCCTCTATTAGTATTTGGATGTATCCATTCGCGACCAAAATCACGAGGATTAATACTAATCACCATATCGATATTACGCAGGAATACTAAAGGGTATCGACGAAGATCATCTGGAGTAAGTTCGTAAATGATTTCTGCTTTTCGATTTAACCCAGCATATATTGATTCAAGTGTGTATGGTCGATTATTTGGCAAATGTTTATTTTGAAATAATGAAAGTAACAGTTCAGTATCAGGGTTATTTGAATCAATTGTTGAATCCGTCGTATAGGTTGCTTTGAGTTCATTAAATAATGATCTCTTGACGATATAGAGGTTTTTCCCTATATAACCATTTGGCGGTATCTGTGATTCTAAAATATATCTCATCCCATCACCTGTACCGATCATCACTGGTCGATCTAAAAAGTTATACACGATATATTGACTAGTGAAACTAGGCAATGCTCTCGCATTCAAAATAGTATCGGTTAATGATTGGTCAGTATGAATTTTAACTGTCATCGTTGGTATAGTGTATAGGCTATAATATTCCTCATGTTTATAGCTCATGTTGTTGATCCTTGTGATAAAAGTTTACGTACGTAATTGAGATTAGTTCGAAAGATTCTTCAATGATTTTATCTGCGCGCTAAGATAGACTCAAATCACTAAAGAACAACATTCTAATGTCAATATATCCCAAGGAGGACGAACCCCCTCTCAAATAGGTAATGTAAGTTTACAAAAAAGATCAAAAATCAACATGTATAAAATAGATGTAAACATTAACAATCTATTGATAATATGTGCATTTCAGCACAATTCAATTAAACATTTCATTAAGAGTTTCCTCAACTCGATTATATTAATTTGAAGGATACCTCACCTGTCTATGGGTGAGGTCCTTTTATGCTGTCCTATACGGAATTTTATGCTTAAATGCACTTAAAATATTAATCGATTAATAAAAAGAGTATAAAATGAATTTAATAAATAAATATGCTGTTTCGAAAGAAGACGAAGATGTAATGGAAAATGTTGAACTAAGTGAGGTAGCTGCACAAATTAATAACGATAATGAAGTTGCTGATAAAGTTTCGACTGCATTAAATCAATTACGTGAACAAAATGAAGTCATTCGTAATGTTGCTGAAAAAGAAGAAATGACTGAAGCTGCTGCAGTAGGTTTTGCTTTAGCACGTCAAGCTGCAGTAGCCCCATTAAACCTACAGGAAGCAGAACAAACTGAAGTAGTTGATGAAGCAGGTTTAGAATCCATGGTATCTACTAAAGGATTAGTGGCTTTAGAAGCAAATGAACGTATTGTATTAGCTTTAGAAGGTGTGATTATTGATACCTTGAAAAACATTTGGTCTAAGGTAAAAGAATTCTTTAATCGTTTAGGTAAAATGATTTCGATCATCAATACCGAATACAAGAAAGCCTATAACGTATTGAAGAAAGTACCTGATGAAGAATTTAATGAAGCGGTGAAGAATTTACCATCTAGTTCAGCAATTCGTAATTATTTAACTGCTAATGGTAATCTTGCTGAAATTAAAGAATTTACTAAACAAGGTGAAATCGTTATTGATGTTGCGGGTGATATTTGGGACATGTTCCAAGATGAAATCCATACGGATTCTGAAGGACATTATCGTGGGATGTCTTACGCACAATTTGATGCTAAGTTTATCGATAAGATGAATCGTATCTTGAGTAAAAACTTTAGTGATACCAAAACATTGGATTTAGGTAAGAAGAAATTTAAAGTTACTTATCGTGATGAAAAATTTAGCTTAGAAATGGATACGAAAGATAAGTTCAAAGGTGAAGCTAAATTTACTAAACAACAAATGTTAGATGCGTTAAATATGGGTTGGTTCTTCGAAGAATGTTATCGTAGTTATAAGAAATATTATAAAGATGATGCGGTATATGATCTTGAGAAGACTTTAGCACAAACTCGTTATAAGCCTATCGGCTACCAAACAGCTGTGACTACAGTACGTGAATTATTGAACGCAATTATTCGCATGTTAGATGAGTTAAATGAATTACGTCAAGACTATAATAACTTTGCATTAAGTTTTGAATAATAATTTAGTAAATTTATAATACTTGAATAATTTTTTTGTAAAGAAAACTAACAGCATATTAAATTATTCGCAAATTTGGATGAAATATAGTTTTCTGAATCGTAATGATTACTAACAGCATATTTTAATTAATTGAAATTTAAACTAATAGTAATCAGTCTTGCATAGGTGGGAGCAAATGCTCCCACCTATGTCTCATCTTAATTAAAAGGATCATTCACATGAATCAATTTGTAAACGCTATCCAAACTCAACAAGCTATTGACGATAACTTCACTCAAGGCGATAACGGTCATACTTCGTATAAATCTACGTTAAATGCGAACTATGATCTTTATGCTGCTTCAGGTGCATTACGTGGTAATGAAGATCAATTCTTAGTCTATTTTGATCTAGCTTGTAACGAAAACTTAGATCTTGCCATTGCTCAGTTATTTAGATTGCGTAATATTCGTGGTGGGTTAGGTGAACGTCAATTATTCCGTAGTGGTTTAAGATACTTAGAACAAGTTTATGACTTCAAGGATAGACCTTATCGTTTATTTGAATTGATTTTAAAATATGGTCGTGCGGATGATCTTTGGTTATCCTTTAATAGTAGTTACATGTTAAATAATGTAGCGCATTTCGTGGCAGATCATTTAAATGTCGCTAGTCCCTATGGTCGTAATATTGCGAAATGGTTACCACGTAAACCTAAAACAGATGATCTTAAAAAGTTCATGTCTGTTTTACGTTCTATCTTGAAAGAAACCCCTAAACAATTACGTAAACGTATCGTAAGTTTAACTAACGTGGTAGAGCAAAAGATTTGTGCGAATCAATGGGAAGAGGTTGATTATAACCAAGTTCCTTCACAAGCGATGCTTAAATTGAAAGCAGCATTTCGTCGTCATGATGAAAAACGTTATGATGAGTATATTCGTGAAGTATTGATTAACTTAGCTAAACCAAAAGAAGAAAGAGATGAAAACGTCAAAATTAATGCAGCGACTTTATATCCTTACCAACTAGTGAATCATGAAGCTACTGAAGATTCCGATGTTAATTTAGATCTAATTAAAGCACAATGGGATAGTTTACCAGACTATCTAAATGGTAAAGAATATAATATCTTACCTATGCTTGATATCTCTGGTTCCATGTATAGTTATGCGCAGAATAAAAACAATAACCCTATGATCATCGATATTTCTAATTCATTAGGGATTTATTTAATGGAGCGTAATAAAGGCGTATTCCATAATACGTATTTATCGTTTAATATGGATGCTGAGTTAAAAACCATTCCATTAGATGAAAATGGAGAAGAACTTCATCCATTAGAGAAGTATAAATACATTCTTCAAGATACTGTTGGATATGATACAAACTTTAGTAGAGCTATTGATAAAATCTTATGGTTAGCGAAGAAATATAATGTTCCTCAAGAAGAGATGCCTAAAGCCGTATTAGTGATTTCTGATATGAATTTTAATCCAATGTGGATTGATCCCGAATCGAATTCTTTCGATAAGAAATCAACATCGACATTGATTAAAGATCGTTTTAATCAGGAGGGTTATGAAGCTCCTCAGTTTATCTTCTGGAATGTTGACCATAATGGTAGCTTTGTTTGTAATAAAGATGAATTTGGATTTATTCAATTAAGTGGTTGGTCTGCAGCGACGTTAAAAGATGTTCTTGAAAACATTGATGAGATTAATCCAATTAAATTCATGTTGAATTCATTACAACCTTATCTAGAAGAAACAAAAGGTCTTTTAGATTAAAAAAAATAACGGCATAATACGTGAGGTAGGGATATCCCTACCTCACGTATGTTTGTTATCTTAGCATATTGTAAATCAATTTATTGTTTTCAATTAATTTATCATTTTGGATATGCAATAATTTCAATGCAATCAATGAAATAAGATATTTGGAATCTTTAGTTAAACATTCAAAATATTCATAAAAATAATCATTTTTGACCAATATTTCAAATAAACGATCTGATTGAGCACCCAAGGCAAGTTCACGGAATTCGTATAATGCTTCTGGATAATCTTTCGCGACATCAAGAAGAGTTTGATCATTAAACTCTTTTTGAACGGAACGATATTCACCGTCGTTATTTTTGTATTGAACAATGATCGTAAAATTGTTTACAATATTATTGTTCAATTTAAGGCGTTCTAACACTTCCTTAAGAATAGCGTTAGGTGATTTAGAATCATCTGATTGTTTAGATTCTTTTCTCTCTTTCTCTTGAACGTCCAATAGAATGTCTTTAACGTAGTTTGGATCGTTGCTGTCTTCAAAAGTCATCATTTTGTTTTCTCCTGTTTTATTGTTAACTAGTATCCAATTTTGTTTTCCATAACGGACATTTAAATCGGATACGTTTTCTTTGGTTGATAAAATTTCTACAAGTTTACGGATATGGGTAATTTCATTCCATACATGAATATCATAAATCCATTCCGTTGTACTTACTTCTTCGAACTTAATTCCGTAATTAAGATTTTTGGAATGATGTTGGTAATTAATATATTTAAAGATACTAAATAATGGGTCTACAACCATATCTAATTTCAAACGAAAATGGCATTGTCCTACTTTTGAAACAATTTGACTTGTATCTGTTAATTTCCATTTAGAATACAAATGTTTAATTGTTTCATCGGTAATTGATTTATATAAAAACGGATTATTATTGTTATCTAAGTAATATAACCAATTTCCAAGGATCATGAATTGATCTACCGCATGACCGACTTGAACGATATCGGTATTATCCCCTACAGTAAATGTATATTTAACATGAATCTTGAAATTATCGTTATTATTCCCTGGTTCATATTTTTTATCAATGAAACTAAATCGTTCAAAGACATTCATTTCTTGTAGAAAAGCCATTTCTACTAAACGACGATATTGATCTGTCCATACATCAATATCATTGGATATCATGAATTCTAAACGATAAATATTTCCATTTTTATTTAATTGATAATTATCCATCACGTTCTCCTTAGAACTAATTATTTAATTTAATAAGAGATATTTAATCTCTAAGTCAAATAGGTAATATAAGTTTATTTCTCGATGCATTAGACATATGTCGTTAGGATATCCTAACGACATATTATTTAATGAACTAAATGAGTGGGTATAATCATTTCATTTGTCTTACTAACAATCACACCTTGATATTCCACTTTACCTTGTTTAATTGAATTTAATCTTCCTTGTGCTTCTTCTAATGAATAAGCAGGAATAGTTAAACTAAATTCAATCCCTTCAAAATAATACGAGAACGAATAGTGTTTAACAACATTTTGATTCTCACTAGTATCTTCAGGTAACTCTTGATAAACTATTGTATCTTCCATAATTACTCCTTAACTGTTCTTAACATGCGTAATTCTGTATATGGACCACAATCATGAATGCTTGATTTAAATAATTGGTATTTTTTACATTTTCGTGGTGATTTATTTAGATACTCATTTCGATCATCCCAAACACAATTTATTAAAGATACTGAACGAATAGAGATTCGTTTTAAATTAGGATGATTCTTAAATATTGGTTCAAAATAAAATAACTCATCATACCCAAATTCTAAGAATACTTCGGTATAGTAGATTAATTCATAATCACCTTCTATTCTCAATTCAATATCATCACAAATTTTATTCCATTTAGGCTCTTGACCCACTCTAGGAATGGCTTCATCTTTTAACTGATTATCAAGATGATTAATGATGTCTTGAATAGTAAAATCAGTATCTAACTTATCTAAGATTTCATAATCAGTATAATAATTATTAACAAAATGAATCGGTTTTGCATCAGTAGTATACCATACTGGAATTTCACCATTTAGCATCATGTGTTTTAATAAATTAAGATTAGGAACAATTCTGCCATAGATGAACTTTAATTTAGATAATCCATTTAATTGATATCTTACTCTCATAGATTCACTGGTATCTAAAATATAGAAACGATTCTCTTTATCTTTATTTGGATAAGACCCATTAAATAATTGAGTAATATAATTAATCAAAATATGATTATTACTCTCTTTAACCATCGGTATACCAAATAATAATTCAGAACGATTTCTAATCCATCTAAAACTCTTCAGGATCGATTCTTCTCCCTTAGATAGACTATCCTTCTGGTTTAATCTAAAATCGTTTATAACGCGTTTATATGCGTTTTTATAGCTATCGTAATCTACTCTCATTTTTGTACCCTATTAACTAAACGATAAACATAATTCGTGGTCTATTTATGACCACGAACTAAATACATTTAATAACTATACAGCAACAGGAAGTTTCATAGGTTCACCATGGAAATAGTTCACTAAAGTAAAATCTTCGAGTTTAAAATCATCAATATCTTTGATTTCAGGATTCAACACTAATGAAGGACTTTGATAAGGTTGTCGTTTAATTAATTCCTCAGCATACGGAATATGATCAAGATAGATATGCGTATCTGCTGAAGTAATAATAAACTCTTTTGCTTTTAATCCACATACTTGAGCAATCATGTGAGTTAGAATAGAATATTGTGCAATATTAGTAGGTCTACCTACCATGACATCACTACTACGCATGTATAGCATACAGCTTAATTCATCACCAGAAACATTGAATTGAAGCAGTGTATGACAATTATTAGTTGCTATATTATTAGCGATATAAGTATGCTCCTCTTCTACATCTAAATTGTAAACATAAAACGGATCGTCTTCTGAATAGTGATCAGCTCTACCGTATATGTTTTCTTTTACCTTTACATATCCGTTATTGGTATCTTTGTAATAAGAATCCAAAGAGTTATATCCCGGTATCCATTTGATACTAAATGTGTTTCTTTGTCTAACCAACCTTCCTTGTAGAATTTTGTACTCGGGTCTTCTTTGATACCCGATAGAGGAAAATTCCCCAACATTTAATAATAAGCGTTGTAAACCGTATGCTAGTTTTTCAGAAACAGTTACGCATTCATACACCTTTCTTTCTGAATGAAAACACCCATCTGCCTCAATATAACCATTAATAAATTCTTGTATAGATTCATATGGTGAAATAAAAACCCATTCAGGTATTTTTTTATTATGGGCACGATGACCAAATTCATTCACTAACATTTCTCCCCAATTAGAATTATACATCGTAAATTTATCGACTTTATGATTTATATTTTGTTTTCCTCTCTTTATCTTATAAATATCAAATGTTTTTCTTAACAATGGTATAATATAATCTTGTTTTTTTTCTGGTACAGCAAAAAATATACGACCACCTTTTTCAGTCCAACCATTGCCAAGATAATATCCAAGAGTAAAATAATCTTCTTTAGTTAATTTATACTCTACTAATTCTTTATTCTTATCAAAATATTTTAATGTATGGTTATTACGTTCTGTAATATTTTGATTTCGATAAGGAACTGTTAAATAATCATCATCTGTTATATATTCAGCTGGAACATTTCTACCATCTGATAAAATATGCTTATGGTTAGGAGTACTTACTAGTGGTAAAGTAAAATATCTCATTTTTATAAAAGTTAAATCTTGATGATCATATTTTATTTTATAAGTTTTTCTCACTCTTCTAGGTTGTAAAGTTGCAGAGTATACAATGTCTCCCTCTTTGATATCTTCGATAGATCTATAACCTTCTGGAGTACTTATTAATGTTCCAGGAGGAAAACACGCGCTTAAGGCAGCTCTTCCTTCTAATACATTCTGATGAGGAGATTTAGTCTCATCTGCCATGTAAGGTACATTCCAATAACTAATCAAGTGACGACGACTATGCGGTCGATCTTTAATCCCTTGAATAAGATTTGCTAACTGATCGTAATGACGTTCATAAACTTCAATGGTTTCATGATCATCGTTATTTTCAGCTTTAAAGATAATACGATCATCTTCTTTTAATCCCTCTCCATTATAAGTCACACCTACATGAGGCCAGTTTCTTAATTGAACAGGATATAAAGGACCGATACTATTAGTAGTAGGTTCTGTCCATGGTTTCCAAATCTTCACTTTTTGTTGATCTAAATAATCACAATTACCACTTCCTTTCAAAAACCAAAGAAGTTCTTTAATCATAAACTGGATACCTAATTTACGTGTTGTGATTAATGGAAGTTTACCATCACGTAGATCATATCTCTCCATAGTACCAAAGATTTGTTTAGTCCCTGTACCAGTACGATCTTTACGTACTTCACCTTGCTCTAAAATAGTTTTAACTAAATCTAAATATTGTTTCATGATTTCCTCAAACAACGAATTATTGAATACAAAAAATAAATAATGTTCTTAAAGTTTTATAGTTGGATTAACATATACCAGAGGAGATATCTCCTCTGGTATCGTATTAAACTATAAAGGTTCACCTAATGGAGGATAAGATTCATTAGAAGGTTTCTCATTACTGATACTGGATTCAACCCAATCTAAAGTAACTAACATGCCTCTTGCTAAAATTTTCTCAATTTCAACAATTTCATTATATCCATCATTACCAAAATAATTAAGATTACCGAAATAATCATCAAATAAATAAAGTTGATCATCATATCTTACTTCATTAATCCATCCAACTAATTCAAAGAAACTATTCTTACTTTTGAAATACTGACTGGTTTTAATGAATTCATTAACTAAAGATAATATTTTCTTAGTATCTTTACAGCCTTCAATAAAATTCTGTCTTAGTTTCACTTCATTTGGTAAAGTACATCTCTCAATAACTAAATTAGCTCTGTCATTAACGGTAAAGATATAATTCCCATCGAAGTAGAATTCAGTGCGGTATCCATTATCTTCAAAATCATAATCTTCAGATAAACTCAGATTCTTCTCACAACGTTTAAATAATTTACTCTTAGACCATAAAGAGTTTTCATATTGTACTGAATGTGGAAATCGAGGAACATCGTCTTCTGGAAGTTTCTTTGGATTAGCAATTAACTTCTTAGAACGATCTAAGATATCTTTGACTACGGTTTTATCATACTGTTGAATCAATAAAGGATAATTAGATGATAGGGTAATAAGATTTAAGATATCGTTATATTTCGCTAATGGTTGATTGGTATAAAAGTATTTACGATAACTATCTGAATAATTTACTTCTGGTTTACTATATTCAGTAACTTTATCAGAAACTTCTTTATAACGTTCTTGTAATTTATCTAATAATTCATCTACTGTTTTGAGATTACTATACGTATTAGATTTAGAACCAAATAACCCTTTAACAATATCGGTAAACCCTTCATTAGATACTTCGTTATCTTCCTGTTTATAACTATCGATCAAATATTCCATTAGCTGATAAATGGATTTAGCTAATGAATAGAAGAAATCATCCAATCCTAATAAATCATGTCCAAACCCATAAACATCATTACAAAATATTTCAACATCTGTATTTTTAGTTTTTTCTTCTAATTCTTCTTGCAATTTAGAGTCTACTAGAAATTCTAATCTAAAACCAAGGACTGCAACTGATCTTAAGTCAATGATTTGATTAACGAATGTTTCAATCAATGGAATAAATCTCTCTACGTTTTTAGCGGAAGTGATTTCTTTCTCTTTTAAATTATTATCTACTTCAGCGTGATTACCCCATCTCCAATCCCCATCGTATTCGTCAAATAGAATAACACCACGATTAAATCCGATGTAAGCATCTGAAGATAATGTTTTACGTTTACCAACAGTGATATAGGGTTTATTAATGAAATAACTTTTCAATAGTTTAATATCATCTTGACTAGGGAAGAATAAATCTAAATCATCAATACTCTTTCCATTTCTAACTAATTTTGTTAATTCATCCAAACGTTTAGCTGTATTCGCTTGAAGTTGTTCAACAAATTTAGCATAAGCTAAGAATTTAGGAATATCTTTAACCGTTTTATCAAGAAGTTTATAAGCAACATCTTCTCCATTGTTTCCTTTACCAATAAACAATGTATCGTAGTTACCTGCTTTTAACTTACGTGGTTTCACTTGATTAGATTTTACAAGAGATCTTAACTCATCAAGTTGTTCAGTTAATGATTCCTTAATTTTAGTTGGGTCAAACTTACGTTTCTTAGCAACTTCTTTTTGAATATTTGGATTCTTTTTGAACAATGCTTTAATTGTATCAAATATACCCTCATTCGATACATTTGCTTTATTCTTATATTTACTAATAAGATTCATAATTTTTTTTTTATACCTTATATTAAAAATAGTTTATAAACATAAGAAATTCAAACATATGGAGGTAGGATTAAACCCTACCTCCACAATAAAACTAATTAACTCTCTTTCTTAGAAGATTTCTTCTTTGTATCAGAAGCATCGTTATTATCACGATCCTTTAATCGTGCTTTTACATCAGATGCTAAGAGATAGATTTCAGCACCTTCCTCTAATTGACTTAATTCTACTTCAGTTAAAATACCTTGATAACATTGGCGATGAACTACATTACTCCATTTCTCAACACCTTTTAAATAGGATTTCGCCATATCGAGTCTCGCATATTTACCTGCGGTAGGTGTATGGAATAAAAAGATCGATAAATCACTAATTTGAATAGATTTATATTTTCCACCAAACGCAATCATGGAACCAGCGGAACTACATTCCCCTTCAATAATCAAATGGACATTCCCTGCACAGGTATTAATCGCATTTAATATTTGAACCATATTAAATAGATTTCCACCAGGACTATTTAAATGCAAATAAATTTCATCATAACCAGAAGCATTATTAAATAAATGTAATGCTGGAAAATACCATTTAGACTCTTCACTAACATCACCATTTAAATAAAAATGAGTAATCTTACCACCAGTTAGAATCTCATTGAAATGATCTTCTCTGGAGTATTCTTGATCTTCATTTTGATCACATGAAACTACTTGATTTTCTGACATTTTGTTTTCCTTACTATAGTGAGTTTAAAATAAACATAATCAAATCACCATTAGTAAGAATAAACTCAGATCATCAGACATATACCCTAGGTGTAAAAACCTAGGGTATAGACCATTTAAACTAACACTATCGTAATAAACTCAAATAAACTTAAATCCTACCAATATAAGAATTAACTAATATGGCGAACACGATTAATCTACATATTCATCTTTTCTTATTATTAATATTCTTTAATATCTATAAACCTTTTCTAAAACCATCTTTATCATCTAAATAAAAGCAATAATGAGTTCTGTTGTTCAGAACAACCCTACTGACTCTCTTCCATAAGGTTAGTTTCGCTATTGTGATTCTTTCATCTATCTAATATTAACTATTCTATCAAAGTATTCGGTCTAGTAGATTATACTACTAGACCTTTTCATTTATAAACTTATTCTTCGTTTATTAACCACGACTGATTATGGACGTGCTGGAGCAGTTACAGTAACTGGTTTTTTACCGTCTTTATCAGTGTGTTTTGGTGCTGGTAAACCGTTACCGATGTAAGATGCATCTTCAGCTGTTACTGCACGAGTATTCAATACAGTAGCTTCACCAGTGACTTCTTCGATACCAGTGATGTTCAACACTACGATGATCGGAGTATTTACTACGTGTGCGTAACGTGGGTGTACCAAGTGTTGTTGGAATGTTGCTGCACCGATAGTACGTTGAGCAGAAACCATCAACTCAGAAGTCCATAAGAAGGTACCGAAGGAGAATGGATCTGGACCTTCTTGTGAGTTATCACGAGTTAAGGTCATAATAGCTTTACCACGCATGTATTTGTTAGCAGTAGAAACTACTTTGTGTTGTACACGGCCAGCAAATAAACGTTCGTCACCTTGGATTGCAAAGTATTGTGGTAAACGTTGGTCAGTACCGATAACCGCAGTGATTTGACCTGGGTTACCGCCAGTCATTTGTTCTACTACAGGGATGTAGTTAGTGATGGCTAATACACGACCTAAGATTTCGTTTACTTTAGTAGAGATACCACCTTGAATATCTGGTAAACGATTTGCAGAAGAAACACTGTTGATCATATCTGGTAAGTGAAGAGTTTCTTCGATATAGCACGGTTGTAAGAAGTGACGACCGATACCTGGGATAGCATCACGATCCACTGCAGAGATGTAGTGAGATTTAGAAGTTACTGATTTCAATACTTCAGCAAAGTTAAGGATAGTTTTAACACCATCGTTATTTGCTTGAATACGTGCTGCGTTAATCAAAGATTTGATATCTGGGTTTTCTTTATCACCACCAACAATAGGTTTGATGATAGAGATTGGTGCACGTAGTGGGATCACGAATTGTTCAGAAACTACATCGCTATCGATCATACGACCACGAGTACGTAAGTTGAAGTTAGTACGACGAGTTTCCAAGTCATAACCGATTACACGTACTTTAGTGTCATCTTCTTCTAATTTAAGTGCTGCCAATAATGGTTTTAAGGTAGCATCATCAAGAGCAACTTCTACACCATCTTTGAATGCATGAGATACTGTAACATTCGCTGCAGAAAGATCTACGTTACCAGAATCTACACGAAGTTCACCGAATAAACGAACACGGAAGTAAACTTCATAACCAGCGTCATAAATTGGTTTTAAGGTAGCATTTTCAGTACCATCTACGTTACGGATATCTTTGGTGACTAAGAAACCATTAGAGTTGAAGTTCAACGCCATACCACGGAAGTTACCTTCAGGTGATTTATAGAAACCAGTACCCATTAGGGAGTTCACATCCCATTTAACAGCGGTATCACCGATTTTGAAGTAAACGGTTTTCAATGCTGCGCGGCTATCTAAGCTATCTTTCTCATCCATTAAACCGTTAGCGATTAATTCAGGAATAGAAGATAATTTCAATAGGTTGTGAGATTTACCAATTTTCAATGGTGCTGTCAATAATTCAACATCATCAATTTTCACTTTCTTCGGTGTAACCAAAGTGTCATCTACGAAAGCAGCTTTATTGTTAGTTGCGCTACCACCAGTACCAAAAGTCATTACCGCAGGAATGATATCAGTTGCATTAGATTCTAACACTTCTGGGTGAATCAAGGCATCGATTAATGGTTGTTTACTAAAACGAGCAGGACCTACTTTAGTTGGATCGTGTTCTTCACCATTCCATACTTGTTCGATACGCATTTCAATACGATAGCCTACTTCATCTGGAGTGACTGTTAACGGTTTGAAGAACGCGGCGTTGAATTCGTCTTGACGAGATGCTAATACGTTGAACACGATAGAATAGTTGATGAATTTATTTAATTCTTTTTCATCAAAAGATTCAGTAGAGATTTGACCTGCATCTAATGCGGCACCATCCCACAAAGATTCCATAGAGGTAGAGATCGGACCACTAAGATTGATCTTAGTTTGGTCTTGCATATATTTACCAGGGTTTGCACTGGCAGCAGCAACGATCGCACCTGCTTTAACTTGGTGTGGAGCAAGGTTTTCACCAAGGACATGAGATTCATTAGATACCACATTACGTACGACTTCTTCTAATTGAGTCATAGAGTTATCTAATTCATTTTGATCATTTACGCTGATCGCTGCACTTTCCATGGAAAGTAATTCTACGGTACGTTTGTCGTTAAACAAATGACCTTTATTCGCGGATAAAGATTGTGTTTCGAATTCTGAGACTAAGTTCTCAAGAGCTACAGCAACTTGATCCTTAGGTTTGTTGAAATTAGCCATTTAGCTGTCTTCCTTTTAATTTTCTTCTTTTGTTTACGTAAACATTTTATTGAAAAATAAAACGCAGTTAAGTTTTGCATATTTAAGAAAGATTTTTCCTAAATATTTATTTTTAGTTGCATTTCTGTAAGTACATAATGTATTTAATAAAATACAAAAAATAATGACAGAAAATAATAGTATAGCTATCCTTCTTAAGATAGCTATACTAAAGAATGATTAATTTAACTTAGTCAGATAATACATGACTTTATGCTTTTTCAATTCAGAGAATCCAAGCATATCAAATAATTGATGTTGGAATTTCAAACGACGCTTTTCTAAGATCTCAGATTGAATAGCAATATCATTTTCATCTGAGATATTAGCATCATAGAAAATAATAACATTTTCATTGACGCTACGATAAGTTTCATCTGTACCATGGATATCATATTGAGTAAAGATATCGTAAGTGATAGGTGGTTTTTCTTCAAACTGATTCTTTTGTAAATACTGACTGTATTTCTTTTCCATATTTCTCATCCAAGATATGTTCTTAGGATGTGTAAGGACATTAAATAAATCATTATCAGTCATAAATTTTACCAATGAGGGATCACTGGTTTGTTTATATATAAAGAAGAATACATCTTCTAATGGGAGGACTTTTGCGAGTTGTTCAAATTGCCATACATTATTAATATCAACTCCTAATTTATCATGGGAGAGATGTTGGTTAAATAATGAGGGAACATAAACACAGTAAATATCCTGAATATATTTATCAGACATAGTTGATACCTTAGAACGTTCTTAAGATTTTTATTTTAATTAAAACATATTAATTTTCATACCAGGAGTATATATGGATTTTCGCATTTTGTTGATACAATCAATTGCGTTATTGTTTTGGGAGAATCAGATAGAAAATCATGGATTAGATAGTCGTGATTTAGTGAGGAAGTTAATTAATGAACTTCCTGATTTAAATAACTTTGCAGGCACAGATGAAGATAGAGATAATTTAATATCATTAAAAGAAATTGCATTTAGTTTAGTACAAGGGACTACTTCAACTAAACAAGATACCATATTACAAAGAGTCAAATTAGGGATTAAGAAAGATCCTGAGTTAAGAAAAGATGTTGAAGAGTTAATTAGTGGGGATACGAATAACCAGGATTTAATTTTAGATAAGATTGAGAATATTCGTGGTGAGTTGAATCGATATACTAGAGAGAAATCCTTTAAAGAAACCATTAAACAAATTGCTCAGAAAACTATCTATGCTAATAGAAGTATTGATATTGCTAAAACAGCTATGGAAGCTATTGCAGCATTAGAAAGTTTTACGTTAAATACTAATGATCCAGATAACGACCCATCAATCAATGACTCTGCTAATTTTAATGACCCAGAGCAAGTAGCTAAAATCTTTGCTAAGGTACAAGATGATGTCAATCCAGATAGTGTGATGAAAACAGGATGGCAGGGTTTTAATCGCATGTTAGGTGAAACTGCTGGTCTACGTAGAGGTTCCATGTATGCAGTAGGCGCCATGCCTTATAATGGTAAGTCTTTAGTAACTATGGATATTTGTACCCATATCGGAAGATTCAATACTCCCTTTCTCATTGATCAAACCAAAATCCCTACGATAGTGCATTTCAGTACTGAGAATGATTTGCCCTTAAACTTTAGATTACTTTATAAACGTTTAAGAGAAGAAGAAACTCAAGCTGAAGTGGATATGTTAGGAATCGAACCTGCTGCGATGGCGAACTATCTTATTAACAAACTTGAATCAACAGGTTACCATTATGAATTTTACTATCTTAATAGCTCCATTACAAACTGGCGTAAGATTACTGAGATACTATTACAGCTAGAGAGTAAAGGTCATGAAGTTCATCTTTGTGCGATTGACTATTTAGCCATGTTAGATTATAGTGACTTACCAGGTGGTAATGAAGCGACTCAAATCCAACTATTGTTTAACCGCATTCGCTCATTCTGTAACCCACGTCAGATTGCAACGATTATTCCTCATCAGGTAAGTACTGAAGCTGTTGTATTAAAACGCCAAGGCGCAGATGACTTCGTTAAACAAATTGCAGGTAAACGTTTCTGGGCAAGATGTCGTTCTATTGATATGGAAGTTGACTGCGAGATCATGTTAAATGTTGAGAAAGATAGTCAGAAGAATAGCTATATGGCGTTTGGTCGTGGTAAAGATAGAAACAGTGCTTCAACACCAGTAGATGATCAATTCTTCTTTATTCCATTTTCAAAATATGGTGGTTTATTACCTGATATTAATGGTAAGGATAGTAGTAAGAGATCAATTCGTGATACTGGGTTTGAAACAACTGATCCAGATGATTGGACATTACAATCTAATGGAGATAGTGAGTTCTAAAATCAAAAAAAAAATAAATGAGCATACTCGTGGGGATATCCCTACGAGTATGTATTTTTATAATAAACTAACTTAGTCTTTATGCTAAAGTAGCACGAAATCTACCTTTGCTATTTCTAATATAAAATAGTAAATAGCTAAAGTAATCGTGTACCAAGCGGCCGACAGTTAAGTATTCCTGTCGGCCGTTAGCATTGGCTAGGAACCAATGATAGTATTCTCTAGCCTTTTCGACTAAATTACCTTTAAAGTTCAAATCATTTTTTGATTTGAAATCTTCAAAGGCAGCTAGCTCTTTTGGTGTCAGGTTACTATGATAAATAGAACCTGAAAGGGATTCGAGTTGAAGGGTCTTCTCTATTCGATAATCTCCTAAACTAAAAGTTACTAAACTCGTTTAGGTAGTGAGCCACTAACTCACTACCTAAACCCCCTATAGGGACTATTTCCCTATATCACTTAGATGATATAAGTTTACTTTTCCGATGCAATGTTGCATCGGAATTATGTCTGATCAAACATAAGCCAGTAGGGATATCCCTACTGGCTATATTCTTTTATAGGGTAATTAAATAGCTACTGAAGGATTATCGGTCACATAAATCTTTAACATCGCTGTACAAATAAAAGGAACATCACCAAACTGAGGTGTTGCTCTCGCATATCCAGCTACGACTTCATGTACTGTACCATAAAGTGTTTTTAATGTACCGTCTAAATAGGCAATACGGACTGGCATACCTGGTTGTACTAACTCTGGTTTAGCAAATTCCCATTTAATCGTAATATAACGTCCTTGGTTACCTGATACAGAAGAGACTAAGTGATACATGTTACCTTGTTCACTATAAACACTATTAATGTTTTGCATCCCATCTTTACGTTGAACTACGTTAAATGAGTTCATTCCGATAGAACCATCCATCATTACTTGGTTATCATGCATCCCTTGTTTGTTAGCATGTTCACCATTATTCCCAAGAGAATTCACTACACGTATACCAGTACCGGCCATCAGTTGATCTGAAGCAGAGTTATCCATGTAATTCGTATCGGATGAACTAATAACTGTTAGGATATAGTTCGATACCACGTAAGTACGAGGAAAGTTTAAGAAATCATTCTTCTTATCAATGATTGAGATAGCCATCTTAAGTTGTTCGCTATTATAACGGTTATTGTTAAATAACGGATAAACAAACCAATGACTACCTTGAACAAAGGATCCTATACCAAAGTTATAGATACCATACTCTTGTTGAATAAACTGAGCCATATCTTTAACGGGAGTACCTTGAGGAATGATAATATATTGTTCTTTCTTATTATCGGGTTGAGCAGCATGTACGCCTTCAATTTCCATATTCGTACCCGCACCAAGATCTTCAGAGATACCTACTAGGATCATGGCTAATGCTTCAGAGGGTTTAGTCTTCTCCATCAATCCTTGCCAACTAGATAGACGTAATTGTAACGCAGTGTAATCAATTAATTGGAATCTTGCCATCGTTACCGTTTGATCAGGATCATTGATTTGAGTGGTACCACCTACTCCTGTATTTATTCCAATCTTTGGTGGATCTAATAAAAACGCTTTATACTTCGTTAAGATATTTTCACCACCGGCTACAAATAACGTGGAGTTCTCAGCCATCTGACGTTTACGAAGATAGACTTCTAGATTATCCTGATTACGACACACGTATTCAAAATACTTCTTAGTATCCATCATCACTTCGATAGTCATTTCATCTGCGAAATTAGAAACGTAATCACGATGTATGGTAATAGATTTTACAATAGCAAAGTCTATAGACTGACCTCCTGCTGTAACGCCACCAGACCAACAGTAATGAACAGCTTTAGGTTCGTATTGACAATGTTTAATCACTGCTTGTGCAGCGCTATCTGAAGCATTCTGTAACATGATTAGATATTCTCCATGAATTGAGCTGTACGTGGATTAAAGGATTTCTTCATATCGATGATTCTAAAGCTCTTCTCATTTGCGTCAAAGAGATCAGGATTACGAAAATCATCTTCGGTAACACCATAACGAGTAATCGGATCAAAATCTAAACGACGGATACCTTGGAGATTACGTCGTTTATTGAGATAACCTAATAATCCTTTTGACTCATACGTCATATCGTCACGAGCTGTCATAATTGGGAAGATACGATTACCTAGGTTTTGAAGTTTCACCACATCAGTAAGTAACTGTTGAAGTTTAGGATTCTCTTCTGCTTTATAGTAAGTTAAATTAATCGAGTTATTAATATACCAAGCAATATAGTTAGTGTAATCAACAATGATATTAAAGACACCTTCCATATCTGCAGGATTAACAAAATAGAATTCTTTTCCATACTCATACATCTCTACTAATTCAGAAATAGGGCGAGTAGTCGTCACCCATTCATTCATATCTAATCCATCCAATACTGGGTCACCTGAAGCAGGTATCCCAAAAACCTCAAAGTCATCTTGCGTATACGTAGACTGACGTTTAGTTCGAATCAACCACTGTACATCAAAGATCTTTTCAGAAAGCTCTTGATAATGATCTTCCGTATATCCCTGAAAACTCATTGTGATAAATCTCCTAATGCAGAACGGGCTAATGCAGTAAGCAATGGAATATAATAAAATCTTTCCATTTCACCCCAGTTAATACAGTCTTCAAGTATTGGTAATAAATCTTTTGCAATCACAGGTTCACCATTAATTGCATCCATTAATATACGTTCTACTTTAGACATGTTCTTTCTATCTTGATCGTAAAATGCAGGTGATAGAACATAAGTTTCGTAGGTACCGTATTTTTTTGCATCTGGAATCGGTAATTGGCTTTGTAAGGATTCATGAACAAAACCTAGTCCAGGGAGTTTCATCATCGGTAATGATAAAGATCTTGAAGTAGCGAATTCACTAAATCTCTCATCTACTTTAAGAGGTCCTGCATTTGGAATAATAATTTTACCTAAGATAGGATCATAGTTTTCAATAGGATGATAAATGTAATCAATACGACTATAGGTAAAGGAACCAAAGCAAGCTAATCCTGTACTAAATAAACGACGAGGAATAAGAGCAAAGTTTTTCTTTACTTTAGCTAATGAGTATGGATCCATGGAAATAATCGTATCCCAAATAGTTTTGGTATTGATATTATCTTTATTATCTCTGGCGTAGACACGTAAACGATCCATGGCTGGATTAAAAGTATTATCCCAAATCTTAGTTGTAAACTCTACTAAGAAAGGATCGTATACAACCATTCCTTGTGCGGGTACTAAGAAAGTAGAGTACTCCGTAGAATAGAAACTATCAAAGTAATGACGAGCAATACGTTCTTGCCATTTATTAATCCGTTGGAAGAGCTTATGTTCTTCTGGTGCTAAAACAGGGTTAGCACCAAAATCAGCATAGCTTCGTTCAAAGTAACCTTTAAATACGACACACTTATTTAACGCATCTAATAAGTCTTGATTAACGTAATCAATAAGTTCATATTCGACTTCATAAGCCGTGTCCTTAAAATACGTCTTAGGAGTAATTTGTTTAATTTGAAAGAAACCTGTGCGACCATCGCCAATATCAGCAATAAAGTGATCCCCATGATCTGGAACAATCGAAGGTGGGATAATCGATACCCCTACTGATGACATGGTAGAACTTTCATCATCATACGCTTCATTTAATGGCGTAGTGACTCGCATCTCAAAGTTTTCAATTAAACGGTATTGTTGATACGGTAAGGGTCTATGGTAGTTAAATCCTTCTGAAGCCGTCTCAGAGGTTTTAACTTGCTTATAATAGTTAACGATCCATCTTGCACCAGAGAGATGGGTCAGTAAAGAGCGTCTTGGTTCATAATGTGAATCTACTGCTATCGGTTTCTCTGGAACTAAACTCTCATCACGAACTAATACCGGTTTCTCTGTTTTAATGATCTTGGGTGCTTGTGCTAAAGGCATCTTATTCTATCCTTCTTTAATAATAGGTTCTCTATCTTCTTGACGATGTGTAACTACACCAAAGAACGCTAATGTTGACATGACTTTACCTGGATAATGATACGCATAGTTTTCTTCTGATGCGAGATTGTGTTGTTTCGTGATTTCAATAAATTCATTAAAATCTACCCATCCATTCTTATTGACTTTAGGATAACCTTGATCAGGTGCATGACCTAATCGAATATCTAACCAAGTATAGACTAAAGGATGGTTACTAAAGAAACGTTTCTCTGCTTCTTTACTTAATAAACGAATATCATTTAAAATACTGATCACGATATGATACATTTCATTTGGATCAAGATCATACGTTGAAACAATATTCAGATCTTTATCAACATGGATATAATTATGAGGTAAAGGATTGTCGTTCTTATATAACTGAATAATAAATGGAGATTCGTAAGGTAATGTTAACCACAGTGATGTTTTTGAAAATGATTCTTGTACCGCAGGTAACAATTGATATTCACCCATATCTTTGAGGTTAAAGATTTCTCTTGGATTATTTTCATCTACAGTTAACATGGCTGTTAATAATGGTCGATAATTCTTAAATCGAATCTGATGCGACCAATCATCAAACTTAGGAATACGAACATAAGCACCACGGATATATTGCATATATCCCATACTGGATTGGATATAATTAAACCAGTTACGAGATTGTGAGAGTTTAGCATTTAACTCGTTCACATCAAAGAGTAATTCAGGTTGTAATGGTTCAGGGACTAATTGATTCTGAACTAATAGTGGATAGGTTAAATTAATGGAAATCACTTTATCGTAAAAGTATTCCATATCGAAGTTCACTACCCAGACAGATCCTTTATCATCCTTCTCTGCTTCTGGTGGAGAATTATCCGTTAAGATACCATGAATCATTAATTGTGTTTCTTCAACTGCTAAAGTATCCCCATTACCCGCTACATTCGTTAATGATGTTAAAGCTGGAGTACCATATTTAAAAACATATTCCGTATAACTCTTACATTCTTTCTTTCGATTATTTCTTAGTAGATAAAGAATATAAAGGGCTTGTTCAGTTGTTTCAGGTATAGGATAAGTATACTTCGCAGTAAAGATCATATACTCTCTATTCTCAGCGATCTTACGACGCCAATTATCTCTAAAGGATTCTGCTTCATATCGATCTCTGGTACGATAAGATACGGATAATACTACTTTAGTACGACTATAGATCGGATGCATGGTAATATTTGTCAAAGGATCTCTAAAGATATACGGATTATTTCTTTGACTACTATACATGGTAAGGAGTTCTTCTTCTACGTAGTCTTCTTTGACATTAATCCGAATATGTTGTTTCGTATTAAAGTTAGCGTTATCTTGAGATTGTACTTCACCACTATTCCAAGTCTGAGATTTTCCATTTGCACCAGGAAAATAAATCTTAATATTCTCTTCAACTGCCATTTTCTTAAGAAGTTGTTTGGTGATATCATACGCTACAGGTCGAGTAATTGAAGCATATGTTTCCCTTAACTCCATATTTAAAAAAGCCATATTTTTAACCTCATATTGGGGTAATTATTCATCTAAACATAAAAACGATCAGACATATACCCCAGTATTTACTGGGGTAGAAATTAGACTGGAGATAATCCACCAAAATTATCTGGCCATGGATCATTCGTAAAGAAAGATAGTTCCCCTGCACGTAAATAGTTCTTATATCCATCTTCAAGTTTCTCATCAGTTCGAAGTTGAATCTGATTACTATCTGCAGTAGCCACAAAGAACCCTAATTGAACATAGTGGTCATGTGTTAGGAAACTAGCTACTGTACTCGATGGACGAAATCCTTCTGGTATTGTAGCAAGATCAATGTGATTAAAATGAGTCGTTAATGTTGGTTCGAAATCATGTATTTCGACAGTATCTTTTTCACCACCACCTAAACTTACCCTCACTTCATTATTGATACGACGTATTTTTAAATAACCTTGTTTTAATTTAGGACATTCAATTTTACGCCAACCAGTATCACCTACTACAATATTCCAAATATTATTCGATTTAATCCAGAATAAAGCACCTGTAGTTTGATTATTCACAGAGATATACTGAGTACCATTTTCTTCAGTACCTAGAACAATACCTCTTGTAGTCGGTATTTGATCTGGTCTACCTGGACCAATAGAAGTAAAAGATACAGCTGGATCAGCACATAACCCATCATTCTTTAAATAGATTGCATTGTAAGGATCATTAGAGAGTTTAATTTGAATTTCTTTCTTACCTTTACGATTCTTAGCAACTGTGAAATAGTTTTCACTTAATACACTTTTATCAACGATATTATACGCCATAAATAAACCTACTTAATTAATTCATCGGAAACATAGAGGAGAGTATCACCTCTCCTCTCGTTGGTTTATAACGTATTACTTCGCTAATAGATAACCCATAGGTTTATCTTCAAAGTCAAGCATCGCTTCACCTTTAATCAATGCTAATAAACTGTCTTTGAATCCAGGAAGAGCTTTGATTTCATCCCAATATGCTTGAGCAGTTTTAGGTGCATCAATAAATTTTGCTAAACTGGTTTTAATCACATCACCATTAGATAATTCTAATTGAAGTTCATTACCTTCAGTAATTTTAGCACCTTGTAAACGAACATCTACAGTTTGCGCAGGTAAATCAAGATAGGTTTCTACATCTTCAGTATTCGTAACTTTTAATCGATTACCTTCTACTACAATGGTTTTAACCGATGTAACTGGAACCACCGGTGGTGGAATCGTTACATCTAAACCAGCAGGATCTAGGACTAAAGATGAACCTGGTTTGATTTTAATGGTGAGTTTTTTATCAGCACCTTGGGTTAAACCATGACCCAAGTTGTTACTATTGAGAATATTATACGCCATGAATTAATCTCTTTATTTTATTGTTATTATTGACTCTATAGATTATAGAGCATAGTGTTTAATGACTCGGAAAGATGGTTCTCCCTCGAATCCTGTCACTTCTTCAAGATGATCTAATACTTTTGTCTTCTCATCTAATTGATTCAGTTTAGATCCTTGAGTACCTAACGTCGTATCTACCTCAGATAGTTTATTATCTGCAATATTGACACGATCGACTAACGCACTAAGGTTACTATTGGTTGTACTTAGGTTATTCTTCGTACTTTCTGCTTTGACTAAAGCTTCTTGAGCTCTATCATGGGCTTCTTGTACTTTAGTACTAATCGCAGCTAAATCAGTGGATTTAGCTAACGCAACATCTTCTGATAGTTTAGCAATCGCATCTTTAAACTGTTTAGATATAGAATCTAATTTTGTTTCATAAATCGATCCTGCCGTTGTATCAACTCTTGGTTTAACGATCATAAATTTCTCCGAAGGAAGATTAACTAAATCAGTTTGATCAATAGGTGTAGTACTACGATTTAATTGATCCACGTATTTCATATTAGTCACAAATCCAGGTAACTCACTTACTTGATCGTAAGGAAGATTTCTTAATTCATTTCCATATTCTAATACGATTTTCAAATCAAATCCAGTTGACCGATATCGATCTAACGCAGTTAAGAATCGCTGATATTTTTGTTCTATCGTTAATTCTTTTTCTTTCTGATAGTTAAGTGGATTTCTAAACCAATCTATCAGATACTTATCTAGTTTATAATAAGAAGAATCTAAATAACGATTAATCTTATATTCAACATTGTAGATGAATAGTTTTGCTGCATCCACAGGAGTGTAATATAAAGAAAGGATTTTCTTCGCATTCTCTAACGCAATATACATCTCTGGATGTGGATAAGTATACAATAAACAGTTCGTAATATCTTCAACTAATTGACCATCAAAATCTTTTAATTGAGGAAGATCTTTGAATTTTCCTGTAAGATATTTTGATAAGGTTTCGATCCGATTATCTTTGACGAATAATCGTTCTAATAACTTCATCAATACTTCAATATCGGGTTTAATTACCCACAGATATTTCTCTGGACAATCATACACCATTTTGAGTAATGTATTGAAGTGTTGACTTAATGGTCGATTAGGAATAATCTCAGAAGAGGTGATCACTTGTTTAACATCTTCTGTTAAAGATCGACTGTATTTACGAATCAATCGAATGTGTTTAACATCTTCTTCTTCAATCGGATAACTGTTTCGTAAATGTTGGATCGAAGTCGATTGAGCTTGTGTGTACGGAAGATACATCAAACCCAAAAAGTTTCTGACGAGTTTACGTAAATAATCACTAAACACATCAACGACATCTTGAAATGGAAAGGTCGCTAATCGATTAAAATAGTGTTCAATCGTTAGGTTATTCGCAGTCACATGTTTATCGTATTCATGGACTGCTTTCCATAATGCCGCATAAGTTGCTAATAAGGAAACACCCTGGTAGTTACTTACATCTTCCTTAAACGTGGTGCGTTCAAGTTGTTTGTTATTTTCATGTTCAACTGTGGTAACTACTTTTTTAGAAATAAAGTCAGCAACCGATAACTCTTTATTCGTTACTATCCGATAGACAAGATCAGAGTGTTTCGGTGTTACTTTTTTGAAGGGTCTACAGTCGCATTACCAAAGAGATCATTCGCTGGAACTAATCGACCTTGATTAATCGGGTCAATAGCATGCTCAAACCCTTCAAAGATGGTTGGATCGTATGCTTTTGGTAATAGGGATAAATCATTCCAGCGTCCTGCCAGATTAGTTTCCCCACCAAATAAATCAACAAGTTTCTGTGATAATGGAACAGAGATCACAAAGATCAATGTGCCTTCTGGATATTTCGCTACGGCGTATTCTTCTGGTTTACCATATTTCAAAAGATCTTCTACTAAACGTTGTGAACGATACGTTTTAGATGGGTCATAACCAGCACGGATACGATTACCTTTATCACGATAGAAACCAACATCATCAAACGTAGTCTCACCGAAGAAATACTCTGGACGATTTAAGATATCATCAGAGAAGAGTTTTAAATCTTCAGCTGCACGAATATCACGTTTTACTTCTTCAGCAGTTTTAAAGCTTAGATCACGAGTTAACTCTGGATCTAATTGACGTTTAAGATCTTTAAAGACTGGTGTAAGTTCTTCAGCAGTATCGTAACGTTTTACTAATTGAGTTTTATCAATTTTTAAACGCGTGATTTCTTCTTCACTATCTTTCTCATTTAACACGTAGATTGTTGAATTAATTTCATTCTTTAATTCACGAAATGTTTTACCTGCGTTTAAACGAGATTCTTTCCATTCATTTGCTTTATCTTCATATCCAACTAAGAATTCGATACCGTATAATCCATTATAGTTAACAAATTCACGAGAATAATCACCAGGTAAAACAGTATAATAAATATACGATTTACCTTTATCAAAATTAGGATTAGATTGATTAGGGGTACGATGCTCCTCTGGATGGTACGCACTATCCGTTGGAGGTACCGGAGTCAGTTGATTGTTTGGATAAGGACCATCTGGAGCTTTTGGTGAATAAAGTCCTGAAGTATTATCGATCGCATTTCTACGAACGATTTCTTCAAAACGTCCACCACCATTACTTAGATTTCCATCTGTGTAATTATAATCATTAGCCATTATTTTCACCTTGTACAAGTTAAATGGTTTTTAAGTAATTTATAACCTAATTAGGTTATCAAAAAATATAGGGTGGTACTATCCACCCTATCATAGAAATTATTTAGTTAATTTATTAAAGTCAGCTAATGGAGGAAATTTAGAGACTTCTTCAACCGATTGTTTTAAATCAAAATGAACTTCATCTAATGTCCATTCTTCAGCATCAAAGACAAAGAGTAGTCCTGGTCGATGATCAAATTGAACCGTAGCATAACCTAATTGAGAGAGTTTACTATAAACTTTACTCAAGGCATTAAAACTTTCAATAACACGATCTTTACCAAAGGATACATTAACGAGTTTTAAATCCTTATCATTACCACAATAATTAATAATGGTAACATCACCTTGACTATTGGCTTGATATAAAGAATCAATTCGATTTAATAAATCACGATATTGAGTTTCAATTTTATTTTTATCGTTAGCGTAGAATGTATTAGTGTAAATATGATAAATTACTTCTTTATCGTTGGTTTGAGGTTGTTCTTTTACAATGAATCCTTGTTCAGGATAGTTATAATGTAAGAGCTCTAAGAAGAAAGGAACAAAGTTAGAGGGTCTTACTTCTTCTTTGAATGTCGCATGAACAACATCTTCAATTTGATTCGCTTCTGAATTTAATTGTTGATTGACAATTTTAATCACCACATCCAAAGGTTGAGTGAATTTACCAAATCCTTGAAAATAATCATGTTGTTCTGAAATAGTCCAATCTAATAAGCCATAACGTTGATGTCTAATTTGACGAAAACGATCTAAGTTTAATAACGCCGTTTCTAAACTAGTTACCGCATTATGAATATCTGTACTATAGGTTTTCGTTTGTTTTAATTGAGTTAAGAAATCTCGAAGAATCTCAAGATTACTGAATACATCAATATCCTTAGGTTGATATTGATAAATTTTATCTGATGGTAAATAAGCCATAAATTTACGATTACTCATTTTTCATATTCTCACTTATATTAAAAGAAAAAAATAAAAGAAATATACCCATCCAAGAGAAATTGGAAAAGGTATATTTCATACTATCATCATGTACCTCATGGATACACTTAAATTCATTTCAAGTTCTCTGGATGGATGGGTATACAGGTCTTATTTACAGAGTCATGTGTTATCAGTGGATTAATGTTATAAACGATTGTATACTTACCCAAATATAAATAATCATAATGAATAAATACCAGAATACAACAGAAATGGCAAAAATAACGGCATGAGAAGATTTATAGACCTTCACAAGTTTCACTACTCTGCAAATTACTAAGACAGCAATAATATAGAATACTGTTGCAATCACAAAGTAATTAAAGAAAGTCATGTAGACCTCATTGTTATTGGTTATAAATGTTACCGAAGACGACAAAAACATCGGTAACATAACAAAATTACTCCCATACCCAAGGATGTACGTAACAACAAATAAAGGCTGTCGTTAAGATGATCACACCGTCAATATGAACATGGAGAATAATCTTTTCTAATAATCGTATCCGACAAGCACGACGATTAACGACAGATGGAATTTGATTCTTACCCTTACGGATTAAACGAGTATGATAACTCTCGTAGTAATGGAGTAACATGATACAAGGGATAATAATGATACCCATGATTACAGAAGCAGCAAATAATGCAACAAACCCAAAGAAGAGTTCTAAGAAAACATTTTGAATAAATATCATAAAGAAGTTTACCTTAAATTAAGAAAGTGACTTAGCATAAAACATTAATCTATTCGTAGAAGTTTAACGTTTATATCTTGGATCTAATGGACGATCTTTAAAGGTAATATCTTCATACATGCGCATTACCATTTGTTTCATATCTTGCTCAGGATAATGATTAGCAATCATTAATTCTGTGGTGAAATCATGTTCAGTTTTATTTTCTAAAAATGAGAGTAAAGATCTAGCATCTTTAGAGATACCTTGGAATGCATCTAATCGAGTGATTTTGGTACCATTCTGATAAGTATAATACCATTGAGGATCGGCACGATTTAAGATATCAATTAATCTCTGACGGTATTCACCTACTTTATCTGGTGTGTATAATCCATCTCGATTATAATTCTCAAGTAACCATTTAACTGCCATTGGATTATTACCATGACTCGCTTGATCACCTGCATAATCAAAGATATAGTCAATCGTAGGAAGATCACTATTTAAACAACAGTTATAAAGAGTTGCATTTAAGTAACGTCTTCCTTCTCTCTTATCTTGGAACTTATCCATGATCATTTTGGTTAAACTCGCATTACCTAATTTAGAAGCGGTTTTGACTAAACTTCCTAAGAAAGCAGATGTCGCTTGAATATCTACGTAACCCTTTAAAAGCTCCCCTAAATTACTATTAGTGGTTGCATTAGTAAATGCACCTAATGAGTTAACAATCCCTGAGAAAGTTGTCCAATCCCCTCGTTTAACAAGATTATACACCCCCATGGCATCTCTATACGTCATCTGAGTCTTTCGTAATATCTCACCTACGTTTCTACCCGCAATAGAAGTATTCCCAGCTAATCCAGCAATCGTACCAAGGGCATCATTTTTAAACTGTTCAGGTAAGTTTAAAATCGATTCAATACTTCGTCCACCTAAGACCGTATCTTCAACCCGTTTCTTAATCTTATCTAAATCGAATTCAGCGATCTTATTACCAAACTGAACTAATCCTTTCAGGGATTTTAGATTAAAGGTCTTTTCCCCATTTAATAACCCACCACTCGTGTAGCTATCAAAGAAACTATCTGAGTATTTAGAAATAGCAGAATAGAAATCTGTAGGGATCGTACTTGATGTTTGACCATATCCGTCTACACGAGCTAATGAGTCATTTGGACCAAATTCAGTAATCGTAGTGGCTTTTTGCGTAGGTACGGGTTTACGTACTTTCACTTTGTTCTTTGTACGGTATTGTCCCATGATAATATCCTTATATTAAGATGTAAGTTGCTTATTATAATTTTTCATTACTAATAACGCACATTTTGCAAAGTAAACTAAGTCTAATCCATATCGTACTAAAATACGACTGTATTCGAGTTCTAACGTAGAAATACGATTAATGAAGGTGATTACCTTCTGTAGTTGTTCTATGGTCTCTAAACGCGTATCAGACGCAGATACAACGATATCGGTAAACTGTTTATCTTCTTTAGATAACGTACTTGAGATACGCTTATAATTCTTAGAAGAAACTGAAGCAACTGATTTAATCTCTTTTATCATAGATTCAATAAAATCAAATTGACCATGAGTACAAACTGGAACAACAGTAGTATCTTCAATGTAAGGTGTTTTATCGTTGTAATGAATGGGTCTAAACTCATTAATATAACTCGCAGAGGTTCTATCGTAAATAGGAATCACAGGAATAAATAATTCATGTTGGCCATATCTTGCAATACGATAGACTTCACGCATTAATGGATCATTAGTTTCATATTTGACTTTATCGAATAAAATAAAGGTTTCACTAAATAATGAAGATAATGGTGAGGATAATCCAAGATAATTATTTTCACGATAAGCACTATTGATTAATTTAAATGCTTTAGTCACAAAGTTATTTAAATCAACCTTTAATGGTTGGGGATATCGATCTTTACCATTAGTTAGCGTACCATCTACATTAATGTTTAAATAAGTGAGTTTCTTTTTCTCTAAAGCTAATTTAAACCAATCTTTATTTTCATCTTTAGAAATAACTTCAACCAGTTTACCCTCTTGTTTGAATTTAAGATAATCTTTCTTTACCTTATCCCATTCTTTAGTAAAATCTTCTATTTGAGACATGACCTTATTAAAGTAATTAAAGATCTCATTTCGTAAGGTATTCAATTCAACTTTGAGGTAATTCCAAATCTTACTTAAGGTATCTCTAAATCCTTCTTCTGAGATAGTAACATCACCTAATGTAGAGGAAACTAAATCTTTAACAATGAAAGATTCTGTTGATACGTGTTGTTTAACGATGTAATTATATTGATCAATTTGACGATATAACTTATTTTGTTTAGTTTGGATTTGTTGATAAAGTTGTTCAAGGGACAGCATAGTAGGGGAGGTGTGATCCTCCCCCATGTTTCCCTCTATAATAAATTGTTTTATAGGGAGATTCATGATAGGTATCTCCTATTACTAATTTAAACGCTCTAATGCAGCATCAATATGGTCTAAGATATTACCAGTGGCAATCATCGCATGGCTTGTACTGTATTGGAAGTGTTCAACTGATGGTACTACCACATTGTCTTTAATACCTGCTTTAGCAAATAAATGACTTAATACAGGTTCTAACACCGCAGCGTTCTCAACAGATAAACCACCTTCGTTATACGCTTTTAATACTAATGCTTTATAACTTTCAAGTTCAGCTTTGACTTCTTCTTTTTCTTCATCAGAAGGTTCATCATCATCTTCATCTTCTACTTGAGATTCTGATTCTGCAGCGTCATCTGCTTTATCTTCGACTTCATCCGTTTTATCTTCAACGTCTTTAGTAGCGTCATCCACTTCTTTTTCATCTTCTTTGAGTTCATCTTCAACAGTCTTATCTGTTTCATCTGTTTCAGAAGTATTTTCATCAGAAGATTCTTCGTCAGTTTCACCTTCACCTTCACCAGCTTCCTCATCGGTTGGCTCAGCTTCTGGATCCATACCTAATGGAGCGGGTTCTTCAGTATTTTCAGTATTTTCGGTGTTGTCATCAGATGGTTCAGTGTTCTCGGTGTTCTCAGTACCTTCGTCAGTATTGTCTTCAGTATTGTCTTCCGCTTTTTCAGCTTCAGCACGAGCTTGCTCAGCACGACGACGGATTTGATCTGCAAGATCACCAACATTATCACCTAACTCTTTATTCATGTCTACTGCATCTTCTACCGGAGTATTTTCTTCGACATTTTCTTTAGAGATAGCATATTTCTTTAATAAGTTCATTGGTTAAAAACCTCAATAATTTATTTTTGCAAAAATAACGTATTTATTTAGAGAGTAGTAAACGATACTACTCTTTACCTACAGAACCAAATAGGATCCGTAAAGTCCATAACATGTCTTTAAACCCATCTGGGTAACTAATCCATTTTGCAATAAAGTAAGGATCATCTTCTTTAGGTAATACTGCGTACTGTTTCTTCTTGTTAACCGTATTACTGTCTTTAACAAAAGCGGTATTTGGTGTATCTGGATGTTGATAGGATTGAAGTAATACATAATCCCAAGAAGCAATAGAAACCCGACGTTTACCTGTTTCAATATAGCGTACGGTATCTTCTAAGAAAGATGCCATCGCTAACGTATGCTTGCCTTGTATCGCTTGAAGTTCGATAAATCCATTTAACCCACCAAAAGGTTGAAATTGAAACTTCACGTAAGCTAATACTTCATCCATCAAGGCTTTCATATTAACATCAGAAACACGACCCTCATAGATCTTCCATAATGCATCGATATCTAAATCTGCTTGATAATCCTGATGTGAAGGATTCTTCACACCAAGGATACCTAATGGGTATAAACTATAGTTCATAGATTATACTCCTGCTGATTTCTCAAATTTCTCGATATCGTAATCGATCTTTTGAAGACGAGAAGTTAACGCATCGATACTTCTTTGAATTTGTGGATCTTGTTCACCATTCTCTTGACGTTGTTTTAAGTTTAATAAACGAAGTTCAATAGATTGTTTCAAGACTTTATTTCGTTCATATACGTTAATTTGATGGGCTAAGATCATGTTACGTACTTGTAGGATAGCCGTACCAATAATAGGCATGAAACCAATGCGTTTATGATCGATATTTGCATTAGTAGCAGCAATTGCTGGTAACTGTGAATCAGCAACTTCAGAAACAATCATATCTGATGTAGATTCGATGATATCCATAAAGGTTTTATTTTCAGCAATGAAAATACCTACTAAGGTTAAGAAGTTTGGATATTCATTATTATACTTCTCAAGTTGATGACGTAAGAACGGAACCTTATCACCAATACCATAAGCTTCATTAATTTCACATTGACACAAGGTAAATGTATCCATGGTATAACGAATAAAGAAATTCATTAAATCTACTAAACGAATCACATGCACTTGCTTAAATGATAATCCATCTTTAACGACTACATCAGAGAAGTTGTCTTCAATATATTGACGTAAAGCAGCTTCTTTCGTTTGGATTGCTAATAAACAACGATTTAATAAAAATACACCATTTTGTAATTCAGCAGAAGATACAGATTGAGAACGTTCACGAGAAAAGATTTTCTTGAGATCATTCGTCATACGTACCATGGTTTTTGATTTAGACACATTAATGTTATCTTCTTTAAATTGGGTTAACATTAATTCTGCTGTAGGTAATGCGACTTCTTCTAAACCTAATTTCACCATATTACATTGGTCGATTAGTTTACGTTTTTCGAAATTTGGAAGTAACTTCTTGAAGAAATCAAACCCTTCTAAAGCAACATTTTGAAATTGTTTACTCATCTATTTATACTCCTTTAGAAACGAGGTTGTGCACCCATTTGATACATTTTAAAGATTTCCATGATATCTGGACCATTACCTTTACCAAACTTAGCAAAGTCTTTAATCGAATAGTCAGAAGAAATCTTCACCCCACGAGTATAAGTAATAACACGTTCCCAACGCAGATCTAATACCACTAACATCATTGCTGAGTTAGCTGCAAAGAATAATTCACGGATTTCTTCATTTTCGAAATCATGACCCGTCATGGCTTGAACGTAATCCATGGTGTCTTTACTTACAATGATCATCGCAGAAGCTGCACCTAAAGAAGGCTGACCAGTAGCCATGGCAGCAGCAAAGTTAGTATTACGACGTTTGATCATATCCATCAAAATACCATTCTTATCTAATGCCACTAATTTCTTCTGATGACGAATACGGTCTGATTGTAACATCCAGTCTTTGAATGATAGTTCACCAGAACGGAAACGATGCCAACGTTCAGTCCAAGATTCTTTAATATCACCGTAAGCTACTAATTCACGCATGATTAATTGTGGTGCAAACATTGGTCGCATACGTAGCGCTACAGGTACGTTTACATTACGATCACCGATAAATAAAGAAACATCAATCCAACGACCTACCGCAAGGTTATTCGCTTCATTGATCATTTTTAAGGCAGCACCAGTACCCACATTCGTACCTTGACGTAATGAACTCACTAATAGTCCAACACGTGCTTTAATTTCATTATAACGACGGAGTTGTTCAGGTGTACGATTCTTCGTTGGAATAGAAGCCAATTCTTCATTTAATAAATCTGCTTCTTTAGCGATTTGTTTAAAATCTAAATTCTTACCGTAGTTAAATTTCTCACTTAAAGAATTCCAAGTATTGATAATTGATTCAAGTTGTTCACCGGTAACGATACCTTCTTCTTGAAGTACTTGAATACTTTCGTTAATCTTCTCAACGATTTGATTTGGATCAGTCACGATATCTTCTTTTGAGATATGCAATGGTTTACCAAGTTCTTTCTTATAGTTAGGTAAGGTATAACCATGCATGTAAGATTCAAAACCAGGAATATTGTATTGTTTATAAAACTTCGTTGGTAATGATGGCATAAGTTCACGATTTGGATTTAATCGATCTAAGATACCTAATACAGAAGCAGCACGTACAGGAGCAGTTAAGTTAATCGCTTGTAAGTAATATCCCATGAAGATATTAGATAACGTCATGATGATCTCACCCATTTGAGGTTGAGTCTTCAAGGTATCTTCAATGATGACACGTGGTTCTACTGACGCTACGGAAGCAATTTGAGATAAAGAATGTTCCTTGGTAGTATTTGCAGAGTCGTAAATATTTTTTCCTTTTTCTACTGCTTTTAAGGCAACATCAATAATGGCACCTAGGTTTTCAGTAGAAGTAGTAATACGACCATTTTTGCCTTTTAGGTTTTTGGCCAAAACCTGACTAAGGACTTGATGAATTGTTTTACTCATTCTGATTTTACTCTTTATTAACGTTAATATTTTGAGTGGAATAATACCAGTCGTTATGACTGATAAAATTTAAAAAATACATAGCAGGGGAACACCCCCTGCTATATAAGAAGTTATTTTTGAGGAGAAATATAAGCATGTCTGATTTTAATATAACAGACTTTAAAGCACCGATCGTTGATCTGATTCAAAAATATGGTTCGTCAGCGAATTTAAGAGAACGATTAGATGATGTTACTCGAGGCAACGGATTTGGTGATATTAGTAGTATTAACTACCACACGGTGAAAGGATTTAACTATCTACGACACGGTCAACAACTCGTGCATAAGAACCGTGATAACATGGGTTTTACATTTTTTACCCGTCCTATCCTTAACCTCACATACGATAATTTGAGTGCTATTGATTTATTACAACCATTAAAAGTAGCACCTCCTAATAGTTACGGTAGCATGGTAAGATGTTTATTAGATCCTTGGTTTCAGAAGAACATGAATCAAGGTGAGCAAAGTAATGTAAGTCACCATGCTAGTCAAGGTACCTTACCTGGTGATAGACATCGTCAAACCTCTCATGGTAATCGATCTACATTATTAGTAGATGAACATAATCCTTTTATTCCTTTATTGTCTAATACTCTAGTGAGTTTAACGGGATGGCGTGATATTGCTTTAAATGACTATACAAGTAAGAATGGAGTGAATAATGAACAATGGAGTAAACCAGATGGTTACTTTTATAAGACAGAAGCTTTTGAGTTATCTGCTTCATTTAGAAATATTGAAGGTAATCCATTAAAGACTTTATTCACCACTTGGTTGTGTTACATGTGGCATTGTCTAGAAGGGGATATCGCACCTTACCCAGTATTCGTTGAAGATCGTGAATATGATTTTAATACTCGTATTTATCGTTTTGTCATGGATCATACTCGTACGTATATTCAAAGTCATGCGATGACAATTGCATGGCCAATGAGTTTCCCAAGTGGTAATCTCTATAACTTTAGTTTTGACAAGAACTTTATTGATGCAAATGATGAAGTGAATATTACCTTTAAGTGTATGGGTAGTGATTATGATCATCCAATTATGCCGTATGAATTCAATAGTTTAGTTGGCATGTATAATCCTTCATTAAAAGTAGATTTTACGAAATATGATTTTAAGAATGAAAGCTTAGTCATGGAGAAAGGGAATTGGAGAAAGTTACAAGGGAATGAAAAGAATCGAGGTGTATTTGCAGCTATTCCATTAGTGAATTTTAAAACCATGGAATTAGAATGGTGGATTTCTCCAGATAACTATAATTATTACGTATTAGGTAAGAAGTTTACTTCGAATCTTGGAAAGACGAGTGATCCTAGTCGTGTTCCATTAGATCCTCGTGTTGTGAAAGAATTAAACAATAGTTAAATTAAGGAATAATTAATGAATAATGAAACAAACAACCAATCTCGAATTAATAATATTCGAGAACAAATGTTAACTAATCTTAACCATTATAAGAATAATCCAGGGTTAATTATTAATACGTTATACGATGGATTATTTACTATTAGTGATGGCGTTTACGATGCTAAGATTGTCAATAGTCCTTTTGATTATATCATGGAATGTGTAGCAATGACGACATCTACTTTACACAATTCGCATGAAGCAACGTATCGTAAACAATATCCTCGATTAGCCACTCAATATAGTGATCTCTATAACCACATGTTTGATGAGCATTATATTGGTCGATTTGCTACACCAGGGAAAGTCACTTTAAATATTTCCTTTAAATTACAAGAGATCTTAGATCAATTAGAGTCTACTGAAGAGAAAGGTGTGAAGAAATTGATCTTTCCAAGAGGATCAATCATTATTGCTAAGGACTATACTTTTACTTTATTATATCCAATTGTAATTACACAATTAGTTCATGGTGGTATTCAAGTCCTTTACGATACGAGTACGAAAGATCCTGTACAACCCTTAAATTCCAATATTATCGATTGGGATTATACGGTAATGGATAATGAAGAATATCTTCGTATCAAACCCGTATTACAACAAATCTCTTTAAATGTTAAAGTAGATACGTTAACCCAAAATACAGGTTATCATGTTAAATACCCATTAAAGAATAAATACGTGCATTGTCGTATTTTCCAAGTAGATGAGTTTGGTCGTGAAACTGAGATCAGAACGACTCACTCAGATTTAGTTTACGATGCCAATGTAGTTACAGCTAGATTAACGTATTTAGAAGATGAGTTAAGTATTCATATCCCACCTATCTACTTTAATAAAGGCATGACTGGGATGACGATTCGTACTGAGATCTATCAAACTTTAGGTAACATTGAAGAACCACTCAATGAAGCTTCCGTGGATAGTTTTAGTTTCCAATGGGATAAGATCAATAATGTTTACCAAGATTCAAAATACGTATCTCCGATTGAAAGTTTATCTTCTCCAATTATTCTTGCTAGAAGCATGTTACAAGGTGGTACAGATGGTGAAAGTTTTGAAGAAACTCGTGACCGTGTGATTAACTTTACTAACTACAGTGAAACAGCGATTACACCTAATCAATTAAAGAATAGTTTACGGATTAAAGGTTACGATATTATTAAATCCCGTGATACCTTAACTTCAAGAAGTTATTACGCTACAAAATCACTACCAGTAAACAAATACGATACCTTTACTTCAGGTCCAGCGGCTTCTATGGAAACCGTACGTATTTCATTAAAGGATCTTGCCCAACATCCTCACATTCGTGATAACGGTAAGCGATTAACGATTACACCAAACACTTTATTTAAATCAAATAAAGGATTGATTCAATTAGTGTATCCTGAAAGTATGCCAGATATTACTCGAGATGGTATCGACGCTTATATCGGTGATATTAATAAACTCGACTACATGTATACACCATTCTATTACGTGTGTGATACCACTAAGAATGAATTTGATTTTAGAGCGTATTACTTAGATACACCTCATGTTGAGAATCAAATCTTTGTTGCGAATAACAGTTCAAGTCAAATGAGTGTAAGTAGTGATGAAGTGGTTATCGTTCGTTATACGGATAAAGATGGTGAGGGATATAAGATTCGTGTAAGAACCCGTAGTACTGAGAACTATAAGAAAATACCTGTAGAAGACCTTTTCTGTCAATTAGCCATTTCACCAGTTGGAGAAGATGGAGTATATGCTTCTATTAATGGTGTACCTGTTGGTAAAGTGAATGATGAAGAAAATGAAGTACAAGATATCGTCTTTGAATTTACCATCAAGACAGATTGGGATATTACTTCAAGACATGGTCTCATGTGTAAAGAGTTCTACATGTTTATCAATGAACCTCGTACTTTCGAATTCCCATTAGATTGTCAACTTCATTTCGTTTACGGTGTGAAAAATCAAGTTGTTAAAGACTATCAAGCGAATATCGTTGATAAGATGGTAAATAAAGAAATCATTGATAGCGACGATATCATTGCAATTACTCATGATACGATCGAATGTCAATTTGGTCAATACTTGAAAAACTTCTGGGCGAATGGTATTGCGGTACAAGGTGAAACTATCTATAAACGTTATAAACATGATGTTCCACGTGTCTATACTCAAGACGTTTATGATATTGATGAGAATGGTATCTTTGTAGTAGATGAAAGTGAACTTAGATTGATTCATCGTGCTGGTGATCCTGTCTTAGATGAAGAAGGTCATCCTGTATTACTTCATAGAGCAGGTGATGTGGTGATTGGATCAAATGGTTTACCGGTTAAGGTAGATGGTGGAGATCGTGAAATCATCCGTATGCTAGATATCATGATGATTGATGGTATCTATTATTTCGCAACAGATGAAAACGATATGCGATATCGGAATAACGTAGGTGATATCTTACGTCGATATATCGTAAATGATTTAGCGAATATAGGAGATCGTCTATTAGAGAATACGAAGATCTATTTCTATCCTAAACGAACAATGGGTGAAGCGAAGATCTTAGTAGATGATGGTACTGGGATCCAAGTACCAATGCGGTTATCGTTTAAGGTAACTTATTTCTTAGATGAAGCAACGTATAACGACTTTAATATCCGTCAAGCGATTATTCGTGTTACTCATGAAGTCATCAATAAACATCTTGAAAATGAACGAGTCTCTCGTACTGACATGTTAACGGATCTTAAATCTCAAGCAGGTGAAGGTGTGTTAGCTGTTGATATTGAGAAGTTTGGTCCAGAGAAGAATCTCACGGTATTTACTACCAAAGATGCTTCTGTAAGATGCTCTGTAAAACGATTACTTCGTGTCCAAGCCGATAGAACCTTAAAAGTCGTTGAAGATATCGATATTAACTTTGTTAAACATGATACCATTACTGGTGGTCGTTACTAAAAAAAAAACAGACATAGTGCCAGGGTAGTTTTACCCTGGCTTATGTTTCAACGCTTTATCAAAAAAGTAAAGGAGTTACTTAAGAAAACCTAGGTTCGCAATAAGTCTTCATTAAGTAGACTCCTTTATAAACACGGAGGATACTACAAGAGATTATTATCGTTATTCTTGGTGCTCTTATAGATGGTTCTTTTGTTCTACGCTTATGCCATTGAACCACATATAGAGTACTACACGATATCGAAAGGATCATTCCGTAAATTTTGTTGTTGTTTTAACCCTTGAGTCATTTGTCGCATTTGTTGTTCACTTTCAGAGAGTCTTTTAGATTCTTCTTCTGCTAACTCATTTGCGACATCCACTAACATGTCAAATCTGACTGCAGGTAGATTAATAAACTCAAGTAGGTTAAGACCAAACCATTTATGAATTTGATAAATGCTGTAGGTTTTATATAATTCCCTCATTGGACTATCGGATAATAGTTTCTCACCCTCTTTCATTAACTGTCCTTGAAACGGATGTTCTAAAGTAGGGTTATTGTGATCGTATAACCCATACTCTATCTCATACCCTTCACTTAACATCATTTGAGCAGTGATATTATCGTAGCGTCCAGTGACCGGGTCCACCGCTTTATCTTCACTCATCATACGACGAAGTTCTTGAGGACCTAACGGTGGACGTCCAAACTTACGGTCTCTTACGTAACCGGTTCTAGGATGACTTGATGTACTACGGACTGGACGAAGAGGAAAAAAGTGTTTAATGTATCAATTGGAAGGATTAAATAATGACCACCTTCTGCAGTATCATGTTTCTTACCACAGTTAGGACACTCAAAGTTCTTCACACCCACAATCTGAATCAGATTAGAATTGATGTACTTCATTACTGAGTTCACGAAGTGTTTAACGTAACGTGAATCGGAAGATAAGAAGATTAAAATCTCATCGAGATTATCTGCTTCAGTAAAGGTTTTCTGTACTTCAGATCCTTGAATCAACTGAATACTTTCTACCCATTGACCATAAGACTTAAAGAAGGAAACTACAATACGTTCACGAATCTTAATATCACGTACCGTAGGATCATTCGTTTCTTGGAATACCTTCTCTGCACTTCGTTGTAATTCATTAATCCAACTTACTCCATAGTTTTCTTCACGTTCTAGGGTTGGAGTACGGATATTTAAAATCACCCCATTCGCAATATCTTCATCATCTTTAACAATGACTAATTGACCATTTGGATCTAATGAGAATACAATTTTATTATTCTCAAAATGGAATTCTTCTTGATACTCATCAATTTGTTCTTGAGTTAAACGACGATATGGATTAGACATTAATTTGATTTGTCGATCTGTTAAACGACTACGATCAATCCAGTTTAATCCACGTAAATCCACTTCACCTTCAACTACATGAGTACAGACTTTAGGATCTACTGTACATGGTACACTTAATGGATAACCATCTGGGAATCGAGTTATCATGATGCCTAACATCATGATGTCTAAGTCTGTAGAACGAATAATAGAGGATAAATAGGTTTTATCATCTGATGGTGCTGTACTGAATTTCACATGATCTAAAATAAAATCTTTAATGTGTTTACGCATGATAACGCTATCGTTAGAATAGATATCACCACGTGTCATTTTACCATAAGAGATTTTACTATTTAGGATGATTTCATCTAATTGAGCAAATTCTTGTGCAGATGGTGTTTCTAGATACAACCAGATCCCAGTATGATATAAAGGAATATAAGCTGGTGTACCCAATGCCATACAGGATTTTAATAAGCTTAATGCACTGAAGGTTTTATCTTCTTTATTCGTTGGATTCTTGAAACGGGTATCCGGCATCGGACCCATCCAACGAGCTTCTGTTCCTTCTTCGGTATTTGCATTGACCATGTTCATCCACATGCTACCATTACGTACAGTAGCTTCGAATAATTGGTCACGGGCAAGCATATTGGTTTCAGAGGCATTATTAACCACTTTCAACCACTCTGATAACTCATCACGATTCAGTTCATCTGCATCGATACGTTGTAAAGAAGCTAAAACGGATTGTGCAGTGCCTCTTAACGTGTGGATTACACGACCGATATCTTTATCGTATTCTTTAATTTTCTTAACTTTGAATTTAGGGGTTTTAGAACCACCGGTTTCTTGAACATGGGTAACTGGAACATCCACATGTCTTGGTTCAGTAAAAGTAATCGTTTCAGGTTCTTCGGTAAAAAGATCTTTCTCTTCTTTTATTTCTTCTTTAGGTTGTTCTGAGGTTTCTTTATCTTTCACTTCGTCAGTAGTTTCTGGTTCTTCAAAGAAATCTTGTTCTACTGGTTGAGGTGTTTCTTTTAGAATATCTTCTGTATTTTTATCATCTACTTCAGAAGATTGGTTAGTATTCTCTTTGTTAAGATCGTATGGGTTATTTGCCATAATAGCTCCAAATGATTATTTCATTTCTGCAACGATAGGTTCAAGTAGACCAAAGGCTTCAGTTAGATTAGCGGTATGGTCATAAATGTCTGAACCTAATAAACAGTATTCTAAATTTTCATCTTCTTTACTAATCAGTTTTTGTTCAAAACGTTGTTGAATATCTAAATGTTTATTAAAGAGTTCAACAGAAGCACTACGTGATTCAATTAACTTAGTTCTTGCTAATTGAATCGTTGCTTGATGTGGTTCAGATTGACCTGCTTCGGTTGTTGGTAGAATATCGAGTAATTGAGATAAATCATTAGCGACTTTATCTAAATCTTGATACATGGAGAGAAATTGTTCTCTAGGATTCATCTTTTTAAATTCCTTACGTTTCTTTTGGGGTTTGCGTTTACGGGGCTTACTTGATTTAGCCATTTTCTACTCCTTATTTGTTATATGTAAATATTTGATTAACGATACCAAACCATTAATTAATTTAGGTATTTTTTAACTTAATTATAATCAAGAGGATAGGATAATGTTATTTGCTGATCTCTTTACCGTGTTAAGCGGTATTATGCCTGCTCAGCGTGTTGAGCTCTTTATGGAGGCGTATCGCTGTCTTCAATTACAGTATGGTGATATCGTTGAAGGTAAGACCATAGACTTAGTTAATTTAACCAAAGATCAAGATCAATTTAATCGTTTATCCATTGTAAACGAAGTTACAGTACAATATTTAGATGATGCATTAAGTAGTTTCGGTGTTATCTTAAACGAGAAGTTTAAAGATGGGGGTCATCTCAAAGAGATCCTTAATCTCTTACGAGGATTACAAGAACTCGAAACATATGAAGATATTCAAGTCATGTATGATATCTTTACCCAAGACAATACGAATAATGAAGAAAAGTTAGCAGAAGCATTATCAGAGTTTACTGATTGTTCAACAGAAGATTATTTGATGATCATTAATAAAGTTCAAGATAGTTTGATTCCTCGTATTGTAGAAGTATTAGAAAATCGTTTAAGAGAAAATAATACTAAAGATGAAACCGATGATATTAATCCTGATGAGTATATTAACCAAGGTAAAGCATTAATTAAATTTATTCAGGATAAACGTTATCTCAAAATCAATCAAGATGTGGTTAAATTATTAACGACTAAACCTTATCATTTATCATTACAATCTGTTCTACGTCTATACGGTAACCGTATAGCAGACGATAATCTTGTTGAGTCTTGGGTATTTGTTTTACTCGCCACAAGAAATAATGGTATTGGTGAGTTATATAATAGTTGGGATAAGTATTTCCTAGATCAATCTGTTTTAATCGATATGCGGGTTAAAGTAGAACAACTCTATAACCAATATATCGATCAACAAGAGGATGTTAAATGAATCGTCGAGAATATCTCCTTGCTGCACTAAACAATAACGTTTATCGTTATGCTGAATGGGTGTTTAGTGTATTCACAGTCATTCGTGAATCAGATGTAGCAGGAGTCGTTAAACCATTTAATTATCAACTTCGTACTAAGAATAACGAATATGTTTACTGGTATCAAGATGAATGGCGTTCTATCATAGATAGTCCACCTATCACTGAACCTTTATGGCGAGTAGAAGAAGGGATAGAGATATTAGATCAACAAGAACTGGCTTTAAACTGGGAAGGTGATTTTCCATTTATTACTCGAGTAGGTACTTTATTCTTAAACTACTATTGTATTTACTCTAGTTTAGGAAAGAAACTTCCTTATCAACAAGGTAAGTTAAGTATCTCTAAAATTGAAGCGAAGATCGTTGAGAAGCTTCGTGATCATGGTCAAGGTGATAGTCCTGATTCCATTTATCCAGAAGAAGCTAAAGCTTTTAGTACGGCTTGTATGAATACCGCTGGATTTAGTGCCATCGCTAATCCATCAGCTACCCCTTATACATTAAGACAAGCACCTGGTATTACGGAATATCGTAAGAAGTTAATTGAAGAATATAAAGATAAATTAGATGACCCTGCTATCATTGCGGTCATTGAAAAGAAATTAGTGGAATACGATAGAGCTTTCCAAGCACAAGATCCTGAAGGGGGTTTCTACATTAGCGATAAAGCCTTTAACGTATCTCGTAAGAAACTCTTTGGTATGGTGGGATTAGAACAACCAGAAATCTCTGGAGGTAAAACCACGCTTATTGATCGATCTCTTTCTGAAGGATGGGATCTGACTAAATTACCTGCTATGGTAGACTCACTCCGTGATGGTTCTTATAACCGTGGTGCCATGACAGCATTAGGTGGTGAAGCGGTAAAATTTATTTTCCGTATCTTTGCTACGACTAAAATCACTGAAGAAGACTGTGGATCAAAAGTAGGTATCCCAGTTGTATTAACTAAAGACAATATGTCTCTTTATTTAGGCAATACGATTATCCTTAGAGAGGGTAAACAAGTTAAGTTAAATAAAGAAAACATTGAACAATATCTCAATATTCCTGTTATGGTAAGATCACCAGGATTTTGTAAAACCGCGAACGCTAACTTCTGTAACGTTTGTTGTGGTGAAGCATTACGTGGTAGTGAAGGTGCTTTAAGTGCTTTAGCCTCTGAAGTAGCTTCAAAAATGTTAGACGTCTTTATGGCGAAAATGCATGGTACCGCTTTGATTACTGTACCATGGAATCCAAATAAAACAATCTCTTAAGAAAACAAATAAAAGAAGAAAAATAAAAAATGAGTAAAAATAAAAATCGTAACCCTTATGGTCAAGAAGACGTTGCTGAAGCTGTAGTCGCACCAACTGTTTCTGAAGACCTTAATCAAATCTATGGTGGGCGTAGTCCGATGATCAATGCACATCTTCAAGTTGTTCGTAACTATTGTGAAGCGATGGCACCAGGTGTACCACAAACGGATACTGAAGGTGCTAACTGGAACATGAGTTTATTTAATGCTATCCTTTCTATTATTAGTGCAGAAGATGTACAAGACTTTAGTGAAGGTATGGATGAATTATTCATGATCTTTGCGTCTAATTCACGTGGTGCGTTACAGTTGACTTACACTCAACGTTTTATTGATAAAATGATGTTAAATGAAGAGCAATTGAATTTATATACTTCATTACTTCACATTATCGGTACCTTTGCTGATCAGAAATCTAAACATCTCTATGGCCAACACTTCCGTTTAGAAGGTGAACATAGTCCATTAAATGCATTACCAGCAGAATCACGTGAACGTTTAGTGTATTATCTAAACCGTCAATAATAAAAAAAAATAATACTTATTATTACGTGGTCCGTTAAGACCACGTAATATTTAAATGTAGTTACCTAAATAACTACAGTTGATAGTGGATGATTATACCCAGACCATTTGGTGACTCTTTACGTCACCTAAATAGTTTTTCTTGAATATTTCAAAATCCAATTTATATGGTCTACATGTACCTATTACGGTGTTGTAGCCATTTTTAAGAATTTTGGTGAATACCAAAAAAGGGTTTTCCTTCACTATCAATATTTTTGGTTACTTCAATTCTCATTGAATGTCTCCAATATTGATGGTAAATCACACGTTCACTATAAGAGCTGCTACTCTTATAGTGAACACTACTGTAAGCATATTCATCTTACATCCATTAGATAATATAAGTTTACTTTTCCGATGCATTTCCGCATCGGAATTATGTTTGATGAGTTTAGAACTAAACAGACATAGGCCCAGGATTTTATTCCTGGGCCATATATTTGATCATTTTAAGCGTTATTTATAATATCTATAAAACCCTTCAATTTCTTCTTGAACAGTTTCATTAAAGAATTCGATTGGATATTCTTCTTTACGATAATCCGCAAGTTTAGGACCGTAATAAACTGTTGCTTTATCGCAAGGTTGTTTAAATCGAGTAATATAAACCTGATTAACTTCATTTTCGAATAACTGATACGTATTTGCTCCACCAATAATAAAGATATCATGATAACAACAATCAAAATTTCGATAGATACGATGTAAGACATCTTCTGCGGTATCCGTTTCCATGATATAAATGAAATTAACACCATCCCCTTTAGTCACTTCATCATGTTCATGACCCTTCTTTTTAAGAACAATGTTAGTTCGATTAGGTAATGGCTTCTTGTTTAACGATAACCAGGTTTTATATCCCATGATAACAATATTACCTGTTGTTAAAAACTTAAACCATTTTAAATCTGCTAAACTATTATAACAGAGTTCATTTCCTATCCCTAATTCATTATTAGGACCTAACCCCATAATCATACTGATTTTCATCATTTCCTCCTAGTCTATCGTGTTTCTAAATAATGTAGAAATTCTAAAATAAATAAACCAAATGCAATTAACCCAAATACAACAAAACTGACTCGAAATACTTTCTCAGCCATAATAAAACTTTACTCCTCTAACTAATTAAAATGAAAAACATATTTACCACTAAGCTGGTTGATGACTTAGTGGTAAATGATTAAAATTAAAAACCATTATCGGTTTTACCTTGATGGCGAAGATACTCATTCATAGGTTCACCGATTTTATACGGTGATTGAATCTCTCTTATCATGAGTGTTCTTGGTCTAAACAAATCCATCTTTTCATGATGATACTGACGATGTTTATCGATATCTTGACCTACAAAGTAAATAAACTTAGGGGTAACATCTTCAAAACCTGGTTTAGATTTTAAATTACGATTACGTCCTTTAGCTTGTAGGTTAGCTTTAGGTTCAGATAACGCTACTGTCATCAAGACTTGTATCAATCCAGGAATATCTAATGCTGTACCAGATTTACCTAAGGTAGATACAGTAACATCATTGGTATCAATCACTTCTTTTGGATCTCCTGAAGTAAACTTAGAGATCTTCCAATGCTGATCTTTAAATCGTTTTGAAAGATATTCAGAAACGATCTGACATGTTTCAATAAGACTACAGAATATCAACATCTTACGACCTGGTTTATATTCAGGAACAAAATAGTTCTCAACCACATCTCCTATCATATCGAGATACTGCCGACGTGAAGTGGTGTGTTTAAAGATAGATTGTTCGTACGCAATATGAGAATATCCTTGAGCAGAAATACATCGGATTCTTTTAGGATTTTCATGTTGATAGAGATAAGCATATACGAAATCATATTTATTATACTCTAATACTTTATCACGCATTTCCATAGGCCACATGAGTTGATACATCCGTTGCATAAAGGTATCATTGGACTCTAGTGTAGCAGTTAAATATACTGCTTTTGGAATATGCTGATATAAATCCATCTTAAAGTTTAAATGGAAATGTTGATGAGCTTCATCAAGTATCTTTAACCCAACACCCATATATCGAAAGATATCATGTGGACACACTAACGCCTCTTTTTCATATTCATCAGCTTGTTCCCAAGTCGTGAGATAGCGTTGAAATGAGTTTGAAGAGATTAGAGTGACATCTGGTAATTGACTTTTCTTCAATGGAACTTCTCGTTCGTATTCATCTTTAGCTGTCATGAATAAACGAACCAGTTCTTTCCCTGAACTCGGTACAAATAGATTCACATCCTTACCAAAGTTTTCAATCACATCTTGTTTCCACTTCTCAAGATAACGTGCCAACACTACAATAAAGAGACGTTGATTGACTCCTTCAGCAAACTTCAAGGATGTAAACGTATTGTGCGTCACCACGTAATCATTCGTAATATACGCATGATCTGGATGATCTATTGCTAAACAGCGAGCCTTACCTTGTTTGTCCAATTTTTCAACTTTAGTAATCCGTAGTTTTAACCCTTTGATGTTATATTGATTTTCATCTTTACAATATTGTTTCTTAGTGATACTACGAAATAATAAGCTAGGTATCTGAGCCCTCACATTAATACGATAAGATTCTCTACCTGGTAAACGCTGACCATTATAAGTATAATAGGTTTGACGTTTACGTAGTTTAGCGATACATCCTACGGATCTTAGCAAATATAATACTTGTTCTGCTAATCTTTTAGAAGTTGTAGAGTATTCTATTGCACAACCTCTTCTTTCCATCGATTTACCACAACTCCCATCTGTATCCATCAATCCTTGAATCAAAGCGAGACGTTGATCAAACGATCCTTCAAGATAACTATCTGGAATAAATTTATCCCAAGATCGTTTACCATTTAATCCGAAAGCAACGATATCTTGATGTAGTTTATGATATAACTCATTAGAATTTTTATCTCTAAATTCCCATTGAGGACATTTGTCATCACTTACTTTTCTAGAAACTAAATGAATATTGTCTTTATTAACAATTTTATTCAACTCATCAATCATCGCTAGATCACTTTTGGTAATTATCACACTACCATAATTACCAATAGTCCCATCACCAAGAATAACCCCTAAAATATACGGATCAATAGGTAAACATATTTCCTTATCGGAAGAATGCGTAGGATCAACTAAAGGGATATGTAAACGATAATGAATTCTATCTTCAGGTATTCCACGGCTAAGTTGACGTTGGCGATGATATTCGCAAAGCTCGTATAATTGTTTAGTATCGATCGCTGTCCATTCATTTGCTTTCATGCAATAGTGATCATGTGCACTATATACCCACCAGATATGGTCATCACTGCATTCTGCTGTACGACCATCAGCAAAGGTAATGCGATAAAAAGGCTTATCATCAAAATCAAAAACATTTAAGACTTTCCCTTCATCGCCGTTTGGCATAGACAAGATATCACCTTCTACGATATCATCCATCTTCTTCCATCCGTTAGGGATGCGGATGTCGGTGTTAAGCGGAGCACATTTTCCAGCACCAGTAGCGAGTGTAACTAGCTTACTCCCACCAGGTGATCTGATATAATCGATTGTATCCAACTGGTAATCTCTCGCTTTCATGTACTCAGGTGTTTTTAATACTTGTTTGGTTTTACTTGGTTCATAAAGTTCATGTTGGTATACTTCAATATTGGTATCCATATAGCAAGCATGCATAATTTCACAGAATCGTTTATAGTAGTTAATGTGAAATCTAAATTCAGACTTATCTTTATTAGATGCAGCAAATACTTTTGTTGCTTGTCTTTGTACCTTTCCTCTGATTTTAACGTAATTCACTTGAATCAGTTCTTCGCAAGCTCTTCTAATCACAGCTTTAAAATGAGGATGTACTTGAGTCACCATGAAGAAGTGACTATAGAGATCAATTCTAGCCATTAACATGATACGTCAATACCTCCTAAATAATAAATCGATCGTCATAGGTCCTTAATAATATTTTATATCGTAAACCAATATAAAATCAAATCTACCTTACAGAACATAAGAGAGGGTAGTAGAAACCACCCTCTCTTGGATATTCATTTAGAAGATATTACGTAAGAACTAGTCATCTTCGTCAATATAGAAAATAACAAATCGTTGAAATTGATAGCATTTAGCTTTAATACTTTCTAATAGATTAGAAACTAATTCAATATTCCGATCCATCATCGCTAAAGTTTCACTGATATTCTCTGAATAAATGATTCTAACATACTCAGAAGTAATTTCTAATTTAAAGTTTTTAAGCTGTTTAGTACATTCAAGATAAGCTTTATCATCAACTAATAAAGACAACATCTTTTCTTTAAAATAACGAGCGTACGAAGGATTTAGATTGATATTTTCTAATAAACCATTACCTAATGTTTCAGCAAATAATCGACGATAGGAATAAGTTAAATCGATGGTTTGTGTTAAAGTAAAATCAATGTATTTAACATCGTTGTAATAACACCATTTATCGTATAGCTTTTGAATAAAAGAAACAATATGCGATTCTACACCATGTTTATAATTGTAGAAGAAATCAAAAATATTATCATACACATTTTCATCAGTAATTAAAATATTTCCACTGATTTCATATTTGTTATCTTTATTTTTATTTAACACGAGTGTCGTACCTTCGCACCAAGGATATTTACTAACGAGTGTTGTGAGTGTTTGTTTGAATGTATCGAAATATAATAGGATATCACTTTCAGAATCACCAGAAATATTACGAACTAAATTAATTTTAATGTTACCCATCATGATGTTACTCCTTATTTTTAATGATTATGATTTAAATAAAACGTGATTATAATCGCATGATTTATGAATACTATTAATCAATTTTAAAATTGATGAGATTAATCCAATCTCTTTAGTTTCATCTTCAAAACGAATAAACAAATATTGTTTATATTCGATGTCAAAATAATTATCACGAAATGTAATTTTCAAATCTCTAAGTTCAGAAGCAATTTCATTATAAATTGTTGATTTTAGAAATTTACGTTGATAAAATTCATTGATATACGTGATATAATCACTTCTTAAAGACTTAACTCCATCCCATATTTCATTATAAAAGAAACGAATACTAACATCCTGAGTTAACCCATAATTATCTTGATCTAAAATATGACAACTATCAAAATGATGCAATAGATTAGTTAAATGTTTAACATGTTTCTCTGGAATATTGTAAGGATTATTATAAAGAAAATCAAATATATCCTCAAATTTATATCTATCTTTGATCGATAAAGAACCGTTTAAAATAAGAAATTTATTTTCTTCCGTTACTTCAAATTTAATTTCTTTAAACCAATCATATTCTTCTAGACAAGTTAAAAAGATTTTCTCTAATCTAGATGCAATATTGAGATATTTATCTCTAAGAGATGAACTATTCCCATCTTTACGCTCTATCTTTAACGTATATTTAGATGCCATTATTATATTTTCCTTAATTTAATGAAAAAATAAATAAGTAGGGAGATTTCTCCCTACCTACCTCCTTAGTCAATTACTCATTCTTCTCAAAGTATTTCTTCCACTTATCAAAGAACTCAGGATTTAAGTTAGACATGAACAACGTATCCATCGGATGTGATGGACGATGGATTTTCGAATACGACTTACTATTTAAAATCGTATTCGCTTGTTCTTCATAAGCTAACGCACTTGACATGGACCGTTTCTGCATGATCGCAGAGTTAGATGCCCAGTCACGACTACCATGTACATCTACTAAACGATAGTCTTCATCTTCAGCAGATCGAATCATCAATGCTAAGGTAGCAATCTCTAAATACATGATTGGGATATGGATGTATTGTGAAGAGAATTCATATACCGCTCGAATATAAGCTGCAATGTCTTCTGGTTTAGAAGCATTTAATCCTTTCTTCACACTATCCTTCTCATTTGGATTACATTCTAACATTTGTGCGAATGCTTTCATGAAGTCTAACATGTTGATTTGACGTTGTGGTAACACGAATACAGGTTGATCAAAATCCCATTTCGATAAATCGATTTCAATAAACTTCGTATCATGTTGTTTATATCGGTTTTCACGGATATACTTAATCATTGGTCGAGATAAAGAAGATGGTCTAGATGGACCTGATACCATAGCCCAGTTAAGGACTTCCATATCTTCTTCCCAGAAACGCACACCAATTTTCGTAATACGTGAAATCTTAAAGATCGATAATCCTTCGATATTACGTGCTTCCATGATCTGAGGTAAATTAGATACCTCTTCTACGGATAACACTAAACGTAAACCCTCATGTTTCTGTAGTCGTTTTTGTAGTTTGATGATTGTATTATCTTCTTTATCCAGATACACAGTTTTGATATCTTCTTTATCCAAGTCGATATCTCTCACCACAGCAGATCCATCTAAGTGTTTAGTCGATAATACGTTTTGGGTAATCTTCTCACCAATACTATACGCAGCAACATGACCTAAGTTAGTACCACGAGGAATCGATTTCGAAATACGTCCAGCACAACACTCACACACTGCACCACGTGCCGTATGTAAGCACATCGTAGGTGAACGTAGTTGAATCGTCTTACCAATCAAAGAAAGTGATTTCGTATCTTTTGGATTGATACATTGTAATACACCGTCTTTATCGTAATAATATTTCCCGTTTAATCCCTCTAAATCACCAGACTGTACTTCCCAAGGAATGGTATACGTAGATCCACAGTTACCTGGAATCAAATAACGTATTACTTGGAATAACAATTGTAACCGTCGGTTAAAGTACTCAGTATCACGAATAGGATCTTTTTGGAACATCAAAGCTTTTGATGCTGAGCGAGACTCTTTCATGAAATCCCAAATATTCTTCGCCCCTGTTGCAAAGCATTCTAAAATAGGTTCTCTAAACAACGTAGAGTCAATATCGGTACGAATACCAATAATCCCAATACATTGTAATGCTTGACCTACTGAAACTGTTTTCTGTCTTACAGTTTCTGCTTGTGGGTTACCTGGTAAGAAGTTAGGATCTTTTAATAACTTAGGAATCGCTTCATTTAATTCACGAATATGTTTCGGTGTACCACCCTCAATACATTTCTGACGAATCGCTTGTATCTCAGGATGATTTAATACCTCAACGTAATGACGTGCATCCATGGTTTCTACAAAGGCACCTAGATGTTCAACCACCATATTGTACACGTCATTCATCGTTTGATAAATCTGTCGTGTAAATAAATCATAGTCTAAACGATCACCATAGGTATCGATGATAGAACACGTGATACGCGTCATATGCGTAATGGGGGTACTACCCCCCATACGTTCTTCATGTAAATGATGTTGCGCTAATAAAGGTGTTTCAGGATATAATACCAATAACTTCCAGAAGTACCATGAAATGATCGTTTCACGTATCGTACAGCCAGCCATATCGACATCATCGAAACTAATCTTAATCGGTTCTAATGGTTCGTATTGATCATCCAAAGCCCAAAGTTGATTCTCATTGAGCGTTAATACACTTCTTGCATCTAACGTTCTCATTAAATTTCTCCTTGGACTAATTTAACACCCGATGTATTTAAGATATGATTAAAGTATTGATTTGCTCGACCTTGCTGTTTAGCATGTTTCGCATAATCCATGACCATATCTACGTTTGTTGGTTGAGGTGCGGTTAAGATAGTCAATGCAGCATCTTCACACATGGCTGGGCTATTTGGAAATGCTACCATGCTAGAAACAAACATTGGGTCTAACGCCCCAAACATACATCTCACTTCAGATTCACCAAAGATCTTGAATGCTTGGTCACGCCATGGTAAATATGATTTATCCTGGTCTGTTAACTTACCAGGAATACCATGGTGTTGACGTTTAGGTATACTTGTTGCACCCCAATCATCCCCCATCTTCTCAAGTAACACGTAATACATGCTACCGATTAGAATATCATTAACAGTTTGTGTCCATTTACCATTTGGTTGTCTGTAAATAACTGGACCTACTTTCAATGGAAACTGTTCCGTTAATGCTTTAATCCCAACGTAACCAATCGAAGGACTATCTGGCGGTAACCAGATTTGTAATCCCTCTTGACAAGCTTCAATGCAATGATTAATCTTATCTTGATCTGTTGGTAAGATATCCAATGCTTTATCGTACATTAATGGAGATACCACTTTATAGTAATCAAATAACAACTGTGTTGCTTCTTCGACTCTATTTTGCGATAATAATGAACGACATTGGTTTTCTATCATGGAAGTAGTAGCATTAATATAATGCTCGTTAAATCTTCCATAATTGGTCCGTCGTATCGTGCTGGAGGCGTCTACAATAACATCTGCGACTTCACCCTGTTGATTGCGCGGCATGTTTTCATCAGGCCATATCGCACAGATAACCCCTTTACCCGTATATTCACGATAGTCGCAAGCTATCGCAGTTCTCTTATGAACTTCCCTGTCTTTCGACAGGATACTAGACTATATCTTCATCCAGAGAGTATTACCTTACTGGCACCTTGATATCGGTGGTGTCGGTCGTAACCCGCTCACATGTCTACCATTTGGTCTTTAAAGGATAGTACCTACTCCATAAGCTTGAGCGCTACGTGCTACCGCACTAGTCGTTGAACTCATTACCTTACCTTGACGTATTAGGTAACTTTGCTGCATCGATCGTCTCTATTCATTAGGTTTTTACCATGCTTATCACTTCCATTACTGGGATAAGTATTTACGTGTATTACTACCGTAAAGTGGTACTAATGACTTAACGAGAGGTTCCTGCAATTAGATAGAATTCTCAAATAAGTTTTTAATTATTGAGGGGTCTGGTTTAGTAGTGTCTTGATCTAAAAACTTATCACGTAATCGATACAAGTTTATTAGATCTAAATCATCTTGAATAAGAACAAAACCTTTAACAACTTCCAATGTATCAATCTTTCTAGTTAATATCGCTCTATCTGCATGCAATAATTCCGCTGCAGCTCGTAACGATTTAACAATAAGAATAAATTCATCAGCTACCATGTATATTGGTTTACGATCTCGTTTATCCGCAGGTATAACTACAACGGGTTGTATATCATAAGCGTCTTCCAATCTAACTTTGTACTGTGGGTACTTAGTTTCAATGTATTTAGCTATAGCATGTATACCGCGTGATTCTTGACCATAGATTCGAAATAATTTAATCACTGGAATAGGATCAAAAAATTCTTTAACTGAACCATCAGGATAGACTATTTCTAATCTATAACGGCTAAGTACTTTTTCTTTCCTATTTTCATAAAACCAAGGACGTGTATCGCCTTCAATGCGTACTTCAAATTTATCTGCTAATAACTTTCCGAAGGATTTAGGGGTTACTTGCATTATATTTAACGTACTATTGAAACCCATGTATTTAGAAGCTGCTGCAATACTCTCATGCTCTAATACTTCACCTGTCTCAAAATTACGTGTCCAACATTTAAGTTTTTTACCATTTTGATATCTTAGATATTTATTCGCATGCTCAGCATTCTCTACTTTAGTCACCCATTCAAGATTAGATACGTGATTATTCTGTTTATTACCATCAATATGGTTAATCTCGATCTTTTTCTTATCTTTTGGAGTAGGTAACCAAGTAATCGCTACTAAACGATGAACAAGTTCTTGATGTTTAGAAATATTCTTGTTTTCTTTATCCGTTAACCAACAGATATAATACCCTTGGTTAATCAGACATGAAGAAATGTAGGCCCCAGTTAAATCATTTCTGATTGTTCCGAATCGGTTAATGCTGTAATCCGGATAATCTGGAATTGTTCTAAATTCTTTATAATCGTTTAATGTAATATTTTTCATTTTTTATACCTCCGTATGGTTCTTAAATACTACATATAGAAGTATAAAATATATTCAATTTATACTAAAAAAACATTACTATAACGATGTTCATGACACTACCGTTGGAGTCCCAAAGTTGTCACTGAGCTTGAATCCAATCGTAGGTGTGATGTTCCAACCGTATTTTACTTCTATACGCCAGTCATCAAGTTTCTGTCGTCTAAAAGTACGGACCACGGCTTTCTTTAACTGAAGTCGTTCAATCATATTGTCATTCTTGCGACAATTCACTAACAGATTGTGATATTGTTTCGTCGTACACACTTTACGACCTTTACGTCGTTTATGTTCTGCGTAAACCTTATCAATTTCCGTATGGTAAATCTTCGTAGAGTGATGATATTTTTGAATTTGGGTTTCCATTCGTTCTGGGGTTTTCCAAAGATCCTGATTATGCGTACGCCATACGTTGATATTTTCAACAATAGGCATATCGTGTTCATTCACTGAGGATAATGCAATATACGTAATCTTATCAAAGGTATGATCGATTTGACGTAATGCTTCTTTCGTCATATGGCAAACCGCTAAGATAGGATCGTATTTACGCATGGCAAATAAGATACCATCTGAACGAACACGTTCACCAATATCTGGAAAGATTTTATATTCATCATCCGTTTTACCATAAGTGTTTAACGGATAATAATCTTGACCCCATTCGAATACCTTTTCACCATATCCACGTGTTTTGAGTTTTTGACAATAGGATTCAGATACCACGATACCATCTTCAATGATACCGGGTACAGACATGAATGCTACGTTTGTCTCTAACCCATATTGATAATCCCCATTATTCTTAACGGAAGGACTATCAGCGAGTACAGTTCCTTTTGGAATGAGAGTACCTATCGTGAGTCTTCGCATGATTTCCGACGGAACGTATTGGAAACCAAAGACTTTATGATTACAGTAATAGGCTGGTACGATAACACATCCTAGATTACCGGTACTTTCTTCCTCGTAGATAATAGTGGTTTCTGGATTCTTTCTAAAACTATGAATACCTTGTTGGGTAGGATACTTACGAATCACTTTTAACACAGTGCCCGTACTTGGCATACGGATCGCCATGGTATATTTCCCATACTCACGTTCAGCACCAGTAATGGTTCTTCGTCTGGTGGAACCAAACAAAACTAATTTTTGTTTATAAAACGAAGAACGCATTTGTGACCGTGACGATGAGTTACAAGCTGCTTGAGGTTCAAGAATCGTAGAAGACCCAAGTAACTGTAACTTTAATGTAGTGGGTTCAGCATTCGTTTTCTCAGTAATAATTGCCATAGATTAACATTCCTTCTTATGTTAACTTTTTATTAATAATACTTTAAATAAGGATGGCTAATATGCTCTATCAATCATCCATACGTGGCAATCTTTATCCTTTATCACCGGATATTTATTATAAAGAAGGATGGCGCAATCTTATTGAAGACCACCTTACTTGGTTAATGAATCGATCTGAATTACATCGAGTCGACCCAAATAAAGCTTATGTCTTTCAAAATGATTTAATGGCTTACCTCCAAGATTTGAATATCCCTTTTAAACACCATTGGGTGATCATGCGAATGAACAACATGATCAACAATTGGGATTTTACTGAAGATACACAATTTCTTTTAATGCCAACAGATTCAGATATCGATTTTCTGACTAACTGTTTTACATCGAATGAACATCCAATGAACTAAAGGATATTTCTACACCAGTAGGATAAACTCCTACTGGTGTATGTTTGATCAACGTAGTTGACCATAAGGTTGTTGGTACGCAAATTGATTGATCATTGGATTTTGATACCCAGTATTCATGTAAGGATTCATCGCCATACCCATCATTGGATTATAGGGTTGGCTTGGTCGATACGAAGTATTCACTGACGGCATCGTTGGCATCAATTGTTGTACTTGACCTTGACCCATGAGATTTGGATTCATCATGAATGGATTATAGGGTTGTGGTACTACACCCATCATAGGTTGACCTACTATAGGTTGTGGTACTGGTTGATACCCTACTACTTGACCCATTTGATTCATCACAGGTTGCATCATAGGTGCTTGTGCAACTTGAGGTTGTTGCATGACCGGTTGTGCTTGTGGCTGTGTAGTTTGTAACTGCGCTTGACGAGCAGCTTGTTGTTCTGCTTGGGTAGGCAATACTTTAATTCCATTTTGCACTGTTGGTTTCAAGATAGGTTGAGCTACTTGAGGTTGTGTTGGTGGAGCCACTGGTGCAACTGGTTGATGCGATTGTAATTGCGTAGCCGGATCAATCTTAATGACTGATGAAGTCGGTGTAGTCGTTGCAGGCTTACTTTGAAGGATGGGGGTAGTCGCTGCAACAGGTTGTGGTGCTTGGATGGTTAATTGTTGATTCAATTTGTCCGCTTCAGTGATTTCCCCTTCATTACCAGGTAATGGTGGAATTTGACCACGTAATGGATTGATATCAGTTAACACATCTGCCCATTTTAAACTTGGGAAATCTTTTAACTTCAACAAGTTAGCCACACGAATCACATCTTTATACGTTTTCACAAACGCACTAATAAATGCATGGAATGTTGGTGCAGTATTAGAACGTGATCCCACGCTATAATACTCATCCGGTGTAGACACATGTTTAAAGATGTATTCGAATAAGGCTTTAAACCCTTCTACATCTTTCTTACGAACCTTAACCCCAAAGATTTCAGGTTCTTCATTGTTTTCTAAGATTTCTACTAATGTACGATAGAATGGGAATTTTACATAAGCCACACGAAGATGGGTTTGACCACCTAATTCTTTATTACGTAAAGTAGCAATCTTCACTAAAAGATTGTTATCCCCAATCTTATTAGAGATTTTATTCCAAGCTTTAACCGCTTTATCATCCGCATTTGGGAATAAAGATAAGAACACATTCTGTTTATGATTCAGATTTTGTTGATTATCTTTATCCGCACACCAGGTGATTAAGTTTTCCATTACCGCATCGATAGAATAGTTTAGTGCTGCAGTACCAAAGCGTTGTAAGAATTTTAACACGTCACTATCCGTACGTGCGACATTCTCACAAATTGGATGGAATGCGACGGTATGATCCCAATCAGGATTTTGAAGTACGTGGTGATATGGAATCACTAAACGACGACTACCTGCTTTAGTCTCCAATGTCACTGGTGCTGGACCAGATACCGTTGACATGGTAACCGCACCTGTTGCCTTGTCGTATTCAAATCCAAGGGATTCAAGAATCCCTTCGTAAAAATCTGTAATATTCATAATCGATATTACTCCTTATTTAATTGATCAATTATAAAGTGAGTCAGAAAACGGTTGACCATTTGACTGAACAATAGGTTGAGCCGGTTGGTTACCGTACATTGGTGCTTGTTGATTTGGAACCACTACACCAGAGTGCACATTCTGTTGATAGCCATTCCCACCAATGAGTTTTCTGGCAAGATTCACAACATCGTTAGAAACTTTGTTGTAATTGTCCACACTTGTTGTAATAACCGGGGATGCAGCGCTATCTGCAAACGTCGGCATCAATAAAGGTGTGTGAGGACCTCCATTGATTGAAATTTGAATAAAGGTATCACCAAAAACACTACAGTCGATGAGACAGTCAAATGGAATCACTCCACCTTGAGTAATCGTCCCTAATGTTTCAAGTTTTAATCGATCTACTAATTCCTCTACATGACGTGGCATGAGCAAGCCAGCAATCTGATCAATAGGACTTACTGCGTCTACGGAATATTGAATCTCTCCAGTCATGGTTTGATTCGTAATTCTTAAACGAATAGAGGCGATTAACTTCTCTACCATCATGGCTGGTAATGCTTGTGAAATCATGTAAGCCGCAATGGTTTCATTAGTAGATCCCTTCCAATGCTCTGTATTTTCATTAGACCAAAGGTTAGCACTATTTAGCATATTCGCATTTAATGTAATACCATGATTATGCATCACTTGATTACTGGTTTGACTTGGTAATACCACCTTAGTGATTTGATCTAAATGAGGACAAAGAGACAATAATTCTTTCCATGAGAATTGACCACTGGAAATAATATTATAAGAATGATTACTCATGAAGTTCATGAATGGATTCTTATAGATACTTTGCTCTTTTACGACAGAACCTGCTGTTTGATAAAGATCTTCTTCATCACTTCCATAATCAGAGTTATGATCGTTTGCGTAACGATACGCTTTTAACATCTTCGTTAAATAGTTAGTTGGATCGTTATTTGAACGAGATGAAATATCCCCACCAATACCAAGAATAGCACCAGTCGTATCGATAGTGTTCGGTTCTAATAAGTTATCTTGTCTTAACCGATTTAATAACGATTGGGATTGGAATACATCCTGAGGACGCATTTTATACATCCCCATGTTACCAGTTTGTAAATTCGCAATTGCTCCATTGCTATAAATAAATTGTTGAGATTGTTCTGGTTGTAATACCTTAATTCCTGAGTTATTTACTGATCCTGTATTGACACGAACCCGGTTAACAGAGTTAACAAAGAACATCATGTTTGGATCAAAATAACTATTCTGAGAACCATTAAACATCACGCCTTCGATATGCTCAGTATGACCTACGTAGAAACCAATATTAACAATCCCACCCATCCCTATTTCTTCAATTTTCAAAATGAAACGATATCGTGGGGTTTGCCATCCATGAACAATTGTTGCTTGTTGTTCCACTTGCGCACTGGGTTGTAACACCTGACTCGCAATTTGACCAACGGTAATATTATTTAATACCGTACCACCTTGGGTAACTTCATCGAGTTGATTTTCTGTATTCTGATCGATATACGTGTTATAACTTCGACGATAGATATCATTATAACCTTTTGTTGGAAACAAGGTTAATTCTAAAACTCGAATAGACATTATTTGATTTCCTTATTATTTTATTGTTGAGGGGCATTAGAAGGGACAATAGACGCTAATCCTGGATGGATTTTCGTTTTGAGATGGATGATCAAATCTGCTAATGCAGGGATGATATCAAAGGGTGTTGCAATGACTTGTTTCATCACGTCTCCATGTAAATCAATGATGAGTTGTTGATCTTCCCATGGAACGGTTTTCCACCAGCTTCCATATAACGGTGTAATCAAGGTTAAGATCGCATTAGCGGCGACGTTACGATGTTGACGTGAGCGTTGGCGTTTACGCATGTCGTTTGGTGAATCTACGTAGATCTCATCTAACTTCTGAAGTTGCTCTGCAGTGAGTTGTCGTAAGGAATAACTACAAACCCCTAGATTATCAGAAACAGGTTGAGCTAACAGCATACACGCTACATGATCAAATCCCCAGTGTTTCAATAAGGTATACGCCAAGATATACATGGATACTACGGCTTGATAATTCACGTATTCAATAATCCCTGCGGTAACCACTGGATGTAATACCCATTGCGTTACTGCTTTACCATACGTAGTAAATTGAAAGTCCACTAAGTGTTTTTCAAACAACTTCATATAGCGATAATATTCTTGAATATCCGCCGTAGGATCTAATCGTTTCAAGATGTCTTCTGGTTTATTGATTAAATAAACTTGATGGGTTAATTGAATACCCTCAGAGATATCGGATTTGATCTTATAGTTCTCAGCAACAGATGTATTATCATCTTCACCTACACTTCCACTATCTAATCCTTTATCATTAATCCGACCACCAAAGGTCTTATCTAACGTATCCGTTGAATTATGAATACTGTTGAAGATTAATGATACTAACATTCTAGGTTCATCAAGACTATTCGCTTGAACCAATTCCTGATTCGCAATACGTCTGACTAAGATATACCCCATTAACCAAGAGGGAACTTGATCACTATCTAATCCAGCTACGATAGCCGCATTAGAGTGTTCTTTAGTATTTCCTTCCCAGAATGTTTCGATATACGATTTTAATCGTTTATACGCTGTAGAATGAATAATGTTGGAATGATACAATAATCCAGCAGCACGGTAATCTTTATTATTCCCCGCATCAGAATGAATTCGAGATAAATACTCACCCCAAATCGGTAATGCAATTTTCATTACCATCACCAATCCAATCAATTCGTAATACTCATGTTTTAGATACGTGAGTTGCTCCGTGTGATCTTCATGATACTCCGTTTTCAAATCCGTAGGCCATTTTAGATTTGAATACATGTGGATATAACGCATGATATCTTCAAATGGATGATAATCAAATAACTCTTTCATGATTTGAACTAACGCTTGATCTAAACGATCAGTACGTTCAATTTCATTGAAACAATCATACGCATTTTGATACGCTAAGAAGATCTTATCCTGTACGTCTACAGGTAACATACTCCAGTAACGATTAATATCATGAACCAGGTTATCATTGATATCAAGGTTACGATACGCTACCATAGACCACGGTAACGTATTCCCCTTGTGTTCAATAACCAATTGATTTTTAATATCATTATTTTCTTCTCTTTTAAGAAAACGCATGACAAATACCTCTCTAAGTTTTAACGTTAAAACGAGGATATCGTAAACAATACCCTCAAATAGGTAATATAGGTTTAGAGATTAAATTGAAATCATTACCTACTTGAAGATACTCAAGTTTCTATAAAAACTCACGTAAGTGAAATAGATCAGACATAATTCAAAAAACTGTACCTTACTAACCTAACCATCAGTTACTGAAAAGAAAGTAAACGATAAGTAATGATTAGATTAAGTAAGGTACTAGTTAAGGAGTATACTATATTTAAATGGAGGACTTTATAGTACAGAGTATATAGTTATAATCTTGATGATTTACTCAAATAAACTTAATAGTTTATTAGAATGGAATATCATCGTAAGTATCTTCAACAGGTTCAGGTGTCGTTGCTGATTGCGCTGGAGCTTCTTGTTGTTGTTGACGTTGTTGTGAGTAAGATTGGTTGTTATTATTTCCACCACGATATTGATTATTATAACCACCATTATTATTTTGGTTATTACCACCCTGACCATTTTGTTGTTGACGTCTTGCACGAGAAGCTTCTGGTGTGCTATTATAATCCCATACATGGGCTAAAATCATTGGCACTAACAAACTCATGATTTTCACCCAAGCACGTGCTAAGATGTTAGACACGTATTGACGAGATGCTGGTGCACCTGTAGTGGTATCAATGAATGGATGAAATTCTGCTTCAGTAAAATGGAAAGTTAATTTTTGTTGTTTGTGTTGCACACCAATAAATTCTAATCCATCTGCGTCTTTACCAACAAAGACAGAAGCGTACAAATAAGGATCACGTGGACGATTCGCTTGACGATCCCAACCACCACGTTTGACTTCGATACGTTGAACGATCGGTTGTTTAGAACGAATCGCATCTTCCATCATGACAATTAATGATGAGATTGTCATGAGGTCTAAGTTTAATTCAAGTTTACCATCTTCGCCTTGTTTACCATTATTTAAGCGAACCATAAGGCGAGGATTGTTTCCTTTTGTATCTACGTATAATACAGGGACTCTTCCATTTTGGTTACCCTCAATAGGATTACCATATAAACGGAATTTTTCATCATTTAAGATAGTTTGTTTTGCATTAAACGCAGAAACTTGATATTGAATAGTCATATTTTATTCCTTTTAGAATATTATTGTTAAAAATAAGAAAGATGAATATAAAGTCATATATACGTAGATAACTATTTGCATTTCTACAAATAGCTGTATAATAGTTCTTTTATATCGTAACCTTTTAATTTCTTAATGGAAGCACGGATACGATCTAAGGTCGATATTGGCAGCCAATTATCATCAATTGCCATATTCGTCACCATATCTCGCATTTGTTTATTTGTCGTTTTAAAGAACCCTGATTTATCACCGTATATTTGTAAAGTGAATTTATTAAAAGGGACTTTATAAGCCGTATCTTTCCGTTTAGGTAATTTTAGTTTAGTGTACCATTCTTGACGTTTCTTTAATTTACCTGTATAAGACTCAAGTAATGTTAACGTATTAAACTTCACAGATTGTAATAAGTCTACCACAAATGAAGTAAACATCGTGACATCTAAGAAAGATTGTTCAAATCCATTCTCATCAATGATCTCAATGTTAAATGGAACCCACTTATGATTACTCTGGATATCTTCCCAAAGGTTTTCTTCTACATCATCAAAGATAGAGGGATTATATTGATCTCTTTCAAGATGAGGTAATGTCTTTTTAAGATTCGTATATTTAGGATAATAAAAAATCGTTTTAACTCGATTATTCGTTACCTCTTTAACTAATCTTTCAAACTCAGCAACCTCATCCATAAAGGTTTGATTAAATTCTTCCTCATTGATCTTATAATAGTCTTTCGCATCATACGACGAGACATAATTACGATATAATGTTCTTATATTCACGTACATGAGGTTTGACCATTTAGAGGGATCAGCGTACTCACCTTCAAAGATGCCCGCAGTACCAAACGATAAAGGATATTTTTTACCAAGTTTACGAACTAACATGATACTAACCTTTAACTAAGAATTTTTGAAGATAACCTAATACCTTAGAGGTATCCACATTAGGTAATTGATTTAACTTATCTGACACAATCCGTTGGATATTCTCTGGATTAAGATCAATAGATTCAAACTTTGTGGGTGCTATCTTTAACGTACGCTGTTGTTTCTCTTTCTTATCTACTTTCGTAGTAAAGAAGATAAATTGAAACTCAGTCTTAAGATGTTTCATTGCATCATTGATGGCATCTCTATCGTACGTAAATAATCTCACATGAGAGTGTTCTGGAAGATTACTACAAGTTTCTCTTACGATAGATAAAACTTCTTCAGGTGTTTTCCCTCTTACATCAATAGTAATATACTTCGTAGCGTAAGGGTTATCATGAAAGATTATCTCATGTTGTCCATCTTGACAAATCTCACAAGTTACCCATCCTTTATCCTGTTCTTCACCATGGGCTAATCGATCAAAAGATCCACCTACTAAGATATTCTTATATTGACTTCTAAAATGAACATGTCCAGCAAAGATATAATACCGAACTAAACTTGACCATAAATCTTCGTTATGCGCTTTAGGATTAAGGTTAGCATCGATTTGGTAGTTAAATGCACCATGAAATAAACAGAAATCTACTTGATCTAATCCACGCGCATGAACCGCTTGTACGGCTTCATCGTAAGTGTCTTGGATGTCAGTATTCCATTCATCTGGAACGTATAAAATATTGATATCGAATTTTGGAAGATACTCCACGCAAAGTTTATCTACGTAATGTAAATCTACTTTTAATGGACGATGTTCGCTAATGGCGTTTAAAATAAACTTGAAGATACGAGATTGTTTCCAATCATGTCCTGGTGTACCCTCAAGCACAAGAATAGTGATATCATATTTTTCACATTTCTTTAATAGACGAGAAAAGAACATGAAAATATCACCTAGAGATTGATGCGTCAGCATCAGTGCTCTATCAAATAAATCCCCTGGGAATGCTAAGATATCCCAGGTACTGATTTCTGTTTCATCATCGAGGATTTTAGTAAACCCTTCGATGATGTGTTCGGTTGTGGTTCGATGATGTCCAAGATGGACATCGTAAAATGCAGCGATCTTTAATCTACGCGCCAAAGAGGTCGTCTTCATCATCTTCGATGAAGTCTGGTTCACTGTGAGATTGAGATACTGTTCCGCTTGGCTGATGTTCATCTGTATACCCCATGATATCGTTCTTAATTAACATAATCTCAGGTGTTAAAATAGATTCATACCCGTAGTACGTAAAGATCTCATCCATCACGAATAAATACTTATAGTTAATCCGATTCACCAGTTGTTTACGACTCTCTGGAGTATAATCCCGAATAGATTCTACCATGTGGTTGAATTGAGCATTTAGTACCGCTTTAGAAGGAATACGATCAACCACTTGTTTCGCATCACGATAAAGTTGTGCTACAGATTTCTTACGATCCTTACCACCGACTACAGCAGGTTTATCAATGATGGGTGGCACTACGTAAATCAACTCACCATGACGAGTAACATTCACCGCATTATACACTGATCCTGATACTGCTGATACCCAAGCTTTCACCACACTATCTACACCATCATGCATCACTTGGTAACGTACGATAGGGTTATCTTCATACCCTTGAGGTTTCTGTTCACCGTAAAAGAAAGGTAACCAAGATCTCACAAATACTTCTTCCGTGATCTCAGGTGCTCTACCGTTATTAAATTGACTTGAAGGATTATTCAAGAATGACGCTAACTCTGCTGCACCTTGTAGAATCATTGGTTCAATATTAGCAATAGATATTCCTTCATATCCATCATGTATTTGGTATTGGGGATAAACCTCTTCCATTTTAAGACAATAAGGGAGTTTCTTATCGACTGGATCTACTCCCAATGATATTAAATAATTTTCTAAATTCTTATCCATAATTAACTCGCTAAACTATATCGATCACCATTATAATTGATACCCGCAATTTGTTCCACTTTAGAATCTTTCATGTGAAGGGATTTAAATTGCTTCCATTGATACTCACCTTGACGAATCGTCATGTTAATCGTGTAATCGTATTCATCAATTTCTTGATGAGTATCTTCATCCCAATGTTTCTTATAATCTACCGTAATATGAACAAAATCAAAGAATGGTGATAAGATCGTTTCAAGGTCTTCTCTGATTTGGTCAGATAATCGATAAGGTTGACTATAATATTGTTTTACGGTATAGGGTAGACTTCTTACACTACCTAGGAATAATACTGTCTGATTATGCTGATTCACCATATAGTCAGCAAAGATCTGATCCACCTTTTCGTTCATGGATCGAATCCAACCAGTGGTTGATAAACTTGGATAAGGTGTTGATGCCTGTATTGGATTAATAAAGGAATTAATCTTTTCCATATTGATATCCTCTTGTGTTATTCTACTAAACATAGGGATATCATCGTGAAACTAAGTATGTTTTAGAAATAATTCAAATAATGTATAGAGTAAAGCAACCAAAGAAGAACCAATCAGAAAAACATTTCTAAAATAGTAACGAATTAGATCTGCTTCTTCAGGATGTTTCTTATTATAAAGAATGAAGATACTCATCACCCAACAAAACCCAATAAATTCAAGAGATAAGACTTCTTTAATAATTTTTACAATGATATCGTGCATGATACTTACCTAATAAAGAAAAAAAATAAAAGGATAGACAAAAGGGAGGGTAATAACACCCTCCCTCATATTTATACTTAAGCTTAAATATAACTAAGGTAATTGTGACTCATAGATCGATGTCACATCATGTTTCTGTTTGATATACCAGCGTACATGATCCCAAGTCGTAATCACATCATCGGCTTCTTCCGGAAGTAAAGCTTGAAGATCATCAAAGAAATCATCTTCCATGATAGATGTACATTGGAATTGAGATTCACCTGTTTCTTCATTATCGATAAACTCCATGTGTCCTTGCATCACCTGAGCATAGTAAGGATTATCCCAACCTACTAAGTGACTATAGGATGTTGGTGTCCATCGACCATCATACGCATCTAACACACCCTCATTATAAAGATCTGTTAATTCAGGACACGCCATGATATAAGGGATCATCACGGATGGTGCAATTCTTAATTTCTCTAATGAAGAGATTTCTTGAACTACATCAGATACCCCATAGATTTCTACAGCACGTAGTGCACTTCTTGCTAATCGCATGGCTTCACTACTATCTAATCGTGCGAATAAATTATTTGCTGTATTTGCAAATTGCATACCGATATCGTTTAATGTTCCCATAAAACGTTGTTGCGTAGATGCAATGTATTGTTGTAACATTGGTGGAGGTGAACCAAACATGATTTGGTCTAATACCTCTCGATCCCCAAATACAACTTGCGCCATATACCCTCCTATAATAAATTGTTAATCACTTGATACTAAACTCTCCAATATTTAAATGGATCATTCTGATCAAGTTTTACCTCACGTTTACCAGAATATAAGTAGTTAGCCATCGTACTAATAATCGGTTTCGGTAAATTAATCAAACCAGAAATAGTATCTGGTTCCATTAATGAAAATACCGATGTGTGTGATTGTAAGGGTTTAAAATTCTCATATTGAAAACGATCAATATTGAGATAAAGTGTCATCTGGTCCAATTTGTTAACCTAAAGGCTTTTTATCCTCTAGTTCTTACACTTCGTATTCATGTAAGTTCGGCGTACGTTTTGCATCTCATCTATAGATGAGTATCGTTGCTCTTTCGGCGACAACATGACGCGGACTCTTGGCAGGATTATATTCTATATTAATAGTTTCACCTACTACGCTCTGCGCTTGAATAACCTTTTAAAATTATCCTTCAGACTCAAATTAGCATCACAGCCTCTTTGCTTAATTCCGCGTTACCCAAAAATCTAACCTCACGGTTAGAAACGGCAACATTAATTAATGTATTCGTATAATTTTCCTTTGAACAAACCTTTTGTTCTCCATATACTTCTTTTTAAAGCAGCATATGTCATTCCCATTTTTTCAGCCAAAAACCTGACACTTTCATATATCTTGATATCATTTGTTTTGATATCAGTAACTTTAATTCTCTTTGGTTTGGTGTTTACCGGTTTTCTATTATAATTCAATAAGTTATATTTAAACTCTGAATTTATTAAAACATCGTGAACATCTTCTGTAAATTTTCTTAAATCATTATAATAACAATGAACGTATCCATTTTCATCTTTTTCGTTTAATACGATATCATGATTTAAAAGATATTTTAAAGAAGATAAATTAGGAGTTACAATGTTCTTTAATCCAGTCGTAGATAAGGAAACAATAATATCATTGATACTATTTCCTGTTTTTCCAAATGGACTAATTTGATCACTTGTAAAATCAGGCCAATCTTCACCATCTAATATTATTGACCAGTGACCCCTAAACGGTTTATTAAATCGATGTTTTAAATAATTGTGAACCGATCCACCTGAACATTCAAAGAAACGTGCTGTTTCTTGTATACTATAAAAGATATCAATTTTTTGACTATATAGATTTTTCACAAAAAGTTTTATCGCTTGGCTATTTAATCCATTTTTTACAGCATGGATATTATTTTCCGAGCGACTACACCATTCTAAATTTGTAACTTCATTATTTTGTTTATTGCCATCTTTATGATTAATATCTAGACTTCGATAATTATCTGGAACATCTAAAAAAGTTATAGCAACCAGACGATGAATCCGATGATATTTACCATTACAATAGACAACTTTATAACCAGCACTATCAGTACCTTTTGTTTTAGTATTATTGACTAAAACATACCCGGAACGATTTACTGGTATATTCTCTGCTAAATCACAAGAATAAAAATCCTCTTTTACAAATTTAATATGCTTTTCCATAAGACACCATCAAAACAATATTTAATTAAACATAAATATTATTGGTGTTATTATACTTTTACATTATGATACCATCGAAATCGGCGTTGACGTATATCTTTACTCTAGGTTTTCCCTAGATGACGAGACTATATCTTCACCCTAGATTACTTACTAGGCTCTTTTGATAAAAAGAGGATGAGGTGTAAATCTCTATCGTGCTCTCCGTTTGGTCTTTAAACGTGATTATTGGCTTGTACGTACCTTAACTGTATAAGGCGCTACGTGCTACCGCACTAGTCGTTGAACTCATCTCATAGACACTTGTCCTTAGAGACTTCGCTGCGCTGATCACCTATATATTTTTGAACGTTTTCACCATGCTTCCTTGAATCATTACTCTGGAAGTATCTACCTCATTTTCATGGATAGAGTGGTAGTCAAAACTTTAAGATTTCCCCGCAGTTAGGAGAGTGATTGATGGCTGTCTCCAGCCAAAAGGTCAGATAATTTCTGGTATTTTTCCTTACCAACTTTAGATTTACTTAAATATTCAATCGCATAGCCTTTGTACACCCCTTTATGGTAATTAACGTTCTTCTGAAATTTAGAAACATTTTCAGAGGGTCGATAACCTAAAAGGAGAGTTATTAAATCAAAAGCCTTTTCAATATTTTCAGTTATCCATCGTTTGGAAGTTTTTATATCAGTAACAATAACAAATTTTTTTATTTGTGGAATAGGTTTTTGTTTTGCTTTTTCAGCGACATCATCATCAATATATTCAAGTTTGCCAGAATTTTTCATTTCATCGATAAGTGATTTATCGACTGATTCTAAATAAGCCCAAAACAATCCTTTATGGTATTTGTTTTTACTTGACAATATACACCAAGATAAACTTCCAGAAGGAGTATTGATATATCTTGCAGCAACTTTGATACCATTGAATATATACGCTTTAGAATAATCTGAAGCAATAGCAAAAACTTTTCTTTTCTCAGTAACAGAACCCTTACCAACATCAGTTATATCGAATTTCCATTCTTGACCTAATGTTCTTATATCGTATTTTTTCATAAAAGGTCTAAGTCTACCATAATTAAAATAACGTTGTAATTTATCTTCACTTCCGCAAATAAATAAAGAAGCAGACCTAATACTAGGAAAATCTAATATTTCACCAGTTTCTAAATTTTTAATTTGAACAGGTTTATTTTTTGACATCAAACCTGTTCGATGCGCGTGAGCGTTATTTTCTTTTTGAGTACACCATTCTAGATTAGAGACATTATTATTTAATTTATTGCCATCGATATGATTAACTACCAATTCATTTAAAGGTTTATCATAATCATGTGAAATAAATGTTGATGCAATTAAACGATGTATTCTTACTTTCCTGTAAATACCATTTTTATCAGTATAACAAAATAATAAATATCCGCCGCTTAATATACCAGGAAAAACATTTCCCAAATGATCTCTAACTTGACCATATTTATTTACTTCAATACCTTCTGTTTCTGGGACAGAATAAAATCCATCTCCACAATCTTTTTGTTTTGGAATATATTTCATTTCAATTTTCCTATTTTTAATAATATACTACATTAATTAAATTAAAAAATTAGAAAATTTATTAAAAATATTTTATTTATTACCAACTAACACCAAGAAATTCCGTTTAACACTAACCCGCCAAAACCATAACTGATAACGATATTGTCGCATCGTCTACATTATCCTTAATCTTGGTAATGAAGAATTGTTGCATTGATGATCGTAATAGTGTTGGATTTCGGTTAAAGATACAAGGGATTCCTTTATAAGGGCATTCCTCCAGTAACTCATTAAAATACTGTCTTATTAATGGATGACTCCGGCAAATATGACTGGCTAGGACATCTTGTGCTTCATTAGGCGTATACCCATCACGTAAGAACTTATTGATCAAATGTAATCGGAATAATCCAATTGCCATTGCCCATGGGATATGAAGTTCATCGTATTCATGTTTATTGTGAAGAGATGTGATTACACCCCGTGAGGTGAATACCATCCGTGTTCCACAAATATGCTTACGAATGAATCCAGGTTTCTTCCCTAATGAATTCTTATATTGCATGAGATTAAATCGTGCTAATAAGATAATACATTTCACTGTAACGGATTCTCTGACTGCTTGAGTAGGAGGTTCGATACGTGTCTTCAGGGAAGCCATGGTCATTGCTGCTTCGATAGCACTTCCATATTTAGATAACTCAGCGTAACGTCCTGTAGGGGTTTTCTCAGTCACTAATGCAATACGGTTAGGTAAAGGAAGTACATTAGTGAAAATATCATCTTTATGGTCTAATAACCACTGTAAGATATCTTTACGTTTATCTGAAGCAGATACGTACATGCGTTTTTCTAACAAGATCTCAATGATCGTCCAGAAGTTTTCTACGAAGTAGTTATACCCTCGTTTAATCCCTCTTTCTCGTAACTTTACAATCACATCACAAATCTCAAAATTCGCTTTGTAATGAATATCACAAAGATATCGAATCACATCAATCTTATTAGACTCAAAAGCTTGAGTCAGCTTATTATACGCAATCGGTGAGATGAAGGGTTGTACACCTTCAGGTACCGTTAACCAAAGATTGGCTTCTATTGGTCTTTCCGTATGCGCTAATACTTCAGATTCACAATCAGGACATCGTTTTCCTCGGAGATACCCACCCACTAATTTACCGCAATCACAAGAAGGGACCATAGTAAAGGTTGCTGTTTCATAGTTCGTCATGAGATAACGTTCTAGAAACTCTCTGTGCTCTTGATATCTGGTATCAAGATCATTAACAAAGATAGGGGCTACCTTTAACTCACTTAGCATCCTTGGGTAATTTACCGTATCGAATGCTAACCCTGCTTGTTGTGGAGGTAATTGATCTATACTATAGATTTCCATTAAACCATCCTTATTTTAGATAAAAAATAATAATCTTGAGCATATAGGCACGCGATACCCGCTAAGATACCACGTGCCTATAATAAACAAGATTATTGTGAATCTACTGGGTTACCCCAGTAGATCTACTTAGAATGAGTAAGGTTATTAATAACCCACACCATTCATATTCATACCGTTAAGGTTCACACCGTACCATCCATTGTTACGGTAACCGATTGGAGCGAATCCGTTATTGGTTTGCGGATAGCCGTAACCGTTACCGAAGGATTGTTGGATGAAGATATTGGCTTGGTTAGCAGACAAACCAATAATATTGTTGCGGTAACCACGTTCAACCACTTGATCCATACCGGTAGGAGTTTCTAATGAAATGAAACCAGCTGCATCTTTGATTGCTGCACCTAATGCTAATAGGAATTCATGGTTGATCCATAAACGACGGGCAAAACCGGTGAGTTTGAATGTTGGGAAATATGTTTGGTAGATACGTAAACGTTTACTCAAACGGTATTCCATTGGTCCGATATTCGGGTTAAAGGAATCCATATATTCAAACGCGGTTTGACCATTATCACCTACTTTATTCAACAACGCAATGAAATCAACTTCATGAATATCACGAAGTTCATTCTTTTCATCGGTGTAGTGACCAAGTTCTACACGGTTACCATCGTAGAACACAAATGGATTATTTGATGTCCAGTATTTGGAGAAATGACCATTGGTTAAACGATTAGCCGCATCAACGATTAATTGATACGCCGCTTGATTTGCTTCAGCGGAATTATTGATTTCTGGAATGGTATCCAAGAAGACACGTTGTACGTGAGTTAATTCACCCACTTCACGAACGTCTAATTGGAATTTCAATGAAGAATCAATAAAACGTGCTAAGAACATTGGCAAGTTGAATGACGCATCAGTTTTAGTATTAGTATAACCTAATTCTGAACCCTGATCATTTACCGCAATAGTCAATGCGCCGATATCACGACGGTCTGCACCTGGTGTGGTGATTGAGTAGTTTGGTTTAAGCGCTGTTGTCCACAAGCTATTGTTAACCAATGCCGCGGTAGTTGCTAATGCTAACAATTGAGTTTCCAATGTAGCACCATCAGTTTGGTTATCCAAGCTATTAATGATAAAGCTTGGTTCAAACGGTGCTGGGAACTTCGTACCTGGTGCCATATAGTTCAAGTTCATTGCAGGGATTGGTGGTAAACCGGTAAAGGTTAAACCAATGTAACCACGAGCAATGGATAATAGGCGAGAAGTACGTGCACCAGTGTGGATGTTTTGTGGTGTACGAGAATTCACTTTCAATGAAATTTCGATATCACTGCGAACCGGTAAACCAGTAGCATCAGCAGCTTGTGCATTGTCGTAGAAACGAACAGATTGACTGATGTTTTCATTATCAGCTTTGTGTGCCAAGTTAATAGTGCAATCAGTTTGACCTGCAGCAGTATAAAGAGTGGTTTCAATCGCTTCAACCGCGTAGTATAAGTTACTACGTAATTGTGCCATGTTAGTGGTTTCTAATTCTTCTGGTAAGAATAATGCACCGACTTCAAGAAGTTTCTTATCAGGGTAGTTTGCTTTAATAAAGCGTGCTACCGCTTTAGCTAACACTACGTCGGTAGACCATAATTCTTCAGGTAAACGAGGGATGTTTACTTGAGGAATGTTACCGTTACCCGGAATCACTTTATCAGGGATTTCCATGCAAGTAGCATTGATAAAAATTGGATAATACGCCACATAGTCGTCAACAGATAAGCTTAATACCACACCGGAGATAGCCACATCGTTTTGTTCACCATCGAATGCATGTAAGTTCCAATCAGCACGATGCATACCTTGTTCTTGTTTCATGATCTTCTTGTAAGATTCAAGATATTCAATAGCAATTTGACCTAAGGCATGACGAGTCATGGAATAACGGTTAGCTAAACCACCTAACAAACCTTTAGTTAAACCAGGTTTTGGCGCATTCACATTTGGTTGTGCATTAGCTTGTGGTTGACCAGCTTGCACTTGTGGTTGTGCTTGGAATTGTGGTGGTACATTTGGTGCTCCAGTTGTAGCAGTGTTTGGTGCGAACCCTTGTGGGGCAGTTGGATTCACTGGAGCATTGGTGTTTTGACCAATGTTAGCGAATTCATTCTTTTGGTTTTCGTTAAATGCCATATTTTTACTCCTAATAAATAATTTGACAATTTTTTTAAATTTAAAAAAACTGAAGAGATAAAATCTCTTCAAATAGGTAATATAGGTGTATAAAAACGATAGATTTTTATACGTCAATCTAATTACTCGCGAAGTAACTAAATTAGCCTATATAAGTTAGGTTATTTCGCATCAAACGAAAATAACCCATGCATAAACCCTGACTCGTTATACCACGAGGCAAGGTAATAAAGTAAAAATTAATACTCTACATATAGATAATATAATATAGAATATAATTTTACCTAATTCATGTGTAATCTATTTTTAATTTATAAAGGACAATGAAACGTCATGTTATCTTTTTTCAATCAACGTAGAAATAAACAACCACCAAGACAATATCCTAATTTGGATAACTGTCGTTTTATTTTAAAACAAAATATCGATCGAACCATTCAATACTACCGTGGATTAAACTGGGCTGTAGCCAGTGATCATATCCTTGTTACCTTATTAAACAGTATCCATAGCGAAGCATTAGATAAATATAGTTTATACAATAGTACTATTAATTTAGTGAATATGGTAGCCAGTGCTAAAGGAGTTGCGACTAACGTGGCTTATGGAAAGGTACAGCATAAGAGTTATTTTTACGGTATAGATACGCAAGAAATTTATATTGATCAACGATTTGATGACGCTTATGATCAAATGATGAGAAAACATTATACAGAATGGGAGACAATAAGAGTAGTCACTCATCCCTTTACTTCATTTGATTTACAATTAGCCAATGGAAAGAAAAGAAAGAGTGGAGAAACAGGATTAGTGGTAATTAAGATGGATCTCTGTTTATTATACGCACAATACAAATTGTGGTTAAGAGATACCTTAATGAGTCAATATTTCGATGGAACTCAGAAAACCATTATGAACTTTGTTCATAGTTATCCGATTCCAAGTATGTTAAAATCTCACATCGACTGTGCTTGGTTTAATCGAATCATGAATACCATGCAAGATCTACCTATTTCATTTGAAAAACCAGATAGTCGATTAATGTTATCAAATCCTTATATTGGTGTAGAGACTATTACGAAGAATATCAAACGAGATATTACCAATAGTCAAGCTGACATGTTTGAATGGGTGTGTTGGGTACCAGGTATCTATCAAGAGAATATGCATAAGTTCTACTCGCAAGATAATCTACTAGAAACGCAACAATTAAGGTTACCTTGGTTATTAGGACGGTATTATTTATTACGATGGTTATTCGTAACAGATATGGTAGTACAGAATTATGCAAATCAAAAATATCGTCATGAGTATTATCGAGGATGGAAAGAAATCAAATCCAATAATCTCTTTAGAACCATACGTAATTTAAACTATGAATGGTATCAACGATTTGAAGCAATTTATGAAATCGTAGATGAAACTAAATAGAACAAACATAAGTGATGATAGGGATAACCTATCCTCACTATGCCGATCTTATAGAAATAGAATCGAGATAAAAAGTATCAAACAACTGATCCCTACAAAAGATGGGTAAATTATGGTTGATAGACACTCATGATCTTCTTTCTTCTCTACAATATCTGATTGGTTTATTTCAAACATACGTTATCACTCAATCGGTATCCAAATCGATATCATCTTCATCTTCATCATCGTCTATATCAAATAATGTCGCAGGGATACACCATTCTGGAAAATCATCTGAACATAAACGTGTATAAGCTTTAGGATCTCTCATAAAGATTCCCATAGATTCAATAAAGATGTAATACGGTGCAACTACCGTATATACCAATTTACGAATATCAATCGCTGTAAAGAGCTCTGTTGGAATACCAGTACTTTGAGCAATCAGTTGTGGAATATGAAATGTCTTCATGACTTTACCGTTATTTACTGTCTCAATCCAATTCATGAATCGATTAGCTAAATCACGATCTTCCCATGAAGCTACCCAAGCATCCATACGTGTTCTGGTATTCGGTACGATATCAACTTTATACGTATCGTAAGGAGGTTCTTGCGTATGACCGTACTTATCAGCGAATACCGCTTCCCACATTTCATAACTTTTTCGATATAAACTATTTTCGGATTTATACGCTTCCTTAACTTTTACTTGTCCAGATTGTAAATAGTAAGGTTCACCATTCTTAATGGAATTATAAACTTGAAATTCTAATTCCCCTAAGAAACGAAAATAGTCTTTAATTGAAAAAGGTTGACCTGACGCACCTATCTTCATATACGCTTTTAACGTATCGTGAAGTTGCTCTGTAATCGAAGCTGGAACTTTAGAGTGTTTTAACCCAACACCTTTGATTTCGATGTGTTCTTTACCAGGTTTAAACACAATCCCTTCTTGAGCTTTTGCTTTCGCAACGTAGTGCTTACCTAATGAGGTCGTAATAAACGTTGAAAAGTAAAACTCATTCTTCATGGCGATCAGATTACGTTTCTCAACTTGGATATTTAAGAACCCAGTCATCATTCCTAAAATATGAGCAATATGTTGAGATACGATATAAACCATGGTACACACTAAGTTATCAGACAGTTGATCTTCAATAACTTGACCACGATACCATTTCACCCATTCATCGATTGAGAATAATGATGAATCAGTATCACTTCCTAATACCACACCTCGCATCATCGTTGGCACATGAGCTGTACTAAACGGCATGATATCGGATACCCAGAACATCTTAATGAAACGACGATACTTTTCAAAATGAAGAATGGTATTCTTAATTACCGCACCAATATAACACACTTGTTCTGGTGTAGATTCATTTATGGTTTTAAAGATATCTCGACCATCACAAATGGATGCACAATAAATTGCAATCAATGCCGCTAAATCAGAATCCATCGCATCAATATATTGTTTAGCTTCTTCTTCAGAGATAAGTTGAATAGTATCAAGAAGAATTAAGTGATTTAACCAATTCTTCACAAACTCTTCATTATAATACCGAAGTACCCACATGTCTGAGATATACGCATACGCAGTGCATTGTAAGGTAGATAATTTACGTACTACAGATTCTATCTTACCAAATTCAATTTCACTTCGCCAATATAAATCAGTACTACGTTTGATGATAAATAATAAATCATCTTGTGAAATCCATTTTAATTGAAACTCATTAATAACTGCTTCTGCTTCATTTAAATCAATATACGTTAATGTACTGATGATATTATTAATCGTCACTTCAGCATTATAATAATGACGTCGTCCACCTAAGAACTTCTCATTGGTACTATTCGCAAAAGATGTTGTACTACGACAGATAGAGGTTAATGTAGAGTGACCAGTTTGATTATAAAGAATATTACCTTTAGTCGCATGTGCACCAGAAGAGGAGTTATTCAAAATCTTTTGCATCAATTGTAAGTTTTGATAGTAATCTGCTAAGATTTCATTCCCTTCCTGAATTGCTTCAAATTTGAGTTTTTTAGCTTTCTTACGGGCATTCATGCCTTGTACTAAGAAACAAGATTCTAATGCTTTTTGTTTATATTCTGGTCGATACGTAGTAAACGTGGGCGCAAACCGTAAATCCATCGAATGTACCTGACGAAGATAATCTAACATGGTAGTTCGATATTGCCGTCTATCATTGTTTTCATCTTTACGAATCATCAACATTCGTGGATTCGTCATCGGGAATAATCCCTCAGGTTTAATATTTTCTCTTAACCAAGACTTATATTCACTAACGTTTAAATTAGGTTCTTCTAATAAAGCATACGTGACAGATTGATCTACCCATTGTGAGACATAATCTAAATCACGCTTATATTCATGATATTCTCTTCGAAATAATTGTTCTGCCATATTCCTATTCCTTTTCATTGCTACAAAGATAATAATAAGCTATTATCAATGGACAAACATATTGGAGAGGTTATAACCTCTCCAATAGGACTTAGAAGGTATAATATATAGCATAAAAAAAAAGATTAAAAGAAAGAGGAATTGATGACCAAATTTATTAGTATACAAAAGGACCTAAAGCTAATGAAAAACAATCATCAATTCCTCTTAATGCTTTATAACCACTGTAACAAATATTGCAACCATTATCTATTACGTATTAAAACAGTGATTAGTATATTTTAACTTAAATCTACTCGACAAGAATAACCATGACGTGCAATAGCTAATCGAATTTTATTAACGTCTTCTTGTGCGATATCTTCTACGGTAAAGGATGCGGTAGTTTTCTTGAATACTTTAATGGTGGATGCATTAATCCAAGGAATCCCTACGATACGGGTTTCACCATTTAACGTACGTAAGCGTAAGTAGTCATAACTCTCTGGATCATTATCCATTGTACCAGCAGGTACTAAACGAAATACCTGGGCATGTACCGCATAAGCATCAAATCCATAGAGATGGCAATCCGATGCAGGAATTACTCCAACTACCGTAACACGTTCATAATCTTGGGGTAGTACTTGTGATGCGTGAGTTTCAAATGAAATCACGTCTTTTAATTTAAACTTTTCTAATATAACCATTTTACTTTTCTTTATTCCTCTATTTATAAGGATGGAAACTCATAACAAAGGTTCCATCATCATCTAAAATTCTAAACTTCATCACCATATTTAATTGAACCCAATAATTAAACCAATCTCGATAAAAATCAATGATTAAGTTCATTAAATCAAATAAATACTCAGTAACAGAAGATTCAAGAAAATCAATTTCTTCTAATTGCGTTTCTTCATCCATAAACGCATAAGACTCAAGTACTAATCCAATACGTTGATTTAAATCATCTATCGTATTACGAGGATCAATAAACTCATCTTGATGATAGTGATGATTAAATAAATCAACTAATTGCGAACAATAAAAATGTCTAACAATAATGGATGTTGGAAAAGTTGTTTGCACGTAATCTTCTCCTTATATTAAATCTGAATCGGTCTAGCCGTAAACCGTATTGCTTTTTGATCGCCATACGTAAATAGATTAAGATCATGGATTTCTTCAAAGATACTTAATTGACCAAATACCGACTGAAAGAACTGATGACAATAAGATATCGCTTCAGCAAACCGATGTGCATCGGAAACATAATCCCAAGCTTCATTGGAAATCAAGATATTAATCGATTTTGGAAAATGGGCTAGGTATTTATAAAGAATATCTGTTTCATCATATCGTTGATCTAGATTCTGAGTTACAATATATTGTAGTCTTTCAAGTAAGTCAGTGACATTGACAATATAAGGGTTAAATGGATAATCAGACATAATTCGTAAATACCTCCGATCAGTTAAACAAATGGTTGAACAAAATCCAGAATAAGTTCACCTGTTAAAGAATAATAATGAACATAGACAACACGATGAAAATAAGATGTGTTCAGAATATGTCGTAATATAGGGGTAATATAATCCCCTATTCGAGTAATGGCTTCGACAAACTTTTCTACAAAGTATTCTGGATTATTATTAAATCTAGGATGACGTGTCATGATTTCATTAAAATATTCCATCATGGCATCTAAAAAGGATTCTTTATCTAAACTATAATCAACACATGAACTGTATTCTAATACACAATCCCATAAAGTACTCTGATTAAAATCAGGTGTGTTAAATAGAGTTAAGTAATTATTGATATAATCTACGTCTAGCCTTAGAATATAACGGGTAGGGGACATGAACATCACTCCTTATATCAAGTACGTAAAGGAATTCTTCATCAAAATCTAACAATATACCAGGAATCATATATCGTTGGATTTTCGTAATCGATGGAATACAATAAATAATCGAGTTGATTACCATCATGATGAGTTGAGTTAAAACCACATTTCGATTAGCATCTAAGGATAATTGATCATTGGTTTTATCTACCCATTCCCAGAATAAGTACTCTGGGAGAGTACCATCAATGGTTTCAATGACTTTCTGAAAATCTTCTTGAAATGTAGTGGGTGTCATGATATCACAATTCACTTCTAACATCATTCGATCCATTTCACATTGATAATAATCTTTAAAACCATCAATGGATAATACGTATAATCGATTATTCGGTAATGATTCCATTTGCTACCGCCTCATTATATCGACGAATTCGATAATCGGTTTCTTCCGTAATAATAATCGAAAAATGGTTATGGGTAATATTGTATTCCATATACGGATTGGTGAAGAATTGATCCACGTTTAAGAATTTAATCACACGATCAATAAATGTAGATTCGATATTCTGTAGAATTTGAAGATACGTAGTGACGTAATCTTCTCCATCAAAATATAGCACTGTATCAAGATCTACCTGATTACGCAATAAGAACAAAGCGACTAATTCATCAAATGATTTAGGGTAAGGATAATTATAACGATTTAGAATTCTTATCTCTTGATCTCTAATGGTAAATACTGTATAAAAATAAGAGAGTGTCGCTTCATTCGCTAACTTAGCATATTCATCAGGATGATTATATTTAAATTGATTAATGATTCCATAATTCTTAAATTCTTTTTCTAAACATTGATCGAATGCTAAATATAACGCTTCTTTAGGAAGGATCAGTGTTTTACGATTCGTATTATCAAATTTATTCAAGGTAAGATAGTTTTGCATAATAGTTAAATCTCGAGGTTAAATAAGGATCGGAATCTTCACGCATGTATAAGGTTAAGATACCGTTTATAATCGTTAAATTATGGATTTGTAATTTAGAGCTTATTGGAAATTGTGAGGAAATAAAGAATAGAATTTGTTGAATATGATGACCATATAACTGAATGATTTCTCGAATAATATCATTCATCCAATCATCCACGTAATCATAATTAAAATAATCCGGTAAACTCTCTCTATCTTTTAGCGTAATGTGATTTGGTGTAGGAGACCCATAACCGATAATCGCTGCTACCGCATATTCCATAATCGACCACTTATCATTTAACTCCAATCGATGTTGATCCATGTAATCTTCAATCTCATGAACTTCAAACAATAAAACGTGTTCGTAGTGATGTGGATATTTTAGTGACACGTTACCTCCTCTTTATTACTACCTAAGATATAACGAAATATTAACACTATACAAAGACTTTATATCAAACCAATACTATCTATCAAATGATATCAAAAAATAGCAATATGACGTTTCTATGGCGTTTTACGGGCATATAGTAAGGATGGGATATCCCATCCTTACTACTAGATATTAAAATACCATACCGTCATCTTCAACAGAAGCGTTATTATCAACTAATGCTGAAGTCTTAGGTTTTGCAATAGCAGACTCTTCATAACGTTTGAGACGATCTTTAAGTTTATTAAAGATATCTTCAACACGGGCTTGTGAAATCACAAAATGAAGATCAGCACCTTTTAATACATCATTTAATGGATAACCTACGGTGGCGTACTCTGGTTGTAGGTTATCTGGGATAGCACCGTATTCATGCATTAATGAAGCAATTGCAATTGGATATTCTACTTCACTGGCTGCATTCGCATCAGAGTTAATATAAAGTAAAGATAACCCTTCTTTCACACTAGTCACTTTAGAGAAATCAATAAAGTTAGCTACATCACATGTATCTAATTCACGGTTTTCACGTGAAGCTAATACTGCCATGCTACTAATCACATTGTGAAGTAAAGTATCGTTGTGAGTACGGGTATTCTCAGGTGAGTTGTGGACATACGCCATCACAATAGGTTTATTCACTTTACGAGAAATACTATCCAATGATTGTAATGCTTTTACAGTGTTCTCAGTAGTGATTTTAGATTCTTCACTACCGACTACTAATGCAACTACAGTTTGATTCTTTTCTAATAATTCTTTAATCAGTAAAGAACCAATGATATTACCGCTACCACCAGAAGCTGAGAATGCCACTAAGTTAACATCCATTGGTGGGAATTTTAATACCATGGCTTTGATATTTTTAGAAATCTCATGATAGTTGGTACTACGTAGTTTACCACTACCATCAATTCCTTCAAAGATAAAGATTTGATCTTCTTTGACACTTCCATCTTTAGGAAGATTAGATAAAGAAGTATCGATGAAACAAGTATGAATATCCGCAAATCCTTCAGTAGATTTATGCTGAGCATATTTTAAGGATAAGTTAATACCACAACCTGATGCACCATAAAAACGAATTTGTCCTTTAGACATGTAGAGTACTCCTATTTATTACTATTAATAGATTTGAACAATATCCTGGTTTTATGTTTAAAAAGATAGATTATGGGGTACGATCGATATACCATAAATCCTTTTTAAACGAAACTTTTATCCAAGATACACAACAAGTGAGATAAAATATATGGACGCTATACTATACGCTGTAAAAACCATTAAACAAAAAATTCCTAAACGCATCTTGGAAGTCACTTTTCAACCTAAAGACTATTACCAATTAAGACGCAACCCATTTATGCCAAGTAACATCGATGAACAAATCATCGAAAAGGTCATCATGGGTCGTGTATTTGCGGATGCGAATATCGCTGGTGCACAAGAGATTGTGATTCCATTAAAGGGTATCCAACCTGAGTACGTGGATAACGATAAATACATCTACCATATTCCAAAAGAACTTACCGGCGGAAGAACGATTACGAATGCAATTTCGTTGATCTTATATTCCATGGGTAATATTTCTGCTGGATTAAATGGATTCCTTGGTGTAAATAGTATTGGGATGTCAACGTGTAATACCGGACAATTAAATCCAGTACAAGCTGTTGCGAATAGTTACCAACCTCAAGTATCTACTGAGACAGGTAATGTTCGAGTGATTGGTGATAACGTGATACTAGTAGAAGATCTTGTGGGTCCTGGTGGAGATCGTTTCTTACGTTGTATGGTAAGTCACGATTCCAGATTTAGCAATATCGATCCTTCTGCTTTAAAAGAATTTGGTATTCTTTGCACCTTAGCTTGTAAAGCTTATATCTATAATGAACTCATTATAGAGATGGATACTTCACAAATCCATGCAGGGCATGAACTAGGTGCTTTCAAAGAGAAGGTGGAAAGTTACGCAGATGCAGATGATTTATACGAAGAATATTATAGAGAGAAATGGCGTAAAGCACAGTTCTTCTCAGATAAACCTCGTTATAAACGTTTCCTACGTAGTCTGATTGGACGATATAAATAGTCTTTTAATATATTACCTCAAATAGGTAATATAAGTGTAAAGAATAAATCCAATTAATTTTACGTAAGAAAAGAAAAAAAGAATATTATATATGTTTATGGGTGGTACATGTACCACCCATAAACGTAAATGCATTAATTAAGACGATATGTCTTGAGCAATTCATCTACTTTATCAGGTTTAACGACGCCAATACATTTCGGAATCGCCTGATTAAACTCTTCGTTTAACCAAACCATTGCAAACGGTTGACCGTTAGAATCCACGGAATAAGTAATATGGTAATTTACACTCATATTTAACCCTTTTCAATTGATTAGGTTGAACATCGTGGATAAATCGCAGTTTATCCACACCCTACTAGAATATCTTTATTCTAGTATCAATCAGGTTATATAAGTTTACTTTTTTGATGCATTTGAACAGACATACTCCGGTAGGGACTAACCTACCGGAGTATGTCTCATCCCATCAGATATATTGGTTATTAATATAGTATTCTCTTTCCTCTTCAGAAACGGTTTGATTCGATGTTATTTTATTTATAATTCTCATCACTCTGATCACTTTTAGCGTACCTTGTTCAAAGTCTTTTAACATTTCCTCCGTATCTTTATAATCTTCTTTGAAGTTTTCTTTATAAACTTTATCCTTATGGATTTGGATACTTGTCTTATTGAAGTTTCCATTGATCATCGCTCTATCAATATAACCAAACACCACTTTAAATTCATGTTCAGTAGAATTTAATTCATTCCATAATGCTTTAAATTCTTCCATTATTTCTTTCGATACTCCACCAATTAAAACAACTGTTAGTAAAAACAAGGCACGTAGACTGTATTTGAATTTTTCAGCTTCCTTAAAATATTGACAATTATTCTTGTTATAATAAATACTATCATCTTGAAGAATATATTCTGCTTTACTATAAGCGATAGTAGAAAGTAATGCTGGTTTAAGATCCTCTACGACTTCTGTTAACTTATCTGGATGATATTTAATATTCGCACAAATTCCAATATCCAATACAATCTGCTGTACGATCTTACTTATCCAATCCTGAAAACGTTTCTCATTAGAAAGAATATAGTAAATCTTCTTATCGAAATAACTCCATCTACGATCTTTTACACGTCGACTTACTGGAAGTTCAGAAGTAAACAGTTTAGTTGTCATACTCAAGATATAATTCCCATATTTAGGGAGATTATAATTATCTGAAAACGGATCAAGAGGTAACTTATACATCCGATGTAATCGCTTAAGATTTAATTCAATCGTAGACCAATTAGGATCTTCTTTATATTTACCGTCTTTAAATAGATCAGTAAAGGTTTTCTTTTGGAAGAATAGTTTGAGTTTCATAAACATGATTGTATACTCCTTGTAAGTGAATAAACATATACCACTAGAGGTATCGATACCTCTAGTGGTATATTTGATTTAACAATAAAAAAGGAACCAAATAATAGACGATGATGTAATATTACTTGCATAGGTTTTAAACCTACATTAAGATATTACCATCTATTATCTTTCTACATAAACGCAATAAGATCTTCGAATAATAATGCGATCAGTTTTGGTTTATCTGGTGTTTCATCCGCAATCGTATTTAAATACTGCTGTAAACGAGCCGTATAAGTTTCACCAAGATAAGGTGCAAAGGTTGGGAAATGTTTAAATAATAACATTAACATCACCACCTTTTGATGGCTTTCTTGGTAAATTGCTGGTGATAACGGAATACGATTACGAAGTAGATATAAGTAAACGATTTCTGAATAAGGTAGAACGTGTTGTTTTAATAATCTCACGTAAGGATCATCTTTGTATTCTACCTTTTCTAATTCTTCTTGAAGATTTGCTAAGTGTTGATTTAGATCAACCACTTCTTCTACAGATTCCTCTACAGACTCTTCTCGATCTAATTCAGGTTTGTTATTCTGTTCCATGATGATTACCTTCTTTTGAGATTAAAACAAATAAGTTATTCAATTTAGAATATAATAAAATATTCGGTTCACTATTTTCTAAGATAGGACGTAAACGTCTATCTACGGTAATATATTGATAAAGATTCAATACATCGACTAGAGCAATAATACAACCATGATAGTCTTCAGATTCAATGATTTCAGGGTGTATAATCGCTGTTTCAAAATAATTCAATAGTTGAATAATGTTTCCACGTAACTTCTGTCTCTCGATAACAGGGAGTTGGATGGAAATCAGTTTATCTAAATCTTGTTCCCCTAAAATCTTCTTGATTTTCTTCAATATCTTCTTAAATAAATTCTTGATCAATTTATTAAACGATTTATCATTTTCAATCGCTTGTCGAGTATCAGATATGGTAATCAATAATTGAAGACTTTCAATAGGGCGATACACTAATTTAATTTGTTCTTCTAATTGAGCTTGAATCAAAGGATCGTTCAAATCCTCAGTACCCTCTAAAAGAACGATAGACTGATCGATACCAACCAATCTTAAGAGATGATTTAATCTCTCTATTTTTCTTTCACTTTTATTTTTAAAAATAAAATCTAACACGATGAAGGTACCTCATACGTTCGTTTCTTTTTAATTCGAATAGGAATCTTCTTAACGGGTTTATCGAATGATAATTTATTGATTAATGACGTCTTCATTTGATAATTCCCTAAGAAAGCAGGGGTTGTTTTATCTTTCGTTGATTTTACTGGAATATAATTCAACTTAATCGATTTAACTGTTAAATATAATGATCCTAACTGAGGATCTTTTACCTGATAGACTTTCTTCTGATGGTTGATTCGACCTTCTGGTTGATTCGAGTAATAATGCGTGTTTATCGCAATTAATACTTCTTCGATAATATACGTTAATCGATTTGGAACTAAGATCTTCTGATCTTTGATCACTTCTAATAAAAACGAAAAATAAAGATAGAATCGTTCAACAAACGAATCTGGTAAAGAAACAACATTTCGTTTTACCCAACGAAGGATCTCTTCTTCATTTGCATTATAGTTCGTTAAAATTCGAAATAACTTAATCCAATATTTACGGATATCCTGATCAACTAATCTTGGTCTAATTGATTTCGTAAAGATCAATTCTCCTAAGGTATTTTCAAGAATAATAAATTGATGTCGAATCAAGATATCGTGATAACGTTTCATCATCTTTAATCTGATCATGAAAATGCAACTACGATATCGCCTATTTTCTTCTGTTTGTTCTGATTGGATCGCTTGATTAAATTTATCATCTAATAGATTTAAACAATGACTCCAATGATCTAATAAATCATACACATTGTCACGAGCATCTAAATCTGCTTCATCCATAACGTGCATGATAGTTTTTGAGAAGTTAAAATGAAAATAAGAGTCATCGACATCAAATGGATGTTCTTGAAGATTCGCGAGATGACGATAGAGATCGTTTGGTAACATCTGAGACATCTTAACATCCTTTTTTATTTTATTGACAAGCTAAAGTAAATTTTTCGAATTTTTCTTTAGTCTTTTCTTCAGGTTCATTTTTGTAAAGTTCAAGAATGATTTCTAAAGCAGATAAGGTATCTTCGTAAACTTCTTCTAAACGATCTGCTGGAAGATCTAAACTTGCAAGATACTTAACATGGTTTTCTTTAATATCTTGGATCAAACTAACTTTTTCGTTATATTCATCTTCATTTAACACACCACGGATATAAGCACCAAATACAGTGCGTACAGTGGTTTTCAATTGAAGACTAAATACTGAGGATACTGCGTATAATATTTGGTTATCGATATTACTTAGATATTGAGCAGATTCTTCTTCAGTTTCATGACGATAACCTAAGAATAACATTTGATAAACTTGTAACTTAGACTTAATTAAATCATGTTTATCAATGAATTCATCACTGAGTTTATCATGTTCTTTTAATAATGGAACATATTGCGCGTTATTCATCCAGGTATTGAATACTGGATCATCTTGTGGAATAAAGAACATCTCAGTAGGACATTCTGTTTCAATATTCACATCAACTAACTTTTCTTTAAACTCTTGATATTTAGACTCGATTAATTCAAGTACCGCATCTTGAGTTTCTTCATAACGACGAATAGCCGCTTCATCGAATTGATCAACAAAATGTTTGATTTGTTGTTCAAATGAAGCCGCTTCTAACTCACCAGAATTCTCTTCAACGTTAAGGTGTTCTTCTGGAACCTCAATTTCGATAGCATTCTCTTCAGTGTTTACTTGTTTGAACTCATCAGTCAAACGATCAAGACTTTCTGAAGGATTCTGATCCGTCTCATCGATAGTTATAGTAGTCTCATGTCTTTCAATTTCATTATTCATAATGAATTTTCCTTCTAAATTTAATATAAAAATAAAGCCTGACTATTCAAGCATACGAAAACGGTGTTAAGCGTAGTGATCTACTTAACACCCCAATAGATAATAAATAAAGTTAAATAGAAATCGTCTCTTTAATCGCATCTAAATAATCCATGTATTCAGAATAATCCTCTTCGGCACGGAATTAAGATTGATATTGATCTAATATACAATCGATGATTCTAACATGATAAGCAATATTCTTAATTTGGATAATATCGCTCCCATCACAATATACTGACCACCGATATATTCTTTTAATATATTGACGTAGATCATCCCAGTGATCTACTTGCTGATCGTAATCATCGTAAGACATGTCTATTCCTTTTATTTATTATTCTTATTATTCAGATGAACTGGAAGATGAAGTAGAATCAGATGTGGAATCTGATGTAGAGGATTCAAACACAGTATCAATACGTTTATAATTACTAAGATCTACTTCTAATTTATCTAATACAGGTACTTTAGTTTCTAAGGTGTTAACAATTTTAACACCATCTTGATGGGTTACTGCTTTTGAAATATAAACCCCGTCTTTTCCATGACGAGTATTATCCGATGGAATCACAGGATTAGCTGGTGTTACTAATGCATCTGGATCTTTATTTGGTTTAGCCTTAATTTCTTTATCCGATGAATCTTCATCCTGATACTTATCATCTTCTTTAACAGATACCGCTTTTTCTAATTTCTCTTCATCATATTGTCGATGAAGATCTTCTAGATAAATCTCTTCAATTTGTTTAAAGATGTCATCCTCATACGAAAAATCTTCTGAAGATAATAATTGATGATCAGCAAATCTTCTGGATATTAAATGAACTTTTTGACTCAAATAGATTACCGATGCTAATGGGTATTTCACAGACTCATTGTTATATTGATAAAGATTAATACAACCTAATAACTTATGGATTTTACTAAATGCTTCTTTATCACATGAAGCTTTATAATAATCTTCTAAGGATTCTAAACAACCTGTAAATAAACTATTTAATTGGTTAATTAAGTAATCTCTGTTCTTATAAAGATAAATGTGTTCTTTATAATCAATTCCAATAATATCTTCTAATTCTCTTAATTCATTTAACATGAAACCACAAAATTCTTCATTATCTAATGTTGTCATTGCAGTTTTATATTGATGAATCAATTCTTTCGCATATTCATTATCTTCTTCAATGCCAAAATAATATCGAGTTTTAATATAATAAAGATTATCTAAGATATCTTTAAAGAATTCACGATTTGGTTGACAGGTTTCTACGTAAAGATTTTGAATCATCTCTTTACCGTAAAGATACATGTCTGTATAAGTTTCTACCTTTGTATCATCATCTACAAATTGATGACAAAGCTTAGCAATAATACTCATTTCTACTCCTTAATTAAAATAAGAAAAAATAATCGTTCAAACATACTACCACCCAGTGTTAGGTGGTAGTATACTTAAAATGATTTAGATCGATTTAAACTGATTCTGATTCTAATTCGAATACGGTTTTATACAATTTGAAATACAAACGGAAATTCATATAACGAGTAATTGATGCATCCAACAATTGGTGTTCATTACAGAAGAGTTCTTCTGAGAATCTAAAGGTATCTTCCAAACCAATTTCGATATCGTTTTCTTCAGCTTCTTTGATGATGCGAGTTAATAAATCAATAAAGAAATCAATTTGTTCTTTAGGTTGATCTAAGAAGAACGGAGATTCCGTAATCTGATCTTGTAATTCTTCAAGTTCAGACCGGGTTAGGAATTGTTCCAACTTATTTGTGGCAACATCACTTAATACTAAACCGTGTTCATTAAAGATTTCACGGTATTCGTAATAAATGTTAAATGCAAATGAATAACAAGAATTCAGAATGATTTCCTGAATCTTATACTGATCATCAGTATCTACCGGATTTTGTTCCCTTAACGATTCAATATAAACATTAAGTTCATCGATAGAACTAAATTTGTCGATATTTTCGATATCGAGTTCTTTCGAAATTTTGTTAATACCGTCGTCGATATATTTATCCATGGTTTCGATGAACTTTGGAAAAACATATTCCGTGAAATCATTAAGGGTTTCAATAACACCCCCAACATTTTCAAAGAGCTCATTGTATACCAATTTGAAGATGTTGAATTTCATCCGTTTAACAATCGGTTGTAATTCTTCATAAACTCCAGTGGCTATCTGATTTAAATTATTCAAGTCCATCTACTTCTCCTTCAGACTTATAATATTTGTGGTTGTTAATCTGTTTGATAATGGAAACAAATCCTCTTGAGATATAATTCAAAAGAATTACACCATTACCATCCGTTGCATTCATGATGAATTTGATTTGACTTACCATCTCATCATCGTGGTTATCCATCGCGATACCTTTCGCTCTTAATAGCTCAGTGTAACGCAATTGGACATTGTTTTGGTCATACACGAGATAATCGTTTTCATCAAAAGTTACCGGTTGTTCTTCAACTTTAACTTCAGTTGATTGAGTTTCATCATGAGTTTCTTCAAGAAGGAGAGTTTCTCCTTGACTGGGAATGATATCTTTTTGAAGTTCATTTTCCTGAAGTTCATTCGCTTCAAATTCAGTTGTTTCAAATTTACTCACTTTTGTAACCCCAGGCCATACCGCAAAACCAGTTTTTTCACTTGAGACTGATTTCGTTTTATCGAGTTGTGATAAAACTTCTTCTGGTCTTAAAGTTTTCTCAATAGGTAATGAAACTGCTTCAGAATTAACTTCTGGTAAAGTCTTTTCAGTTGGTACAACTACTTCATCCTTCACTGTTTCAACAGATTCTACTGTTTTAACCGGTTCAACTGGTTCAACTGGTTTATCCGTTGTTTCTACTTCAACGTGATTGAAATCTTCAGATTCACGTTTGGTACGAAATTGTGCATCACCCCCATGTAAGAAAATGACGTCTCTATCACGTCGATCAGTAGGATATTGTGGAACTGATTTTGACTTATCAGCATTATGATCAATGCCTTCGGCTTTATGTGTCGTATTTCCATATTGATAGAATGCTAACGGATTCGACTGTTTTATTGGATAACGATTATTGGCTATTAAATTATCAACCCCAAATAGATCTTTTAAACCTTCCACCTTAACGGGTTTAATTGGTTTAGGTTGCACCTGGGATAACTCTACCGGATAATCCGATTGGATATCTTTTTCAATCGCTAACGGTAGATAGAAATTACTAAATTCATGATCGTCGTAAAGACGAACAATCATATCCGCTTGTTTATAAAAATGCGTGAAGAAATCCACGCCAAAATTAATGTATTGACCTAAGGTCTCCTGAAGAGAACGATAGAGATCTTTAGGGCTGATATTTTGGTCTTTACATTCTTTCAACCATTTAGCCGTATCATACACGTACTGAGCATTAAACAAATGCTCATTCGTTTTAGGTAATCCTACATCAATGTAAAGATCATTGATATTGGCGAACAATTCTTTACCTACGAATCTTACATGGTTCACCCAGTAATCACGTAACATTTCAGGAATATTCTCATATCTTTTTTCATTTGCAATAATCATAGTTTTCTCCTTAGAAAATAGCACAAAAACATAGGTGGGTAGACTTTACCCACCCACCTACTACACTTTAACTGTTATTCTGATGTTTCATCAGATGAGTTGTCATTATCAAGATCAAAAATCACGGTTACCCCATTAATTTGATCTCTAACTGTATCCGCCAATTCTTCCATCGCGATTGCGACATCTTCGATGATATTATCTTCGATATAGCCAACGCTATCATCGTTAACACGATCAATAATTCCTTCATTGATCGTTTGAACAATATCGTTAGCCGCATCGACTACGCGTTCTACGATTTGTTCTTTTTCTTCTGGTAAAGCCATTTTAGATACTCCTAATTAAATTTAAATAAACGTTTATTTTTGATCTCTATTTCACTTCTTGAGATCAACGAAGTGGTAGGCTAGCTAGGCTAGTTAGCAAGTTCTCTCTTGTTGTAGAAAAAGCTATAATACTCTACAAAATCATTCGTTAATTCAGAGGTTTGAACGGAATGCTTCTTCAGCTTTTCGAGATCTTCTTCCGTAAATGATTTCAGATCTTCGATTTGAGATGAATAAGTATCCTTTAATGTCAAGTATCCTGTATTCTCGAACGATAATGTATAATACACCGGATTATCTTTCACTTGTTCGACTAACGCATAGTTATCCAAAACAAACTGAAGTAACTCAGAAAAACTTTTCCATAATCCAAATAACCGATTAAAAACTTTCTTCATCATGAATGTATTCAGATTACGATTAATCGTATCGAGATAAATACGATTAAGTTCATCCAACACATTACTCATGGAGAGATTAAACAATTGAGCAATTGCAATAGATCTGTACGTGAGAATCGGTTGAAGATATTCACCTTCTGAACCTACGTAGATATTTTCAAAGAGCTGAGGATGTGGATTTAATACATGTTTACCATCGTCATGAATAAATGCCGATAGATAGATTCCTTCGTAAATCAATGAGAACAGGATATTATCTTTCGTCATGATATCCACTAAGGTATATTCCGGAATGACATCCGGACACACCGATAACCCTTTTACAAAGATAGCTTTTAATAAATCAGTTGCCATCTTAATCAGTTCATCGTTAAGATCCGTTGGTCTAACGCCTTCTAAAGGACGACCTTGATATTCTTTAACAAGATGATACAATTCAAGATGTTTGAACTTCTCTTCATCATACATCCAATCCTTCATGTTGTCATGAATATGGAGTGGATAATCCCTTTGATAGTTGGTGTAAAGTTCATACGTTACCCCATCACCTGCTTGTTGACGAACAGGGTGTCTTTGTAACTCATTGTTAAAATCAATGAGCTGGAACAGATCCTTATCTGATAGGTCTATCATGGCTTAATCCTTATTTGCAACCAATTTCATTTGCTGCATCTGTGACATGATTTAAGAACATTGGACCACCTTCATTTTGAAGTTTAGTGGCTAATTTCTTTACCGCATCAACGATAGTTGGTTTAACACTACATGGAAGTTCATTAGTGAATAAAGATTTAAAATAGTCTTTATCTAATTGAGCACCATCTTGTAAGTCAATGGTAATGGTTTCATAAATCAAGTCAATGGCTTGTTTAGTATTCACTTTGTGAGTTTGCCAAACAAAGGTAGATACCGGTTGAGTAGAAGAAGATTTAGTTTGTAATGCATCACATTTTTCAGCTAATTCAGTTAAGCTATACGTGATCGGTGCACGATCAGCTTCCGTGTATTCGGACGATAAAGCATTTAATACCCGGAACTTCACGTCACAGCTTAATTTATTATCTTCTTTGATTAAATTAAGAAGATCGTAAGGTGACGCTTGATAAACCTTGCTACTATACACCTTAGTGTTTGGTAAAGATGGATTCACAAATGGTTTACCGGCATTACTTGTTGCTGGTTGTTGTACAGGTTGAGCTGGCTGTGTTGTTTGTTGAACCTGTTGTGGCGCAGCAGAACGTTTAAGTACATTACAGGTGTTATATAACCGATCAAGTTCAGCCTCGATACGTTTTAACGCTTTAGCGTTTTTGGTGTCATATGCGGCTTCAGCAGCGCCATTTAATGCACGAAATTCATGACCACAACCATTATATTTATCGTGGGTATAGCGCTTAAGCATTTTGTCAATTTTATTTTCTTTAGTCAACGCATAAGCGTCAGCTTCAGAGTTTTCGGTCACCATGTCATCTGCTTTAAAAATCATAGATTGATAAACCGCTGGATCACGATATTGATAACCCGCTAATGCTGAAGCAGATACCAAAGATAAAGTAATAATAGAAATGAATTTTTTCATAAGAATTTTCCTCTTAGTTAAGTTAAGTTAAAGTAAGTTAATTAAATACAAGATAGAAGATTACTTTTCTACCCAGACATCTTCGAATTTGAATGAATATCCAAACCCATTAATGATTTCAATGAATCGTTGTAATTCATGTTTCTCAAATTTTGTTACACCGTGTAAACGATTATCTAACGCTGGTAGTGAAACTAACTTCATGGCATCCAACATGTAACTTCTTGAAATCTTAGAAGCTGACAGCACGAATTTAGCGCGTTCATGTGTTGTATTGAGGTCCCCCATCAATACAAGGATTTTATTAGTTAATCCTTGCTTTTCGATATCAGAGTAATTCAAGAAATCATTTGCTGACATGTGAATATCGTACTTAGCGAATAACGCTAAATATTTTAAAATTTGAGTTGAATTAATCACTATGCGGTTTCTTTCAAGTTCCACAATCGTACTTGTGCTAATGAAAACCAATAGTGCTAATTTTGATTGTGGAACTTGCAACGTATTACGAAAATATTTGAGTCTATCTCCTAATTTACCAATAGATTTCCAATTATTGATGAATACCTGAGTATCTTCAGGGAAGATATAGATTCGTTCTTTTAGATTAACTTCAGGTAATGTTGAAGCAGATGGAGTTACTTGATCTGTGGTATCAGCAACTTCTTTCTCTTCAACTGAATTAGTAGCTACCTTAACTGGATTAGTTGTATTTGGCTCTACACGAGGTGAAAGTTGTTCTTCATCCTCTTCGTTTATAACAACTGCATTTAAGATAGCAAACATGGTTTTTTCTAAACCAACCTCATAGACGGATTCTAACGTGATACGAATAGCATCGTATTCTTCACGACTAATATCGCTTAATAATTGGGTAAAGGCATTTAATTTATAGTTTTCCATAGGTATACTCCTCAGTAACTGGATGGATAGATTTTTAAATAGAAATGAAATCAAATAGAGTAATAGGTAATCCCACTGATTTCATGGATTTGATTAAACCCTCGATCGTAGAGAGTTTAACATGTCTAGGTGGATGAAGTCTTTCGATAGATGAAATCTTATACTGAGATGTATTCAACCATTTAGCAAATTCATATTGACTTAATCCTAGATAAGATCGAATAAATTTACACACACGTTGAAACTTCAACGGATCTTCATCTAATTGATTTAGATGGATATACTCATCTAAATCCTTTCTAAAGTTATTGTTAATAAATACTATCATTCCATAATCACTCCTTAGTTGATTCAATAACTTCAATTCTAATTAGGTAATATAAGTTTACTTTTCGGATGTATTTCATCTAAGAGATGAATTGATATTCATATACCCTTCTAAAACGCTCTCTATCGTCTCTAGAGACGATTTTAGCTACTTATCTAACCTATCCTACATCTTATCTAAAATACTCTTCTATACTCTCTTATATTTCGTTAAAACAAATATTCTCTAAAATGATCAAACATAGGTCAGAGGGTAGTGGGAGTTACCCTCTGACACTACTACGATAGATTATTGAAGTAATCCATATCGAGATAATAACTCATCTAAGTACTCACAGTCTTGATCGCTTAACCGTCTAGCGTGATGGATACTGATCACTCCACTCATACTTAATGCGATCAAGATCTGTTCGATGTATAAAAAGACATGATCTTGATGACCGATACCCCAGAGTAACGAAGGATCTTTCAGACGATGTCTGTCTAAGATCATGTCTTTAAAACTCGTTACCAGCTGTGTAACAGCTTCTAAAAAGCCAAAGGTATCTTGTCTAGCGATCAGATCGTCTACGATCTGACACCCCATGTATACTCCCTCATCCGCATGAAGTCTCTCACTCGTCCCTACGTAAAGTAATTCCAGTAAGGCTTTCATCATGCGGTGAGGGATTTGCATTCTCTCACTGATCTCTACTAACTTATCGTCTTTTGGTTTTATCCCGTAATGACGTACTGTGTAGAGATCAGAATCCATTGATTTCATCATAATTTACTACTTGTTATTCTTTTATTGTTTTTATTATTAAATCATTTATCTCCTCATGTGATTTGAACACATCTTCCTTTAGGATATTAAGTAGGTATTTTACGTTATTCTTCTCACCTTGTGTTCAAATCATGTCTAGAGATTAAAAAGTATTTGTAAAAGTAAATTCTTTTACAAAAGAATACGTAGTAAGACTTAATCTAATATCCATATATAGACCTCACCCTGAACGGGTGTAAGGTCTAAGATAAGTGATATCTTTTAATTCAGAAAAAGATTTTCCAAAGAAAATCCAATAGGATTATACAATTTAATCTATCTTACATGGAGTGTTGTACTGGAGCTTTAGCGCAAGTACAGAACGGTGTGTAAGATAGATTAAATTTTAAAAAATAATGTTAAAAAATTAATAAAAAATAAAAAATAATTCTAATTTAAAAACATCGAGAAATCAAGGGGGTTTTTCTCAAACCCCCAATGTTTCTCGAGTTTTTTTTTCTTCCGGATATATTTTTTATACTTAAGATTAGTAATTGTAAAAAATCATTGATTTACAATGATTTTTTATAGATATAAAAATGATTTTTCATTTTTATATCCAATTTCATTATAATAATGTCTTGAAATATAATATAAAAAAAAATTTAATTTTTTATTTTTCGTTTTTTTTGAAAAATATAAAAATAATTTTTTTTTACTAACTAGACGAAGATTTAGAAAATAAATTTATTTTATTTTTTAAATCTGAGTTTAATGGCGAAGAAAGTTCCTGTAATAAAGTAGAATTAATTTAGTAATAAATAAGTAATAACTTTCTGAGCGGTATATTTTAGAGGTCCGAAGGACCGATAAAATATACTATTTCGACCCCCCAATTTCCAGATCAAAAATGCTGGAAAAGGGGGTGGTCGCAGCTCACCAAAAGTTAGTAAATGTCTACCTGTTGTAGTAGTACACCTGTCATCTTCCAGCTAAAATGATTAGCTTTGTGAAGGATCAGATTGATCCAATCTTTAAAGACGTAAGGAACCTGATTAAAATCATCGCTATTACAATCAAGTAATGATTTCGTAACACCTGAATGGTAATTGTTAATAAATCGAGTAAAGAGTTCGTTAGAAGGTTTATTTGCTTTTACTTGAACATCGTAGGTGTGTAAATCTTTAGTAACGATAGATACCGTTGATTCAAAATTTTTACGAAATTCGTTATAGATACTATATCCCTTACTTCTACTTAATCCAAGTTCGAGTTTAGCTGAATTAAAGGTGTAAATAGGGATCTTAGGGAAAAGACGTTTTAAAAGAAATATACCTCGATTGTGATATTCTTTTTCCCATTTTTCAATAATTGTATTAATATATTGAATAATGGAAGTCGGTGGGTAAGGGGAATTACTCAACTCATCACGATAATAATATAATTTTTCAAACTCTACTCTACTTAGAAAGTAATAAATAATCACCTGATCTTCAAAATCCGTATGACCTTTTTCTTTAGAACGAATCTTTTTAGTTAAGTAAATCCATAACTCCATTGAATCCTTAAACCCTTTCTCAATCTTTTCAATTTTATCAAGTTGTTGATAAACTTTTTCAGTAAATCGACCAACATCGATATCCATGTAATGGTCTTGATTATCATAATCAACACTTACGATTAGATTGTGAAAACCTGCAATACTTTTTACCTTTTCAAATGCTCTCATGAAACGATATTTATTATTAAGCTGAGTATTGTCGAGGGTTATATTCAAAATATCCATTTGTTGTAAATCAATCAGATGATGAATATATCGGTTTAAGATACTTTTACTTTGTTGATCAAGATAGATTTCTTTCTTCGCTTTGATTTTCTGGATTGAATATTTTACGATATTGGTAGCGTTTAACTCTAAGAAGTGAATTACATCTTCATCAAGTAAAACACTTTTAATATCATCGTTCAAGAATTTAGCGTATTGTTTCTCCACCCAGGCACGTTTCTTGTTAGTAGTGGTTTTAGTATTTTTAACTGTTTTTGCCATGATAGTTTACTCCTTAATTTGAAAATTGATTATAATCAATCGAAAACTGATTCTCAACTAGGTAATATAAGTTTAGAAAATTTATGTAAACAATCCAAATTAAGAGATCTCTAATCATGAAGTTTATTTCATTAAAAGAAATATTTGACCATCATTTTCAAGACGTTGAATATGATGTTGCATTTTGCAAGAAGGTTGAGCATTTCGTTAAATCATTTCTCTCTAAGAATGATGCGCATGTTTCATTCTTTGGTGGGAATCTATTAGGAGTACATCCTGTTCGTTGGAACTACAGTGATACGGATTACTGGTGGGATGAAATCTATGACGTAGATGATACCCTATTGCAAAAAGATTTAAATACCTTACCTGATATCAAGACGAACCGTGTGATTTCATCTGATGTATTAAACCACGCATTCATTTATTCGTTATATCGAGTTCATAACTCACCCTTTATTCCAAATGATCTAAAAGAGAAAACCAAAGTTAGATTGATGTTATCTTTGAACTTTAAATTCATTTGTTCGTTGATGGCGCATTACTTTAAATATAACGCAGATGAGAGCATCGCGATTAAGACGTATAACAGCCTCACCAAGCAATTTGATTTAAAGACAACGGGTAGTTGGGGTAAGATGTTATTAGCTCGTTCTGAAGCGTTTGTGGAAGAAAATGGACGGTATTATCAAGCGTATACGAAATACGACGATGATATTGAAATTATCAAGATGTTAAATGATGCGCAAGGACGGATACGTGAGACGGTGAAAAAGATTACTCGTATCTATTACGAGATGATGGAAGCAGAAGCTAGAGTATTATCGACTTCAGCTACAGTAGAAGTAGATGGAACTAAATTATTAAAAGATATCGAAAGAGCTAGACCTAAGTATATTCGGTATATCAAATCAACGATTACTGAGAAAGATGGATACTTCAAAGATGAATTACAATATCTTATCTTTAAAGCAATTCCTTCTTTGCAATCAGGGGTATATGAACAGATTCAGAAAACCTTTATTGATAACTACACCCAACAAAAACACAGTAGAGTATTAAATCAATTGATTGATGATATTTTAACTTTCTCATTTGACTTACTAGATGATAATGATATTAAGTTAAATGATTTACCAGGTATCTTATATCGTTTGAAACATGTATTCATGAGTGGTCGTATCAAAGATGAAACTCTTGAGAATGCAAAATCAGGATTTGATAAGTTAGTAGTTCTGACTGATAGACGTTTGAAGAATCAACCACTCGTTCCTGAACGATGTGGGTTCTTTTTATATCTAGTCATTCGTACGATTACCATGAATTACTATAAATAAAAAAAATAAAGCATAATCGTGAGGTAGGGGTTCCCTACCTCACGTATGTCAATTATTTAACATTATCAATACAAGGTTCGTATCGATCTAATACATTAGGTTGACTATAACGATAGGATTCAGCAACAATATTGATGAATTCTAAATTCATATTGTCCATATCCAATAAAGAATTCATTTGCATTAAGAAACTCCATTTGGTTTCATAATCATGGAAAGTTGTTCCATAAGTGAATTTCAAATATCTTAGAATTTCATTAATTTCGATATTACCCTTATAGATCAATCGGAATAATAATAAATCAATTACATTTAAACCAGTCATGGTTCCTGTACATTGATTATTATCGATACCAACTTGAACAAAATCGTTTAGATTGACATCAACAGGGTTATTGATAAGATTACCACGACTATCAACCATTCCCATCAAAGTATATAAATTAGGGTGTTCACCATATCGGTAAGTACCATTCACCCAACGTTCAACCACATCTAAGAGCTTCTTAAGAAACTCTTTATCATACCCCTTAACACTCCATAAGAACAACATGGAGTAACCGAAGTTATTTAGTTCTTCTTCGGTATAACTCCGTTGAGTCTTCAGGATAGCGTCTAAAATCATCACCATAACGATTTTAGCATTAGGTTTGATAGTTACTCCACCCTTGATATTTAAATGCGGCAGAACGCTTCTTAGAAAGGATATGAGACGTTTTACTTCCAACCCATTACCGTGAATAAGTTCCCACAACTCTTCCTCGAGTTCCCATTTGAAAACTGGTTTTTCGATAAAGAAAGTTTTATTCCCTCTATCTTCTATTCCTGCATCAAATCCCAATTCTTTTTGGAGTTTACGGAACAAGTATAATTTCGTTTTATTGTTATTAAACGAAACTAGATGTTTTAGAGTTTCGTTGATTTTGTCATATTGGGTTTGGGTTAGAAGAAGCATGTCTGCGTTTAGTTTAATCATAGTGTCCTCCTTAGGACTTAGTTAGTAAATAAATAAAAAAGATATGAATGATAGTGGGTATCTCACCCACTATCAGATATTATTGCTGTGTATTAGATTGAGTTGGAGTTTGTTTCAACTCTTTCTTTTCTTGATACTCAGTGTATTTTGCGTACGCCTTTTCCATGACGTACGCAGAAGCACAATAGATCAAGACACCCCGACTTATTGCAAATGCGATCTCACGCCACATCACCGCCTCCTAAATATTTCTTATACAAGAAATATCCACCAGCAGCTAAGCCACCGACTAAAGCTAAACCACCAACGGCTTTCCATACTGAAGAGGTTTTCTTCGGTTGAAGTTGTTGTTCTACTTTAGCAATAGTTTCTTTGGTGTTGTTGATGGTAGTATCCACCTGATCAACAAAGGCTTCTTTTGCTGTTTCAACAGTTTCTTTAACAGTTTCTTTAATTTCTTGAGTTTGATTTTGATTTTCCATGGTTTGTTCTCCTTTGGATTGTTTAAATTGTTTCATTTGTGCTAACGGATTACCGCTAACACGTTTATGGCGAAGTACCACTTTGACTTTTGGTTCTTCGGGTACAGTATCATCGAATACTGGTTTTTCGAACGTTGTTGCTCGATCATAGTTCACCAAAAAATCACAAGGAATCTCTGTACCATTCACGGTATAGAACTTTAGGTATCCTCTCATGAATAGATCGATTAGATACTTCCAATAACGACCTTTCATTTTGAAAATTACCTCACCATTTTCTTCATTCGCAGAATGTACCTGTTGGATTAGTTGGAAACCAGTCTTATTGTCAACTAGTTTCCATTTTTTCTTACCTTCATTGGTAAGAGTAACCTCTGTGCCTTCGCATTCAAAAGTGTTTAATTTGACTAATACTGTCATGTTGTCCTCCTTAAGACATGGTAGATTGAATTTAATATTTCATTGAACGATTGAAATTAATTTAATCGTTTAGCTAATTGGTTTAATCGTCTAACACGTTGCATCGAGTTAATTGCGTCGGTGAAACGATTACGAATATCGCTTCTCACGTGAGAAGCGATCACATCTGCTTTACCTTTTGCCATCTTTTCGATGATTGATAAAGCCTTTTGTTGTTTCATCGTTTTTTCGACTACTTTGGTAGCGTAGTAATGTAAAACTTTATCATCTACGCTTTCTGTTTTAACAATTTTCATTTCCATCATTCTACCCTCCTTATTGGCGAATTGCAAGAAACTGACGTATGGCGAATGTGGTTAAAGCAGCAACCGCAATCGCACCCCATTTTAATTGTCTCAAGCTAAGAGAGTATTCTCTTGCTTGGACATCCGGCGCAAGGTTATTCGCCTTGCGAAGAAGTACTTCTGCTTCGTTTAAGAGCGCTTCTCTTTCAAGCGCTCTTTCAACTTCACTTTTTACTCGTTCTTCACGAGCGATATTATTGTTACTCATATTTCACCTCACTATTGAATACCAAACACTTTACAGGTTTGGTTTACACGGGATTCAACTTGACCTAATATCTCTAACTGTTTTTGAGACATTCTGTCCCTATATTTGTAGTTTGCAATGATTCCACTATTGATCTCATCGCAGTTGAAGTGCTCTTCAGCAAGAGTACTCAAAATTCTTTCTGGTGTGTAATCCATTACGATCCCTTCCTCAATAAGTGCTCCTGCGCTATTGATTCGGTTTAATGGATTTGGAGAAAACGCAATGACAGCGTATGCTGTCATTAGAGCTAATGCTGCTAATAATACTTTAAATTTAAGTTTCATGACACCCTCCTTAGGGTATGGTTAATTAATAATTAATTAAAGGGTAGGATGTGTATGAAAATACACATCCTAGGTGAAGATTTACGAACCTATATTAATCAATATGATTAGATGATAGTTTTCATAGATCTCCTGTTGGATATTTATCTGGAATTACCACTTGGTAGGGTTTACCCTACCAAGCTTACAGAAGTTAGTTCAATTTTTTGATTGATTTAACTTCTGGGTAACCGAAGTGATAGATCCACTCTATAATTAGCTTTAGACTGCCAATTTCAAAATAGGTGAATTTATCCTCAGGCGATTTATTAAGATGAATCATCTTATCACCTCAGATAAATAAAATTAAACACACCTTAGCGTAACAGCTAAGAACCCGTAGGGAGATTATTCTCCCTACTCACTTAGATTATATAAGTTTACTTTTTTGATGCATTTCACTTTCCATCTTATCACCCAATGCTGAAAATAAGTAAAAATAAAATAATCTGACATACGCCCAGGGATTTTACTCCCTGGGCCATATGTTTGCTCTATTTAAAAAGTATCATCAAGGTTATTAAATGTAGCTCTACCAATCAAAGCTTTTCTAACGCTATTAGGAAGTTTCTCTAAATCAGCGCGTTTAATAAACGTACCTTCTACTGTAACCCCTTGACGATCTTTAATTTCATTAAATGCTTCTTTTACACAGTCTTCTACTGAACATCCTTTGATTCTTGCCATTCCTGCCAATACTACAAAGATATCGCCAATAGCATCTCTAAACCCATCCATATCTTTTTGATCCATTGCTTCTTCTAACTCATCTACTTCTGATTGAAGTTTATTGAGTTGTGCAACTAAATTCTTTTCTGCTAATAGATCACGTTCTGCGAACCAATTTTCAATGTTTTTAATTAAATCATTCATGATTAAGTTTCCTTATAAGTAAATGTAAAGTGTTTAGTTATAGCTCAACATCTTTAACATGATGCAAGTTATAACAATGAATACTGTAATATCGAAATAGAGTTTATATCGGCTATATAAGGTATTTGGTTTGAATTTGATATTTTCAGTGACAACCGTATAGATAAGCACTAAAATGATACCTACGATAGCTGTAATGATTTCAAGATTAGTCATCATGAGAATAAGAACTCAACAAGATCAGTAACAAGATAGGATAATAATCCTAATAAGATAACCGCAACGATAATAGAGAAGATAATAATCATATTGTAGATCATTCTTAGTCTATTTCTTTCATCGATATCTTTAATTGAGAATAAATCTCTATAACGATTTCGACGAGTATACCAAGCAAATGAAATCGTTAAGAATATTAGGCTTGTTGTAATAATGATTCCAATGATATCATCAATAAAATTCATAATTTTCATACTCCTTAAAATGAATGGACATATTGAGGATAGTTTTACCTACCCTCAATATGATTAGTAGTTACCTGTACCAAAATACTTAACGGCTAAATAGAATAGTTTAGATTTCCATTTAGGAACACCAAGTACCTGCATAGCTTCGTATAAGATGATGTCTGCTTCAGCTTTACTTGCAATAGCATTTTCATACATGTAGTCATGTAAGATAGCGGCTTTAGCATAATCATCGTGTGGTGGAAATAAAGACCAGAATACACGAGGGATCGTAGCTAAGTCTGTAACAAATCCAGATGGTACTACGATCTTTTCAAAACTACGTAAGTGTTTATCTTCTTCAGTGTATTCTTCTGGTGTTTTTATACTCCCATCGCTTTTCTTAATGGGATCACGATAATAGGTAAATGATGCAAACATTTCCCATCGTCTTAACCCATGCATTTTAACAATGGGTGGTGAAGTAAAACTTCCCATAAAAGTATCCTCTTTTATTTTCAATTGTGAATCACGGTATTATTTAAGTTAAAATCTCAAATAACATACCAGATTTACAATTGATTTTAAGAGGTTTTATAATGAGGTTACATCATCTTTATTTTGAATAAGATATAATAATCCTATTATATTTTCACTGTAGAAGAAAAAGATGACCGTATAGATATTTGGGTAAGTATAAATATAGTACCAGATATATCCTGGTATAAATAACATTGCAATAAATACTATCGCGGCAAATCCAGTGTGCTCAAACTTATCCATGCACTTACTAAAAATAATGAATAGATTAAAGGTGTTAAAGGCTAGACTAACTGGTATAACTATATTTAGAGTAAATATAGTTATACTAAATGTATCATTGGAAAGCTCAGGTAATAACATGTGGTTAATAATAATCATAACCACCGTATTTATAACGATAATAATAAACCAAACATAGTCTGCAACATTATCGTTTTTAATGATTCTTTTATTTTGATGGTAAGCAACAATCACCGATACTATCATTACAATGATGGTAATAAATATTTCAGAATACACCATAATACCATCCTTCTTCATTTAACATAATTTCTAACTGTTGATAATCTTCATCTTTTAATCCACCACGTACATGGATAAAGAATCGATTTACGTATTGTTCGATATCTTCATTCGGGATTTCTAGATCATCGACTAGTATCCCTCTGTATTTCGCATCAGATGCATCTCTGTTGCGTTTATCGATCCAACTGTACATGTAACTCAACCTATGATCTAAATCGCCTATACAGGCTTTATAATCGATAATATCGAGACCAAAGGTTTTATTCCAATAATCTAAGTTATTTGGGTTCACCACATCACTTGAACTTGAAACTAATACGATTTGAATCTGATGCTTCTTACAGAACTCAGAGAGTTGTTTAACTAAAGCTTTGCTATAGATTTCACCAAAGAAACCAGATTCAAAATCTTCAAATAAACCAACCAGATAGTTATCATCTTGATTAATTTCTAAACCTGTTTTGGTATCATACTTTGCTAAGTTACTGTGATAATAATGGTAAGCTTCCCGATTATTGATCACACCATCAATATCTAAGAAAATAACATTTTTAAATTTCATGGATATTCCTTATTTTTCCCTAACCCATAAGCAGGTCCTTGTGGATGTTGATAGAATCCTTTTGCTTTTGTTCTACTTGGAAAGTGTTTCCAGATCGCAATAAAAGGATGTTTAGTACGTTCACCTGGTTTAAGGTAATTCACTTTCTTACTATTGATTTCGATTTCTTCTTCCTCATCAAAATCTTCATCATCCATATCGTATTCCATAAGTTCTCCTGAATAGATAAGATTTGTAATGGTAAAGATATTGTTAATATCCTTAAACCTATTTTCTTTATAATTGCATTTGATGTTATTGATTTTAGAAAACTCTCCAAAGAATAGATCTTTCAATCTAATCATGTGGTATTTCTTACGATAGCTCGTACCACGATAAGAAAGATAGATATTGGATCCTTTTGTGAATAATAGAACACCACCTTCATTTTGAAGTCGTTCACTTACTTTCAATTTACCTGTTGTAGTAATGAAGATATCAGGATGGTTATGGCATTTAATCCACTCACAAGTTTCATCTTCCTCTTGCTTAAGTATCAATAAATTCTTGATCGCTTTAAGGTTGATATCCGTGGAATCAAAATAAACCCCATTATGGCTAAATTCAGTCATTTTCTTTTTTTACCTTTATTAATATTCGTCAGCAATATAAAACATTGTACAAGCAATCACTGCTACCGAAAACATGATGGTTAGTACATCGACGTTTTCAGTAAGTATTGAGATTACTTCATCGAAATGATAATATAAATGTTTTAACATGATATCCTACCTTATTTGTTAAATCAAACATAAGTCGGTAGGTCACCCTACCGACTACACTATTTACTTATTATATTCTTCTTCAAGAAGTTCATAGAACCGAGTATTCATGATATCTTCAAAGATACATCCGATATCATTTAATTGATCAGCAATATCTTTATTCGGATCAATAATAGTTTCATGAACTACAAAAGGAGTGGGTTTGTGTAAGAAAGCTTCTAACTTAATCTTATTAATCCTTAAGGTTTCCAGTAAGACATCTTTAGACTTACCATCATTAGGACGTCTCTCACTATCGGTGAATAACTTCTCTACCTCATACGCAATATCTGGCATATGTGGGATATAAATATCCTGGTAAGTTAAATTATCATCATCTAAAGGCACTTCACTCCCAGGAATAAATTCAATTGATCCATCTTCTTTATAATATTCAAATAGTGGTGGAATATTGATCACGTATTCTTGTTCATCATTTAATCGAGTAAAGGTTAATTTAACATCGACTTCAAAGATAGATTCCATTGTCATACCCATTTTAAATACTCCTTACATTAATTGATTAATATCGTGGTTAATAGGATCTAATCCATCCAATGAGATGGATGATTGTACTTGTTGAGTTTTATTCACGGTCTTATGCCATTTCTCTAATAGATCATGATACTCTTTCTTACTACAATGACGAGTATAAGGATACTCCGTAATTCCCATCTTCTTCAATACAGCTCTCGCAGATGGTGTATCCATGATTTGTTGTTCTAACAATAACTCTTCACAGATAAATTTCGCAATGACACTCATTTCATTTACTCCTTCATTTTTGATTTAATACCTTGTTCAGTGACTTCTACTGGATTGACACGATGAGTTTTAATAGGATCATCAATATCTTTCTTTAGAATTCCAATCATGGTATTATAGATTTCTTTTGAACCATTATAACTCACTAGATCAATAGGTTCTTGAGTGAGTTTATCTAATAATGCTTTCTTATTCGTATAACCCATCAGAATCAAATAGAATTTGTTCTTATGGTAAAATTCTTCATTGAGTTCTTTGGTATTACGACGACTAAAGTGTTCATTTAATATACGGTAGTTATCTTCTACACGCTCAGGGTTTTCAATATCTAACCAAAGTTCTACACCTGCATTTAACATCCATTGGTTAACCTTTGGAATCAATGGTTTAAATCTTTGAATTAAATATTGTTGCGTGTATTTAAGACACTGATTGATTTCATCCAAACTGAACTTATCTACACTATAGTAGACCATGTTATAACTTATACAGATGAAGTCGTGTAATTGGATGATATCCGCATCAGGTAGATCCCAGAAGCATTCTGTCTCAGTCGCTGGTGTAGCAAAGTCAAAGATCACCTTTAAGATCAATGTACAATATTGCTCCCAACGATATTTATAGAGTCGATGAACAAAGGTCTTAATGTGTTTAACATCTTCATCCATAAACCAAGCGCGTTTATCTCGCATGTAGATCTGACGATAATGTTTCTTCATTAAATCACGACAAGATGAAACAATACGTTGGATTTGAGTATCATCAATTTCTTCATCGTTATAACACCAAGTAGCCATCATCTGTAAGAACAAAGTTTTCATTTCAGCATCAAAGATATTAAATCTTGGATTCATGGCAAACATTGGGACTTGTTGCATACATATTTGGATGATACGGTCTACCGATTCTTTATTCATCGGTGGACGATACTTCATTGGTTTATCTTCTTCTAGAGTATTACCAACTAACATGAGTTGTTTACTTAAATTACCCCATCCACCAAATACCGAGTAACCTCGTTCATTACAAAGTTGAACCACTTTACTTTCACGAGAATAATCAATCCAATTCGTAATCTTATCACCAATATTATTTAAGCTATCTAAATAGCGTAAACTAAATGGTGTATAGTGATAACTCTCAGTTAAGTTATATACCCAAATAGGATCAAAACCTTCCGCAATATTTAAAAGCTTTTCTTTAAATCCATCAAAGATATCTAGGATTAAACTCATTTGTTGATTAGTCTGTTTTACTTCAGGAATATAGTCTACCGTTTTGCTTAAGAGTAAATCACAATACTTCTCAATACTGTTTTTGATACTCCAAGGATTCTTCATCCACTCCACTTTTTCTCTACTGTATTCTTTTATTTCAATATTCTTTAAGGATTGGTATTCCTCACTATGCTCAATTAAATAGCAATATCCTTGGATCTCTTTAATATCCTGTAAAAAGGTTTCGATATACTTCTCTTTGAATTTTCTTTTCTTACTGATATCCATGATTGTATCAATGACACCAATCAATAATACATGGAGATCTTTATTTTCAGTTAGGATATTTACCCAAGTTAATTGCGTGATATTTTTAAAGAAAGCTAACACATCTTCTTGTGTTTTGAAAGGATTCTCTTCTTTAAGTTTTTTACTTTCTTTTAATAGTTTATTAAAGTTAATCCAAAAGTTATCTAGTAGTTTCATGGTAAATACTCCTTAATTTAACAGACATAAACCATCAGAGATTATTCTTCCCTGATGGCCTAATAGTTAGTGTTTCAATGCTTGATAATTCAAGTCTTGTTTCTTTTGGATATCGTCTTTATCTTCGATCAATTCTTTTTCGATTTGATCAGTATCGATACCCGCTTCAAGTAATTTTTCTTTTTGCTTTTCTAAATCTTCAGCAGTTAAACGACGTGGATCATCTTTAGAAGACAACTTATTCGCTTTCATCCATAATGAAATAATGGTTTCTTCTAAATCTAAGCGTTTATATACGCTACGGGTATAACGTGTTAATACAGCACGAATTAACGCGGTAGCTTTAACACGGTCACGAATAACCACAATGTCTTCACCTAAAATCGCATTCACGCTATATTTCCCATCAATACTATTAAATGATGAAACATAACCCGCATGACCTAAAAGATTCTCAATTTTTTCTTCCGTGGTTTCTTCAACCGTACCATCTACAACAATTTGAGGTACACGGTATTTTAAATCATATACCGCTGCTTTAAATAATAGTTTATCTAAGAATGATAAAATCCCTTCACGAGATAATCCTGGTAAGAGATCTTTGGCATCCATCAACATTTTCGTGATGACTTTCACATCTTCGATATGGGTATCTTGACCCGCTGGAAGATCTTCTTCTTTAACTTTACTCTCTTCAACGTTTAATTCTTCAACGTTTTCTTCTTTTGTTTCTTCTACCATGATATACCTAAAACGATCAAAAAATAATAAATAAGATTAAGAATCCAATAAGTCAATTTCAAAATCACATGACCCCTTTCATTTATCACGTTTTACTTATTGGATTCTTAAATTGGTTATAAAAGAATTAAAGTGCTTTTGCCGCTAATTCAGCAATACGTGCTTTAACTTCTTTAAAGTCTTTACCATTGCCAGTGATGATAATTTTGGTGTTACTTTGACCTAACACTTCGGATTCAGCACCAGTCGCTACATTACGTACAGTCGCGGTACGGTGTACAGTATGAACGACTTTACCATGATACATTTCAGCTGTTGCGATAACTTTATCAATACCCTTGTTTTCTTTCAAGGTTTCGATCGCTTTTTCACCATTGATAGCAGCTACAGCTAATGCAAAGTTTTGAGCATGGTTGTTTACTTGTTTAACAGTATCATAAGTTAAACCTTCTGGTAAAGATTTCTTAAAGGCATCTTTATCAAAGGTAGCTTTACCATTTTCAAATTTCCATGTATCATGGATTTTGTTGTAAACCTCTTGAGCGGCTTCTGGTAGATTGAATTTGTTGGACATTCTAATTACTCCTAATTTATTAGATTAAATTTTAGTTAACTTATAGTTAACAATAATAACTATTGCTACTACACGTAATGTATTATTGTTAGTATAGATCAACGAGTATATTAGAGAACTATAACTTATGAAATAGCTCTCTAATAGGTAATATAGGTGTTAAAAAAATATCCAACTCACCTTACCGTCTAGACATCTGATCACTAAACGCATTGATGATTCTACCAGGGAAAGTTTCAACGGATAAAGCTGCCCATCTAGATGGTGAAGTCCAACTATTGAATTCGCTGATGAATTTATTCGCACGACGTTTTAATCTAGGCAATAAATAGATCTGTTCATTAATACCCAAAGCAGACATGACGGCTAAATAGTCACCCATGGCGTTCTCTTCCATTGGGTTGATCCATTTCCCTAAGATACTGACGTTTGCTACAGTAGGACTAAATACCACATCTGTCATGTCAGTAATCTCTACGTTAATGTCTACCCCCAATGGGAATCCTTTACGTGTCCAACCCTTGTTACCTACCCCACGTTCAATACTAATACTCGTGATTAATCCTACACAAGATTGACCACGACCTTTACTATAATACTCTACGTAGAAAGGACTACCAAAGGATTGAGGACCGGCACCCCGTGGTAAGCCAGCACAGAGCATCATACACGTAGGTACCACGATATCTTGTAGATAACTCAAATTATTCCCATATCCACAACGTAATTCCAGTTTAAATCGCATATTGGATAAACTTGCATTACTGCTACCCCAACGTTTAGGGGAATCAATTTGTGCACCATATAGTAAACCAATGACTGGATTTAAGAAATGAAGGATAGGTGTTTCAGACTGAGCAGAAGTTAAGAAATCACCTGCTGCATTAGCAATACCATCAATCGCTGAGTCAATCGGTCCGATCCCGGTTTTACCACCACCCGTGTTGAAGGCAAAGGCTCTTGCTTTCTCAGCTAAACTATTAAAGATATTCCCTACTTCAGATTGTACTGTACTATTACTAAAGGATTCACCAACACTCTCTGCACCATTCACACGTAAGGTAAACCAAGCACTACCATCACGGAATTCGGAGACAACACGATCTTTTAACCCAGGGTTTTCAGAAGCCGTATCTGCCCAACTATCAACAGTTTCTTTAAACCAAGACTTGATGTTATCACCGAATCCACCACCATTTGGTGGTGCGTTATTTTCAACAATAGATTTACCTACGGTATCTTCTTGTACTTCTGGAGAATACCCTTTTAGAGAAGACCATGCTTTCTTATACGCGTCTAACGTAGAGTTCTCCATATGCGGTTTTAATCCCTTATTATTATTGGATTGATACGCAGGTCCACTTAACATCATCTGTTCCATTTCACGAGCAATCTGGGTAGGTGATTTACCACTAAACTCATAGGTTTCCATTCGTTTACGGATATGATCTTCTTGTTGTACTTGTAATGCTTGAGCACGACTGGCTATTGCATGAACATCTAAACCAATATCTTGGGTTCCATTAATGGAAACAGCTGGATGTCTAAATGTATCTGGTAAAGCATTTCTAGCGTGATCTAAGATACTTTTCTCAATTTCAACGTTATCACCTACACCAGTATCTTTATATTCAAAGTTACCATCTTTCTTAATGTTACCCCCTAAGGATAACCCTAAGTTAGCAGAAACGGTATTCACCATACTTTGAACCGTACTCCAGTATTGGAACATAGTGGGTTTTAAATAATAGAAACGCGTATTCGTAAATTCAATAAACTTATTAATCAATACAGCAAGTAAGGTAACCTCCCAGAACATTGCTGAGATCACCCACCCAGAAACACGACCCATCGTACTGAAGATGGTGGGTGTTCTACCAGTAGCTACCATTCGAGCAGTTGCTCCATCGATAGCACTGATTGCATAACTCAATACACCATTATACGCAGGTACACCACAACGAATATGAATATTGTGACCCCATTTATTGATGTTGTTAGAATACCACCTTCCCATACCTTTACCCACATGAGGTGCTAATCGCATTTCTTTAATATCCGCATATCGAGTAAACTGATAAGGTGCATTAATAGCGTGATTACCCCCTAATGTAGTATCTTCATAGTTCGTCCATCCTTCACTTCGATGATAACGGTTTGAGTCATTATATTGTCTTGAAAAGAAATGACCGAAGTTACTTCGTATCCACCCCGTATCTTTTAATTCTTGTTCTACCATGTGTTATTTCACTCTCTAATAAAAAAATAATTGATGATCATAGCAGGATAGAGAATTACTCCCTATCCTGCTAGTAATTTAATTATTTAGGTTTGATAGATCTTAATAGATTTTAGTTCCATTATTTCCGACATTCATTTTCACAGGTGACTTAATTGCCACTGCTTTCTGACTACCGGTGACTGGTCTTGGTTCAACGCTATTCTTTGGTTCTTTATCTGAAGATTTTTGATCAGTGTAGTTGCTTCCTAATCCACCATTCGCACTAATGAAAGTCATGATTTCTTTCAAGGTATCTTTCATCTCACGTTGTACACCTAATTGATCAGACATGATACCCAACATCTTTTCAGATTGTTCACTGTATTTGTTAAACAATTTTTCTTGTTGTTGACTATATGCTGTATCACGTGCATCATTTTGACTTGGTGGAGGTGTATAACCTGTGTTATTACTATTCATGGAAGAATTATAATTAACTGGTTCATTACCGTTAGCAATAGGGTTTGCTGAGTTACCTAGAGCTGCACCACGTTCTACATCAATTAAACCATTATTTGGTAAAATATGATCTGGTTTACCTTCGATACCTTGAGCAGGTTTAGGTTGACCTGCTGTCCCATTTTGAAGTTTACTGAGTATCTCAGAACTGGTTTGGAATGTTTTACCATTCTCTTGAATACCAGGACCTTTAGTTTCAGCCATTTCTTCTTGAGGAGCACCATCGTTACTGGATAAAGTTTGATTCTTACCATCTACTGATTTTGTTCCTGAAGCATTCATCGCTTCTACTGGGTCGATATCCGTAGCATTATTTGGACCTGTACCTTGAGTACGTCTGACTTCAAAATGAAGATGAGGACCAGTACCAATACCCGTATTACCAGCCATGCCGATCGGTTGACCCGCTTTCACCATATCACCTTGTTTAACCAAGAACTTACTTAAGTGAGCATAACGAGTTTCTTTACCATCTGGATGAGCGATCATGATGATCTTACCATAACCATTCATTTCACCTGCAAAGGATACGCGTCCATCTCCAGTTGCATAAACTTTAGTACTTTCATTCGCACGTAAGTCGATACCACGGTGTGGTCTAATCACATGAAGTTTAGGATGCATCCGTTTAGGATTCCATTTACTGGTTACTGTCATTTGTTCTAATGGGAACTTCGCTAAGGAGGTTCCATTATTATCGTCTGCGTATCCACCTAGTACAGAAGCTTTATCTCCTGGCATTGGTAATCCTGGCATACCTCCAAAGTCAGATGGATCATAAAAACCTGTACTACTATTATTAGTATTACTACCTACATCATTACTTGGTGTACTTGAAACATCTTGTGTTTCACCACTAAATAAATTCGTTGTAGCTGTAGACTGAGTCTGCTCAGTAGTTGGAGTATCTGGTACATTACTTGCTGCTGTTGATGCAACACTAGCAGTACTACTTGTTGAAATAGAATTATCTGTTGTTGCTGATCCAGAGGTCGTTTCTGGTGTCGCAGCAGATTGTCCTGAAGCTACATTACCTTGTGCTGTAGTAACAGTTTGACCCGCTATCTTTTGAACGGTCTCAGCGAATCGATTAGCCTCAGCCATGTTCATCTTCTGTGTTAAGGTATTATACACTTCAGTAGGAGTTTTAACACGTCCTTGACCTTTATCCATACGGAAGATAGGACCATTCGCTTTAATTACACTACCCCAATCACCCACTTTATCCATTGGATCATTTGGATTAGAAGCCATTTGATTAAAGAACTTCTTAGCACCACCAGGACCTAAGAAGTGAGCTGCGTAAATCGCTGTAGCATCCATTGGAATACCTGCTTTACTAACAGCTCCACCAATGATCTTCATGTTCTTCTTGATGTACTCAGCACCAGCAATCGCACTATGCACTGGATTTAATCTATCTGGATTTGTAATACCATACTTACTTAAGGCTGGAAGCATTTCCTTCCAAGTACCATCTAAGAATTGGAATAAACCTGTAGCACTAGAAGTTCTAGCTTTTGCTAATGGATAGAAACTTGATTCTTGTTTCGCCATACGGGTTAAGATACCTGAATCGACACCAGTTACTTTACCCACTTGAGCTAAAAGATCTTTGATTAATTCAAAGTTCTTATTTGCATTCATATTTTCCCAAGCAGAAGGACCTGGATCTTTCCAAGTGATTCCATTAATATCTCCAGTAGCTTCGTAAGTATTGACTCCAATACCTTGTAATCGTTTCTGATTAGGATCAATCGCTGGACCAGAAGTACCATTGATTGGACCATCTACAGCAGGTCCAGATAAACCATAGTTCTCAATTGCACTACGCATGTTACCTGAAGTATTCACGGTCATACCGGCGATAGAAGCTAAACCTCCACCACTATTTGCTGTAATACCATTACTACCTCCAGTTAATTTATTCTTAGCACCATTAAGATCAATGTCTTGATTATTAGCTGGTTTAGGATCTTTCTCAATCATGGTTTTAGATTCACGAAGATTCTTCAACGCTTCAAGATTTCGAGCAATTGAACCAGGATCGTTATTTGGTTCTACATCACGAATCGGTCCGGTAGGAAGTTTCCAAACCGATACAGATTTATCATCCAATAAAGCCGTTGTATTAGCTAAATCTAATGCGATACTATAACGAATACTTGGGTCTAAGGTATCCACTACTTTTAATGGCTCAGTATTTGGTTTATATTTCTGAATCGATGAAATATACGTTAAATACACGGCACAGAAACGTGTTTTAAACCAAGCCAAGAATCGATCATATTCTTCACGATTACCGATATTCCAATCTAATTGTGGCGCATATACAGAAATGATATCATCGTAGTCAAATTCACCTAAACTTGCAATATTGTTTGCATCGTATTTGATATTATTGATTAATACCCTTTCCATGTCTAGCATGACTTTAACACGTGTATCAACTAGATTAATTAACCCGTATAAACGCATTCTAATTGCTGTTAAATCATCAATCGTGTTATCTTTAGGTAAAACCGTAGTATTCTTATTATTAAAGGCAAAGACATCTTTACCATTAATTGCCATGATATTACCTAATGGTTTTTGAGATAACCCTAATGCGATATTAACCACAGATGAAGTAGCTGTCGTTGCTGGTGTATTTACGTTACTGACTGCTGAAGAGGCATTATCTTTATTTTCAAAAGCAAAACGACTCGTATATTTTTCACCACGACGAGTAGCCACGTTCTTTTGCATTTCATCAAGTTTACGAAGTTTCTTCTCATCGTCTTTATACGCGTCGACAACGATATCAAAATATTTATCTACCATCGCTTTATTTACAACGATACCACGATATTCTGCTTCATCAGAACCTTCTAATACCCAGAATGGATAAGCGGTAACATTATAAGGACTATCGTAAATATTCGTAATACGTGCTCTTCTTGCCCAAGATAACACTAACCCATCTTCAAGATTACCATTCCATAACCTACCAAACGCTTCATGAAGTTTCACTTTAGGATTCACTTCATTCATAGCTCTTACGTGAGATTCAAAAGTTGGTTTAAACCGATGTTCGTACCAAGTTTCAAATTCTTTCACGTAATGTGCTTGTACTTCTTTTGGCTGAGACATGAAGTCTTTCACACCATCCTTACCTGACATGAATTGAGGAACAGCTTCCTTCATTAATTCAGTTTTAGGATAAGTAAATTCACCTGTCTTAGAATCAAACTTACCTTTCTCTAATACCCATTTTTCAAAAGCAAGAATCTTCTTAGCATGTTCTTTATTCTCAGGTAAAATACCATAAGCTGCAATACGGAAGTCATCTGGTTTAGTTGGACTAGAAGCCCAATCCCAGATTAAGGATAAAACATCATAAGCAGTCCATGCTGCCATGATCGCACCACCGATAGGGCCTAATAAAGCAAGTCCTGCTCTACCTGCAATCATTTTAGCACCAGATTTAGCGGCTTGTTTGACTGCAACACCACTTAATGATTTAGCCGTCTGTTTTAACGCAGGAGCAGCTAAAGCCACACTGGCTCCAGTGAAACCAACATCCCAAGCATCTGGACCACTTGAACTCACATCGTACTGACTACCTGAAGAAACTTCTCTCACCATGAGATTAGGATTGTTTTCTGTAGTCTTAGTAGAAGACTCATTAGCATTTGCATCATTAAAGAAAGTACTGATACCGTAAGCACCTGCAGCAAGTAATCCTAATTTACCACCCTTCTTCAGTAATTTACTTCCTTTAGATAATAACTTACCACCAGATTTAACGGCTTTACCAGAAGTACCTTTACCTAATAAAGATCCAATAGCTTTTGCACCTGGTATTGCGCCCGCAGCGGTTTTAATGGCTTTACCAATAGTCGCTACTGTAGAACCTAAACCAAATAAAGAAGCAATACTTCCTAGGACACTAAAGATTCCTGATCCAATAGAAGCAATACCAGTTAAGATACTTCCTACTGCACCAATGGCACTTGCCACTAAAGGAAATGCGTCTTTTAAGAACCCTAAGATTCCACCTTCTTTATCTTTGCCTTTATTTCGTTCTTTAAGTTCCTCTTCACGAGCTTTACGCTTAGTTTCATAAGCACTATCTTGTTCTGCTAAGATATCTTCAGCCATCCCTTTACGACGTTTAGATTTCTCTTTAGCTTCATTCGTAGAGAACATTTTAGCTACACCAATAGCTGTAGCAATCGTGGAGAATAATCCTTTCTTCTCTTCAGGATCTTTATTGGTTAGATCATCGACCATTCCTTTTGGAAGGACTTTATTTAGATAAGAAATTTTACCTAAACCACCTACCACATGACCCATTCTTTTAGCAACCTTACCTAAATAACTTCCTTTATTATTAGCATCTCCAGTAAAGGCTTTCTTCGCAATATTAGATGGTGTTAACTTACGTAAGAAAGGAATCTTAGAAGCGGTATTTAACGCTAACTTACCCAAACCAAAGACTGGTTTATAAATCGCTTTATGAACATCCATTACCGCTCTTAGACGACGAATAAAGTAACCACGTAATGGTCTACCTTTCTTATCGACTAATCCTGCAGCAACTTGTTCTTCAGTAATGATGACATTACCTTGTCTATCATATACCGCACCATCGATATCTTTAGGACTACCAATGACTTTACCCTTACTGTTGATATAACGACCTAACATCATTCCCCAACGTGTTAATGCGGGTTCAGTAGGATTATCTTTCGTATAAACATCAGTAGTACGCATGGTAATGGTTAATGCGCTCTTAACCTTAGCTTCAATATCTTTTTGAACTTCTTGAGGAACAATCGCCACTGCTGGTTTAAATTGGGTAGAAATCTCTTCGCCAAGATTAGTTTCAATGCCTCGCTTAAGATCAACCGCAGATAAGATAATATTTCCTTGTTTATCAATAACTTCGTTATTGATATCACCAATACAAGTAATGATTTCACCATTTGCTTTATTGAAGTATTCACCGGCTTCCATTTTCGCTTTTAATAAACGAGGAGTGGTTTCACCTTTTACGTAAACATCACTACATTGATCTAAGAAAGAAACTTGGTTTTCTCTTTCTTCAAAACGATCCACTAATTTACGCCAAACGGATTTTGATTCAGAAGTTACCTTAGATGGTTTATCTGATTCTTTAGCCATTTGTTCTTGTACAAAATCAGAAACACGTGAAACCGTAGAAGTTGGATTGATATTCTTAACAATATCATCAACAGATTTAGTTTGATTAATGAATCGTTCTACGGTAGACGATGGTTGACTTTCACCTGAAGCATTAGCCGTAGTAGGGTTAATGCTATCGTTAGCTGCTTCTTTACCTGTTACAAAGTTAACAAATTCTTTGGCTTTCTCTTTACTAATCGGAATACCAGCCTCTTTGATTTCTTCAACGATTTTAGAAGAGTTTTTATTCATTAAAGAAACGACTTTATCGATGTCTACTCCTTTAATCTCAGAATAACAAGTAATAACAGCTTCAGTTAATTTAGCGGTATTCTTATCTTGATTTAAAGAAACAAAAGCAGGTACCCATTGAATCGTTTTATTTAAATTGTATTTAAATTCACCCGATTTAACTTTCTCATGAATCTTTCTAACATTAGCTTCTACAACCGGTTTAAGTTCTTCTTTAACTTGTTGAACTCTTGGTTTCACTTGACCAGCAGTATCAACAACAAAATCAGTCACCTTTTGATACGATTCTGTATCTTTAATTTTATCAACAGCTCTATCTCTATAACCTGAAAATTTATTCATCAAGTTATCAACGTGTCGATTCTTATTAGATTGGTATTCTTTATCTAATTTAGCTAATTTCGGATTAGCTAACATGAAGTTTAATTCTTCAAAAGATAAACGATTTTTCCCATCTAAGAATTGTTTTGGTAATGGATTAGGTACAGTATCTGAAATAGGATCATAGCCTTTACGAGATTGGAATTCTTCTCGACTAACTTTCTTACCAGTTGATTCGTAAATTTGTTTTAATTCACGTTGACGTTTATCAGAGAGTTGATCATTAAACTTATCAAATTGATCAATACCGTAGAATTGATCTAATCCAGCAAGACTATAGGTTCCTTTGTCAATAGTCGCTTTACCGATACGTACGTGACGATTTAACATGGTATCGTTATTGGTACTCATGTTAATCAGATAATTCTGAGCTTCACCTCGTTTATTATCTAATCGTGTTTGGAATTCATTGGCTTTTCTTAACGCTAATTGAATATTACGATTCAATAACGCTTTCTTATTCATCTTCTCATCACCAAATTGACCAAATGAGTCAATTAAGAATTTGGATCTTAAGAAAGCTTGAATCTCTTCAATTAATGATTCATCGGCTTTAATCTTCCAACTATCGTTTACGTAATCGGTAGGATCAAATCCTTGCCATTTACCAGCACGTGCAACGATCTCTTTAGCAAATAAAGCTCTCGCTTCTGAACTCAATTGGAATTCATTATCGATACTATTTACGATCATGATAGCATCGTCTAATTGACCAGATAAACGAAGTTTATTATCTACTCGTTTTAATAACGTTTGATCTATCTTTCCACGTGTTTGTAATGAAGCAGTATCATGATCCCATTCTAATAAGTTATCCTCATTTAACTCACCTTTATTTCCTAAACGAATCCCTTCAGTACTTAAATGGATTTTAGATAAAAGTTGAGGGATGATATCAACGATACTTTTACGTGTAGCGATATCAAATTGAGCAAGATCTTTTAGTCGAGACTCACTTGCAAAATTATGCGTTTTATATTGCTCATTTCCATTAGGTAATAGCTCTTGTAAGATACTGACAAACGTGTTATTACTATCTTGATTTTTAAATCGATTTAAAGTGGCTGCAATATTCCCTACTTTATTCTCAAGTAAGTTAGCTATCGCAGACATTTTCTCATTTTGTTTTAATTTCGGATTAACAAGGTATTTCCCTACGGTAGAGGTTAATAGCTTCGCTGCTTTTCCACCAATCCGGTTACCAATGGATTTCTTCTCACCAAAGTCCTCATCCATTTCGAGTTCCATTTGATGGGTATCAAGTAGCATGCTACCCATTCCGATACCACTTTTAATACCATCAGCAGTATCTTTAATAAATTGGTTAGCATTCTTTAATACTTGATCTTTATAATCCGAAATAAAATGACCAAATCCCTTAGTGCTTAAATTCACTAAGTTTCTAAAACCCATTTCTTTAATAACTTCAGATTTATGCGATTTCGCTATATCCGGTAAAGAAGTATTCTTAACAATCGCATCTAAAGCATTCTTTTGATGTTGATGGGTTTCTAATAAGGTCTTTAAAATATTAGATTGAAGATAGAGTTGTTTGTGTTGTAACTCTAAATTCTTTCTTTGATAACGAGAAGTGATTTCACTCGTGTAATTCGCTTGTACACCAGTATTATATTTAATTCCGTAAAGAAGATCTTGTTGCGTTTCAAATCGACGTTTCTCAATCTGATCACGATAAAGTTCTCTTACACCCGCTTGTTTTTGTAATTCGATTTGTGGCGCAAAGACTTCATTTAACGCTTGATTGATTTTATCGTCTTCGGATTCATCTTGACGGTAAGTCGTCTTATTCTCGTTCTGAATTTTATCAATCCATTCTTTTACCGATTTAGGTAATATCTTTTCGTAATGTTTACCAACTTGTGCAACTGACTTCTTAAAGTTATTAATGTCTTTATTAACATCAGAGATATTATCGTTAACACTGTTCTTAATGGAATCTAAAAATGAACTTAATTCATCCTTAGCATTGGTAAATTCTTTCGGTAAACTGGATTTGATTGCGTTATCGATAAGTTGATTATCAACAACAAATTGTTTCGTATTCTTTGCCGCATCTTTAACGACATCTATCGCTTTACGGTCTTTCTTGTGAGTACTTGGATCTTCTTGATCAGGATCGATATCATCAAGATCTTTAAGGAAATCGTCATCTAGATCGAATTCTAAATCGATATCTTCATTTTTGTCTTTTGCCATAACGAGACCCGTTCTATAATTTAAGTAAATTGCAATTTAATTCTAAGTACAGAATAGCTAATTCTATACAATCTTACCGTATGTTACGATAAAAACATATCAACAATTCTGGTTGTTTTTATCAGTAATATATTTAAGTATACTTAATCAAAATAATAGGAGTATTTAAGTCATGTACAAACTTAATCCTAAATCTATCGAGGTAATAAATGAAGAAACTTAATCCATTTAACCTCTCATTACTCTTTGCTACTGATCAAGATTGTCGGTATCTTAGAGAAACAAAAGTTACTGATATCTACGATGGGGTAACGAATAATTTCCATGACGATGGGTTGTTTAGTGTTGCGACATTTGGACGTGTCGGTACAGAAGAACGTGATAGTATTTTCTCGTATATCAGATTAAATACTACGGTGATTCACCCGATGATCTATGATACTTTAGTCAGATTAAAACGATTATATAAAGAAATCATCTTAGGTCAAACTTATGCTGTCTTTAATGAAGAAACTAAAGACTTTGAGTCTTCAGATATGATAGAAGGGGATACGGGGATTACTTTCTTTATTAAATATCTTCCTTATATCGAACCAGATAAACGAAAATCTCGTCGACGTAATCTTTATATTGATATCATTGAGAAATATAAGAAAAACTGTTTGATGTCAAACTGTTTAGTAATACCCGCAGGATTTCGTGATTTACACGTAGATCAAGAAGGGGTAGAAACGCAAGATGAAGTGAATGATCTTTATCGAAGATTGATTTCCATTGCTTCCTCTATTTCATTAGTGGGTGCAAAACAGAACGATCCTCAAATTGACCAACAACGTAAGAACCTTCAATTAACCATGTTTGAAATCTATACGTATTTTGAAAATATGGTAGAAGGGAAGAAAGGTGTCATCCAATCTAAATGGGGTGGTCGTCGTATCGTAAACGGTACGCGTAACGTTATTTCCTCATTAGAAACCACTGCAGAGGTCTTACATGGTCCAAGAGCTCCTACAGTAGATGATATCCAAGTAGGTTTACTTCAAACTCTAAAAGGTGCTTCACCTATAGCAGTGTTCCATTTAAAAGATCGTTTCTTAAATGATGTCTTTACGAATGCTTCTCAACCCACTACGTTAATCAATCGTAAAACCCTTAAACTTGAAGATGTTCAATTAGATCCTTATCTTTGGGATAAGTTTGGAACAACAGCAGGATTAGAGAAAATGATTAATGGTTTCTTTGACGATAGAGTGAGAAATAAACCTATTGTAATAGATAATCATTATCTTTATTTAGTTTATCAAAAAGATGATGTATTTAAGGTCTTTAGAGATATTAATGAATTTCCATCACATCTTGATAAACAATATATTCATCCAATGACGTATTCTGAAATGTATTACCTTTGTAATTACGAAGGATGGTATAAACTAAGAGCATTGGTAACACGTTATCCAATTAACAACATGTATTCGATTTATCCTGCACGGATCTATACGAAAACCACTACACCTGCTTATGGGGTATATGAGTTAGGAGATGATTGGTCAACAAAAATTGGATTCGCAAGAGAATACCCGAATATTGATATAAATGCTGCCTGGCACAACACAGCAACCCCGTCATTTACTAGATTGGGTAACCTTTCAGCAGATTTTAGTTGTTAAATACTTATTCTTTTTCTTCAATTTACATAATTGAAGAAAAAATATAAAGTACCATTGAAATCTTTAAACCCTTCTAACTGCGGGAAACCTCAATACTTATTTTCATTACGACTTTATCCTGGTAACAGAGATAAATACTCTTAGGGTAATCTTCCAATAGAGCATCGTGAAAAGATGAAAGAGTGAGGTAATCGGCGCAAGAAAGCTTCTTACTGAGAAGTGACTTCAGAGACTATCGAAATCTTTTCTATCGTAAGATAGAGAGTCACACATGTACGTAATAACCATGTGGTTTACTTAATTAAGTAAATTGAAGAAAGTAGAGTAGGGTGTATCAAATGATACACCCCAAACGGAGGGCACTGTATTTGTTATACAGTGAAGATATAGTCCATGTAAAACCGATTTGGCTAACCGTAAGAAATAACTTATATAGCTGAATGGTTGAACGGATGGTGATAAGATGTAGAATTTGACATGGGATCCTGTAGATATGTGTGAATATTATCTATAAGGAGTTAACTGTGAATACAGAATTTAAAATAATACCTAATTTTGAAGATTACGAAATTAATCTAGAAGGTATCGTAAGAGATCGTTATATCAAAAAAGAAATTAGACCAGTACTTGGTAAAAAGGGTTATTTTTATACTCAGTTACTAGAAAGAAGAATAGTAACTCATCGTTTATTGGCTTTTGCTTTTATACCGAATCCTAATCCAGAAAAATATACAATCGTTAACCATATTGATGGAAACCCTAGTAATAATAGTATAGATAACCTAGAATGGTGTGATTATCGTCACAATAATCAACAGGCTATTTATCAAGGACTTAAATCTGATAGTATTGATTGTTTAGTGAGGGACTTCGATACCGGAATTGTTTATGATTTTCCATCTACAGCTGAAGCAAAAAGATTTATGGGTATTCCGACGAAAGTAGATAACCGGTGGTTATATCCTAAAACTTTTGGTAGATTAATAAATAATCGATATGAATTTCGATTAAAGAAAGATATTTTATCTTACCCTTTTTTCTATAAAGATGGGATGTCCAAAATTCGATCAAACCATGCAATTATTGTTATTAAAGATTTAGATGATCAAGAGATTTATTATACTTTTGAATCTATTTCTCAACATTTTGATAAGATAAAGTACAATAAGAATTTTGTCTCTTTCGAACTTATTCTTAAATTACTTATAAAACATTATCCAGAATATGATTTTAAAATAATTAAAGCTGTTGATGAATGTCCAACCTATGATCGACCAGGGAAACCAAAGGTTAATCCTATTACTCTTCTTGGTTATAATTCTGAAGAGAATAAATTATATACTTTTTCTTCTTATCGAAGCGCATCTCTAATAACGAAATGTGATCGTAGATTAATGAGGGAAAAAACTGGTAAAAATAGTCCAGTGAACAAAATATGGTATTTCGCAATCTTAGAAGATAAAGAATCTGTTAAACAGTTAAAGAAATTAATAAAATAAAATAACCGCGTCAAATTAAACGGATGTCACACCCCATTGGAAACTCTGGGAGTTAGTACCTATCTAAAATTGGAAAGTCTCATTTAGAGATAATCAATTACGAAGTCCTTTTTATAAAAGAGGATGTGTTTAACGACTATCGAAATGGTAAGTTATAATGAAAGTTATAATGTAGAACAGAGTAGAGTAGAGATCAAGTGATCCCCAAACGATAGGCACCTAAGTCACTCACGTTATCGTGGAGGATATGGTGAAGAGATAGTCTCAGCGTCTATAGTGATATAGAGCAGCTCATGAGAGCGGGTCTAGTCTAACGAACTAGATTGAAGATAACTGACCGTTTCCATTAATATTCTTTATACTAAAGAGAGTATAAAAGAAATCGATGCATTATTAGCATCAAAAGCTTCAATTGTCAATGCGAAAGGACAATTTATTGCTTCAGCAGATACAAACATTCCTAAACGCGTATTTTTAGCATTTAGTGGTGATCCTGTGACACAAGGAGAAAAAGGATAAATATGATTGATGAAAATAAATATCCTGAACTCGATATCGGTGTAGAGCATGTTTCTATTTCATTAGAAAACCCTACCTTCGATATCTATTATCGTAAATATGGAATACGTCGACCGACTCAATTAAACCAACCGGTATTCCATGATTTGACAGATGCATCTTTACCTAAGAATGCGATCTATCATTATAACCCTGAATCAGAATTATTATTTGGTCCATTAGAAAATAACCCTTGGTTTGCTAACGATGACCATTTAAAATTCATTAGTCATGTCGTAGATTGGGCAGGTCCTACTATAGGACCTGTATTGAAGAAACCTGCACCGACGCAACTTTATATTCAGAGTTATCGTCGTAAACATCGTAGTTTGAAATTACTTCGTGATTTCTTCATGATTAATCGACAATCTAACATGGTGATTATTAAGAACTATTGTTTATTAAATCATCTTTATCGTTATCGTCCAAATATACTATTGAAGTACTATAAGTTTTATAACTTCTATAGTACGATCATGAACCATATTAACGATGATGGTAATAAATCTGATCGACAACAGTTCTTTGAGATTCGATTACCTAAATTGATTCATCGTCGTGGTATCTTTAACATGATGAGTAAACTTTATACAAAAGGCATGTCTCGTCAGATCCTAAGATACTTTGGTGATGAAGATAGTTTACTCTTATTACATCTTTGGATGTGGTTAGGTCCACAACGAACTTCATCTATTTTTAATAAGATTCAAAATAAGAATCTTATTAAAGTTAATCTTATCTTTACGGATAGTGGTAAATTCTGTATCTTAAACTTAGGTGAATTAGATAAATGGCGTAATGGATCTGATGAACTTGATGGTTACGAAGAAGATAATGTAGACGATGAGTTTAGTGAGTTAACGGAAGAAGAACGTAAAGAGATCGAGAAAGGTGAACGACCAGAACGTATCCAAATTCGTTTCTATAATCTATTAAATCAATTCTTAACTTTTAGAACAGCTGGAAATACTCAGTCAGTGATCTCTGTTCCAAAATATGATTTAAATGAAGAAGTGAATGAAGCGGAACTCGATAAGGAGGACGATGAAGAGTTAGGTGAAACTCCTATTCAACAACCTCTGAATTCTTATACGAATGTTCCTGAGCAAGATACGGTAGTGGATGAGAGTCAACCTCATGATATCAGTAAGAAAGAAAATCTATCACAGAAAAAGGATATATTACCTGCATTACCGGAAGATCCAATCAGTGAAAAAATTGAAGATATTTCGGATTCACCCGATCTCACGTTAAATATCCCAACATCAGCAACCGATCTTCAACCTGAAGATAAGAATGATCCGGTCATCGTTAATAAAAATGAAACAGAAGAAGAGATCTTAGATGATGAAGTAGAGTCTAAATTAATTGATGCGTTAGATGAACGATTAAATCAATTAGTAGTAGATGCACCAACGTATGAAGAAGCACCATTACGTAAAGCACATCAGATGTTAAAAGATGGGATGATCTCTGCACGTGAATATGAACGTGTCGTAAGATTATCGGAAGCGTATAAAACGATTCCTACACCTTATCCATCAGAAGATCCGAATGAGACTGTAGAAAGCTTTATGAATATCCCTGAAAAGGATATTAAGATCATTGATAAGATTCGTATTCCAGATAATGATTTTATCTTAGATAAATCCATGTTGGAAGCAACTACAGAAACCATGACGAAACAATATATCAAGAAAGTGCTTCCTAAGAATATCATTCAATCCATCATGGCAATTCAGAAGAATGGATATTTGGTTACAGATATTCAACGTGATCAGAAGAATGATGTTGCAAATAAAATTGATATATTGAGAGTAAAGGTTCAGAAGATTGGTGGAAATGAATCAACCGTAGTGATTAAAGTACCTCATGTGGATGAAGATGGTACCATGTTGATCGGGGGTTCTAGGTACAAAATGCTTTTCCAGCGCGTTGATCTTCCCCTCAGAAAGGTATCATCTACTGAGGTAGCATTGACATCTTACTACGGTAAACTCTTCATTGAGAAGTCAACTAAACGAAAATATAATCTCGATAAGTATTTGATTACTCAATTACAATCGAAGATCATTAGTGGTGGTATTACAAATGTAACTTATCGTAATGTTTTCGATAAGCGTAAACCATTACCTACAGTATATCAAATCATTGCACGTAAGTTCAGATCATTTGAATTAAGTCGTGATGCGGGTTTGGAAGAAAGAGATCATTTTGCTTGTTGTTTTGATTATCAACATCGTTCAGAGATCCTTAAAGTTAAACCTGAACAATTAACTCAGATAGAATTAGATTTAGGTGGTATCGTATTTGCAAGATCTTTAGATAATACGAATAGTTTATTCTTAATTGATCCTGCAACCAATGAAGCTTTCTCTTCATTAAACCCAAAATGGCGTATGCCGTTTCATAAGTTCTTTGATATCTCAACAACTCCACCATTAGAGATGGCTGAATTGAATATCTTCTCTAAGATGATCCCAATGGGTATCGTACTAGGTTATTATCTTGGTCTTTCTAATCTATTGAAGTTATTAAAAGTAACTCCACGTAAAGTATTCCGTGGTCAAATGAAACGTCTACAAGAAGATGAGTTTTCTTTAGACTTTGCTGATGAGTCTTGGATCTTCAAACGAGGTAATCCAAGTGCTGAATTAATCTTAAGTGGATTCATGCATTACCAACGTTATCTTCATGATTACTCTGTAAACATGTTTGATAATCAAGATGTGTATGGTGCATTACTTAGAGATATGGGATTAGGAAGTTATCAAGAAACTGAACTTCGTCGTATCAAAGATGGGTTTATTGATGAGATTACTAAATCGTTACTGATTGAGATGAATGAACCCACTGAGTTTATTCCACTCTTGATTCGTGCAGTGCAATTACTCACTACCATGCAATCCAATAATGAAATCAATATGGATGACATGGTGATTAAAGGTTATCAACGTATTGCTGGTCACGTATATCGTGAAATCATGAAAGCGATCAAACAAGACGATAATAAACGTCAAGGTAACCGAACTAAATTAGAAATGTCACCTGAACAAGTATTACGCAGTATCATGCAAGATAGTTCTGTTGTATTAGTGGATTCTATCAATCCATTACATCAACTTAAAGAACATGCTAACGTAACCTTTACAGGTGATGGTGGTCGTTCTAAACGCTCCATGGTATCGCATACGCGTTCATTCCATGAAACGGATTTAGGTGTTATCTCAGAAGCTACTGTAGATAACCAAAATGTAGGGGTAACTACTTTCCTATCAGGTAATCCATCCTTTACAGATGTCTACGGTATGACTAAACGAGTAGATCCAAGAACCTCTGGATCTGCACCGATCCTATCAGATGCTTCATTACTTTACGTAGGATCAACTAAAGATGATCAACAAAGATCATTTAGAATTTAATATAAAAGAGTTTAAACATAATCCCTAGTTGCTGGGAACAACTAGAGATGATAAAATAAAATGTGAAATTAATATCCAGGAAAGTTTTTATAGCGAACGTAAGCTTTACCATCTTTCCAGAATTTATTAGGATTGTTAAGCTTAAGACGTTCATTTAGAGTATTTGCACGTAAACCATGAGCTTTAGCGCACTCTATTGCTTGTAAATAAATCTCAAATCTTCCATCAGGATAAATTACTTTAACTGGTTCAAACTGTTGCTCTTGACTTAATTGTAGATATGGATCTTCAACAGGAAACCAGTCTAAATTAGGATTATTCTTTACTTGCCAGATACAGTTATTCCAGTAGAATACGTTTTGATCGGTATTATTAACCCAAGAAGAAAGCGCTGGTGTTGAAATACCTAAATAGTTACAACAATCGATTTGTCTTTCGAAGTGTAAAACTTCTCCGGTTAAACAGTTTCTTAAGTCGATTTTATTACTGGTACCGTTATTATAACTAGCAATAGCTATCTCGTCTTCAGTTGGAATTGGAAAACTATAATAAGGTTCTGGCATTTTACGAATTTGGTAAGTATTATCCCATATTCTAGTTTCTGGTTGAGATAAAACCCATTCAATCCAATCTTTATTAGGTTTATTGAGAAAGTTACTTGCTTCAATTCGATTTCTGAATACAAAGATTTCCCCAGTATGGACATTTCTTATTTCAGTTTGTATCCATTTTCTATCATTATAGTTTTGGTAATAGTGTTCTAAATTTTCTTTTTGAGTACACCATTCCAAATTAGATACATGATTGTTAAAATGGTCATTATCGATATGGTTAACTTGTAGTTTAGTTATATCTCTAAATTCAGGTATAAATAAAGAAGCCACAAGCCGATGAATCAAGAATTCAACCATGATGCCTTTATCGTTATATAAAGATGTCGTTTTATAACCTCTCGAATTAGTTTGAGGAATTAGATATCGGTTATAAATGTCGTTGAAAATGTTACCATACTCATCGATAATATAATTACTGAAATTAGGGATTCTCCAATAACCACTATATCCATAAGCTGGTTCTAACCAAGGATAAGGATTCATAATCACTTCTTCGGGATTACCATAGATATCCGTTGAAATTGTTTCTGAATATGGATATTTAGATGGATATTTTTGATTTGAGTTTAAATTTAAATCACACATTTTGTTTACTCTTTATATTAAGTTTTAAATGATCGGGTCCACCTTATATTAAATAAGGTGAATTCCCTCTAATTGCGGGAAAGTTTATTTAACGCACTAGCTACCACTCTATCCATGAAAATGAGGTAGATACTTCCAGAGTAATGATTCAAGGAAGCAGGGTAAAAACGCTAGTGCGGAACTAACCGTCGCAGCAAAGTCCCTAAGGACAGATGTCTATGGGATGTGTTCACAGACTAGTGCGGTAGCACGTAGGGCCTATATGGTAGACAGTAGTCTTTAAATCGAAACGGGGGACACGATAGAGATTTACACCTCATCCTCTTTTTATCAAAAGAGCCTAGTAAGTAATCTAGGGTGAAGATATAGTCGCAGTCATCGTCCAATTAAAAGAATCTACATAATATATAATTGTATTATTTAAAATCTAATTTGGTCATGCTGACCCAAAAGATCGCTGTTCTCATCAATTCAGAACAGTCACACCATATCTATTAAGGGTTCTATGCCACAAGCCGTTAGAACCGGATACGAGTATGTGATTGCACATCGAGTTGATAAGAACTTCGCGTATATTGCAAAAGATCATGGTAAAGTAATTGAAGTATCACCGCATCATATTTCTATTGAATATGATGATGGTAAAGTAGATAGAATTGAGGTAGGGGTAAACTATGGAGTCTCTGCGGGTAAGGTAATTAAGAATCCTTTAGTGACTGATTATGAATTAAATCAAGAAGTCAATAAAGGGGATGTAGTTGTTTATAACCCTTATCATTTTGTGAGAGACTTCTTTAACCCTACTCAAGTCGTTTATAAGAACTCAGTATTAGCGAGAACAGTATTTATTGAATCGAATGATACTGAGGAAGATAGTAGTGCGGTATCTGAACGGATTAGCGATGCATTGACAACAGTAACAACGAAATGTCGTGTGATTACTATTCCATTTACAGATACAATACATGGTTTAGTGAAAGAAGGTGCTACGGTAGATGCTGAGACGATACTCTGTACATTAGAAGATAGTGCGTTCTCAGATACTTCCATGTTTAAAGAAGAAGCTTTAGATACCTTACGTGTATTAGCGAATGTCACACCAAGAGCAAAATACGAGGGTAAGGTAGTGAATATCGAGTGTGTTTATTTTGGTGATCCGAGTGTTTCACCTTGTAGTGAATCCGTGAAGAACATCATTAAATATTACGATGGTATTCGTAAGACTAAGGCAATGAAATTAAAAGATGGAAGACCAGTCACTGGTGAATTAAAAGAAAGTATACGTATAGATGGACATCCTGTACCGAGAGATCATCTAGTATTAAAATACTATATTGAAAATACAGATGGTATCACCTCAGGAGATAAAATCGTGGTAAGTAATCAATTAAAATCTGTTATTACTCGAGTGATGACAGGTGTTAATGAAACCCAATCAGGTAAACCAATTGATGCGATCTTTGGTTATCAATCTATTTCTAACCGGATTGTACAAAGTGCTGAATTAATTGGAACTACTAATACGTTACTGAAATTAATCTCACAAGAAGTGATTGATATCTATCGATCTGAGATCCCTAAATCATAAATCAAAAAAAAAAATGAATGAACATACTCGTAGAGATATCTCTACGAGTATGTATTTTTATAATATAAAGCTATGACTTTTATGTTAGGATAGCATGAAACTTGCCTTTACTATTCCGAATAAAGAATAGCAGATAGCTGAAGTAATCATGGACCATTCTACCAACAGTAAGATATTCTTCTCTACCATTGGCATTGGTTAAAAACCAATTATAAAAGTCTCTCGCTTTCTTAACTAAGTCGCCTTTGAAATTCAAATCATTCTTTGATTTGAAGTCTTCGAAGGCGGCGAGTTCCTTCGGTGTCAAATTACTATTGTAAATTGATCCTGAAAGAGACTCAAGTTGTAGAATGTTATTATTCATTCTAACAAACCTCTTAATCAAGTTGGTTAAATACATTGTTTATATAGTGAGTGGTGGCTCACTATATAAACCCCCTATAGGGACTATTTCCCTATATCACTTAGATGATATAAGTTTACTTTTCCGATGCATTTATCGCATCGGGATTATGTCTGATCAAACATAAGCCAGTAGGGGGGTCATCCCTACTGGCTTATGTCATGCTTGTTCGTACTTTTCAGCAAGCTCAATATACTCTTTGATATTTTGCTTACTACTAATATCTAAATACCAATAAACTAAATCAATTGTGATTTTATTTTGCTCAGTACGTTCACAGGTTAAATAGATGTTCTTCGTATTTACTGTATCATGATCTTCCGTGCGACAATGAATCTCTTTATTTGATTTAATACTTTCAATCAATTTATCATACGACATTTTAAATACGTCACGATATTGATCAATGTAATTTCCATTGATATAAATTCTTAAGTTATAACGAGTTACCATCATTTCCTCCCAGTTCATTTTTGATGCATAAGTTTCTCTAATTAGATAATATAGCCCTGGAAATCATATGTATTTTTTACGGAGTTAGTGTATTTACTTACATTGCTCACTAAAAATAATTATTGTCGTTATGATAAATCACAACTATTATTTTGGCCAAAAAATAGGTTTTAAACAATGAATGAAAAATATACTACATTAAGTACGACTGCTAACGTTGTGCAAGCTGTACTTGAAGTGATGAAGCGTTTAGATCCAGCTAATGTGACTATTCCTTCAGATACCACAGTGATCGTACAAGATATTCAAGCTGCGGTAAATCGTAATTTAACGAAAGGAGTAGCTTAATCATGTTATCTAGAGTTGCTATTGAATCTGCTCGTGAGTTAGCAGATATTTTAGAACAACGTCGTGCGGTATTAGTTCCGTATGCGGAAACCCCTGTTGCGAACTTAGTTGAACAATCTGAACCGGTTGAACCAATTGCTGAAACCGTTGTTGAAGCAATGGAACAATTAGCTACAGTGACCGTAACACCAGTAGAAGGGTATCTTGCTGAGTCTCATGATGATGCCATGGGTATTGCGGTACGACCAGTAATCGATTTGATTAATCGTCGATTAACGTTAGCACGTACTGTCATCAATCCAATGATTGATGACTATGCGAATGCAATCACTGCATTGATTTCAGATAAACTTCCACTAACCCCTAAAATTGAATTAGTGGAACAAGATGCGTATTACGCTAACCCATTGGTATTAAATATCTTCGAAGGTTATTTATCTGATAGTCAAGCAGAAGTAGATGGGTTTAAGTTATCACCAGAAACTGACTTTAGACTTTACCTCATGACAGGTAGTCGTTTGATTGATGAAAAGATCAAAGGAATTATTGAAACCTATGGTGAGCATGAAATGTTTGAGGCATTACGTGCTTATTTCTTAGAAGCTAAATCATTTACGATTATTCCTCCATCTATTAGTCGTCAATATACTCGTGAAGTGGCTATTCAATTCTTAGCGCATTTCGTCTTACGTAAATTGTTTACATCGAATGAACTACTTCCAAATGAAGTCTCTGAACAACAACAAGAACTTCATTTAATGAAAGCATTAAACATTACAGCGAATAACGTTCACAACTACGTGAAGTTCCATAATGACAATAATCAACGTCAGCCGTTATTTGCTGAACAAAACCCTGAAGAAAAAGATACCATCTACGTCTATGAACCGATGTATCGTCAGTTTAAAGAACAACAAGGTAATGATATCTCTGTCTTTGGTGCATATCTTCAAGATGGATACCGTAATGTGACTTTACCCGATATCGTAACTAATGCTCAAAAATATAGCAAAGAACACGATATCTTCGTACGTCGTCGTGAAACAGAAATTGTGAGTGCTCGTCGTGAAGAATTGATTCGTGCAGCCAAACAAACTATCGGTACTGTAATCTCACGTATCCCAGCAGATATCTCTTTACAATTAACGGGTAAAGAAAATAATGAAGCTGAATTCACGATTCGTGGAAATACGTATTTAAATAACCCTCGTTTGATTGTTCCTGAAGATGTTTGGTCATTTGCCTCCAATATCATCTGCATTGGTTTACTTCCAGAATTAGAATTAGATAAATTCTTCGATACCATGGAATCTTATCTTAAACCAAGTGTCGGTGTACAAGAACTAACACCAAATGAAGCAGCTTACTATGCTATCCTTAAGGAAGTGGTAAATTACTTCATGTCACAAACCTCTTTGGATAACGCTTCAGCACGTTAAGAATATTAATTGAAGGTCCTTTTTAATGATTTCTTAAAAAGGACTCTTTCTTATTTTTTAATAGGAGAAAAAGTCTTCATGGAAATCAATCAATTAAAAAGAAATGCCAATTATGTTCTAAACGCGATTCTACAATCTCCAGATGGAACATTGATTGCAAAACAAGATCTTAAGATTACCTTTCCTGTTGCTTATGAAGAAAAGCATTTAGCTACCATTTCTACGGATGTATACGTAGTGGGTATCTTTGGGATTATTGTAGATGGGTTTTATGCATCAAATACGATGCTCTCTCGTGTAAGATTATTCCCTACGGAAATAGAAAAAGAATCCATTGATGAAGTTGAGTATTACGTACTCCATTTTGAAAAAGGTAGTACGATTGTTGAAAATATGAATCTCGTAAAAGAGAATACTATCGGTTATTACATCTATAACTATCTGATTGCACAGGGTAAGGTTCCCTGGTATATGTCAGCTATTGAGTTACTAAATTTATTTAGAGATTCGAATTATTATTCTGGTGTTAATTATGGTTCTAACCATGTAGCTACAGAATTGATTACTGCGATGATTATGCGACGTAATGATGATATTAACCAATATTGGAGACAATCGGTAGAAAGTATTGACGATGTAATTAATCAACCACCTCAATACATTCCTTTAAGAGATGTAATCTATGGTGCAAGAAATACCACAGCGAAATTAATGGGAGCTTATTTAAATGAAGGGATGAAATCTGCGATCATGTATCCTTCTGAGAATACAGAATCCGTTGAAGAGATCCTAAGACAATAAAAGAAAAGTGAGATAAAATGAAACGTAATTTAATAAATAAATATCTCCATAATTCTTCTTTTTCAATAGAGGCAGATGAAAGTGATATTGAAGAAACTCAAGATGAAACTAACACCACCGAAGAAGAATCATTTGGATCAACTTCACCGGAAGGAGGAGAAGATCCTACATCCAGTACAGACGATGACACCAGCAGTGATTCTGAAGATGATAGTTTGGACGACTCAACTGAAGAAGAAAATCCTGAAGAAGAACGAAGAAAGAATCGTGAAATAATCGAAGAACGTCGTCGTGCTGAAGCAGAAGAAAAAATACCTGAAGAAGTGCGTGTTCCAGAGATTCAATCTGAGGAAGATGAGAAAACGAATATTGTTAAATATTTGGAACCACTTCTAGGTGACACGGTAAATGATTTATATTTAGTCCCAGCACAAGATCTAAATCGTCCGTTATATCATATTTCCATGAATCCGAATATCAAGCAATTTACTCCTCAAGTATCTAAACGAACATTAGATCGTGAGAATCGGAGTTTACCAAGAATCTCAACATCCACTTCACTAATCGGATGTATGAATGGATATCAATCGATTCTTCCAGATATGGAAAAACGGAGTAATAATAACTTCACTGGTTTATATACGATTTATGAATTACCATTCCAGTATGCAATTAAACCAACAAAACGTGTATTACCTGATGTAAATATTTCTGATGAGTATTGGTTGTTCTCATGGAAACGTGAAACCTATTCTGTTGAACCGAATATCGCTGCAGAATTCACTGTACCTAAGATTGAAACGACTTTTGGTAATGATGGTACCGATTATGTTTATCATCTCTATATTCATGTAAAAGGATCAAAACTCTATCTTGATCAATCTCATGTATTACAACAAGGGTATTATCATGTTACCTTAAAAGGATATGATTTTAAATTCCCATTAGAAAAGAATGATAAACAACTTCAAATTCAAGTATTAGATGAACGTCAATATAAACAAGTTACGACGTTATCGATGATGATTAAGAAACGCCCTAGCAGTGAGTATAAATAATTATAATGAAAACCGTTCACTATGGGTGTACCGCCCTTATTGGTACAAATAAAGTTGGGAAACTTCAACCAGATGAAAATGGTTGGTATCCAATGGTATTAGGTGCTCTAGAATATGAAAACTCAGTTGGAGATATCTATACATTATCTTCTGCTCAAGAATTCTTTAAAGAAGGTTCCTCATTAATTCGTCGTATTCAAAATGGTCAGTTACGTGCAGAATACGGTCACCCTAAGAAAGAACCAGGTATGACAGATCGTCAATATCTTGAACGTATTCTAACCATTGAAGAAACTCGAGTCTGTGCTCACATTAAAGAAGTCTTTATTGATTTTAATAATGTAAAAGATCCTAAGACAGGTAGAACCATTATTGCCATTCGTGGTAAAGTGAAACCTTCTGGTCCATATGGTCAATACTTAAAAGAAATGTTAGACGATCCAGATATGAATGTCGCATTTAGTGTACGTTCATTAACCATGAATCGCATGGTAGGATTTAGACAACACAAAGACTTTACTCAGATTGTTACTTGGGACTACGTCACTGAACCAGGATTAGCACCAGCGAATAAATATAGTGTGCCTCAATTAGAGTCACTTAATCCTGACTTTGGATTTACCTTTGAAGATGTGAAATATGTAGCTAAACAAAAAGCACATTACTCTATGGAATCTGCTACCTTAGCCAATGAATTATTAGCTAAATTTAAAGGTAATATTCCTGTAAGAGCAAGTTGGTAATAAAATAATAATCTTATTAATAAAATGTACAAGTCGTTATTGTTGTTCTAAAATAACATGTACCTCCTTATTATTAATTTAGATTGCGGCATTGACATATACCCAGGGGTAAAACCCTGGGTATATGTCTGTTCAGATAAGTTATCCTAAACCATGAGTTGGATGATAAACAAATCCACGCATTATCTTAGTACGGATAGCGGTTTCTAATTGAATTGGTTTTGGTTTAGCGGTTAAGACTAATTGACCATAATAACCAATGGATTGTGGTTTTATTCTTAAAATAAAACTCACTCCATATTTCTTTATTTCTTCTTCAGAAACGTCTTTGAAATTTAATTCAATATTATCGTCTTCAACATCCTCTTTATCTAAGTAGACTTTAAATGTCTCAAAGAGCTGAGGTAAGATATCAAGCACTGTTTGATGCTTATATTTCATATCGATTTCAAATGTACCATCAAATCCCATCACTCTTGCAAGTTGTTCGATATTTAAACGATTATAATGAATCTCTTCATCACCATTTAACTTATAGCCTTCTACTTTAGCAAATCGAATAGACGTATTCGTATCTGATCCTTTAGGATTTTCTACTGGATCAGTAAATACGGTATTCTCCATTGTTAATAACGTTGTCATTGATTGACGATTTGCATAATTGATTAAATCAATTAACATTTGTTTAGAAGGCTTAGTAAAATCGGTATAAGGAATGAGTTCTTTAACTAATGCTTCGTTATCCATTATAAATGATTTCCTTTTTATTACGTAATAAAAATGCAAGCATAAGTAGATGCAGTAAGTTACCTTACCACATCTACTTACTTACACAATATAACTTAAGGGTATTGATTATAATGCAATACTAATGGACCTGAAATGTTATTACAGTAGTCTTCATCTACTTGAATCACAAAGACATGCGTAAAATCATTTCGTTTAGTATAAGCATTAGCTTCTTCTATAGGACCGTTATAAGTAATCTTAGCAAACTTAAGATTAAATGGTTGAGTATCATCATCAATTAACCATTTTACATCATCTACATGATTGATTGCATCAAGTAGTACATCATCAGCAAGATCATGTTCACGATATAATGAAAACACATTCTTTAATACCGTGTAATCACTTGCGTAGAAATATAATGGTCCTTGAATCTTATTCTTATCTTGACTTGGATAAGGAATCCCACCAATACTAATATCGTTAAAGAGATCTGTTAATGATTTATTGGGATCTCGAATAATCACACTAAATGTACCGTAGTAAGCAGGATTATCTTCTTTCATGGTAATTGATACCTTATACGGTAATTTAGTGGTTTCAATGATTCCATCAACAATATCATCTTTCGTTAATGCTAACCCATAGATACCATTAATTGTTGGTAATAGATCTGAGAGTAACTTCTGGTAAGCAGGTTCAATTAAAACAGAAACTCCTCTAAAGAAATACGCCATATTGATACGATCGTATTCAACCACAGCAATACCATAGAACTCACTATCCTTAGTAGGAACAATCGTTGCACGAGTATTATAGATCCCTTCATCTAAATAAGAGATGTTCGTAAACTGAACATCTCTTGCACGAATAACGTAGGGGAGACGTTGGTTAATAATATCTAATGCAAGTTGTTTACTTGGTTTCTTATAATCAAAATTCATTTTCTATTTCTTCCCATCATAATCTTCTTTCACGTAAACCACACCACGTGTAATCAATTCACCTGTCTCTTCATCCACTTCCACTTTAGAACGATGTTCAGTGGTATTATGAATCTTGAATTTATCCATTTCCCAAGGATTAACAAATTGATTTGGAATATCCAAATGGCGTTTCTCACCTTGGATAAATTTAAATTGTACCGAAGGCATACGTAAGCTTGTTCTTCCTTTTCCTTTACCAATTTGTTCAAAGGATAATAATAAATCCGCAAAACTATCTTGACTATAAGCTTTTGATGATAGACTATCAAAGTTCATTGGTTTAGGGAATAAAGGAACTTCATTCATATGGAACGTCTTACAACGAGCATATCTGAAATCCAACATGGTCATTTGAGGATAACTCAATTCTCTAACGTAAGTCCCTCTTGGTTGATATCGTAAGTAAGGCCAATCAATGATAATAGTATTCTCTTCGTTGAGTGTTTGCAAGATTTGAATACTATACGAAGATAGTTGTTTTAACAATCTGACCATCATTCTTTGGATCTCACGTAAACTATTTCGTTTAACAATATCTTGTCCAAGACTCGCTATTAGGATATCTTTCGCTAATTGAGCATAATCTAATACGGATAATCCTTTAACGTCAATACTATTATATCTAAAGTAATCATAGAACGACATTTCCTTATCAGTTAGTTTACAAACGACTGTTTCGTAATATTGTTCAGTTGCTACTTTGATGTTAATGTGTTCACGAGCTAACTCTGTAAAACTATAGAGATTACGATGGATGTTCTTCGCTTTGACTACTTTATCAGTAAATTCACTAAACTCATCGACAGAGATGATCTTCTCTACGGGTGGAGTATAATGATCAGCGGCATGGACGTAAATAGGGTCACAATAAGCATAGTCAACGACTTTACTTACTTCTTCAATGGTTGGTTTACGTCGACGTAATACATTACGAGCAATAATCGTAGGAATCAATTTAGGATCTAATTGAACATCCTTATCTGCTTCACCACTATATACCTGATAACTCTTCATCAAGGAATAAATAAATAAGATTAATGCTTGTCGTTGAGTTAATGAGATCTGTGTAGCTAATTTAGGATGTAATACGTTAATCTTAGCGACGTAGAGATCTTGAGTGGTCATGTAGATCCATTCATTTAATTCAACATCTTCAGGACGAATAGCTTGACGTTTCGTACTATCGATAACTAACGATTCTAATACCTTACTACTTAATAAAGAAGCTGGACTTTCCGATAACTTACTATTCGCATGGAATTTATCTTCTGTGATATGGTATTTATTATCACGAGCTTCTTCCACTTCTTTATCCACGATTTCTTCTACGGTACGAATATTCCCAATACGTGACATTTCATCACGCATGTTTAATGCATCACGTTTAAAATCAATAGTTGGGAATAACGTGTCTTTATCGGATATCATCCCTGTAATATCTTGACGAGTATGGAATTGCGCAATCGGTAATCGACGCTCAGTCATAATCACATCAATCAATTTATTAAAGGTGTGGGTCTTACCAGGTAGGTTTTCAGCCCAACGGATATTACGATAGAACCACATGCGTTGATAAAGATTTAGATGTGCTTTATATTCATCTAAATATTGATGACTTCCTAAATATGCCCATACATGGAAACTATGCGCTTCAATAGAACGACAACGTTCATGTCTAGCTTCCATGATATAGTAAGGTAAGAAACTATAGAGTACACCTATTCTAGCCGCAACGTAGAGATCCCCAACTAATTCATAATCTTGGTTACTCCAACGATTATAAAAGATATCTACGAATTTTTGAATTTGATTTATTAACGTGTATTCATTTTCTTCAACAAATCGTTTATCGTACCAGAGTATCTCATTATCTCTTGCATCAATAGCAACATCGATATCAATAGGATTTAATATCCCATCAATCAGTTTCACTTTCTCTGGATATTTACGTATGAGGTTTCGATAGTATGTTGAACCTTTCTGATACTCACGCCAGGTAGCGCGATGACGTTTTAAGTTCTCTACGGTGAAGTCTATTTCTTCTACAGTATCGATACTTAAAATCTTAATCGAAGGTTTACCGTTGATGAGGTCACTAGGATGGTATTGTCCAGCAAGATGCATGTAGTAACGCCAAGTTTTACGATCATGTTCTTTATAAAAGTTTGGGTAAAAATATTTATCGTATTCGTTAATTGCTCTTGCCGTAGCTTCGCTTTTTATAATGATACTACGTGCCAGGTCTTTACAAGACTGGACGTAGATATTAAATAAAGACACAGACACAAAAGCCTCCTTGTTTATCGCTTTTTTTTTTAATTTAATAAGAGAATATAGAAATGGCAGAATCTCAAATTCAATTTTCTGATTTAAAACGCTTAAAGTTTTTTAAGCAAGACGAGATTGCACGTGCAGTTGCCAGTAAATTAATCCATGATAGTCGTAATCGTCAGTTAAATGGACAAGATGGAAAACGTCGTCCAGACGATGGCTCTTTAAAAGCTATCACGGATAAAACTGCTTCAAACATAGAAGATGCGTCTGCGATTTTCCAAGTTTTACCTGATATCAAGATCGCTATGGATATCTGGGTATCTTCTATTTTATCTCCAAAAGATTTTATTTCAGAGAATCTTATTTGGAGTACAGGTAATAACCACAATTACAATGCACAATTATTTAGGGATATGACAGATTGTTTACGTCAGTATTTTACGGATGAATATGATTTAGCAGGTCATTTACGTCCAGCCATAGAAGATGCATTATTTAAGACAGGTAGTTATCCATTAGTAATTGTTCCAGAGTCTTCAGTAGATGATATTATTAATGGTAAAACTATTGTATCGAACGAATCCTTAAAAGAGAAATATTTTAGTAAGAATCAAGAAGGATATAGTTTTGAATCCATTGGGGTATTAGGTAATCCAACTAAAGTTAATAATACAACTAACCATGTAGGGATTGAATCCTATATTAAAAACTCTACTAATCGAAGCACATTAGCGATTGATCCCATTCCTATTCATAATGGTGTAACCGTAACCGATAATCCTGATGCATTAAAGATGTCATTATTAGTAAAACAATTACGTAAGAATAATGAACGTCGACATATTCGTCATCGTTATGGAATGGAGAAATACAGTTTATCCTTAGAAGAGATTACACGTGAATACCAAGAAGGTAAATCTCATCTCTCTGATGAACTGATTAATAAAGATAAAGACAAAGAAGCTACTAAACAATTAGATGAGAAATTAAAGTTTGATACGAAGTTCCAACAATCTACTGTTCAGAATCTTTATCAAACACGTGCTTACTCTGAACAAGGTGTCGTTACCTTAAGAGCTGGGAAAGATGCTTCTCGTTTACCAATAGGACATCCATTAGTCATGAAGATTCCTTCTTCATCTATTGTTCCTGTTCATGTACCTGGAGATCCTTCTGATATTGTCGGTGCATTCATCATGTTAGATGAATTCGGTAATCCATTAGATAGTGCTAAAACAATTGATTTATTCTCAGATGGTCAAAATAAACCAGGTTCCTCTGATACGCAAATGAGTCAAGCAAGAGCCATTATTAAACAAATGAATTTCTATACGGAAGGATGTTGTGGTGGCGGTGACGATAAACAAACGACCTTAAATGATTTAGCGAGAGTCTATTCTTCTTTATTTGAACAAGATTTGATTTCTCGTTTAGCAAATGGTATCTATGGTAAGAACGTAACGATCTCTCATGTGGAAGAAGTTTATCGAATTATGTTCTCTCGAGCATTAGGTGCCATGAGAACACAGATCTTATACGTTCCTATTGAATTATTGACTTACTTTGCATTTGATTATAATGCGTATGGTGTAGGTAAATCACTATTACAAGATGCTCGTACATTAGCAGCGATGCGAGTTTCTTTATTATACGCAGATATCTTTGGTAGTATTCAGAATAGTATCGGTAGACGTAAACTAATGGTCACGATTGACGAAGATGATAATGACCCAGAAGGGACATTAAACTACGCAAGAACCGAGTATAATCGTGTTAATGCATTTAATATCCCATTAATTAACCAGAATCCTGCTGATGTGATTAATCAATTACGTGAATCAAATGTTGATGTAGTTATTCAGGGTGGTAATCCTGCCATCCCGAATACAGCAATCGATGTTGAAGACTACAACTTGAATAGAACGATACCTGAAGAGAATACGCAAGATAAGTTAAAGAAATATTTTGCCACGATCTTAGGTATTCCAGCTTCCTTCTTAGATAGTACAGAAGCCGCTCAATTTGCTGTAACAGAAGTGAATTCGCATATCCTGTTTAATAAGCAAGTGATTACCTATCAGAAGATTTTCTCTGAACGATTCGCATGGGATCATGTCAGTAAGTATACGCTAAATGATGGTACACTAATTAAACGACTCTCTTTTATCATTAAAGAGAACATTGAATTACTTACTGAAGAACAACGTGGTAAAGGTGATACCTTAGAAATTATTGAAGATTTCTTAAATGCATTGAAAATTGAATTACCACATCTTGAATCCACTAAACTTGAAGATCAAAAGAAAGATTTTGATACCTATAAAGATCTTGTGGATAACATGTTAGATGAAGTCTATAATGATGATATCTTATCCATGTTATTACCTGAATCCTTAAGAGAAGATTCAAGTAAAGTCAGAAGTATTTTTAAAGCTATCTTGTTTAATAAGTACACAACTGATAATCAATTCTTACCAGTATTAAATCAATACCTTGATCAAGATGATAAAGACAATGTGATTAAGACTGAGATTAAAGCATTATTCGAACCATTTGCTCGATTAGCGGCTGAATCAGTTCTAGAATTTGATCGTATCTCTAAAGTAGTCAATAGTCCTGAACTGGCTAAAGCTGGTGAAGAGATGGAAGATAGTGGTTACGGTAGTAGTGATAGTAGCGACGATTCTTCTTCTGGTGATGATTTTGGTGGTGGAGATGATTTCAGTTTTGATGGTGGATTTGGTGGAGATGAAGGTAGTGAAGAAACAGGTGAATCTACTGAAGAGTTAAGTAATGCTGATGAAGGATCCTCTGATAACCAAGAAGATATCTTATCTGGATTCTAATTTTTATATGTGATATAATCATATCGCATTTTTGTAAGTACACCATAAGTCACTACTGTAAAAGGTAGTGACTTATGTTAGACTACTATGTACTTTTAGTAAAGTATAATCGATTATAATTTAAACACAGAAATATCTCTTTATTATAAATAGGGGATAAAGGAACAAAAAGTATATGGAAAAGATTAATACTTGTCGAACAGCAATCGGAATCATGTTACAAGCGTCTAAGTTATTAGGGCGCCCTTATGAATTCTTCAAATACACGACATTGAATGAACGTTTTGATATCTTAAGTAATGCACATGCGGATCTAACTGAAATTCCAAATGTACAATATTATTGTATTGGTGCAGGTGCACACCGTCAACACATTAGTGATAAAGATATCCCTACTCAAGATATCATTTCACATGAAACAACTAACACTGCTTGTTTCAAACCAATGCCATTTGCATTACGTGAAGAAAATAATGACTTTGATGATACTCATCGTGCTAAATATGCTTTACGTCGTAAAGAAAACCATAATGGGATTAACTATTGGGCGTATTATTTAAAACGCTTACCTAAAGTCGCTGAAGCACCAGAGATCTTTCATGATAACGTTAAAGATGGTGTAACGACTTCTAAGGTATTTAAATACACTAACGCTGATCTATACCCAACACCATCTTCTTTACCACCAGTAGGTACAGTAGTGGCTTCAGCAGATACCATTCGTATTTCCGCTAAAGTAGAAATCGATTTTGATGCACAAGATGCTGCTGAGTATGTGAATGTATTACGTATTCTCTACGGTGATGAGAAATACGCTATCGTCTCTGAAATTGGTATCTGTTCAGGTGTAGATAAAAACATTGCTACTGAAGGTGATAAAGGTGCACAGATTAGTGTGAAAGAAGCGATTGGTGTACAAGTAGTCACCTTTGTATCAACCTATCAATTCATCTCTACTCAAAACCGTGGTTTCCACCATGAATTCGAATTAGGTGAAGGTGAACCATTATTAGTGAAAGGTGAAACACGTAGTACACGTTATAATCCAAACGTAAAACCATCTGAACAATCTCGTTTGATTCCAGGTAGTCAATACGATGCAAGTAACCCAAATAATGGTCGTGGTACATCAACTACTCCAACCATTACAGGTAATACGACAGCACCTGCTACACCAAGTACTGGAACACCAAGTAGTTCAACACCAACAACACCAAGTGCTACTCCAGGTGCAACCACTCCATCACCATAAGGTAGGTGACTATGTTAATAGGTAATACGAATAATGAACCCTTTCGTATTATCTCGATTGACCCAGGTACGGATACACTTGGTGTATCCGTATTTGATATCGATTTAGTAAACTATACGAAAACCTTAGTAACTGCATTTACTTTCCAAGCTTCTAAGTATATTGATGATCTAAAGGAACACTCTGCATGGATGTTAAATGATGAGAAATACATGAGACTTCAACGTCACTACGGTCATTTAACAGATATCTTAAATTACTATCAACCTCATATGTTGGTACATGAAACTGCTTTCATGCATCGTTTTCCAAAAGCATATGAAGGTCTTGTACAATGTTTATACGAGATTCGATTAGCGGCTAGAGATTATAATCCTTATCTTCCTGTGATTGGTTTAGCACCCATGGAAGCAAAGAGTTATATTGGTGGGATAAGTAAAGATCAAGTATTTCAATCTGTATCGAAGATTAAAGATCTGAATAATCTTTATCCATTATTGAATACTTTAGATGAACATGCTGTAGATAGTATTGCAATTGGTTACACGAAAGCCTGTCAAATTATTGAAATGCATCAAGCGTATTTCTTTATTTACGGTTAAATATTATTTATTATTGATTAAAGGACGATTATGAAATTTATTGTACTCGAAGGACCTGATGGTGTAGGTAAGACAACTATCGCTCAAGAAATCATTTCTTTTTTGAATACGAATACGAACTATAATGCAACGTATGTTTCCCCATTAGATAATGAACCTATTGGTACTGAAATCAAGAAAATGATTACGTTAGCGAAACACGCTGTAGATGGTTATAAACAAACTGAAATTGCGTTGATTATTTCTTCTATGGTTGCGATGATCGAACAACATCTTAAAAATAAAAATGAAAATGATGTATTGATCTGTGACCGATGGACATTATCCACTTATGTTTATCAAGGTATTGCTAAAGAACAAGATCTCCAGAAAATCCAACAGTGGATTGATTTGATCGATAAAATGATTGTTCCTGATTTAGTGATTCTATTTGATGGTGAAGATGAAGAACTCGATCAACGTATCTTTAATCGTATTTATCGTAAACTCATTAGAGAACAAGGTGACCTAGCTGAAGATGAATTAGATTTATTAATTCAGAAAGAATATGATAAATTTGAGAAGAAAGAATTTCAAACAAAAGTTCGTCAAGGCTATCGTAGTCCGGGTGTTCACGCTTACTTTGATAATACTCAAACAAAACTAAAAACGATCAAAGTAACGAACGATTATCCACAGAACTTTAATCAAACATTGAAATGCGTGTTAGATGAGTTATCAATCCCAAATAAAGAGTAATAATAAAGATCATGATCGTCTTATATTTTAGGACGATATAACATGCAATCCCCTACGATAGAAATGCTATTGGTTAATGCAGGCGATAAACCTTTATCTCAATTACCATTAGCTGTACAAGCGTTATCTTTAGTCTCATTAATGCCGATAGATCCTTCTGCAACAGCAGCCGAGCATTTAGAGAATTTACGTCTAAATGAACCTCATGTATTATCATATACGGTACAGCAAATATTACAACAGAATAACCCTAATATCAAACAACATCGTATCAGTACGATCATTATGATGGTCGTCATGTCTATCATGGCTGTAGGATATGCGGGTATTCAAATGTATATTGCTGTTACCACTAAACAGTTATTACAATGGAATGAAATGATGGTCCCTATCTTAGGACCATTAATGATTGTGTGGTATGAGAGAGGAATCTTACGTAAAGAGAATCGAGATATGTTACAAGCGATATTAGGAAGAGCACCGATGTCAGTCGCTGAAGCAGCAACTGATTATTTTACGACTCGAACTAAACGTTACGATAATAATTCTCAAGCAACAGATGCTCCTGCAATTGAAGATAACGATAATAAAGGACGTAGAGAAAGTTACTAAATATTAAGTAATACTATATTTAGTGATTTTATATTAATATGTTGGTTAGATTGTAACTAGATGTCTTAGGACTAACGAAAGTTTGCTAACCAACAACAATCTATTACACTTATCCTATTGGTTTAGGTTTTATCGGGATCATTAATATAAATCCCTTTTGTTTTAAGTAATCCATACAGTTACGATAAAGCAATCGCCTAGGGTACACGTGTACCCTAGGCATTATGTCTGTTTGAATGAAAAAAAAAAGAAATAGGAAATATCCGTGATCCCCTCCAGAAGGGATCACGGTGGTACAACGATGACAGAGTTAATAGATTCAGCAAAACCTCTATCATCTCCCATACCTAGTTACCTAAAGAACCAAATCTGATTCATAAGAGGCATTCCTGTAAAATGCCTCTGAGTATCAGACTTAGTTACTAGTAGTTGCTTTTTCAGCAACTACGCCGATAACTTCTTTCTTTTCTTCTTTATCGTCTACCATAAGTTCGACGAATAAACCCACTACATTGAGTAGTGAGAAGACACCAAATAGGGTACTAGTACCCTTCATGTCTACACGATCGCATACGGTTGATGCAGCACCCCAAAGGAACGCATTTACTGCGTGGGTTGCTACACGTTGTGCTTTGGTTTCTTTCTTTTTAGTTTCTTTAATCATGATTTACTCCTTGGTAATATTAGTAGTTAATAAAATAATTATACAAGGAGACTCTTTCGAATCTCCTTAGTAATTACTTTAGGCTTCAACCCAACCAGCATGTTTGAATACGCTGACTTTTTGAATTGAGCCATCTTCTAATGTTTTCTCTACGCTCTCACGTTGTGAGAATGCATAGAGTGGTTGTACTCCATAGTACTTTAGAGCAGTCTCTAACGTACTCATGAGATATGGCGCACCGCCAATCATTGCATGTGTGGCTTTTTGACCAATTGCAATTCTTGCAAGTGCGTAAGCACAATCTGTAATTTGCTCACGTGTTGGTAAATTATCAAAGGTTAAGAAACCTTTAATCATATCACGATAACTGATGCCTACTTGTTCGAAACCTTCTAATTGTTCAGAAGTCATTTCGTGTTGAGTTAAGTTAATAATTACATTCATGATTGTTCTCCTTAGAACATTGGTTGGACTTTACTTATGGAACAATAAGGATATCATTTATCCTTATCAAATAGATTATATAAGTTTACTTTTTTGATGCATTTTTATAAAATGCAATAAACAGACATATACCCAGGGTTTTATCCCTGGGTAGTATGCTCTTTTGATTAGTTAAGGACTGGTATTATCCATCACTCTTGGTGCAATATGTCCTGCCGACGTATCGCGATTAAAATCAGAAATGGAAATCTTACCGACTTCTAATTCTAAAGCAATCACATCATTTGCAATTTGCGCAGGGGTTAAATCATTCGTACGAATACGTTGATAGATGCGATTGATTGTTTCATATTTCAATAACCCATATCGTTTAATACGAGTGAGTAATTCACGATATTTCTCAACGATAGGTTGAGAAGCACCACGATCAATAATCTTCTGAACTTCTGCTTCAATATCAATCAATGTAGAAGCTGATCCAGGATCAGGATGACCTTGATCAGTATCACCTGCTTGGTTACTACCACCTGGTAATACGCCATTCTCACTGATATCCATAAAGCACATTGGTGCAGCAGCTAATTCGTAATGGTTATTCCCATCAATCTTAGAAAACTCTAATACAATACCATAACCATCTGTTTCACCAATTGGAAATTGGATTGTTGTATTCCATGCTGAGATAGGATACGTTTGACGTTGATTATCAATGATCATGGTAAAGTGAGTAGGTCGTGGTGGTTTACTTTCCATATAACGATTCACTAATGGCATCGTACGATAGTAAACACGATCTAACCATTCATCTAAACTTCTTGCATTACAACTCAAGTCTAAACGCCATTTATTAATAGCAGGGTCACGTACAGCTTTACACAAGATATTTTGACCATACGTAGGATTTTGATCTTTTTCATACGTGATATACCATGGACTAAAGTTACCTGGATCTGGTCTACCCATCAATGCAATCTTAAAGGATTGTACATGACGGAAACGCTTCAACTTAGGATCTACACGTTCTAGATCTACTGCTACGGTAATATCTTGTACTTCACCATAGAGCAGTGGGTTAAATGGTTTACTTCCTACACCCGCTTGTACATGACGTGTAACATCATAAACGATATCTCGTTCTAACGTATACAACATGTAACGGATGGTCCATCCAGCTGCATCAGATACGTAAGTTGGAATTGGGAATAAGTTAACGGAGTAGCTACCATCCACTTTAGTGGTTCTACCAAAGTATTTCACTGCGATAAAACGTTTATTACCGATGGAGGCATTTAATGCCATCTCATCATCCGTTAGATGATAGATCAAAACAAGATTGATGTTCTGATCATTCTTCATTGGAATATAGTTATCTAATCCCGCTAATCGCATTCTACCTGTATCACCTAAACTGATTGGTACACGTTTAACACTACCATCGCTGTAAGTTACTACACCCATCATGGCTAATGCATCACGTGGCATATTCATTGGGAAGACTAAGGTATTATTTTCAGTCTTATCTAAGAATGGACTATCAATACTAATCGTAGTGATATAACGTTTAGAGGATTCTACTGCACGATCTAATGACGTATTGTGAACTAATAGCACGTTATAACTGGTTGGTGTACCATTATCGTTATATGCTACTAATGTTACCACATCTCCATTCTTAAGTTTAGTGGTAGTATAACCCTTACGACAAGCTTTCACTGCGTAGTTAGTATCGGTTTCATGTCCTGCTGGAAAAGCCACTTTCTCTAAAGGAAGATCTTCTGAAATCAATTCCGCATTAGCATTAAAGTTCATGGAAATGACTTGACCAGTAATGTTACTCGTATCTGTTCCTTTAAAGACCTTATATTTGGTATTCTCAGTACCGTAAAAAACTAATCGACTATCTGGAATAAAGATATGAGGTACTACCGAAGTATCGACGTATAAACGCCATAGTTCAGATTGATAACCTGGACCTACTCCAAGTAGCATATTGTTTTCAGTAAAGTTATTTCGATTCGCATTGGTTAATTCTACTAGGGTAGACAATAATGTTGTTTCATTAACAAATTGCACTTCCATGAGTTTATAACCACCATGACCAATCGAGGTATCGATGACGGTATCCCCTACATTCGGAACGTAACGACCAGGACCATCTTTACCATTAGTGTAAATCTGCTCAATACGCCATTGAGTATATTGACGATTAGGATCATGTATCGGTACGATACGTCCAGGGACGACCGTATTTTTATTATCTGTCATTATTTACTTTTCCTTACATTAAAGAATTGTGTCATATCGACTTTCTTATTGAGATAGAGTTCGTTGAGTTTCTCTAAGAAAGCTACATCACGATTATTCATCTCAATGACGTATTTTTGATTGTGTGGATGTACGTTAGCAAATTCTTCGCTATAACCACGATAACAAGGATCTAGAGTTAATAAACGCTTATATTTATCAACCACTTTATCAATGATATTAACAGGTGAACCAATTTGTGGTGAAAGTAATCTACCGTGTTTGATATCTGCTACAATCCGTGATAAGAATGGACTATAAAGATTATATTTATCCTTAATCACAGGTGGTTTACCTTCAACAGGATGTGGAAGATGGGATGTTAAATAATCTCCAACCCGTCTATTTAAATCATAGTCTTTAAGTTGAGCAGAATAAAGATTGATGTTCAATGTACCTACTAAAGCCACGTAAGGTGTTTCTACAGCGTATGGTTTACCATCGTCAGAGATCCGTTTAGCATTCGCAGTACCATCTTCTTGGAAAGGTACTACAGAAGGATCAAATACCCCACCATCAATTACTGTTCTTAAGATACGATCACTGTGTACATCATGATGTTTATTTACAGAGATCTTACCATTCTCAACGTAAGCGTATTCACGAGAAGTAATGCGTTTTAACACTCCATTCTCTAACATTGGGAATCCAGTACAACGAATGGTGACTCTCTGTAATGCATTTTCATCATTCACGTAGTCCTTAGATACGATACACACATTTGGAAAGTCTACCCAATAATCAATCCCTTCAACTAGTGCATGACCATTTAACCAAAGATCAATCTTACCTGGTGGAATCTCTAATGGAACACTATGCATCTTACCGTAAGTCAATCTAAAATCATACACCCCATCAGAACCATCTAACTCTTGTTCATAACACAAGAATTTATTATCACCAAGTACGATAGTGGATTCTTTAACTGGATTGTATTCAAAATGACATTGGGTATCATTGATGGTAATGGAACTATCACCTGTAACATCTACCCAATCACGAATAGCATTACCTTTCTTAACTGGAGATTTATAAAAACGATAAGCCGTATTTCTTTCTAGCGTAATATCTTTAACACCAGTATGAATGGTTAACTCGTCTTGACCATGACCAGCTATTGCTTCAATAAATACACAGTCTTCATTACGTGGATAATACTTACGTTGATTTTGATGATACCACCATCCTAAGAGTAATCCTGATCCACTATATTCAAAGATGGTACAAGATGGAATTAATCCTTCTGGAATCTTGAAATAGTTTCCATTTGGATCTAAGGTGACCATGATATTTGGATTCGCAATAGCATTTACAATACTAGTATACCCAAAGGCTTTTAGAATCAAAGGTAAATCTAATTCTTCGTAATAACTTCTCATTAATCCAGTATATGCACTACTTTCTAAGTTATTAGCTTGCCACTCAGGTAGTGTGCTATCTACGGCAATCATTGCTTCATAAATCTTATCGTCAGGTAAACGATATAAAGACTTAATCATATTTACATCTTCGATTAATGGTTTACGAGGACCATTATCTCTTACGTATAACCGAATATAAAAGTCATTTAAATCAGGGTTATTATCTAACTGTTCGATATACGACATGACGTAAGGAACAGGTAAACTATAATCCCGATGGGTTACCATACGCACTGCATCTTCTTGATTACGATGATAGTATAATCCTTTAATGTGTTTGGTGATTTTATCTTTCTTGTAAACAAAGATATCAATATCATCACGATAATCAATACATTCGACATTATCCTTTGGAGGATGGATAAGATACTTGTGTTTCTCATCCAGATCACTTCTAAAGGTTCTTAAAGAAGATACTGGGATATCTACTATCTTACGAATAGATTGATCGTAATACAGTTCAGTAGTTTCATTTTCTTGAACTTTATCGATATCTAATTGATCCACTAAGTACCCTTGATGGAATAACACGGTTTTACCTTCTTTACGAAGATTAAACATGTTTCTAACGTTTAATAACCATACACTACTTTTCTTTGGTTTATGAACAGAAACATGGTACTCAATATGCTCTTCTTGCGTATCTTTGATCTCTGAACGATAGAAATGGTTCAGATAGAAATGCATGTAGAGTTTATCTTCATTTAAATCTACAATCGATTTATCCTGTAATACCGCAACAATAATATTATCGTTATAGAGACGAATAACGTAACTATTATTGACAGGAATCAATTTACCGTATTTATTATAAAGATGAATCACTAAGTCAACTTCTTTACACCAATCACTTAATCGATACCATTGATATTTATCTGAGAAGAGATTATAATCACCAGGGAAGTTATCACCTAATTGATAGAAATGGTAAAATCCATCTACAGTAGGGGTTTCAACGACTTCCCAAAGAACTTTACCTAAATCACGATAACCATTCTTAGGACTGATTCTTGCCATCTCAATAATCGATTGTCTATCTTTACGAGGATTCTGCCAAACCAGATCCATCGCTTTTCTTATTAAAATCTGTTCAGCTTTTGTTGTCATATTTAAAAATCCTTATAGTAATAAATGATTATACTAAATAGTTAGCCCCATTAGAATAAGTATTTAAAATATGACTCAAGGTTAAACTAAAACTCTTTTGATTATTGACATCAAGTAAACGTAAAGTAAGATCAGCAATCTTCGCTTTCTTAAAACTTCTTTCATTTAAACCACGATACATCATCATCATGAATAATGGTGGATACTCAATTGCTACAGCGACTAACTCACGTGGGTTTAAAGAACTCATCCAACTACCAAATAACATGGTCATGACTAATGCGGCTGATAAATCACGTAATTTAGGGTTTTCATTAATGGATTGGATCTTCTTACAAAAATCATCTAAATGCGCAGGGACTTCTAATTGGAATCCAGCTAATGTATTTTGCACTTCATCCATTCTGAAACCAAAATAACGTGCAATACTATTAACGATAAAGGTATAATCGTTTTGATGTAATGCTCGAGTATTAAAGTTACGTGTTAACCAGAAGTAAGCAAAATAGATAATCATCTCATTTTGTTGTTGTGGTTGCAAGGCTAATCGTTTACTGATTTCAAATCCAATCCAACTCGCATAGACACGACAAGCTGTGCTATAGATAGAAGCAAACTCATTCACATTGGTACACCAAGCTTGAATCAAAATAGCAAAGTCAGTTAAGAATTTAGCATCTGTTAATGGTAAAGGATTATATTTATCCCCTAGTGTATTTAATGAGTATTCTCTACGACTACGACGTAAATCGATACACATCACTACATTACCGTGTACGTCTCTCACACGCATCGGTAATGTAAATTGTGGTACATTCTCCCCTTCTAATAATGCATGGACTAATCCATTTCCTCCCTCTAAGGGTTTCGTTTGTTTCAACGTAATCGCTTTCTGAAGTTCTTGGATAATTTTTTGATTAGGGCGTCCTACCATGATAGACGCTTCTTGTGGTGTTAAAATCATGTTTATTCTTTTCCTTAATACCAAGGCACATTCCTTAGTAAAGTTGATTAAATAACGTATTTTTATTTACCCTATAGGGCATAGTATTTCTTCTCTATTGAAATAACATTATGTTTGATTTTATTCGTATGTATAAATAAACTTAATATTGTGTTAATAATATAACGATATTAATTATAAATTTAAAAGATTTGTTGTTCATCTCTTTTAGATCCACATTATACAACTATAGTAAAAATAAGATTAAGACATAATCTCGAATTTCATACTCCATGGAGAAAAGTAATGTCAGTTAGTACAATCTATAGTAGCACGCCCAATTATATCTTAAACGGTATTAAGGACATGTCTACCAAACCACCTGTACAAGACGTAGAGATGGTTCCACAGCATTTACCTTATTTCTTTACTCTAGCAGAGAAAGGGAATACAAATGCAAACATTCTCTCATTAGGTGGTGCTAGAGTCATGTATGGTGATGAGACATTTAGTTATATTTCTAAATTCTGTACCCACGTGACTCCTTTCATTAATGGTATCGGTAGCACCGATGGTCAATTAATGATGATCAAACGTTTAAAACCTAAGGATGCTAAAACCGCTTGGATTCGTTTCGCTGTTGGTTTCACTAAACAAAAAATGACTGAAACCTATTACGAAGAAGTACAAGATCCAGCACGTCCAAGTGATCCAACTGCAAAAATTCGTGTGAAGAAAGAGCGTCTCACCGACGTAAATGGTTATTCTATTCGTTGGACGACCACTTCCACTAAATTTGATGACCGCATGTTAAATGCGTTAAATGAAAAAGATAAAGCACGTTTACTTCAATCCTCTACCTTTGGTGGTGGCTTACGTGCATTCGAACTTTACGAAGCAGATGGTAGTCCTTCTACTTTAGGTACTGGTATCTCTGCAGTAGGTTCTACTCAAGAAATGATTCTTCCTATCTTTGACTTAGAAGTCACTGATTTTGGTGAATACGGTAATAACTTGGGTCTTCGTATCTACGCCCCTAACGAGATGTCTCGTTCACGTCCAGATACACGTTTCTTTAAAGAAACTTTAGCACGTCCATTCCGTGTAGAAATGATCAAACGTAAAAACAAACGTAGTTCAGCTACCGTTGTAAATAACAACAATGGCGAAACTTACGTAGACGTTGTATTTAAACCAGATACCGTTAACCCATTCTCTGGTAATACCGACATGTACATTGGTACAGCATTACTTGATCAATACCGTGATCTTGATACCACTGGTGGTCGTGTAGCGAAATACGGTTCTTTCAACGATATTCATGTTTATGAAGAAAACGTAGAGTACCTTGTTAAATTGTTATACGAAGCTGAAAAAGTAGAAGATAACAAAGTGACTGAGTTAGCTAAACTAAATCCACAAACCGGTTTACGTTTATTAGAAAACTCTGGTAGCGATGCGGATGCACATTTGAACCAACCATGGTGGCAAATGGACTTCTTAACAGGTAAAGCAATTAATGGTTTGAACTATCGTACAGTAGAAGTGAAAACACTATTGAATGGTGGTAAAGACATGGTTGCTACAACCGATCACTGGGCAACTGGTGGTGATGATGGTTTATCTAACCTTGGTGTATGGACTGAAGGCTATGCGAAGGGATTACCAAAAACTGTTAACGACTTGTTTAATGAATTAGTTCAACAAGAGCTTCAAGCCTTTGGTGATGATACGAATGAATTCTTAGATATCGCTCGTTATCCATTCTCCGTGTTCTACGACACAGGTTTCCCTGTTGAAGTGAAAAACGATATCTTCCGTTTGACTCAGTTCCGTAAAGATATTTCTGTCTGTGTATCTACTCACTCAGTAGATAATGCTGCGAAAGGTCAACCAGGTGTACGTATCTTAAATCGTACTGAAGAAACGGGTATCACTCGTGCATTAAGTGAATATGCTCGTTCTTATCCTGAATCAGAAATCTTCGGTACAGGTGCATGTCGTGCTAACGTCATCATGCAATGCGGTACGATCATTGGTTCTTCTTACCGTGGTAAAGTCCCAATGACTTACGAACTTGCGATCAAACGCGCTCGCTTTATGGGTCAACCAAATGGTGAAATGCGCACAGGTTATGGTTACGACCAAGAAGGCTTGAAACAATTAGAATACGTGAAACATGTTTCTAATCCGTTTATGCCATACGTCACTCGTGAGAAGAACTGGACTAACGGTGCAACATGGGCTCAGTTCTATAATACTCGTCAAATGTTCTTCCCAGCTGTACGTACAGTATATCGTGATGAAACCTCTGTTCTTGTTTCCGATATCAACATGTTGATCGCCACTGACTTAGAGAAAGTGTGTTTCCGTACATGGCGTCGTCTTGTAGGGGATACTAAACGGACTCCTACTCAGTTACAAGAACTTTCTGACCGTTACATTATTGAAGAAACGGATAACCGTTATGATGGTCGTGTGATTATCAAACCAGAAACCTTCTTCACACCGGCAGATAAGAACCGTGGTTACTCATGGCAATGTCACATCCACATGTATGCAAATAACATGAAAACTGTGGGTGTATTTGGTATCATTGCACATCGTCAAGAAGATTTGGAGGGTTAATCGATGGCACGTACACAAGGTACTTTACTTAGCGGTACTACAGCCTATGCTGGTTTGAGTTTTGCTCCAACTATTGACTTACGTCATGGTGGTCAAAATGGGTATATCTCAGACTACCGTACATTTATTTCTAACTCAAGTTACGTTCAACGTAACTTGATTGCATTCCTCGTTGAGTACCCACGAGGATTTGAACACATGGGTCCACCTAACTCAGGGATTGCTGATATTTATATCGGTACATTAAAGGCGTTAGTAGAACAACATGCGAAGACAATTGAAGGTCTTAACGGTACGATTGAAGTTGAGTATCAAGATACTCAAGTGGGTGCAGCAGGTGAGGTTCAATCAGACCCATCTCGTGTCACTCGTGCACCTTCTCAACCAGTCTTTACTTGGACTGAGAAACAAGGTCGTTCAGTACAATTGTTCTTCGAAGCTTGGATTTACTATTTGATCATGCACCCAGATACACAAACACCAGCGATTTCCTCATTACCATGGAATAAAGGTAAGAACTTCGACTACTTACCTGACTTTAACTCTATGGCAGTGTTATTCGTTGAACCTGATCCATTCCAACAACGTGTAATGGATGCTTACCTTTGTGTAGGTATGATGCCTAAAGGTGCAGGTGATAAGAACGGTCGTCGTGATATCAGTGCTGGTGGTAACACTCGTGATATTACTATTACCTTCACTGCATTAACCATGCAATCCTTAGGTGTGAATCAATTTGCTCAATCTGTACTTGATGAGTTAAACTACGTGGGATTAAACCCACACACTCGTCGTAGTGCGATTGAAACTATCTCTAGCTTCATTCGTGATGTTAAAGACGGTAATCTTGAAAATATCGGTTACACTCATCAAGTTGAAGAAGTGGGTACTACCCAAAACTACAACTACGGTGAAAATCGTTACCCAGATTACGCAACTCGTTCACAACCTGAAAAACGTGGTCCGAACGGTTTACCACAACATAACCCAGTTTGGACTAACCAACAAGGTACGCGTGGTGCACCATTAGGTACACAAGTGACTAACTCTTAATCAGAGATAGGTAAACAAACATAAGTCCATGGAGGAAATGAATCCTCCATGGACTATGTCTATTTATGAAAAAACTAAAAATTCACCTATATTTAAAGATTAGCGTGCCCTTTAAACGATACCATTTGGGATGATATCGTCGATTCGATTTCTATCCTTCCTATGACGGATTCAGTGCTAGACCTGTAAATCAAATGGTGGGTACCGGACTTATTTTGGAGATCCTGAGTCTGGGTAGATCTGGAAAGGATCACACGCTATGTAAAGGAAAGATAGATTGATAAAACCTTTACATTTAATAGTTTATACTATTATAAAAATATATAAAATTTATTCGAATAAAAATTTATAGGTAAAACAATGAACTTAATTAACAAATACGTTTCGGTTTCTATGGAGTGTGATGTTCCTAATGAAACTGAAAGTGTTACTGAAGTCGATACAGTTGAAATGGATCGTATTGCTCAACATATCGATCAAGGGATTGGTGAGTTAGAAGAAATCAATGATGAGTATGATCAAGTACGTGCCGCACATGATGCATTTATTGCTCAAAATACTATCATTCAAGAAATCGCTTCTACACGTGAAGATAATCAATTAACTGAAGGTGAACAAGTTTTAGCACAAGCAGGTCGTCATGCTTTGATTAATTCATTAGGAGTTGATCCAAATAGTGAGGAAGGACAATCTTATATTGAAGAAGTTACCACTACCCCTATATCGATGGAAGATGCTGAGAAACAAGGGTTAGGTAAGCGTTTAGTTGAAAGTATCAAGAATGGTTTAAAATGGGTGCTTGCTAAGATTACTGAATTTGGTCGTTTTATTAAGAAAGTGTTATCTAATGTCTTTGGTAGATTATTTAAAGAAACTAAAGAGAACATTGATAATACATTATTAGTATTAAATGAAAATCATGAAGCGTATAAAGTCTTATTAGAACAACCTGCTAAAGAAGATGCAAATGGTTCTAATGATAGCATCTTAATGTCTAACTACGTATGGGATTACTATAAGAACGATTTCATTAATCTAAATACATTAGCTAATTCTCGAGTAGACTTCTACGATGTGGCTGCTTGGTTACGTGATACCATTGAAAAGATTAAAGGTGATGTTCATCTCGAAGAAAAAGAAGGGGTCTCCCTAGCTCAGTATCCTAAACAAAATAATAAAGTCTATATTCCTAACCAAGGTGAAGTAGTGATTCGTAATGTATTTAATAACCACAGCTTATTAGATATCAAAGAAGAATCTAAACCATTAACTCAAGTGATGATTAATGCGTTAAAACAACTTCGTGAATATAGCGCGGAAGCAGAAGCTAAATTTAATTCATGGGAAAAAGCATTTGATCAATATCAATCTAACATTGAATCTTTAGCAAATGATGCAATGAAGAGAACAGATGAAATGATCGATAGTCGAATCAAATCTGCTACCGATTTATTGCGTATGTTAACAGTAAGAACTTTGAAGTATAATCAACTTTCTACTAAGATTGCAAAAGCACAACATGCTTTTTCTAAGAAAGTGAATCGTGTCGTAGAATCTATTAAATAAAAAAAAATCAAACATATGCCAGTAGGAGATATCTCCTACTGGCATATGTTGGTTAAATTAATCTTAATCTATAACGTACCATAAAACAAATGGTTGAGTATTTAAAAGGAATATCTTTCCCAAAATAACCCATTATCATTCTGTGATACTTTGATATCGTCGGACAAGTACGCATGAATCTTTCTTTTGAATTCATATTCTTTCTAATCTAATTATCAGAGTAATGGATAAACTTAGTTTCTAAAGATGGAACTAAAAGAACTGCTTTAACGTATCCTTCTTTCTCTAGTTGATGAAAATCAATCGTATCAAAATAACTCATGATTCTAACATGATAATTTCTTACCTCTGTATCATCTTCTTTCATAAATGTCTTTATACAATAAAAAGGTGCTCGACAAAACCGCAATAGATAATATTTTACCTTATCTAAAGCTTCTTGATAGTATCGGTTATTTTTATTTAATAAAGTTTCATTTAATCCAATTTGATCAACTGAATTCAGTTTATAATCTGTGAATTTGAAAGGGCACATGGATACATCTGGATTGTTTTCCAAATATTGGTAGCATTCAAAAATAAGTTTATCTGCATTCGTTGAGTGAATCTCATTTAGAACATCAAATAAACTCGTTAATTCAAATGGATGAAATTGTGATTGTATAAACGATGAGAAGATAACCATTTTCTCATTAAATTTACCATGATCCATACGTGTATAATTAAAGGTTACTTTTACTACATTAGGTTGAATTGTAACGTTCCAGTTATGAAGATTATATTTCATCTTTTTAGCTTGACGATAATAATACAATTTTAGAAACTGAGGTAGAACTGTTTCTACAATAAAACTATCGTGTTTAAATTTAAACGTATGCTCGTAAGATAAATAGCAGACTTCATCATCAAAAATAGGTTTTATTGACATTTTTTACCCCTTATAGATTAATTAAATAGACCTAATTGACGTTTGACAAAATAACTAAAAATAGAGTATCTAAATGGGATATCTGGTCCATAAGCATTTAGCATTAATCGAATATGATATTTGATATCAATCATACGTTCATGATATTGATTTGAATACATGTTAAATACTCCTATCTTCTTTTTCTATTTACTTTTATTCTTGTTTGATACCTGATCATTTTTGACTATATCGTATTTAGAATAAAAGATTCCTATTCCAATTCCAAGTACTGTTCCAATAATAAAGAAAAGAACTAGCATCGTCTTATTTTCCTCCAACATTGATAAATGGAACTGAACTTCCAGGAACCATTTGAGTTGGTAATTGACCAGACCATTTTTCAATGGCATTTAATTGAATAATGTTTGGATTCTTAGAAATCGATTCACCTTTCATCTCTAATGCATCTGCTTCTGCTTTAGCTAATGTACGAACCTTATCTGCTTCAGCAGCGGCTTCTAGTCGCACGATCTTTGCTTTGGTTTCCGCTTCTAATTCCGCACGTTGTAATTCAATCTTTTTAGCTTCTAATAAACGTTGTTGTTTTTGATACTCTACGTTACTCTCTTGTGATTTCGCTAACATGTTTTCGTAGCTTTTATCAAATTGAATAATCAGTTGAGCTGAGGTAATCTCAATCGGGAATCCAGTTAAAGACTCTTTTAATTCACGATAATACTCATCACTAATCTTTTGACGATTTTCAGAAACTTCTAATACTCGATAACGACTAAAGACAATTTCTAAGGTTTGATGTACTCGACGGTTTACCACATTTTCAATTAGATTTCTACTTGATCCATACTCGCTATAAATCTTCTCAGGATTCGTTAAACGAAAAGTCACATTGATTCCAGCCGTTACGGTTTGTTGATCTTTTGTATAAGCTGTTTTACCGCCAATAATCTCATCATTATTAGAAGATTGGTCACCATAACTTAAAGCTTGTTCTCGTAAGTTATAATAAATTACATTTTCTAAAGGTGATTTAAAATGTAATCCTGGTTCCTCACTGCGGATAATTTTACCATATTGAGTAATTAACGCTGATTCACCCGTATTGACGTAATAAATTGTCATTGATACAAGTGAAAGCAATAATACAATAATGACAGCAATAACGATGTATTTAATTTTTAACATTTGTTTCATTTATTTCTTCCTCATGATTGGTCATGATTAATGATTTCTTTTAGTTGATCTTTGTCGACTAATCGAATTCCTAATTGTTTAGCTTTCTCTAATTTACTTCCCGCTTTTTCTCCATAAACTAGAAAATCTAAATGTTTCGTTACACTTGAACTATATTTATAACCTTTATCCTCCAATAAAGATTTTAATATATCTCGACTATACTCCTCAAAACTTCCTGTAATACAGAACGTACCTAAAGTAGGTTTCTTTTGTTCTTGTACCCACATCACATGTGTTAATAATTGATGGATGATTTCCATATTCGATTTATTTTGCATGTATTGATAGATCTTTGTAGCACAACTGATACCAATCCCTTCTAGTGTAACTAAATCTTCAATAGTAGCTTGACTTAAATCACCAAATCCAGTGAAGTTATTTGCTAAGATCTTAGCTGTTGTTTCACCGACTTCTTCAATCCCTAATGCGTAAATCACACGATAGAATTTGGTATCACGACTTTGATTGATGGACTCAATTAATTTACGTGCTCCATGTTCAGTTAGTTTAGTCGCTTCACAGATGTTACTAATGGTTAACTCGTAGATATCGGGTAATGATTTAATAAAATCTAATCGAACTAACGCATCAATAATCTGTGGTCCTAATCCATTAATATCCATGGCTTTACGAGAAACAAAATGATAGAAGCTTCGTTTAATACGATCGGTACAATAGATATTAGGACAACGTATAGCCACTTCATCAGATTTACGAACCAATTTCGTATTACAACAAGGACAATACTTTGGAATATTAATCTCTCTTAGATCATTCTCATCATTTAAGTACTCTCGTGAAATGATCTTAGGAATCACATCTCCTGCTCGACTGATCTTAACATGACAACCAATCTCTAACCCTAGTCTTTCAACCTCATCAAAGTTGTGTAAAGTACAATTTGATACCATCACTCCTAATAAATTAACAGGAGTAATTCTAGCTACTGGAGTAATGACACCAGTACGACCTACTTGGTAAACTACATCTTCTAGTTTAGTCACTTTTTCTTGTGCACTAAACTTCCATGCAATTGCCCATTTAGGCGCTTTACTGATCATCCCTATCTTTGAGTATAATGAGAGATCATTGACTTTAAACACGATCCCATCAATATCGTGTTCTAATACATCACGTTGTTGTAAGAAAGATTGATAGTATTTTGTAAACTCAGAGGGATTACCTTGAGTGACTAAATGAGATACCGTAAAACCCATTTCTTTTAACATCTGTAAAGCTCCGTATTGCGTCTTACAGACGTTTTCATAACCATCCCAGTACAACCCATAAGCCATGAAGATAAGTCGTCTAGAACGCGTAATTTCCGCATTCTTTTGACGTAGACTACCTGCAGCCGCATTACGACAATTTGCGAAAGGTTTTTTACCCTCTTTAATTAATCGTTGATTAATTTTGATTAATTGTGCTTTTGGTAATAATACTTCTCCTCTTACTTCAAGATATTCTTTATCCTGATATTGCGTAGGAAGTAATTTAGGAATGTTAAAGATAGTGAGGATATTCTCTGTAACATCTTCACCTTCGATACCATTACCTCGAGTACTTCCTAATACGAGTTTACCATGACGATAAACTAGACTACAAGCTAGTCCATCATATTTGGGTTCAATACAGTAAGAAAGATCAGAATCGATTTGTTCTATCTTATCTAAAACGTATTGATTAAACGATTCCATATCGTTAATCGAGAAAGCATTCTCTAACGATAGTAGAGGACGTTGATGGATAACCTTAGTAAATTTCGTATTTGGTAAACTTCCTACAGTTTGAGTAGGACTATTCGGAGAAATATAGTCTGGATATTGTTTCTCAAGATCTTTTAATTCTTTAAATAGACAATCATATTCATCATCTGTAATTTCAGGATCATCCAATACATGATAGCAATAATCATGATATTTAATTAAAGTCACAAGTTCATTGATACGATTCTTAGGATTCATGATGATTATTCTCATAAGTAGGATTAGAGTTAACTAGATATTTAGCCCATTCTTCAAGGAAACTAGAAGGAGGTGCGTAAAAAGAAAGAAAATAACATTTCTTTATACTCTTTGATTTAATACGTTTAATATAACCACGACGAATATTTTTCTTTCGAATACCATTGATTCGAATAATGTAAGGTTTCTTTTTAACAATGTCTGGTGCTTTCGCAGTAAGTATCATTAAAGTACTCCTTTTATTTTACATGGGTTTATTACGAACAATAAAGGTTTTCGAGATATGATCATCATCTTCACTATGAATAACACTCCAAGGTAATTCCATATTTTCTACGTAAGGTGCTTCAATGCAAATCATAAATCCATAGGGATTACCAGGTATCTCTTCTGCCCATACTTTAAAGTTTGGATATTTGATTTGATAGAGTTCTAATACCTTTTCTCGATGTTCTAGTGTAAGACTTTCTGGATCTTCTTTATTTCCTGTCAATTGATTCAAAATATTGGTTAAGGCTTCTTGCAAGCAACCTAATGAATAGTTCGTTTCTTTTTTCATATTCATCTATCCTTTCATCTAAATTAATAATTTGATTTTGAAGACCAAAAATAACCTTATTTAATTGGTGTCTATTCCAAAGCTCGTATTGTAATCGATCTTTGATATCGAGTAGTAATATTTCATCATGAGTAAGATCTTCAAATGGTTTTAACTCACCATTGACCATGACCTCTGTACGATTTAGATTTTGAATTTCCATCTCTATCCTCTTTACCTTAATTAAAACAAGTTTCTTTATATTTACGATAAGCCTCTATTGGATGAGGTAACTTATAGACTTTAGTCGCAAACTCTAAGCTATTCGTTTTACCACCCAACATGTTTAACCCAATCACTCGTTGTTCATCAGTAGTTAATCCCTCTATCATCGTGAGTTCATGTACAGTTGTATCCTTACTGATATTCATGGTAATCTCACCATTTGGATAACTACTACTAATATCAATATCAGCTGATTGTGCTCTAAACTTAGTCACTAAATCAGGAATCTCTATTACGTTCTTTAACCCAGCTTCGATTAATCGCTCTGTCGCTAACGCAACGATCCATCCACTTAGACTTGGCACTTTCTCATCTAACTCAGACGACATTTGATCAGATACGGTACCTAATACTCCATCAAATTCTTTATCTTCTTGAACGTAGAAAGATAATGCGTCGCACAAACGTGTTGGATTACTATTAAAGTTACCAAAATCACTCACACCCGCTAATACACTAAAGACCTTACTTAAATCCTTAGTCTTCTCATCGAGTATTTCTACACCCACACAGTCAAACAAGTTATACACTAAGTATTCTAACTTATATCTCGTTTGCATGAATTTGTGTTTATTCACCCCATCTAAATGATCTGCTTCAGGAATACCGACTTTACCTCGACCGATATATTTATTTAAGATCGTATCCAGTTTATAGTTTTCCTCTAATCCACTACCTCTTCTGATAGAGAAGAACGTACACATCGCATCAATAAAGAAGAATGAAGCGGGTACACTTACCCAATGCCATTGTTCATATCCCGCTAATGGCGTCATCTTACCTGAACTAGTTTTCTTCTGTGTAGCCCCTTTATGATATTTATATTCACGATATTCTCTTGGAATAGATGGATCACTAAACACATCTTCAGGACGATACCCTTCGTTCATAAGGCAATCCACAATACGAGGAATATCAAATCCCATCAAGTTCCATCCTGTAATAAAATCAGGTTTCCATTGATGTGCGCGTTTAAACACTTCCATAACTGCTAACGCAGGTGTTTCAGCAATCACAAACTCAACATTACAGTTTCGGTTTAAACGTTCTTTAACTTCTTTTCCTTTCTTATCTAAATAAGTTTTATATTCGTAAGGTTTTCTAATCTCAGGTAAGAGTTCATCTAACTTCTCAAAGAATCGTCTTACTGGATCAGGTGTACTTCCAATAAAATCTTTAGTAGTCGCTAAGATAGCTTTTTCACCAAACGATAAGGTAATCGCAATAATCTCTTGTTGAGGTGACATTACGTTTGTTTCAATATCCAGTACAGCTACAGTAGCATCACTAATTGCATCTGGGTATTTATCTTTATATCGTTTCTTAATAATACTGGTTGAACTAATATCCGTACCGTATACGTAAGGACTTCGACAAATCTCTCGCATGGGCATATAGCGGTTCAAAGATAATCCTAATGCTCTTTTAATTGTATCCCCTAATTTCGCTTCCGTACTATAATAAATATCCATCTCACTCTTCTTACCCCATACCCGTTTATCTTGGTACGTACGGTAAGCGGGTTTATGAATGTAAATAGGTTTTTGAAAGTTTTTAATCACACGTAAATAAGGTAATATACTCCCATCGGGATGATGTTGCTTTTCTTTTACTAATACGATATCATCACCATAATTTACCTTACTTTTAAAATACATGGCATTTTGACATTCGTATTTAATCTGATTTTCTGCCATATTTTCCCTCTATCTAAATATCAATAAATCAACTAAATAACATAAATCTTTGCTATGTTTTAAACTAAAACAGAACAAACGTTTGTAAATAATAATGTAATTAAGGATATCCTTTATCATGTATAAAAGAAATACCGTGATGGTCGCCACTGAAGCGATTGACCATCAGGATAATAAATTTGTTAATCAATTGACTGATATCTTTCAGCGCGCGAAAGATTTTGGTCAAGAGAAAGGGTTTCATCTAGAAAGCACGGATTATACTAAATTTGAAAAAGAATTTGAACAAGCTGTAAAAGCCAGATTAGGATTCATGGTGAAATTCAAATTTGAATGTAATACCGCTTTAAATGCGTATGCAATTCCAGCTCCATTAAAAGAAACCAATATCTTAGATGAAGACAGTATTGAAAGAACACGTGCAACGTTAATGCAACACTGGCGTATTAATGATCCGCATTTTAATAAAACCGTAAAAGATTTAGCTTCAGGTAAATTAGGTGATCCAACAGGTTATCTTAACTATAAGAAAGCAAAAGCGTCTGGTGTGTTCTCTAGATATACCATTGAAGTCTGTTGCTTTACTGGAACCATTGAACAATGTAGTGCGTATGAAGTGGCTTCTATCATGCTACATGAATTAGGTCACGTATGGACTTTCTTTGAATTCTTAGGTGTATCCATGTTTAGAAATGCAATCATCTCTAATGTGACTAAAGAGTTCCTAAATACTAAAGGTGAAGAAGAAAAGTTTGTTTTCTTATTTAATGCAAACCAAGCCTTTAAATTAGAGATTGATGAAAGTATTTTAAAAGATACGTCTAAACTAAAAGATGAAGATGCGGTTAAAGTATTGATTGGTAGTTTAGATGCGAAATATGTTAATGATCAATCTTTCGTACGATATAACTTCAATACCTCTGAAGTAATTGCTGACCAGTTTGCTATTCGCTTTGGTGGTCAACTTCCTGAAGTTTGGGCACAAAATGAAGGACGTGCTTCCATGTTTAATAACACATTTTTATTTTGGATGGGTGTCAGTGTGGCTGGATTCGTTACTGCTGTACTTACTCTTGCTGTAGCGCCTATTGTTGCTATTATCGGTCATTTTATTGGAATGTGCTCAGTATCTCAAGCACTAGGTATCTTTACTTCTATTCCAATGTTAAATGGCTGGACGTATGATGTAGGTATTGAACGAATCATCCGTATGCGTAATGAAATGGTAAACCGTTTAGCTAAAGCTAATCTACCTAAAGAAGATAAAGCTAAATTACTAGCACAAGTTGAGAAGTTTACTGAATACTGTAAGAAGAATGCTCCAAAAGATTTCTTAATGGAAAAGATCTATGCGTTCTTTAGTTCTGATTATCGTGATCAAAAACAAAAACGATTATTCCAACAAACCCTAGAAGAACTTTTAGCTAATGATCTCTTTGTTTCTGCAGCTAAAATGAAACAATATTAAAGCCTGTTATGTTACTCACCTAGGAAGAGTAATATATTCTAACTCCACTATTAAAAACATTTAAATGAAATAAGGTATACCTATGAGTTTAATAGACAAATATAAAAATGCTGTATCTAAAGAAGATGCTGTTGTAACTGAAACAAATGAAAAACAAGAACAAGTTAATAAAATTTATGATGAACCTGCTAAAGTAGAAGGTAAAGAAAAAGGTGAAACTGTAGAAACCAAAGAAACCTCTACTACGAATGATGACACCAATGCTGTTCAAGGTGAGAAAGATAATGGTAAAGTTTCTACTGAAAATGATGGTGCTACTGTAGCTGATATCACTATGCGTGAAACTGTTAAAGATGTAAATGTACCTGGTGAGAAAGTCGTTGCTGATGAAACTAAGATCACTCAACAAGGTCCAGATAGTCAAATCGATCAAACAACTGAACCTACTGAAGGTGCTGAGAAAACTGGTGAAGAAACTAAGAATGATGGTACCCCAGATGAACCTGCACAAAAAGAATTAGCTACTGGTTCAGTAGAAGCGTTAGTTTCTGATTTAGTGAAAGTGTTAAATAACAATCCTTCATTAGAAGCACAGAATCCATTTGTGATTCAATCATTACGTACTATCGATAATGCTCGTGGTTTTAATGCAAGTAAACACTCTTACAAACATTTTAAATCATTGAAACAAGTGAAGACAGCATTAGAAGGCTTATTAAATCAATTAACAAAATAAGATTGATTTATCCTATGTAAGGATATAGAGTCATTTATTCTTATACTTGTTTTTTGACATTTTTATTCCTTGATATAATGATGGTGGTTAGGTATTCCCTAACCACCATATGTCTGATGTGTATCGAATACCTATATATCTTATTATTTTACTATATGTATCAGTAATGTCTACTGATATTAAGTAAGTATTTTATCGATAAAATATAGGAATTTATCAATTATGAATTTATTAAACAAATATGCAACAGATGTTTCTGTTGAAGGTGTAAACCCATTTGAAAATGCGTCTTTAGAAGCTATTACTTTAGCTATTGAAGAAATGGAAGAAGTGTTAGAAGTTGCTGAACAAGCTCAAGATGAAATCGAAGACGCTAACCAAGAAGCAGAGCGTTTAGAACGTGCTCGTGATGCTGAAGAATTAAACAACCAAGTCATTGAAGGTATCGTTGCTGAACGTGAAGATGGTAAATTAACCGAACAAGAACAAGCACTTGCTCAAGTAAACCGTGCAGCTGTGGTTTCTTCTTTAGGTATCGATCCAGAATCTGAAGAAGGTCAAGAATACATCGAAGAAGTTACTGATGAACCAATCTCTAATGAAGCAATGAACGATAAAGATAGCTTTATTGGTAAATTGATTGACGGTGCTAAAAAAGCATTACAATTTATCGTTAAGAAAGTCAAAGAATTCTTCGAATCAGCAATTGGTTTCTTAGCTAAAATCAATAATGGTGCAAAAGCTAAATTCACTAAATTAATCAAGGCGTTAGAAAACGCTGATCCGAATGCTGAAGAAGAATTTAAGAAAAATCAACTTAAAGCTTTTGAAGAAGCTAAAGAATCAAATTTCCGTCACCGTATTGCATTGGTATTGTGTTCTAAAGACGGTAAATTAGCTGGTCTTAATGTTGCTCAAAAAGAAGTTGCTCAATACCTTAAAGATGTTACTGCACCAATTGATCAATATGCGAATGTTGTTAATGGTATTACTTATCCAACTGAAGAAAAAGTAAATGAATTAAAAGCAGTAACAGACCGTATTAGTGAAATTGATTTGAAAGCAGGTATGGGTTTCCTTGGTAAGAAATTAGATAAAGCTATCAATTATCAAGAAGCACGTAAAGTTGCTGAAGATTCATTACAACATTTAGATGCATTTATTAAATTAATTGATCGATTGCTCAAAGATTATAAAGCGAAAATCGATAAAGCAGTCGATGGTTCTGATAAACTTTATAAACATTTAGAAAATGTCGAAGGCGATAATGCAAAAGAAGCATCCTTGATTATTAAAACTTCATCTACTACTTTACGTATCGCAACCATGAAATTCACAACTATTTCTGGTGCTCTATTGCAATGTGGTAGTGTGGTAGCAGATACATTACTTAAAGCTATTCGTCAAATCGAACCAGCTAAATAATCTTTTATAAAAAGAAAACAGCATAAATAGGAGGTAGGGTTAAACCCTACCTCCTTATGTTTAAAATAATTTGATCAAAGTATTTTAATTGAGTTTATTCGATTTAGCTACTTGATATTATTTGGTACCAATCATATCTTTCGCTTTACGAATTAAACTCGATAC